GCAGAGACTTTTTGGCTGCAGATAGGCATAAGTTTACTTTTTGCTCTTATCTGGGATCTTTGGGCTAATATATATTGTCAGGTAAGGCTGCGTATGGAAGAAAAACGTGAGTAAGTATTCAGAAGTAAAGAAATTGTTCTGGTTGATCCTAGGTATCGTGCTGTTAGGCATTGCATACCTAGGTATCATACTTCCTGGTATTCCATGGAGTACGCCAGCAGTTCTTGCTGCTATCTGTTTTGCAAAGTCAAGCAACCGAATGCACGCTTGGATCTATAACCATCGTGTGTTCGGTCCTTTTCTGACCAATTGGAATGAAAAGAAAGTCTTTCCTACGAAAGCAAAGTACCTTATGATAGGAACGATGTCGGTATCACTTCTTATGTTGTGGATCGCTACTCAGAACATCAACGCCGTTATGTGGTCTGCATTGTTTATGTTCTTCGTAGCAGTGTGGGGATGGAGATATCCAGGAAGTGTAGAAGAACACGATCAAAGAGTTAAAGAGGGTAAGAAGATAGCATGGCTGAAATAGAATTTGTACCGACCATCACTCCAGAAGAGTGGAAAGAATACGAGCAAAAGAGAGCTCAAATGATCGTGGATAATCCTGGGTACGAACCAGAGAATGACTATATGAAGGACTCGCTCAAGGCAGGCGAACTTCCAGAAAACGTTATGGAGACTCTAAAAAAGTCTTTATCATAACACTTTTCTATTTACATTCGTTTAGAATCAGTGTAGATTGATAATATAAGGAATGGCAAGGAGGCCACCATGATTACCATCTACCAGATCCAACTGACCGACGATCAGATCATCGCTATCAACGCAGGTCGTGAGGTTGAAGCTTTTACGGTTCGCAACCGAATGCAGTTCGGCTTTGATAAGTCTAAGTTCTCTGAAGCTTATCTGAAGCACTACGTCAAAGGTTGGGAAATCGATACTACCGACCTGGACGAAGCGTTCGAAGTTTCGAATGGGATTGGTGATCGTTACAAGGGTAAGCGCATCGGCCGTGCTTATTCCAGTTCTGTCGGTGATATCTTCATCGACGATAGCGGTGATTGCTTCGTCTGCGATACCTTTGGCTTCGTCGCTGTTGGCAAATATCCGCAGCTGACCTAGTTCATAGTCATAACTGTTGTGTTCACATCTGTAGGCCATCTTCTAACGGAGATGGCCTTTCTTGCTTCATATACCTTGTAGCTTACTTCGTTTCCTTGATTTCCACCAAGAATAACATAGTACATCTTTCCTTCGTCGACATAGGAAGTAACAAAGAATCCGACGTGTCCTTGCCACTGTTGCCTTCCTCTCGGAAACACGACTACATCTCCAGGTCGAGGACTCTCAGTAACTTCTTCACCCCACTTTAAAAAGCTTTTTGCCACGAGAGGATGATTACTGACTGACTCGGATCCTGGTATACCCTTTGTGGATAGAATTGAATTTACGAAGGCGGCGCACCACTCGAAACGTGATGGATCCATACCCATTAGACTCTTTAGTTGCTTTCTGTCTGTTACCTCATGCATGCCTACGTAGTTACTAGCATAGTAAACCACCTTTTCACTATTTTCTTTTGCAAGCTTTTCTTCACGTTTAGCAAGATATTCAGGATTCGTGCAAGCAGTTAAGAATGTTAATATAAATAAAATCATGGTTATTTTCATATGAAAGGATTCCCTTGATGTTTACAGCAATGATCATGATATGTCTTATCGACAATCCTATAAGCTCAAGTAACTGTATCATACTATCAAATCAAAATATTTTAGAGTCTGAAAGAGAATGCGAAGATGCGATTGCGTCTTTCGTCAGCAACGAATATTTTCAGACGGCGTACGTTGGCTATGAGCCAAAGAAATATTCGTGTTATCACTGGGATGCTGCGGGTGCAGATTTGTAACTGCTAGTATTTATCTATTTACAACCCTTTAGTTGTGTGATATTATGGTTTTGTATGGTAAGATAAGGGGCAGTTATGTGGTCACCACAACAAGAGACCGCACTTAAAGCGGTCGATAGATGGTTCTATACGGAATCAAAAAAGAAGCAGGTCTTTCGCATCTTTGGTTATGCTGGCACGGGAAAAACTACACTGGCCACACACTTCGCTCAAAACATTGACGGTCTCGTCTTGTTTGCGGCATTCACCGGTAAAGCTGCGCTCGTAATGAGAAAGCGTGGTTGCGAAGGTGCAAGAACCATCCACAGTCTAATCTATATCGCCGAACCGGACAAAAAGACGGGCGAGGTTTGGTGGCGTCTGAATAAAGAGAGCATGCTCAAGGAAGCATCTCTTTTGATCATTGACGAGTGTTCGATGGTTGACGAAGAACTGGCGAAGGATCTTCTTTCGTTTGGAGTTCCTGTCTTGGTTCTAGGAGATCCGGCTCAGCTGCCTCCAGTCTCAGGAGCTGGTTTCTTCACAGAAGCAAAGCCTGACGTTATGTTGACTGAGATCCATCGTCAAGCACAAGACAATCCAATCGTCTATCTTGCGTCTCAGGTTCGCCAAGGAATTCAACCAGACATTGGTGACTACGGAGATTCTCGTATCGTTTCGAAGGTGTCCTCGACTGATGCACTCGAGGCGAGCCAGATCCTCGTAGGAAGGAATGCGACTCGTGACACGATGAACTTAAAGGTTCGCAAACTTCTAAAGATCTATGATGAGTATCCAATCAAAGGAGAAAAACTCATCTGCCTTCGTAACGATCGCGATCGAGCAATCTTTAACGGCGGTATGTTTAATGTGGATCGTGTCTTTGAGTCAAAGTATAAGACTAGCTTTCTGAATATGAGTCTCAATCCAGAAGACGACGACACGAGTCTTCCTGTGATGGTAAAGGTTCATAAGAGCTTCTTTAGTTCAGAAGTTGCAGTTCCAGATTGGAAGTTCTTAAAAGGAAGTCAAGAGTTCGACTTTGGATACGCGATCACGTGTCATAAGTCGCAGGGTTCGCAGTGGGAAAATGTTCTCATATATGACGAGTCTTGGTGTTTCCGAGACGACTGGCAAAGGTGGTTGTATACTGCAATCACTCGAGCTTCTGAAAAAATTACTCTAGTCAAATCGTAAGGAGAAGAGACATGTATATCAAAAAACTGAAAGACATCATGTGGGTTGAAGGTGATAATATGAACACTCAGCAGTACGAACCTATGGCAATCCATGAACAAGAGCCGACGATTGCTGAGTTGTTCGAAGACGTGTTGCGTCGTCTCGATGTTATCGAAGAAAAGATTAACCAGATAAAGGTGTAAGATGGCATACGCAACAATTGACATAAGCCTAAGAGAATTCGATGACGATGACTTGATCGATGAAATCGAAGATCGTGGGTATCGAGTCGTTGAAGATGATGAGTTTGTTCCTGGTGATTTGATTCCAGAAGAGGTTGACTTTATCCTAGCAACGTTTTCAACCCATGCGCCTGGAACGATGGGCTACCACATTTATGAGAAGATGAGGAAACGATGACACTTACACGACTGATTGGCGATATCCACGGCCAGATGGCTGAATACAAAGTATATGGCATTAATAATTTCGAAGGTCCTACGATTCAGATCGGTGACTTTGGCGTAGGCTTTGGTCAGTCGGACTATTGGCACGAGAGTATCAATAGCTTTCATTCTGATGGCACTCACCGCTTCATCCGTGGCAACCACGACAACCCTGCTAAGTGCAAAGAGATGGTTGGCTGGATCAAGGACGGCACTGTAGAGAACGATGTGATGTTCATCGGTGGTGCATGGAGCATTGATAACCCTGATGCTCCTCCTGGCTGGTACAAACGTACTAAGGATCTTGACTGGTGGGAAGACGAAGAGTGTTCGGATGAACAGTTTGACTTGATGTTAGATACATATCTGGCAGTCAAGCCTCGGATTATGATTACTCACGACTGCCCGCATAACATCGCCACTGAAATGTTCTGGAACACCGGATTTCTAAAAGGACCTCGATACAACACTCGAACTGGCGACTTCTTGCAGAAACTATTCGAGCTTCATCAACCGGAAAGTTGGTATTTTGGTCATTGGCACAATACGATGCAATATAAATCTGGAAGAACCCTGTTTCATTGTATAGGAATATACGATCACGTGGACGTTGAACTCTAAAAAGTTGTTTACATTCGTTGCGAAATGGTTTATACTGATTCTATAAGGAACGAGAGGAACCTATCATGACTGATCGTGTTTTTGAAGATGATCGTAGTTTTGAAGTCTCTGGTGGTGGCCGCAGCGTAGAAGCCTATGTGTTTGCGGGTGGTGATATTATGATCACTACGAATGAAGACAACGGTTGGGATAGTCAACGAGCCAGCTTTACTATGACTGCAGAAGAAGCTACAGCTATGAAGAACTTCTTGATCAAGCAAGGGTACTGAGATGATGTATAGTATTATTGGACATACTCCTGTCACTGTAGAACAGGTTAAGCAATGGCGTAAGCAAGGAACCGATAAAGAAGTTCCTATGATGGTCGCAAGACATAACGCACAAGTATCAAATCTGCTTGACGAATTGAATGATATTCGTTTTACGCGAGTGACCGACGTTGACGACGTGAACAATAAGATTGATAAACTAATCGAAATACTCATTCGTGGAGTCAATTTCAAGGATGGATGGTGATGAGTTCCGAGTCCTCGTCTGCGGAGGCAGAGACTATTCAGACTCCGTTCGACTTAGAAGAGTACTTGACGCAGTACATGAAGGAGTCCGGAATGCAGAAAAAGTTCTGGTCATCATTCATGGAAACGCACGAGGGGCGGATCTTCTCGCAGATCAATACGCAAGAGAGAGATCGCTTAAGGTTCTATCATTTCCTGCAGACTGGGCAAATCATGGAAGATCTGCAGGACCAATTCGCAATAAATTAATGTTGACATCTGGGCAACCGCATGTTATAATAGCTTTTAGAGGTGGTAAAGGTACCGCTGATATGATTCGACAAGGAAAGAAAGCTGGAATTCCAGTATATGAGGTGAAGGAATGATTCGTCTAATTCAACTACTCTTCTTTGGTCATATCCATAAGTGGAAGATCATTGATAAACTTAGAGTTGATTATGAAACCGACTTTTCAAAAGGGTCGTGTGATCGCTATACGTTGCAGTGCGATCACTGCGGCAATATTAAAGTAAAGGATGCTAAATGATGATCGACAATCGTAATTTTGAACGTCTTACGTTTGAACTCGAACAAGCTGCCCGTGACTACACGAAGGCTCAGAATGAGATTAAAAAGATCAAGGAAAATGCTCTCAACCGCATCAGAGAAGTTGGTACTGATGGTTTTGAGACGAAAGAAATCCTTGATAAAATGATTGAAGAAGTGACTGACTGGGAAAACACGATTCACTGGGCTCAAGACACGTTCCGCAAGGCGAAAGACAAGATGCTGGATATGATTCGTAACATCGAGTTGCCAAGGAACTATTAATGAGAAACTATTTTCCTGATAACTGGGTCGTGATCAAATTCAAAGGTGATGATCCTCACTATCGTGTTCTTGCTGGTTGGTCCGGCGGTTACACCACTGGTGACTCTTGGCGTATGAACAGTGGTATTGTTCGAGTCACCGAGGACAAACACTGCTTCAACTTCTATGGTTCCACTGGTTCTTGCTACCAGTGCCGCAAGACTTCGTATTGCCTTCGTATGAACAATGCTCATATCTGGTCGCGGCTACAAGATGAATATGGAGGCGAAGTTGAAATGATGCCAGAAGATACGGACTGGATGAATATGGATTGGATCATCGAAAAATGAAACAGTATCCTTGGAAGTTCAAACTAGAACGGGATGGTATTGAGTGGTGGCAGAGTGATGTAACTCTTGGTACTGACCATTACTTCTATTATTTTAAGTGGGATTGGATTAGTAAGACTGGAAGAGAGGCACGAAAAAAGTTAAAGTGGAAGATCTTTGGTATTAATCGGTTTTGGCATGATGGACCACATGCTCAACTTGACTTATACTTCTTCTGTTTTTATTGGTCTACTCCGTGGACAAAGTCGTAAAGGAAACCGAATGAAACTAATTGAAAATCTCAAGGCTGTAGAAACCGGCAATCGTCGGCATATCTTCGAACCTCTTCATTCGATTAAGCTAACTTTTGACAAAGACCCAATTGACCACCGCTCCAGATTTGCTAGAGAATATGCAATCATTGTCACTATTGGTACTAATGAATGGATTGCAGAAGATCTAATTCGAGCATCAGATGGTGAAGTGATCACGCATGCAGTCGAGAATATGAAACACGCAATCATTGAACATGTGTATGGCGAACTGCGTAGAGATCTATTTGATTTGCGGATGGAAATGCGTAATGAGATGAATTACTATAATAGTCCTTCTTTGAAAAAACTTGAAAAGATTATGGAGAAAATTTCGCTATGAAACTACTTGATTATACGGTAGAGATTCTTGTTGCAATTGTTGCAATCTTCTTCTTGTGGGGAGTTGGGTATATGATTCTGACTACTGAAGAACAAACAAGAGAGTTCAAGAAGCAATGCATTGAAAGTGGCATGCAATATATTAGTGGGAGCTGTGTGAAATGAAACCATTTAAAGTAAATCGTGACTCTTGGCACTATAAACTGAATCAACACTTCTTTAACGAACGTGGTGATAACGAATGGTATATGCGAGACACTTGGGAGCAAAAGCACAATAACTTCTGCGCATACTGGCGAGTGACTATGTTTCGTTTAGTGGCCGCAGCGGCCGGCACGGCCGGTATTCTATCGTTCCTTTTCGTTATTGGTGTAGTTGCCTATCAAAATCCTTGGGATACTTTTAAGGTTGTAGGTAGCGTAGTTGGTGTAATTTTTGCGTTTGGTACGATAATTGTATGTGGAATGTTCCTCAGCGAGTATTTTGAAAAGCGTAAATACCAAAACAAAGAAGTTCCAGACTCTCTGTTCGTTGCAAAGTATAAGTCGTACAAGTCTAAGGTCTGCCCAATGGTGGAGTATGATAAATGAAACTCTATCTAATAGAAAAACCCGGAGACACTAGGGATTGGCCACACCCAACATTTAATCTAGTATATCCAGCACTCGTAGATGGTATTGAAGAAAGAACCATAGAACTTGTTGAAGATGAAAACGGCGAAATTTACATAGAACAATACACCAATCAAAAATCTATGAGAGTAACACACTTCAGAGTTTCTGGTTTGGGTCAAAAGTCAATTCATTCGGACTGGATGAAACGATTTACCGCGGTGCAGAAATGAAAATACCTACTCTGTATCTATCATACGCCAAGAGCGTGCTTCGAGTCATCGCATTTGGTGGATTGGCTGCAGGGTTTCTGGTTGCCGAAGTAACTGCTGGTCTGTTGCTATTGGCTGAGTTAATTCGAATTGCGGAGGAACGCAAATGACTAAGATCTTTGTCTTTGGTTCTAACCTTGCTGGTCGCCACGGTGCCGGGGCAGCTAAGTATGCACACGAGCGCTACGGCGCAGAGTATGGTGTAGGTGTTGGTCGGACTGGCTGTTCATATGCCATTCCCACCAAAGACTTTAGTCTTAAGACTCTTACTCTTGAAGCAATTGAGCAACACATCGCTGACTTTATCAAGTATGCATATGCTAATCCTGATGATGAGTTTCTACTGACTCCTATTGGTTGTGGTCTTGCTGGCTATCGTCGTGACCAGATCAAGCCACTGATTGAAAAGTACAACCGACCTTCAAATGTGATATACACCAAAGAATGGGAAGATGAGGATATTAACTAATGAATAAAGAAGAACGCAATAAGGCAATCGAGAAGATTCAGTCTGATGTTGAAGATATCAAGCATGATGTTGCTTTGATCATTCAGCACCTCCTTAAGAAAGATGAACCTAATCCAATTCCTCCTCATGTTCCATATCCTCGTGACGGTATTCCAACTCCTCCAGTGAAATGTTCAAAGTGTGGAATGGAGTTTAGAGGAGTAATGGGATATGTCTGTGCTGATATTCACTGTCCTACGTTTATGAGACCGTATTACGGCACGAAAATTGTCACCACAGGGTACACTCCCTGGCAATCATATAATGAGAAGCCTAAAGAATGAACTGGTATGAATGGCTTGGTTATCACAGTATGGATATTGATACAGGTGAAGACTCGCTTGACCTTATGAAGAAAGCATACATCGCAGGGCTTCAAACTGCTTATGACCAAATGTATAAAAATGAAGATGGCGACTATGACTTCGTTATGTGGCGCTTGAAAAATCTAATAGAGGAAAGCAAATGAGCAACATGTTGAAATGGGCGGAAGCCGAACTTAAACTGGCTGGATATGATATTAATGATCCAGAAGATGGACCAAACCGTTGGCTTGCAGAAGGAACGCTTGAGCTTCTCAAAGTGTTCTCAGAACAAGGACACAGCGGTATGTCGGCACCGTATGCAGTAGCTTTGTTTGAGAAGCTCGCATCATGGAAACCTATTGCTCCTTTGACTGGCGAATCTGACGAGTGGACGGAAGTCAGCGCAGATATGTGGCAGAACAAACGTAACAGTTCTGTCTTTAAGGATGAAGATGGGCGACCATACTGGATGGATGGTCGAGTGTTTTGGGAATGGTATTCATCGCCAGATATTGACGAAGGTAAACCATATAAGAGCTACTATACGGGTCGTGAAAGCCGAGTGTTTATTGAGTTTCCGTGGACACAACCAGAAAAGCCTGAGTATGTTTTTGTACCAACAGAACAGTTTCCAAACGAGGTAATCGAATGACTGAGTTAGTATGTGAAGGGTGTAAACAGCCACTCACCGATTGTGGTCCTATCGGTTGGGAATGCTGCAATAAGGATTGTACATACGACCAAGATATCTATATCAGATGGCTGCGTAAAGACAAAGAACGTAAAGAACGAGCCGAACTTGCTCGACTAAAAGAAAAATACGAGGGATAAAGATGCGTGTATACATAGGACCTTATCGCTACCGTTGGATTTCTAAAGTCCATGATCGTTGGATGGATAGAAAGTACGCCGAGACATGGTGGGATATGGATGAAGACAAGTATACTTGGATGGACAAGTTTACTTACAAACTCGAGAGTGCCCTTCAAACTCTCTATAACAAAACTATCAATAAGTATCTTGACAAAGCTCAACGCAAGGTTAAGATCCACGTTGACGGATACGATGTTTGGGGTGCGGATCATACGATCGCAATGCTTGTTCATCCTTTGCTGTTGAAGCTGAAAGAGAACAAGCACGGTGCACCTTATGTTGATGATGAGGATGTTCCTGAGCATCTTCGTAGCACTGCTGCACCACCAAAAAGGGATGAATGGGACATTGATGATAACCACGAAGCACGTTGGGACTGGGTTCTCGACGAGATGATCTGGGCATTCGAGCAATGCGCAAAGGACGACACTGGTGACGATCAATTCTACTCTGGTGAGGTTGATTGGAAGTTTGTAAAAGAAGACGACAAATACTCTAGAATGGAATATGGCCCGAACCATACGTTCAAGGTAGACGAAGAAGGTAAGAAAGCTCACTACGATCGCATCAAGAACGGCCACCGACTTTTTGGAAAGTATTATTTTTCACTTTGGGATTAATTTTACAAAAATTTATTCCAACTGTTATACGATTGTTACATCTTCAATATAATATAGTAATATCCCCAATGAATAGGGATATTTAAACAAAGGAGAATTATATGAAAGCTTTACTATCAGCGGCGGCAATTATTGCTTTGGCGTCCACGACTGCGTTTGCAAGAGATAACGTTCAAGTAACAGGATCGTCTACAGTACTACCATATGCAACCATTGTCGCAGAGGCATTTGGTGAAAATTTTGATTTTCCGTCGCCAGTAGTTGAAGGTGGTGGTTCGGGTGCAGGCCGTAAGAAGCTCTGCGAAGGTGTTGGTGAAAACACTGTTGACATCGCAAATAGTTCTTCAAAGATGAAGGATGAAGAAAGAGCCAAGTGTGAAGAAGCAATTGGTGAAGTGACTGAGGTTCGTATTGGTTATGACGGTATCGTGTTTGCATCGAACATCGATCAACTTAATATCGATAATCTAACAGTCGAACAACTCTATAGCGCTCTACACGAGTCGAGCACTGCAAAACTCTGGAGTGAAGTCGACTCGACTCTTCCAGAAGTAGCAATCCTTGCATACATTCCAGGTACCAAACACGGCACTCGTGAAGTGTTCGATGTAAAGGTGATGGAAGAAGGTTGTAAAGCAGCTCTCGGTGTTGAGAAACTCGATGACGATCAAAAGAAAGCTTGTGTGAAAGTAAGAACTGACGGTGCAGCAGTTGACATCGATGGCGACTACACAGAAACACTTGCTCGTCTTGATGCTAATAAAACATCGCTAGGTGTGTTTGGTCTTAGCTTCTATCAGAACAACACTGATAAACTAGAAGTTGCCACGGTAAGTGGCGTGGCACCAAGCGTAGAAACCATCTCAAGCGGTGACTATCCAATCAGCCGTCCACTTTACTTCTACGTGAAGAACGCTCACCTCAGCGTCATTCCTGGTCTGAAGGAATACATCGAGTTCTTCGTGAGTGATGAGATGGCAGGTCCTGATGGCGCTCTTGCACAGTATGGATTGGTTCCAGATCCAGAACTTGCAGCTACTCAGGCTGAAGTTTCTGCTCTTAAATAAGAATGAAATATAAAAGCATCTTCATAAGTGATGTGCATTTAGGAACCAGAGGGTGTCAAGCAGACGCCCTCTGTGTTTTCTTAAAAAACAACACAAGCGAAAACCTATTCCTAGTTGGTGATATGCTGGATGGTTGGCGCTTAAAGAAACGTTGGTACTTTCCACAGAGTCATGCCAATGTGATACGCAGAATACTCACGGCAGCTAAGCGTGGCACTAGAGTAGAATACATATTAGGTAATCACGATGAAGCAGGCCGTAAGTTTTTAAACTTTGATATCAGCTTCGGTAATATTAAAGTAACTAACAGACAAGACTACATAGGTTTAGACGGCAAACGTTATCTGGTTATTCATGGTGACTTCTTTGACGTATTGATGCATGATAAAAAATGGTTGATGCACATTGGAGATACTTTGTATGACGCTATGATATATGCCAATGTTCAGTTTAATCGAGTAAGAAGTTTGTTTGGTATGGACTATTGGAGTTTAAGTAAATATCTAAAACAGAATACTAAACACGCGTTAAACTTTATCAATCGTTACGAAGAACATCTAGCTGCCTATTGTAAGCAACATGGATATGACGGAATAATTTGTGGTCACATTCATCATGCTGAAATAAAAGAAATAAATGGTGTTATATACATGAACGATGGCGACTGGGTCGAGAGTGCCACCGCTCTGGTAGAACACTTTGATGGAAGATGGGAGATAGTGCATTATGCCGAAGATCTTAATAGTTACAGACAACTTACCGAATCAGATTAATGGTGTGGTTACGACCTACAAAAATATTGAGACGTATGCGATTCGCGACGGTTATACTGTTGATTATATTCATCCCGGGATGTACGGCCATATTGATTGCCCAAAGTACAATGAAGTTAAGCTTGCCTGGGCACCTCCTTGGGTTGTTGGGAAAGAGATCAAGAAGATTGATCCGGATTATATACACATCGCCACAGAAGGTCCTATGGGTATGTCTGCTAGAAGGTATCTTGCAATACGTGGGATTAAGTACAATACTGCTTACCATACTAAGTTTCCTGAAGGTGTAAGGACGTTACTAGGAATTCCTGAAGGAATTACTTGGGCAGTTGTGCGCTGGTTCCATAAGAATAGCAATAAGGTACTCACTACGACAAAATCAATGGTCGATGAACTTCATGCGCATGGATTTAATAACAATGTTATTCATTGGACTCGAGGAGTTGATAGGGATATATTCAAACCGGCAGTGAAAGAACCATGCTCGCACATTAACCTCGTTTGCGTGAGTCGAGTAAGCAAAGAAAAAAATCTGGAAGCTTTTCTTGAGATAAACTACCCCAATGCAGTTAAAACTATCGTAGGCGATGGTCCTATGTTAGAAACATACAAGAAGCAATATCCTTACGTGAACTTTGTAGGTGCCAAACGTGGTGCTGAACTCGCGCATTATTATCAACAGGCTGATGTTTTTGTGTTTCCTAGTCGTTGGGATACATTTGGATTGGTGATGATTGAGGCAATGGCATGCGGTACTCCGGTCGCTGCTTATCCTGTGCAAGGACCATTAGACGTAATAGATCAAGATGTAACTGGTTATATGGATGAGGATATCACTATCGCTATTAAAAAATCTCTTGACCTCGATAGAGAATCAGTATACAAATTCAGCATGAAATGGGATTGGGGAAACGCTTGGAACATTTTTCGAGACAATCTTATAAACTGTAAAACTAACTAGAGGATAAACCATGATTGTACTATTAGGATACGGCTTCGTTGGTAAAGCTCACTATAAAGCGTTTAGCCCTCATCACGAAATGTCTATCGTAGATCCGGCCTTCAGCAATATTCGTATCAAAGACATAGAAAACATTAGTGGTGCTATCGTCTGTGTTTCGACTCCATCATCTGAAGATGGAAGCTGTGATATGAGCATAATCTATAATGTAATTCAAGACATTCCAAAAGAAGCTCCAATTCTCATTAAGAGCACGATATCGATGGAGGGATGGGAAACTCTCGAAAGAAACTTTCCTGAACACTCCATCACATTTAGTCCAGAATTTCTTCGAGCTGCAAGCGCAGACGACGACCTTAAGAACCTCACTCATGCGTTCTTGGCTGGCGGTAACGTTCAATACTGGTTAGATTTTTACACGACGGTGTATCCAGACATCAGCATAACTGTATGTAAGCCAAAGCACGCAATTGCCATCAAGTATTTTCGAAACTCGTTTCTTGCGGCAAAGTGTAGCTTCTTCAACGAGATCTACGATTTCTGTGAAACGCTCGGATTGGATTACGAGTCGGTTCGCTCTGGTGTCACGTTAGACTCTCGTATCGGTGAGAGCCATACTTTTGTAAATGAGAACGATAGAGGCTGGGGCGGAGCGTGTTTTCCAAAGGATACCGCGGCGATTCTGCAGACGGCAAAGAACTCAGGCGTCGAGCTACAGACGCTAGAAGCTGCCGTAAAATATAATGAGTCTGTTCGAAAAAAAGTTTAAGAAAGCCATTGACATTTGCTTCTACATTGATTATATCTATATTGTAAGCAATGGAGAACAACTATGGCTATCGCAATCGTGACCCCCGAAGAAGTTGAAGTCGACGTCTGCTACGGCAACTTTGACGGTTCCTATACCAAAACTATGTATGTAGTTGACTTCTTTAGAACTGAAGTAGGTATGTTGCACGGCGATCTCGACACATCGATGTATATCAAGACTGAACACGATGCAAAGATGATGGCCCGACTTTATGAACTCGGCATGACCGGCCGTGGCGAATACAACGAGATTACCTTTAACAAGATTTTTGAAGATGCAGAGGTTGGCGAAGATGCCTAAGGTTGAAGTTCTCGTAGGTCTGCCTGGTTCAGGTAAGTCGACTCGATTGTCGTTTGTTGACGATCCGGAGTTTGGTGGAGACGTCTTTGTGTATAGCACTGATGCATATATCGAAGCTCGAGCCAAAGAAGCTGGTAAGTCTTACGACGACGTGTTCGGTGATCACATCAACGAAGCAACTAAGCATATGAATAATGTGCTTGCAATTGCTATCAGCGCAGGGATTGATGTGTACTGGGATCAGACTAATATGTCTTCGAAGAAGCGTAAGAGCATCTTGTCGAAGTTCCCTAAGAACTATCACAAGGAATGTTGGTGCGTTCGTGTTCCTCAGACTGCTGAAGAGTGGGCTGAACTCGATCGTCGCCTTGATTCTCGTCCTGGGAAGACTATCCCTCATCACATCATTGAAGCTATGGCTGATTCCTATGTTGAACCTGAACTCGATGAAGGCTTCGATAAGATCACCATTGTCGACATCTTTTGCAATGTAATTATGGAGAAGAAAAATGCATGATATTGCGTACTTAGTTATTAATTGGAAATTGGAGGAATAGATGGCTTTTTATACTATGATTGGCTTCATTGTCGTTGCGGCTGTGATTGGTGTTGGTGCGTATTGGGTGGTGTCAAATATCACGTTTAAACGCCAGCCTGAACGCTTCACGTATACCAAAGATGAAGATGGTAATGAATACGTCCGTGATAACACTGTAACAACGAAAGATAAACCTGATGTTTAAACCTGATCGCTATGACTTTAACACTAAAGCTGAGTATGAAGCAGCACTAAATCAATATAATGAACGTAAAAGGAAAATGAAAATGAATGCTATCGTTGGTGGAACTATCGCTACTGTCGTCGGTCTTACTGCACTGACTGTAATTGGCGGATCGTGGTATACTGTTGATGAAGGTTACCGTGGTGTAACTCTTCGTAACGGTGCCGTGGTTGGTACTGCAGAACCAGGTCTTGGATTTAAAATCCCTTTGATCGAAAAGGTGGTTGATATTTCTGTTCAATCACAGGCTCAGTTGTACGAGAACATCCTTGCTTACTCTCGTGATCAACAGACTGCGGGTCTAAACCTGTCTGTTAACTATCGCTTCCCTGCAGATCAAGTTGAGACGATCTATCGTGAATATGGTGGCGAAGCTGGCGTGATCTCTCGCTTGCTTGATCGTCAGGTTCTTGAAGAAGTCAAGAACGTCTTTGGTAAGTTCAACGCAGCAACCGCTATTCAGGAACGTGAACGTCTTGCTGCAGAAGTTCAGATGGCAATCCAGAAAGCTGTAATTGGTCCTATCATCGTTGAGTCGGTTCAAATTGAGAACATCGACTTCTCTGATGCTTATGAACAATCGATTGAAGCTCGTATGCTTGCAGAAGTCGAAGTGCAAAAGGTTCGGCAGAACGCAGAACGTGAAAAGGTTCAGGCTGAGATCGTCGTGACTCAGGCACAGGCACAAGCCGACGCTCAACTAGCTCAAGCAGTTGCGGCCGCAGAAGCAACTCGTATTCAAGGTGAAGCAGAAGCAAGCGCGATTAAGGCGAAAGCAGAAGCTCTGAAGGATAACGCAGGTTTGATTGCTCTAGTTCAAGCTGAAAAGTGGAACGGTGCTCTTCCTACCACTATGATCCCAGACTCGACTGTTCCATTCATGGACGTTGTTGCTAAGCCAGCCCAGTAAGATAAAAATATGAAGAAAAAGAGCGCTTCGGCGCTCTTTTTTGTTTACAATCTCATAAAACTAGTTTATACAGAACAAGTATGAACCAATTCGGAGAATCGTTATGGAAGTTAAAACAAGCACTGAGAACCTGTATAAGGTAGATACAAAAGGTAAGACGCGAGTCTGGCGAGCAGAGACCGGCACTGATGGAACTCGATGGGGTCTACGGACGATCTCAGGGCTTCAGGACGGAAAACAGATTACTTCTGAATGGACCTTCGTTGAACAAAAGAACGTCGGACGCTCAAACGAGACGTCTCTCGAAGCGCAAGCAAACGCTGAGATGGTATCTGAAATGCAGAAGAAAGAAGATACTGGCTATTTCTCTAACATCGATATGATCCATACCTTTGATAAGTTCAAGCCGATGTTGGCTGAGAAGTATGAAGAGGTTCCGGTTAACTGGTCAAAGGGATACATCTATAGTCAACCGAAGCTCGATGGCATTCGTTGCATCGCTCGTAAGGATGGTCTATGGACTCGCGCAGGAAAAGAAATCGTCGCTGTTCCTCACGTCTGGGAGTCGCTGCAGTCTTATTTTGAAAAGAATCCAAACTTAATTCTTGACGGCGAACTCTATAATCACGAGCTGAAGGATGACTTCAACACCATCACCTCGATGGTTCGTAAGACAAAACCGAAGCCCGAAGACATCATGAAATCGAAGGAACTCGTGCAGTATCACGTCTATGACGTCTATGTGACTGATAGTCCGGATCTGCCGTTCCGTAAGCGTGAGCTGTTGCGCTACGAAGCTTCGAACGAATTCGTAAAGATGGTTCCGACCATGCAGGTCAACGATCCGCAGTCGATCGATACTCTGTATGAGGGTTATCTCGAACATGGATACGAAGGTCAGATGATCCGCATCGATGGTCGTTACGAGAACAAGCGTACGAAAAACTTGCTGAAGCGTAAAGAGTTCTTGACCGACGAGTTCGAAGTCAAGGAAATGATGTCTGGTATTGGAAACTGGCAGGGATGCACTAAACATTTTGTTTTGAAACTGAATGATACTCGTGACTTCCAAGCTGGTGTTCGTGGTGACATGGACACTCTACGTGCTCTCTGGGATGCAGGCAAGAAACCCGATTGGGTTACTCTTCGCTACTTCACTCCGACTCCGGATGGCGTTCCTCGGTTTCCAGTCGTAATCGATTGGGGCTTTGGAAAAAGAGAAGATTAAATGAAAAAGAGTGCACTTTCCTATTTACATTCATTTAGAATCAGTATATTCTAATAATGTAAGGAACGAAAGGAACATCCGATGTTTGTACTCACTCTTGCTGCTGACTACGAAGGTGAAACCCTTCTAGGCGTATACTCGTCTCGTGAACTCGCAGAAGCTGCTTCGCAACAGTATCTGGTTGATGCTGAACGTGATCTGCCATCTTATGAGCAGTTCGTTGTTCGTGAAGTCGCAGTTGATGCACCTGCAGAATATCGCTTCTAAGGAGAATCAGATGTACAAGGTCTACGCACACTACGAAGAGTTCGATCGTTACGGCGATCGACTCGAGTCTTACGACATGTTTAGAGCAGACACAAAAGAAGAGGTCGAAAAGATCGTTGAAGGTCTCGACAAAGAGTACTATGTTTTTATTGAAATCGCAAAGGTGATCTAAGATGACTTGGAACCTGTTTCTTGATGACGAACGTAACCTCGAGGATGCCACTTGGGCACCTTGGCAGGTTCGCGAGAAGTATCGTAACGAAGAGTGGGTGATCTGCCGCAATTTTTATGAAGTTGTTATAGCTGTTAGGACGAGAGGAATGCCATCATATATTTCATTTGATCACGATCTTGGTCAAGATGAACCCACCGGTCACGATGTCGCTAAACGTATTATGTATTGGGATATGAATGATAAGCGCTACCCGCTTCCAGACAACTTTGACTTCTACGTCCACTCACAAAACCCTATCGGCAAAGCAAACATCGAAGGCTTGCTGAACAACTATCTGAGGATTATAAATGCTAATCGTATTTGACTTGGACGGAACACTCGCTAACATCGAGCATCGTTTGGACTATGTTCGTAGCAAGCCTAAGAACTGGGCTGCATTTGATGCTGGCATTCCGAATGATAAAGTGAACCGATTTGTTGCGGAAGCCTTTCACTCTCTAAGTGCTGCTAGGAACACCATTGTCCTAGCGAGCGGTCGCAACGAGCGCAGTCGTGAAGCCACAGTCGCATGGTTGACTAAGAACAACCTGCATACGTGGGACAAGCTCTACATGCGTCCCGCAGATGACTTCCGTGGTGATGATATTGTAAAGCGTGAAATGCTGGATCAAATCATCTCTGACTTTGGTAAGAAGCCAGACATGGTGTTTGACGATCGTCCTCGCGTGGTTCGCATGTGGCGTGATGCTGGTATCTTTGTGTTTAACGTCTATCAAGGTGAGGAGGACTTCTAATGGGTAAACATATCAAAACTCAACTGGACTACGATCTAATCGAAACTCTTGCACAGGAGTTGCATCGAGTGGATCCAGATAATGCTAAACTGAAACACTATCTGGCAATGGATAACTTTGAAGGTGGAGAGCTGCGTAAGGCAGTTACAAAGGTGAGCAAATGATTGACACAGCAGGCGCATATATTCTTATTCTAATCAGCTCTTATAACGGAGCTGCTATTACAACACTGGAATTCCCTAATTATGATTCTTGCAAATCTGCTATTACACAGCTTGAGCCGGTGCGCGCCTTGGAAGGATATTGTATTGCAAAGGAAGTAAAATGACTGACGAAGAACTGGTGAAGCGGCTGCGGAAGCGGCAAGAGTTTGAGTCTATTGACGGGTACAAGCGGATTGAGTGGAAAGATGAAGATGCTCTCGAAGCCGCCGACCGCATCGAAGAACTAGAGGACAATCTGGCGAAGGCCGTCGGGGGTCTTAATGCAATCTATGTTTGGGGAGAAGACACGTATGCAAGAGATATGGCCCGCACCACGCTGGGCGAGATTGCGGGAAAGAAGACATGGTAAGTAACGAAGAACTAAAATCTCCAATTAATGCCTTCCAACAGTTAATGGCAATTACAGCAGAAGAATCGGGCGAATTAACTCAAGTCTGCATGAAAATTATGCGTAAGTATGATAACATGGAAGATATGTCTAAAGACAAATATAGGTATCAACTAGTTGAAGAAGCAGGTGATGTGCTTTGTATGATTAAACTAATGGTAGAACACGGCGTCTTGACTAATGATGAATTAGATGATAGAGTAGATGTAAAGCGAAATAAACTTAAAACTTGGAGTAATTTAATTAAATGACCAAATATGTAATCGTAACTGCTATCTCGTCTTACCGTATGCGGTATTGTATTCCTGTAGATGAACTGCAGGAATTGAACGTTGAAGTTCCTGTCGAAGGACGTGAGATCGAATGGGCTGAAGACTGTGTTACCTGTGACGAGGTAGTAGAGTTTTCTCAGAAGCACGTTGGCGAGACTATCATCGACTCGGAGATTCTCACCGAAGAACAGATGCTCGAGAAGTTCGACGCTGACAACGACTATCTTAAAGATTGGACTCGTGAGAAGAAGGTCGAATACGTTCGCAATTGGAAAAATATTTCCTAAAAAATCGTGGTCAGTGCACTTTCCTATTTACATTCGTTTAGAATCAGTGTATTCTAATAATGTAAGGAACGAAAGGAAACTGACCATGATGACCTTCAACGAACACAACGAAGCTACCAACTCCATCAAGCCGGTTATGATCCATAAGACTTTCAAAGGTTACATGGTCTTTACCCCCGAGGGTCGTCTGCTCGACAACTTCACCTCAGCCGGTCCTTTCGTGGACTTCGAAGCTGCTAAGCGTAACGCCGAAACGAATGTCGGTATGGCAATGAACTGGAGTGACTTCTAATGACCGCTGTAATGATCCCCGTCGTCTTTCTTATCGTACTCGTTGTGTACGGTGCAATCGAAGATCTTGTGCTAGGAAAAGCAGAATGACTTGTTCTTCGTGTAACAGTGACTGCAACCAGGGTCGTGCCTGCCCAAGCCGAAGTAGTATTGAAAGAGTAGGCTTCCTTCGGATTAAGTGGTCCGGTTTTCATTGGTATCGTGCCGAAGATTTTGAAGAAGTCACTGATGGTTACAGCTATGCAGATGGTGCCATCGTGTTGGGTTTGTTTGTCTATCGGTATCGTGTATGGCGCAAAGCAAAGATTAAAAATGACTGACGAAAAACAATACGAAGTGGCGAATGGTCTCTGGATTGGTTCTAAATTTGGAGACCTCCGCCGCGAACGAGAGAAGCTTATGAAGAAACTCGTTCAAGATAATGACGCTTCGGTAAAGCCACGAATTCGTGAACTCACTCTTGAGATGACAGAGTATCTATCGAGTCGAAAAAGGAACACCTAATGCACTACGCCTTTCCTATCATACGCACCATCGAAGACGTCCTTCCTCACATCGAAGGTCGTCCTGAGTTCGTTGTGGCAGAACGTGAAGGGTATACCATCGTCAACTATGTGGTGGCGATGGCTGACACCTTTGATATGACTGGCCCCGATGACCTTGGTGGCGCGATCCGCCGTGAATGCCGTGGTCTTATCTTTGATGCTGATGGTAACCTGATGAGCCGCCCGTTTCACAAGTTCTTCAACGTGAACGAACGTGAAGAGACTCAAGCACATCGGTTGGATCTCAGTGTTTTGTTTGATCACGTGATCATGGAAAAGCTCGATGGTTCGATGATCCGTCCTATCTTGGTCGATGGTTACCTTCGTCTTGCTACCAAGATGGGCGTGACTGAAGTGGCTATGCAGGCTGAGACCTGGCTTGCTGCTCAGGACCCTTCGTTGAACGAATGGCTTCGTCAGTGTGTACACGACTCGGTGACTCCGATCTTTGAGTGGGTAAGCCCGTTCAACCAGATCGTGTTGGCATACGAAGAAGCAGACCTCGTGTATCTTGGTACTCGTGACAACGCAACCGGTGCGTATGTAATGGATAAGTCTTGTCCGTTCTCCACTGTTCCTCGTTATGGTAGTGTAGAAGGCAACCTTGCTGACTACATTAGCCGTCAGCGCGGTGCAGAAGGTCGTGAGGGTGACATCATTCGTTTTGCTGATGGCCATATGGTTAAGGTCAAGAATGATTGGTATGTGCGTATCCACAAGACTGTGGATCGTATCGTGTTCGACCGTAACATCGTTGCTCTTATCCTCAACGAGGAAATGGACGACGTGATGCCGATGCTACCTGTCATTCAGGCAAACCGTGTTCGTAACTTTGAGGTTCGTTTTGCAGAGCGGCTTCATGCTGTCGTAGAAATCTACGATCGCTACTGGAACACCGTGGTCGCAAGCGGTCTCGACCGCAAGCGTTACGCTTTGGAGTGGATGCCGTCCATCAAGGACAACGACTCATTCGCTCCTAACTATGTGTTTGGGCGTTTCGCTGGCCGTGACGGTCGCGAGATGATCCTTGATCATATCGAAAAGCAATTGTCGTCTAACGTCAAGTGGGATGAATGCGCAACTTGGATGGGAATGAAGTAAATGACTTATTGGGCTACACTATGGTACTCTGGTGCGGTCGTGATGCAGCTTGGCTATGAAGGTCAAACTGCCGACGAGTGTTTGTCACTCACGCGAACGATGACGTTAGACCTTGAGCAGAGTTATGCGGAACCGGAAAATATCGATCCGCAAACTTTGTTCATGTTTCCGACGAATGAATTCGCCGTGAGCTGCGAGATGGAAGAGCTCGGCATCGATGAAAAATACGCTAAAGAGAATTGAAAGATGGTCGAATTTGTAGATGTAGCAATTAGCGACCTTGTTTCAGTTACAAAGTTCCTTCGCAGCATCAATCCATCCTTTAAGGATAAGCTCGTTGTAGGTATTGAAAAACCACAAAGCATGGACCGAAGCGTGGTGTTTCATCTGTCTTCAAAAGAAGACGTAGAAGAAGACATCATCTTTATGCTATGTGCCGAATATATTCTTGAACATCCCTATTGGAAACAAAATAAATAGTTCTTTAATAGGATGGGAGTGATTGCATGTCTTTGGTACAGGAACTAGAAGATCTCATAAGAAGAACTGGCTCTCATCACGACAGAGAGATCCTGACGAGAGTTTTAGAACAACTAAGTAAATCTGCAAAAAGCTCTTCGTGAAATTTCACGAAGAGCGCAAGGTTGTAAGAAAGTAACTTTAGAATAAGAGGGCGATATGGCAACGAAGCAAGAATATGCAAAATGGTGTATGATGCTAATCGAGGGTGAGGATTTCATGGTGGATGATATCTTTGAAGCAATGCACGATGATGGTTTTATTGACGAAGCTCAAGAATGGGTATATGATGAAGACGAAGATAACTGAAGCAGAGATGCTGAATGATATTCTTTGGTTGCTTACTATCGTAAAGCAAGTATCCGACTATCGGATTGATAATGAAAAACTAAAAGAGATACGAGAAAAATATGAATGAATTTGTTGTTCTAGGCATTGTGTTATTGCTCGTAGCTACATTCATTCGTGGCGCGATCATCGTGTTTTCAAAAAATTTTTGGTTAGCGCTAGCGCTATTCTTTTTAATCCTTCCTCTCTTTGTACTATGGGCATTCGTCGAAGGATTTTTTAACTGGTCGGACTGATAAATAAGTTAGGTATTTCAATAGGATTGGAGCATAAATGATTACAATATACGGTAAGGACAACTGCCACTGGTGCCAAGAAGCAAAAAAGATCGCCGAGCAATACGACTTAAAGTACGAATACAAGAATACCGGGTTTACAGATAACCGCGATGAAATGTTTGAACGTTATCCAGAAGTAAAGACGGTTCCGCAGATCTGGTGGGATGAGAGACACATCGGAGGATACTCGGAATTCGTAAAAGAGATCGAAGATACACTAGGAAATTACGGCCAGTCAGCTTTTTGAGTTGACATTCTGATAGAATCAGTATACTCTAGTAAATATCATATGGAGATAGACATGGCTACCAAGACAGAAGCTTCTGACTATGAGATTCATCTTGTTACTCTTATGAGGGACTATCATCTAACTCTATCGGAAGCACTCAGCTTTGACTTTGAAGCAGAATGCATCGATATATCAAACGTCTTTGATCCGTGCGAATTTCTTGAAGAAAAACTTGTTGACCTTGAAAAGGTCATGTACTACATGATGGTATGGACCGGCCAAGAGCTGGATATTGAACTGAAGAAGATCCAATAATGACTATGCATTTGATTCGAGGGATGACTTCCCTCAACACTCGTAAGAGAAAGCCAAAGACCAAAACGAAGCGTATGATCGAAGCCGAAGCGGAACACGCTCGGTTTCTTGCTCGTGCTGGCTATAAAGGAAACTCAAAGGACTACCGTTACGAGATTCCGGACTACAACACTGGCCCTCGAGTCACAAGCGATGTTGTTGCCGCCAACGGCGCAAAGAAAGCTAGCGTTAAGTACACAGGCAATGAGATCCTCGGCATTGCGACCACGCACAAGTCCAACATGGTTCCTATTCGTAAAGACAATAAACAGGCTGCGGTTGATGCAGCGAGTATGAGAAGATAGATATTGAAGAGATTACTGTACCAGTTTCACGTCGACTTTAAAGATAGAAGTAAGAATGTTTTCGGCGAAAGCTTTGATCGAGTTTCGGTTGGAGAATACTGGAAACATAGCACAACTTTTGCAAAAGCATACTGTGAGAGATATGGTATCGACTATAAGTTTGAGTTCCTAAGTGAAGAGGAATATAAACCTTGGGCATTTGGCGTTGAGACCTTTGATAAGTATAGAGCAGTTCAACATCTAAAGGATTACGATCAGGTTCTATACGTAGACACCGACGTGATCATACACCAAAATGCCGATAACATCTTTGAAGAATTTATGCATAGCGGACTCGTCGGTTACTTTGATAATGTCGCTGATAGATATATTCATAGGGATAGCAGCTCGCTCGGAAAGATAAATTCTGGTGTCATACTGTTTAATAACACAAATAGAAATTTAAAGAACGGACATGGAAAACTATATAACATGGATATATTTTCTGGTAACTATCCATGCAGAGGAACTCCATCTGAAACTCATATACTTGAGAAATTTTCAAAGGGCAAATGGTGGGAGCATTGGGAAGAAAAGCATTCTGAAAACGTAATTTATCTAAAGAACAAAACAGCTTCAGATGAAAATTTCTTTCACTACATTGTGAACTTATATACTCTACTTCCATTCCATATCGGAAGAAAGTATAACTATCGCAGAAAATTTAGCGAAAAGCCATTCTTTAGAAGTGGATCGGAAATGATTGAGGTGTCTCCAAGCTTTATTCATTATGAAGGCGCATCTAAAAAACTAATTTATAAAGACTTCGAAGAAGGTTTATTTTTTAAATGAAAAGAGTTCTTGTAACTGGTGCAGCAGGATTTATTGGAGCTTCACTATCCGCTCGTCTTCGCGATTGCGGTTACGAGATAATTGGTATTGACAACTATTGTGATTACTATCCAGCTACACTTAAGGTGGATAGAGTTAAGCATTTTCGCTTGCCTCCAGTACACCTAGTAGATATCATTCATAAAGAAGCTCTATCTCGCTTTATTAAGAGTGCGAAGCCAGACATTGTTGTACACCTAGCAGCGATGGCGGGTGTAAGATATTCTATGAAGAACCCTGGTATCTACCATAAGGTAAACATAGACGGAACTCAAAACGTTATTGATGCGTGCAAAGAAAACGGCATAGAAAAAGTCGTCTATGCATCTACTTCTAGCGTCTGCGCTGGAATCGAACAACTTCCATGGAGAGAAGACGAACCGGTTCTTCATCAGATAAGTCCGTATGGATACACTAAGTTTGTTAATGAATGCCAGTTTAAGATGTCTGGCCTGAACGACATCGGTCTTCGTTTCTTCACAGTATATGGACCTTGGGGTAGACCCGACATGGCTCTCTATGACTTCACAAAGAACATTCTCAATCGTGAAAAGATAAAGCTGTATAACTATGGAAACATGAAGCGCGATTTCACGTACATTGATGATATCGTGAAAGGTGTTCAGATAGTGATGGAAAACGACAGTATTCCTTCGAACGAGATCTTTAACATAGGTAACACTCAGCAAGTCACTCTTAAACGTTTCGTAGAAGCAATCGAAACGGCGACTGGAAAGAAAGCTGATATTGAGTATATCGAACACCAAGCAGGCGATTGTCTTGAGACTCAGTCTGACGTATCAAAACTTGTAAAGTATGGTTATCAACCTTCAGTCAATATCGAAGAAGGTGTTGCTTCATTCGTTGATTGGTACACTTCATATCATAAGTAGTCTAAGATAAATATCTCTACAAGATGGAGATATTTTATGATAGTTGCTGGTATTGATTATAGTTTGACGAGCCCCGCTATATGCGTTCACGAGGGCGATGAATGGAACGTGAAAAACTGCCGTTTCTACTATGTCGTACATCGAGAGAAATCAGTCGTTGTCTCTGGGCAGTTCTATGGAGAGATGTATCAAGAGTATCTTTGCGACGCGCATCGATACGATAACCTCTCAAAGTGGTCACTCAAGACTCTCACATCAAACAACGTAACTAAGTGCTTCATTGAAGGATACGCCTTCAATGCTGTCGGCCGAGTCTTTCAGATAGCAGAGAACACCGGCCAACTAAAGTATCGTCTTTGGAAAGACAAGATTCCCTTTCAAGTGTTTGCGCCACCCGAGATCAAAAAGTTTGCTACCACGAAGGGAAACGCAAACAAAGAAAAGATGTATGAAAGCTTTTTTGAAGAAACAATGGTTGACATTCGCGTAGAATTGGATATATTAAATAAGAATCAATGGAATCCGGTTTCGGACATTGTTGATTCCTACTATATCGCAAAGCTAGGCTTCATAAAGGAAAAAGAAAATGTGGATCAAGCGTAAGAGCATTCTGACTGGTGTTGAGCGTACTCGCAACATTCCGGTTAACCCTGACGACATGGCTGCTTGGGAAACTGGCCTAGGCAACATTCAGGAGCTGATGCCGTATCTTAACGATACCGACCGCGAGTTCATTCTTTCCGGTATCACTGCCAAGGAGTGGGATGAAGCATTTGCAGAAGCATCGACGGAGGAGCATAGGTTTTGATCGTAATTTTTAATGGTCCTCCTGGATCTGGTAAAGATGAATCTGCGGCGTATTTCGCTCGCCGCGGATTTACTCATTTAAGTTTTAAGGATGTTCTATTCGAAGAGACCATCTCTTTCTTTGGCGTTGACAAAGAATGGTTCATGGATGGCTATAACGATAGATCCGTCAAAGAGAGAAAAGAAGAACTTCTCGAAGACATGTCGAGACGAGAAGCTATGATCTATGTATCAGAAGTGATCACGAAACCTGCCTTCGGTAAGGACGTATTTGGTGTCGCAGTGGCATCGAAGATCGAAGATGGCGTTGACTACGCGATCTCAGACGGCGGCTTCGAAGAGGAATTAGTTCCATTAATAAATAGAGTTAGAGCTGAAAATATACTATTGGTTCAGCTTACACGCAATGGGTGCGACTACTCTTCAGACTCACGCCGATATTTCAATGGAAGATTAGAAAAAGAATACGTTATTCGCGAGACGACAGAGATCGATAGCGAACACGTGCTCTCTCACAAATTTCCAATCCGTACCTATCGTGTACATAACAATGGTTCTCTTGAGGAGTTCCATGATGTTCTCCAAGATATTTACGATAAGGAACGTGATGCAAAAACAGAAAACAAAACCTAGGGTTTTCTATGAAAATCCATACGACTTAGAGACATTATTCGAATCGTTATCAATTGCGTCAGAACATGATAAGGAACTTATATTCGTCGATAGACTCATCTCTCTATTGAGATTAGACCCAGAAGTCGATCTAACAACTCTTAACTTCAAGATACTTAAAGATCTTAACCTCGTAACACTTGAAATGACCAACTAAGGAGATACTATATTATGGCAAAGGGAAAGAGCTCGTCCGGTAAAAATTATGTTTCTAAGGGCGAAAACAAAAACGTTAACTCCAAGCTTTTGAATAGCATTCGCGCCGAAAGAACTGGCGCCGATGACATGCTCAATAAGCAGCGTGCATGGGTGAATGGATCGAACCCATGGCTGACCATCGAGAATCCAAACAAAGAACAGACGAATAAGCGTTTCATTCGTGTTCGAATGAACGATCTGAACGGTGGACCCGCAAAAGAGCGCTCCAAAAAAATCTTTGCTATGACCTAAGGAAACAGTTATGAATTATGATAAAGACGATATCATTAAAAAGCTAAACGAAACGATCTGCAAGGTCGTTTTCACAAAAGCAAACGGTGAGACTCGAGTGATGCACTGCACTCTATCAAATGAGTTTCTGCCAGCTCAAGTAGATCTTGAAGAAGCAATTCAAAAGAAGATTCCAAACCACACTGTGCTTGCGGTCTGGGATGTTGAAGCAAACGGATGGCGTTCTTTCCGTTGGGACTCTCTTAAAGAGTTCAGCACAGTAGACAAATAATGAGCTGTATTTACAAGGGAAACATTGTAGATACAAACCTCTCTCGCAATGCTCGTGGAGGCACTGAGATGATGCGAGAGAGGCTGCTTAATAATGTTCCGCCGGAACTTCTACAGAATTTTGCAGTTCACTTCTCGAGGCCTCGTGAGATGCACAAAGATGTGAAAAACATTTTCTACTGCCATGATTTAGTTTTTGATCCAGAGAATGCTGTTCTTCGTGACGGCGGTTGGCAAAAGTTCGATCACTTTGTTTTCGTTTCGTATTGGCAGCGTGATCAATACATGCTCATCTATCAGATTCCATACTCGAAGTGTAGCGTAATACACAATGCGATTGAGTTGGAGTATCACCCGCATCAAAAGAGAACCGATCAAATTCGTTTCATCTATCACACGACTCCGCATCGTGGATTGGAACTCGTCTATCCGATCTTTGATGCTCTCAGCAAACAATACGACAACATTCATCTGGATGTATACTCATCCTTTAAGATTTATGGTTGGGAACAACGTGATAAGCCATATGAAAACTTGTTCGAAAAACTCAAAGCTCATCCACGAATTACATATCATGGATCAAAGAGTAACGAAGAAGTTCTCGAAGCTCTGAAGGAATCTCATATCTTCCTTTTCCCTTCAATATGGCAGGAAACGTCTTGTATCGCGATGATAGAAGCGATACGTTCTGGTGTATTGGTGATCCATCCTAATTATGCAGCTCTGCCAGAAACGTCTTCTAACGCTACTCTAATGTATGAATATACTGAGGATAGAAACGAGCATGCGAACCGTTCTTTTTCTGCAGTAAAGAACATACTTGATGCCCAGCGTATCGACGAAAACTTCATTAATAAGATAACGAATTCGGACGCATGTAACCTTCCACGGAATAGCATAAATACCTTTAAGAACTCTTGGATTAACTTGTTGAGGCGTTTAAGTAATGGCTGAAATCATAAAATTCCCTCGAATGAAACTCGACTCACCACCACAATCACTCGAAGAGTTATCCGAAAAACTTACGGAATACAGAACGAGTTTTTCGAACGACGTCGCAGAAAGTCTTTGGAACCTTGTTCTTATCGAGATGGTAAGGTCTGGGTGCAGGTTCGAACAAGACACCGAAAGGTACTACCCGTCCATCATTCTTCTTCTCGAATCAATTCGCTCGCTTCATTTAATGGCAAGCGACATATATCATCCTCTGCAAGACTTTGCAGATGAATTTATAGAAAATGAAGAAATCGACAAAGAAATGATTGACATTGGTGAATTACTAGAGTAGTATAGACTCATAAGATCCAAATATAAGAGAAACACATACAACATGGCAATACTCATTGACTTCAACCAAGTGATCCTAGCATCACTATTTGTCGGTATCGGCAATCACCACAACATTGACTTGGATGAAAATCTTCTTCGTCATATGTTTCTAAACTCAATCCGTTCAAACCGAAAAAAGTTTCATAAAGAGTTCGGTGAGATCGTTATCTGCGCCGACGGTAAGAACTCTTGGCGGCGAGAAACCTTTCCTTACTACAAAGCAAACCGCAGAAAGTCTCGTGAAGAGTCTGAGCTCGATTGGAACGAACTGTTTCGAATGATCAATACCATTCGTTCTGAGCTTAAAGATCACTTCCCTTATAAGGTCATTCATATCGACCACTGTGAAGCAGACGACATCATCGGTGCTGTCGTCCATGAGCATGGAACAGAACTAAACATCGGCGCTGAGCAGTTCCTTATCCTTTCGGGTGATAAAGACTACATCCAATTGCATAAGTATGCAAACGTAAAGCAGTACGATCCGGTTCGCAAGAAATGGGTTCAGAATTCAGATCCCGATAAATACCTCATGGAACATATCATTAAAGGCGACAGCGGTGACGGTGTACCGAACATTCTATCTCCAGACAACTGTCTTGCGATTGGTGAACGCCAAAAAATGATGACTGCGAATCGCCTGGCCAATTTTTTGAAAGGCCCTGATCACATGGATGAAAATACAGTTAGAAACTATCATCGTAATAAGATGATGATTGATCTGACTGAGATTCCAGATGCTTATAAAAAGAAAATCCTTGAAGACTACAGCGTGGATAAAGAAGTTGGGAGATCTCAACTATTTGATTACTTTATGAAGAACAAACTTAAAAATTTAATCACTGATATACAGGACTTTTGAATGTTACTCTCCCTATCGGAAATTGTAAATAAAGCGGCAGAACTAAAGACGAATCAAGAAAAGATCGAATGGCTTCGTAAGAATGATTCTGTTCCACTTCGAACAATACTTAAGAACACCTATGATAAGAGTGTGGAATTCCTTATTCCAAACACTCCTCCGCCTTGGAAGAAGAACAGCTACATCGGCGTTGAAGGTATGCTTTTGAAAGAAGCAAGACGTCTTCGTATCTTTGTGAAGGGTGGCGGCTACGATACTCTTAATCAAGTCAAACGCGAAAACCTTTTCATCAGTCTTTTAGAAGATATTGATAATGGTGATGCAGAACTTTTGTGTAAGATGATTGCACAAAAACCATTGACAGGTCTGCCTCGAAGTGTTATAGTACAATCGTTCCCAGGATTAATCGAAGGAGTAAAAGAGGAACAAGATGGCAAAGTCGTTTAAGAAATTCCGCGAGCAGTGGGATGATGATTGGAATGACGATTCTGATGACAAGGATCGTGAACTTCAGAAACGTCGCGATCAGCGTCGAAAAAAGACCGCTGAGAAATTTTCTCGATTTGATGAAAAGGCTGATGATTAATGTCTAAGGTGATACTATCTGACGTCGATGGTTGTATGGTTGTTTGGAAAAACGAATTCAACAATTTCATGGAGAGACACGGTTTCGAAAACGTTGTCGAAAGAGATAATAATATTCATCCGTGGTTGTATCGCGACGACGTATATGAGATTGAAGATCTCTATGGTATCAGTAAACAGCAAGCTGACTTTATGGTCGATATGTTTAACGAGAGTATCCACCTAGGCCATCTACCTCCTCTGAAAGATGCGATTAAGTACATTCGAAAGCTACACGAAGAGCACGGATATGTATTCCATTGCATCACTGCCTGTGGTACTCATCATCGCGTACATGATCTTCGCCTCAAGAATCTTAACGATCTCTTTGGTTCTAATGTGATTAAACGGCTTGTATGTACAGAGTCAAGTAGGGCAAAGAGACCAATCCTTGAAGAGTACAAAGACTCTAGACTCTACTGGGTAGAGGATAAAGTATCGAATGCTATCATGGGGCACGAACTTGGCCTGCGATCAATTCTCATCAATCATTCATACAACCTAAATTACATTGAACATCCATTTGATGAACCTCAGTACCTAAGAGTAAATAATTGGAAACAAATCTACGATATCGTCGTAGACTCAGAGTAGTACAGGAATAAATACAATTAAGCAGATCTATATCATGATGTGGCGATCTTGCGGGATCGCCCTTTGTTATTAACAGGAGACTAAATGCCGGTATATAGCTTTAGAGATACTGAAACTAAAGAAGAATACGAAGCTACAATGCGATACTCTGAGCTTGATGAGTATCTAAAAAACAACTCCCACATAGTACAAATATTTACTCGATTCCCGGGGACAGTTGACTCGGTACGCATCGGCATTCGCAAGCCCGATGATAATTTTCGTGATGTGTTGAAAAAAGCAAAGGTTCATAAACATAACACAATCAATGACTTTTAAGTCATAAGGAGGCCGCATGGTAGTATCACGTCGTCTATCTCGAAAAGAAAAAAGAAGACATGAAAGAAATCTAGATAATATAGTGAACGTAGTTAATCAGAAGTTCACAATGAAAAAGATACAACCAATTACTTCAACTCAAGAGATGCTATTCGACGATTATAAACAAGGATACAACATAGCGGCCATCGGAACAGCAGGAACAGGTAAAACAATGTGTGCTCTCTATCTCGCGTTGAACGACGTGATGGAGACAAAGAACTACGAAAAGGTCATAGTCATTCGATCTGCGGTTCAGACTCGCGATCAAGGATTTATGCCAGGTAGTCTTAAGGAAAAAATAGCATACTATGAGACGCCATATATAGATATAGTAAACGATTTGTTTGGAAGATCTGATGGCTATAGCATTATGAAACAGCAAGGATGCATCGAATTCATGAGCTCTTCGTTTGTTCGTGGTCTTACTTTCGATAACTCAGTCATCGTAGTTGACGAATGCCAGAACATGACATACGAAGAAATAAGATCAATTATGACTCGTGTTGGCGAGTCTTCTAAGATTATTTTCTGTGGTGATACGAAGCAGGACGACCTTCGAAATTCTAAGAACCGATTGGATCGCTCTGGACTATCGAGCTTTATCAATGTGTTGAAAGAGATAAGAGAGTTTAAAACGATAGAATTCACAGTCGATGACATCGTAAGATCTGGTCTCGTGAAGTCGTTTATCCTCGCAGAAGAAAAAGTTTTAGACTACGCGTAAAGAGGAGAATTACGTATGCCAGCGGTTGCCGTCTGTACTGTTGATACGATCACCACCGGTCACGGTTGTGACGGCACCGCTCTCATACAAGGTTCTCTTCAGACAAAGGTTACGATAGGTGGAAAGAGAGTCGCTGTGCAAGGTGATGCAATTGCACCTCATACTATTAATGCGGGACCAGTTTGTGTCCCGCATTCTTCTGTTATCAATGCGGGTTCTTCAAAAGTAACGATAGCAGGAATACCGGTTGCGCGTGTAGGAGACTCGGCCGACGCTGGGTCTGTGGCAACTGGGTCAGGTAAAGTATCATGCGGAGGGTGAATGTTTCAACACGTAGATCATGGGTTGGTGCTTCCTGTTATCACTAGGAAGACTACCGAAAGTGGAAGAAAGTATTATACGCCAGAAGGCAATGCGTATCCGTCAATCACGACGGTTTTGTCTGTTATGGACAAAGATGGCCTAATCGAATGGCGTAAGAGAGTCGGCGAAGAAGAAGCGAACCGTATCTCTAAACAAGCCGCAGGGCGAGGTACCGCAGTACACAAGCTAGCCGAGGACTATCTCAATAACGAACCAGAATGGCAAAAAGATCATATGCCGGGGAACCTATTCTCGTTCAATCAGATCAAAAAGATACTTGATGAAAGAGTAAACAATGTATGGTTCCAAGAAACCTTTCTATACAGCGATAGCCTAAAGTGCGCAGGTCAGACTGACTGTATAGCCGAGTTCGACGGCGAACTCTCTATCATAGATTTCAAAACATCAAGAAAAGAAAAGAAGAAGGAATGGATCCTTGGGTATTTCATTCAGGCTGCGTTCTATGCGGCTGCTTTCTACGAGATGACTGGCATACCTATCAAGCAAGCTGCCATAGTCATAATGGTTGACGACTCAGAGCCACAAGTCTTTAAAGTCAACACATACGATTACTTGCCAGAGTTCTTAAAGGTTCGAAAAAAGTACAAACTTCTTCATGAAAACGGTTGACATTCGTTCAGAATCAGTATAGACTGTTCTATATCAAACGAAAGGATACACCATGTACGTCGCCGAACTCGACATCTCCGCCGAAGCCTCGCAAGAATCCATTCATCAGTTCGCAACCGAACACGGCTGCACCGCTCTTCTTATCATGGAATACGGCCCTGCCGGCGGTAACCCTCTCTATCAGTTCTCGTCTAACAGTCAAGACTGCCTCGAGGAACTCGTCTCTCAAGTACTAGGTGACATCGACTATCAACATATCCTCGACGCAATCCGAGAAATCTAAAAAGTAGTTGACATTCGTTTAGAATCAGTGTATTCTAATAATGTAAGGAACGAAAGGAACCTCCTATGAAATTCTCCAAGTTTGACCGTACCAATCTGAATGCTCTTCGTGCCGAGATGGCCGTTCTTCTGAATAAGTACGGCGTTGACTCGAACCTTGAGTTTGAAGTCGGCAATATGAAGTTCAGCGCGAACGAAGTTGAGATTAAAGTCAAAGCGAAGGTCAAAGGTGCAAAGACTCTCACCAATGTGATCCTTGAGTCTCGTGTAGCTGCTCTCGGCATCAAGCTGAAGAATAAAGCAGGTGACGAGCTCGTTGACTATAACACTCGCGCCCCGAAGATGCCGTTCGTCTATCGTAACGCTGCAGACGGTAAGCTCTATAAGTGCACCGAAATGATGACTAAGATCCGCTTCGCAGCTTAATCGAAAGAAACATCATGAAATACGCAATCGTTCTCTTTGCTTTGACTATGTCGGCTTGCTCTTCGATGGACCCCGAGCTGAAAGCTCATCTTGAAGCCGAAGCTGACTTTGCTCGCCATCAGTATCATACTCAGCAAGCTCATGAAAAGGATTACGATCCTGAATATGTAGACGACTGCTACTATCACGAAGAACTCGTCTGTGAATTCGAATGACGCTGTTTCAGTCTAAGTCAATCAATACGAATGGACACCAGTTCATTGGATATGTCTGGAAGTTTCGTGGATGCCAAGTAGAGATGCATGCGAATGGCTTTTCTTGTAACTGCAAGAAGCGCCACTTTGCAAAGTGCAATCACGTAAAGAGCGTAGAACTTGGCATTCTAGGTGTAAATCAGATTAAGTATAAACTATAGAGGAAATCCTATGTTCACGACTATTGTTGCATGGATCGCATTTGTTGTTGGATCTTTTTTATCTTCATTGCGCTATTGGACAGCATTTTTCAGTTTACAGTAAGTGACTTTCAGCGTAGAATGAAAATACGTAAGCATTATTTCACTGGGCGGATGGGGTTCATTCTCATTGCCTGGTTCTTGTCAGGAATGCATCTTTTTGGATAAATCATCATGAATCTTTTTATTTTGGATAAAGACCCAGTTGTCGCAGCGCAACTGCAGTGTGATAAGCACGTAGTCAAAATGATCGTGGAGTCGGCACAGATGTTGTCGACTGCGCATCGTATGCTTGATGGTGTTCTTAAACGTGCGCCATCGAAGTCGGGTAAGACGATGTCAAAGCATTGGACTCTTCCTGATGAGCGCGAACATATTCTATACAAAGCAGTTCACATGGCGCACCCTTGTACCGTATGGACTACTCAGTCGAATAACAACTACACTTGGCACTGGGTTCACTTCGCTGCTCTCTGCGACGAGTACACCTATCGTTATGGCAAGGTTCATTCGACTGACAAACTTCTTCGCGAAAAGCTGAAGGAACTACCACGAAACATTCCTATCGGATATCTAACTCAGCAGCCGCTCGCAATGAAAGCTAATCCTGAGTGCATGTTCCCTAACGATCCTGTTCGTTCTTATCGAGAGTTCTATCAGACGAAACAAGCAAGGTTCAAAATGGTGTGGACTAAACGTGATATCCCTGAGTGGTTTAAAGTAGCAGCTTAATGAGATACGCGATTGCAGAAGAAGATCTAGGTTTCTTTCTGGGCGCGTTCCAGAAGTATGGAATCTTTGCTAAGAATGATGTCATAGGTCTCTCAAAGGCAATCGCATTTGATACCGAGGATGAAGCGAATCTATACATCGACGATTTTCTCGGACGAGATCGTGGAGTCTGGAAAGTAATTCCGGTCGACACGAAAGACGAATACGTTAGTGTCGTATACCTAGTGAAGAATGGTTATGGAAAGTATACTCATAAGATGATTGATTTCATTCCTATGACTTCTACAACTATGCACTAATTTTTTCATTTAATGGTTGACATTCGTTTAGAATCAGTGTATTCTAATAATGTAAGGAACACAAACTGAAAGGTCTACAGAATGGCTCACATGATTGAAATGATCGACGGCGTTGCCCAGATGGCTTACCGCTCGTCGAAAGGCAAACCTTGGCATGGCCTTGGTACTCCGGTTGGCGACGATATGACTCCTGCCGAAATGATGAAGGCCGCTGGCCTTGATTGGAATGTTCAGAAGGTTGACTCCTTCGTCGAATTCAACGGCAAGCGCATTCCGACCGGTCAGCAGTCGCTCATTCGCGAAACTGACGGTAAGATCCTGACTCAGGTCGGTCCTGGTTGGAATCCGGTTCAGAACGAAGAAGCCTTTAACTTCTTCACCGACTTTGTTTCCAAAGGCGACATGGTGATGGACACCGCTGGTTCGCTCCGCGACGGTCGTATCGTCTGGGCTCTTGCAGATGTTCGTGACGGTTTCACTCTGTTCGGTGGCGATGAAGTGAAGGGTTACTTGCTCTTCTCCAACCCGCACCAGTACGGTAAGTCGATCGACGTTCGTTTCGTACTTGAGCGCGTTGTCTGCAACAACACTCTGACTGTTGCTCTGGCTGAGAGCGGTCAGGCTGCTGTTCGTGTCAACCACCGTTCGGTCTTCGACGCTGAGCGCGTGAAAGAACTGCTCGGCATCTCGCACCGTAAGGTCGAAACCTTCAAATCGGCTGCTGAACTGCTTGGTTCGAAGCAGTACGGTCAGAAAGATCTGGAAAAGTACTTCGGTAAGATCTTCGGTGAGTCGACGAAGGAAGGTAAGCTTCTGTCGCCGACCGCTGAACGTGCCCTCGAAGTCGTCGAGACTCAGCCCGGCGCAGAGTTCAAGAAGGGTTCGTTCTGGCAGATGTTCAACGCAGTTACCTACCTGACTGACCATGAACTCGGCCGTTCGAACGACACTCGTCTTTCGTCGGCTTGGTTCGGTGCCAACGCAAAGCGCAAGGTTGACGCTCTAAACCTGGCAGTAGAAATGGCAGAGGCTGCGTGAGCAGCCTCTCTTTACTTTAGAAAGAGTACTATGAATAAGATCCTTAACGAACCGGTTCTATTTAACCGAGAACAGATCGCAAAGATCGAAGATCTGAAGCGAGCAAGATATGTATGCGCAACCGAAAGAGACGATAAGACTATCGAGATATTCTACTCAGAGGATGCGCATGTTGCTGGCGGACGATACTTTGGCCTATACTTTAGCAGTCTAGATAATCAACTCTATATTACTAACGGCGGATTCGTTGAAGATCAAGAGATCTCTGCCGTGATCGCTGATGACGGCGAGATTGTATATAGTAGGTTTCGACACGACTATCGATCCTCATCCGATGGTTCTGTTTTCATTGACGGCGGTCGATCCTATACAAGAGTTAGCTTGGTTGATGAATCTCGATATGCAACACTTATCGTAAAAGAGGGAGTTCTACAGGTAAAGAATGTCTGACTTTAAGATCTCAGACTATGACTATATTGGAAGCTCGATTGGAAATGCGTTTTTCAGTGGAGTTTCCTTTGAACAACTTTGGGATTGTGTATCACTGTCCCAAACAAGAGAAGAATTGGATGCCGCAGTTACTGCAACCATTCGATTGAATGAATTAACAAAAGGAGAAGAGATATGAACGATGCATATAACGTAACCGCCGATGAACTTCGTCAGTTCATCGAACGCTACGAACAGCTTGAGTCAGAAAAGAAAGACGTCACAAATTCTCAAAAGGAATTGATGGCAGAAGCTAAGGGTCGTGGATACGACACGAAAGTCATGAAGAAGATCATCGCCATTCGTAAACGTAAAGCAGATGCAATCGCCGAAGAAGAAGCAGTTCTTGAGATGTACAAAGCTGCATTGGGTATGATCTAATGAGTAAGGAAGAAAGTAAACGCCTTATTGAAAAGATATATCCTGACTTCGATAATCGTTTTGGCGAGTGGGGCTGGTGTTCTCTAAACAAAGCTGGGTGTATTATTGACTGTATTGATGATATCTTTACTCACGTGAAAGATCCGGTATGCGTAGAGATTGGCGTCTATGGTGGAAAGAGTGTCATTCCTGCAGTTCTAGAACTTAAGAGAATGAACTCTGGCAAGTTCTATGCGATTGATCCATGGGATAACGTAGAGGCAACCAAGGGCTATGACGGCGACAACTACAAGTTTTGGACCAACGTCAACATGCCTTGGATCTATAATGTCTTTACTACAGTCTTGGAAGAAAACGACTGTGGAAAGTACGTAGAGATCATTCGAAAGCCAAGCGACGATGCGCCTGTTATCTTCGATATTGATTTTCTTTATATTGATGGTCAGCATACAATCCAAGCAATTCGTGATGTAAATAAGTATGCGCGCCAAGTAAAACTTGGTGGTTACTGTATTGCGGACGATATTAACTGGGGAGATGTTTCTCTCGTTCCTGATGCTCTTAAAGAGATTGGGTTCGAAGAACAACGATGGATTGACGGCGCTATCATCTTTAAGCGGACGTCTATTAAATAAAAGGCGGATCCGAAGACCCGCCGAGTTATTAGAAGGGGCCGGTTGTTTCCGGCCTCTTTTATTATTAGAATAGGTTCGAAACGCGAACTCTACGGTAGTAGACGTTGCTGTTAGCGGTAAGAGCACCTTCGCTACGGGTTGGGCCGAAAGCGAATGGGTTAGCAACCATACCGTAACGGGTTTTGAAGCCGATCTTTGGCTGGAAGCTGTTTTCACCAACTGCGCGGTACATCTGTAGTGGAACGTATGGGCAGTAGAAGAGACCTGCGTCGAATGCGGAGGATCCCTTATAGCCAACTACGAGGTAGTTTGCACCAGCGTATGGGTCGATGTAAACTCTGTAACGACCGTTTAGAACACCAGCGAAGGTGTTTCCGGTGTCGTCAACGTTTAGAGCGTTGCTGTTAAGAGCTGGGGTGTAATCGAGAACACCTGCCATCTGAAGAGCAGAAGCTACGTCAGAAGAACAGATAACGATGTTACCCTTGCCTCTACGAGTTGCTTTTGCAATCGCGTTGGCTTCGAGTTCGATCTGGAACATAAGACCCTTGAACTTCTCAACTGACCAACGGCCGTTTGAGTCAACGTCAAGATCGAAGATACCAGTTACAGCAGTGTTTGCACCACCGGTTACGGCTGAGGTGTAAACAGTACGAACAACTTCACGGTTGATTTCTGCAAGGATTTCAGACTGTAGAATGTTTGCAAGTTCTGTTTCAGCGTCAAGACCGTGAACAGCGCGGAGATCCTGTGCAAGTTCACTGGTATATTCTGCTTTAAGAGCGCGGCTCTTTGCAGACACAGTAACTTTTTCGATAGCAAGAGCCATCTCTGCGAAGTTTGTTCCGTTTCCGTCGCCAAGCGCTTCAGCAGCAGCGGTTGTTAGACCAGTACCGGTTGGTGCTGTTGCAGCAGAACCAGTAACGCCAGTCATAGAGCCAGTACCGGAGAAGTCAGTGTCAGCTTCGTTGTAGAATGCTTCAACTGCGGTGTTACCTGACATTGCGTTGTAGTTAGAACGCATTGCGAAGATAAGACCAGTTGGGCCAGTCATTGGCTGAACACCAGCGATGTCGTATGCCATTAGGTTTGGCATAGCACGACGAACTAGGCTGATAAGGATTGGATCGTAACCAGCTTGTGGTGTGCTAGCACCAGCACCAAAACCGCCGGTTCCAGCGAAGTTGGTTGGTGTTTCCTGAAGAAGCGAAGTCATGTTGATTGACGCGTCGCTGGTCTCAAGAAGTGCTTTCTCTGTGTTCTCTAGAAGAGTAGCAGTTACTGCTTTTCTGTGGTTGTCTGTGATTGGCGAGAAGGAAGAGTGCTCAAGAAGAGGACCCCACTTTTCGACTAAAGTTTTATTAGATTGACTCATTTTGTCTCTCCTTTGGCTGTTGTTATTGTCTGGTTGTATTTATAATTTTGTTGTTTTCACTTAATAGTTTTGTTATTTAGAGCTTCAACGATAGCATTAACGGTTGAGTAAGAAGATACTGGCTTTTTGGCGGTGTCTTCCTGAACAACTTCTTCTGCTTCTTCGTTAATCACCTGAGCTTTTTTAGTCTTAAAGAATGACTCCTTAAGAGTTGCAAGATCTGACTTATAACCATCGATTTCATCTACATCGAGCTTTTCTGAAAGAACCTTAAGTCTCTCTTTTTGAGAAACGGTAAGACCTTCTGAAACTTCTTCGAAAGCGATTTCAGCTTTTAGTGCAGCAACCTCTTTCTTAAGTTCGATGTTTTCGTTGATTATTTCGTTAGCTTGTTCTGTGATAGAAGCGTTATCTTCTTCTAGACTTGCTACAACATCGATTGTCTCATCATCGATTTCAATGTTGTGCTCAGTGAATAGTTCTCTAAGTCCATCCATTAGGGACTCTGCCATTTCTACTTTGATACCAGCTTCAATAGCAACTTTATTCTCAGTCATCCACTCTTCGACTACGTAGTCAAGATATGAATCGAGGTTCTCTACAACTTCTGCCATCGCTTCATTGAGCGACTCATTAAGATCATTTTCGAACTGCTCTTCAAGAGAAGCGGTAGCTTCTTCTAGACGAAGAGTAACAGCTTCGTTTACAGCTGCTTCAAATACAAGTGTTACCTTTGATCTGAACTCTTCTGAAAGATCCATTCCTTCGAACATGTTCTTAATCGATTCTTCGACAGAGATTACCTCTTCTTCGATTACTTCTTCGTCTGAAGCTTCTTCAGCTTCGGACATTGGTGGCTTTGCCACTGTTCCTGCCTTTGCGTCAACGACTTTGCTTACATCTGCCTTACGCTTCTTGATCTCTCCACCTACTGGTGTGACTGGACCAGGAACGGTAGATATTCCGTCGTCACTTACAAAATTTTGTTCGTCTAACCCTGACATATTTACTCTCCTTTTATTGGATTCGTGTTTCATATCCATATTTATAAAACTTAGTTCTTCAGAGAACGAATGAAGTTTTCGAATAGACGCGCAGCATATGCTTCGTCTACCTTTCTTACAGTTCTCTTATACTCTTTTTTCACTTCTTGAACGGCCTGCTCAATCATCTGCTGAGCTCTCCAAGTTCCAGATACTATATCGTAATAGTAGTCCGTGTTTTCCATAATACCGTTCACAAAGCAGTTTGGACCCGATGGATCTGTGACGATATCGACAGTCGCAAGATGAAAGTCGTTTTGAACTTCCATGATGCCTTCTTTCGTTGCCTTTACAGATCCAAGGCCGCGAGTAGAAACACCAACCTTGACACCCTCGTCAATGAACGTCTTTACAATGTTACCCATTGGAGTACCTAGGATCTTTGCCTTACCAACGAAGTTTGAACCGTCGCGCTTCATCTCAGTAATAAGGTGAGATACGCGATCACCGTTGATCTGAGGACCATCTGGGTGCCCAAGTTCTCCAAGAGCTCTTTTAGTCTTAATGAACTGCTCGCCGTATCTCATCATTTCTTTTTCTAGAATCGTCGATGGATATATTCTTCCATTACGGTTCTTGATATCTCCTTGCATGAAGATACCTTCGATGAAATACTGCTTTGGCTCGTGTTCGCTTGTTTCAGTTAGAACTCTAACTTCTTCAATTGTTTCCGTGATCAGTTTCATATGATTTCTCCTTTGTTCTTTATTTATACTTTTAGTACTTATATGAAACTGGAGTGCAACGAAGAGTAGTGGTGCCAGCGATTGTTTCGGTTGGCAGCTTTTCCACAATTTCAACAGTTCCCTGATGCATCGTAAACGTAGTATTTGCGTGTGCTTCAGTTACAATAGTAACTACAGAATTTGCTGCGGCATAGATACGAACGAGTTTTGCATCGTATACTGTGTTTGCAGTCGTGAATGAAATTTCTACATCAGTAGGTTTGATTATCATCATAGTGCTTCCCTCGCAAATCCTAGGATCTCATTAAAGCCAACTTTATCTTTGAGTGCTACTTCTTCCATCTTTTTACGATTTGCAGAAGAAAGATCTTTAAGCATCTGGTTTAGAAGATCGGCGTCTTCTTTCTTAAGAATAACTGAACCACCGTCCTTGAGCTTAACAATACCCTGGCTAAAAACTTCAGTTAGTTCTGCAGATTCACGGATCTTTTCTTCACCATCGTCGTCGCGTTCCACTTTACGAATAGGAACATTTCGAGTATGAGACTTTCCGTCTGCACCTGTATAGGATACTGTTTTCTTTATTGCAGAACGAGTTACTTCACCGAGGTTTGTTTCTTCGCCATACATATCTTCGTAATCCATGGCTGACATCATACGTCTGTCACCTTCCATGTAAGCGTGTAGGCTCATCATTTCTTTATGTACGGCAGAAAGTTTATTTTGGAACCACTCTTCTGGATCAAAATCCATACCCTCGAGATATCCCATGATTTCTTCAGCACCGTATGCGATGTAATATAGCTGATTCATCATCATTGGAATTTCTTCCATCGCGTCTTCGGCAACTAGGTCGGCTTGCTCATTCTTTGCGATTGACTTTGCAATCTTATGAGCCTTAGTGATTGTGCTTTTCTTTAGAGGTGGCTTATCTCCGGTTGCCTTCATAGCAGCAGCCATACCAATCGCGTATGGTTCTCTTACTCTTTCAGACATGGCCTTACCAATCGCTTTACGACGAGCGTGAAGGTACTTATCAGACTTGTCCGTGTCGCCGTCGTTATCAATGTCGTCATCTTCCTTGCCGACCGGGTCCATCTTCTTTGCTTCTTTCATTGTCTTAGAAGACTTGTTACTTTTTTTATACTTCTGGTGACTATCTTCTGAGTCGTATTCTCCGCCAGCTGCAGTTGGCGATTTAAAGCTATTTTCATAGACAGCTTCGTCCTCGCCCTTGTTATAATCCGCACGACGCTTAGGAGCCTTTCCGAGCTTTCCAGTGAAAGTATGATCTGTAGCTACAGGATGCTGAACCTTTGTTACGATATGCTTATCTTTGAAATCTTTTTCGTCGTCTGCTTTTGGCTGAGAGACCTCTGATATTATTTGACGTAGAGTCTTCATCTTTTAAGCCCTCTTTTGAATGGTTTTACTTTATTATTTATAACTTTTAATGATTCTTCGGCCTCTTGATCATTCTGAGGAGGCTGTTGCTGATTTTCTGGCGGCTGATCTGCTGGTGCTGGAGGTTGTTCATCATCAGGCATACCAACGTCGTACAAGCCTTCGTCAGTTTCTTTCTTGATCTGCTTTTTCATTTCACGTATGTCTTCATCTGACATGAATAGAACGTTTTTGATAACCCATTCTCTTGAGTAGTACTTACCGATCTGTTCCTCGATATCTCTAAGCATCGTTACTTTTTCACGAAGTATTTCCGTCTGCTTGAGTTCTTCGAAGTAGTTATCTTTCATGAAGTCATATCGTATCTTATTCTTTATGTCAGCCCATTCCTCAGGATCGAGAATACCTTTAAGAATGAGTTGCTTTTCTAAGAAGAGATCAAATATACCAGAGAAACGTAGTCTTTGACGGCGAATGAACTTACTAAATTTGAGTTCGTCTCTTGATATCTCGGACACTCTGCCGAAGCTATACATAGTCTCTGGTTCTAAACGTGATATCGGAACTTTAAGGGACTTATAAAGCTTTCTTTGGAAGTACTGAAGGTTTTCGTCACCGCTTAGAGCGGGCGCGGATCCACCAGCAAGAATGTCAACTTCTGTGGAACGCTCGCCGCCACGACGAGGGAACCAGAAGTCTTCAGTCATTGTCATAAACTTACGACCGTCTGTAATGTCACCGCTGTCGGAGTCGTACTGTAGTTTGTTCTTATGGCGAGTCATCATATCGTGTAGATACTGCTCAGCCTTAGCCTTTGGTAACTGACCGACGTCGATATAGAAAATTCTTCTTTCCGGAGCACGGGTAATCGTATAGATAACAGTCGCATCTTCAAGCATACGCAGTTGGTTTAGAGGTTTAATACCAGGATGCAGGTGCGATAGTACAAGCGAATTCGTCTCATTCATGAGACCAGACGTTACACGAGCAACGGAATCTTTTGCGATGCGGTATCCCTGAACCGTCTGACCAGAGTTAACATTGCTCGTTGTTGACTTTGAACCAAAACCAGAATCGGAGTATAGATAGTACTCCTTCTTGATCTTCTTAAGAGGTATACCGGAGTGCGGATCCTTTGACTTCTCGTCCATCTCTTTGACGAGACGAAGCTTACGTGGGTCAATGTAGCGTAGCTCTTTGATGCCAGCTTTCAGATCTTCGTTATCAATAATGATATGATAATTCAATCTTCCATCTACATAGAACTTCTGAAAAATATCATAGCCGTAGTTGGAAAAGTCGAGAAGACGTAGCACTTCTTCAAACTCTTCGACGATACGATCTTTTACTTTGTCTGGTAATTCTGTATCGTCAAGAATAATCTCTACAACATTCTCATGACTATCGACGTTAATTGCTTCGTTTACAATTTCGTCTACGGCCTGTGCAATCTCAGGCTGCATTACCATTCCACGATACTTGGTGATAAGCTCGCCTTCAGTCTTGGCGTCGCCTTCCATATTAATAGCGATACCATAGGATCCTCCTAGAGAGTTTCCTATGGTGATTGCGCCTTCGTCGTTGTTAGGTTCTACAAAAGAGACAGCTCTTTCTTCTTCGGCTCCGCCGATTTCTCTTTTGATTTCAAATCCAAATACACGCATTATTTCAATCTCCTTGCTTCGCCATTCTTTAGTATCTTATTGATAAAACAATCAGCAGTGCCTAAAGAGGTCGCAGCGTCTTTCATAATATCTATCATGTGGCGGGATTTGATCCCGCCGTGAAATATATCGTTCTGTGATTTACCAAACGGTATTACAAAACAGTCCAATTAGCAATTCCTTTATCAACTATTAAGTAGTGGAAATGCCAGTCGAGCCTTCAACTCTCCACATATCGTATTGGAATGTGACATCAAAGTTTTCAATTTGATCTGTGTTTTCCCAAGCAACCGGTATCGCACCGATACTGATAGGATAAATTCCTTCGAATACATACGTGCGAAGAGGTCTACCATCTTTGCTGTACTGAGTTATGATTGCGTTCGACTTATAAGTCTGTGGTAGAGCTCTCGTATTTGAGTCGTGAGAGTTAATTGCGTTTGACCAAGCTTCCATCGCGTTACGAACAAGGAAGTCCTCGTCGTTGATGATTGTAGCTGTCCAGTCGGCAAACGTTCTATCTCCAGCATACTTTATGAAACGTCCAAAGTATGGTATCTGATATGATCCTGTAGTTGACTCAGGAAGAGCAGCTGCTCTTACCATGAAAGGAACTTTAAAGTCGGCGATAGCATTGATTGGGTTTGTAATTTGGACTTGGAAGAGCGATGGTCTCGCTCCTCCTCCTACTAGTTGTGATTTGAATTCGTTTATATTGAAGGCCATGTTTATACTCCTTTTTCTTTATTTATTAGAGTGGCTGACCAACGATTTCATCGAATTCTACACCGGTTCTAGTCGCAACGAATGTAAGCTCGATCACGTTGATTGAACGCGCTGGCTTAATGAAGATGTTGCCTCTAAAGATGTTACGGTCGATTACGTCTGGTGTATTTACTGTAGCATCAGAGACGACTCTAAAGTCTATGATACCTCTTCTTCCTTGAATGTCACGAAGGAACGGTTCGACCAAGTTCTTGAACTGTGTCTGAGTGAACTCGTCGTTGAAGTCAAAGAGGAACGAAGCAGCCACAGTGGCGATTGCTTTCTCAACAGTGATGAAGAGTCTGCGAACATTGATGCGAGTGAACGCGCTTCCTGTCGCAGTTCCAAGAGCAGTCTTATCACCGAACAGAAGAACACCTTGCCCAACCTGCGCGATGACTGGGTTAATGTCGCTGCCGTAAAGTTGATCTCGCTGTGCTTTGTTTGGATTGAATGCAAGCTTTACGACGTTCTTGATAACACCACGCTTGTATCCAGCCGGAGACTCCCATGACTCGATGCGAGCTGATAGACCTGCAATGTCACCGTTAAGTGGAACCCAACGATATGCATCGTTATACTTATCGTAACGATACTTGTATCCAGTGTCAATCACAAGATAGGATGACGATGTACAGCTATTTCTAAATGCAATCGCGTTGTTCATCTTATCGGTTGGATTTGCTGGTGTTACAACGTTAGCATACGTCGGAGACGCATACACAACGCAGTCTTTACGTGACTCTGCTATGTTCTGTGTTAGATAGTTAGCAAGGTTAGAACTTGATGACTTGCCGGTTAGAAGCGCAGAGATGTCAACCTCGTTAGGATCCTTATAGAGATCGTATCCAAGAGCAACTTTTCCAAGAGAGATTGCAGCTTCACCGTCACCGTCAGAACCACCGCTTAGAGCTCCATAGATCGGGGATGTAAACGTTCCTGTGAGTGCAGCGGATGGCGTGTTATCGCCTAGCGCAGCGTCAGTCCCGATCGCTTTAATGTATGCGGAACGGTTTGCAATTACGTCAACATAGTAGTTTGTCGTTCCATCTGGAAGTTTTGCAGACGATGAAACTGATACGTTTTCGTATAGTTCAAGAACGCTTCCTACGATACCGCTGATTGTTCCTAGTTTATCAATAACAGAGATATGAACTAGAGTATTGTTAGATGGAGCAGCACCTACGCGGTCGCCGTATCCCCATCTTCTTTCTAGGCTAAGAAACGCCATATCCGTTTCCGTTAGAGTGTATCTGTTCTTAAAACTAACACTGTATGTAAACGGCGTAGTGTTTGCTTCGTTGTCCGTGAAAGCGGTGACGATTAAATCTTGATAACCAATCGTTGGATTGCCGATACGAACTATATCATCTACTTGAAGCGCAGTTGTGATCTCGTCTTCAAGAGATAGGTTTACCGTGTTAGAGTTAAAGTTAAAGATACCTGTCGCGTCTCCAACCGCAGCAAGTGTATCAGAAAACGAAGCGGAAGATACTACCGCAACCTGGAGAGAGTTACCGAGTGCACCTTCATACTTTGCTTCGAAGTATGTGCTGTTAGCAGATGCAGCAGAATCTGACGTTACTCGAGTTATATATAGAGCATTCGAGTATGACAGAAAGTCAGCTGCGGTAAAGAATGTCTCATGATTCTGCCATGTTGTGTTAGCAAACGGCTTTCCAAAACGTGAAGCAAGTTCATCTTCTGATGTGATTAGAATGCGTTCGTTGGTTGGTCCCCAGCGAAACACACCGGCAACAGCAGCAGGAGGTGTAGCTACGGCCGGTATTACGGCAGTCGCGTCCACTTCTCTAACAATGACGGATGGGCTTACAGAAAAAACCATATTTTTCTCCTTTTTCGTAAGATTTATTTGATAAGTTTCAATCTTTTCTTCTTTATTTATAATAACGAGATTTTACATCATCCAGTTGTCTGATTTATCGGATGCCTGCTTCCAACCAGGTTTTAGGTCGTCGGCGCCTATATCAATAAACCCAAAGGGAAGAAGATCATCTTCGATCTGTTCTTCGGTCTTCTCTCTTAATCTGTGCAGCGTATTAATGTCAGTAATCTCTTTGAAATACGCCTGGTTAGTCAACCAAGCAAATAATACGAGGTTCATAACTAAATCGTCGTGAGATCCCGGTTCTGCTTCGTATGAGTTCGCCTTTTTTGAAAAACGTGATAGTTCTTGGATAGTTTGAAAATCATTAATGAGTAACTGGTTCTGTTCGATTAATAGCTTAAGCATAGAACACCCAACGGCCTTCACAGATTTTGTGGTTCTTATTCCTGTATCGGTTATTTTTCCGAAACCATTTGAAATACGCTTTCCTTCTCTTCCAGCGTTCTCAGTGTAAAGCATATTTTCATATCCAAAATCCATGATAAGAGTATCAGACACTTGAGCTCCGATGTCGTTAATCTCAGTTAGAATCAAGGCTCCATTATATGCGGTACCTACTCTATATATTATCGAAGCGAAATCAATCGGCGATACAAAGTTATCTCTAAATGTACATACCTGTTTATATGGCATAGAAGTTATATCTATCACGCTAAAGGTAGAATAGTCTAGACCCTTTCCTCTCGATACGTCAACAGTCATCGCATACACATGATTACCGACTGGCTTTTCATATTGTGAAAGACCTTCGTTTGCGTATAGTGGTGTTGAGTATGACAGCTCTTTGAGCTTTGAACCCGATATGAGAGTACCAGAAGATCCGAGGAACTGACAGCAGTATTCCTGATTGAACTTTTCCTCGTCGTGATCGAGCGACTCGATCGTTTCTTTTCTCCATTTCTCATCACGGCCAGGGACGTCATACCACATGACTTTAACGTATTCGTAACCGTTAGTGCCTTCTTCGGCTCCCTTACATGTTTTCCAAAAGTGGTTCAATCCGTTTGGTGTAGAGGTCATTAGAAGCTTTGTAGACTCGCCTGATGAAATGGTTGGATATACCGATGCAAAGAATTCATCGTATCCCTCGATGAAGGCTACCTCGTCTAGATAGAGGAACGACACCGTCTTACCACGAATAGCCGAAGAAGACGTTGTTCCGGCCAAAACGTTACATCCGTTCTCGAGAGCGATGTTTCCTTTGTTCCATTCTTCAATGCCCTGCTGTAGCCACTTAGGTAGAGCTTCATACGCAAGTTTAATACGAGCAAGAACTTCCCTCGCTGCGTCTCCCTTGTTCGCAAGGATGGCGACAGTCTTAAACTCGTTAAAGAGTATGTAGTGTAGAATCACTGCGACGGCCGTAGTCGTTTTACCAGACTGGCGAGCCGTAAGAACTGCAAGACGACGATTGTTTGTAATCTTTTCAACTATCTCTTTCTGATAGTCATACATGTCGAGAGGAATGAGACCGTGATCAACGTGAACGATCTTAATATACTTCTTAGCGAAATATATTGGATCTTCAGAACACTTAACGTATTCCTTTATGAGTTCCGGCGTCCATTCGATTGGTTCACCAGTTTTCTTTAAGTGTATATTACCAAGATATCCGTCACCCATTATTCACCCTTTAACATCTTAAGAAGATCTGCTGTCGAGAGTATGAGATTGTTATTCGTTACGTTCGTCTGAGCAGCTTCCTTAGGACCATTCTTTTCTTCAATTGCGTACTTCTTCTTCGTAGAGATTTCAACGAAATCTTTGTTAGCATCGAGGAGAGTCTTCATAAGAGTTGACGCAACTTCAAACGCACGTGGAGACTCAGATTGTTTTGCAAGACTAATCATTTCCTTTAATGCGTCATCGCCTTGCTCTATAATGTTCTTGATGTTTCCGCGAACCTGTTCGATATCTCGAATTGTTTCATCGTCTTCTACGACTGTTGCAACAGCAGTGATGACTTCCTTTTCTTCGTATACAACCACAAGTTCTTCTGATTTTGCTTCTTCTAAAGGTCTAAGACCAAGAACCTCTGAAATTTTATCATTGTTCATTTTCACTCTTCTTCTGGGTTACTTGTTATGACTCGTATGATTCCCCAATCATCGTCAAACTGGATTTCTTCGTATGGAATAGTTAGGTCAGGATCTGTCGTCGGCACGTTGTTTGCGGTTAGACCTGGATATACATTGACACCTTCAGAAGGATCCGAAGATGCGTCCATAGATGTCCAGATATCTGTGTCTATGAACTTAATGATCTTCTTTTCTCTTTCAGGACCAAAGTACCAGCCCTTCATAGTAAAGTTAAGAGTCCATAGGACGGATCTTCTTTCTTCAAAGCCTCCTTCGTATAGATCCTCGTTCGTAATTCCATTCAAAATGATAGGAATATCAATAGGATCAAGGTCGTTAATCAACTTAACCGTAGCTGTCCACTCTGGTTTAAAGAATGGTATGATCTGCTCTACGATCTTTGTTGCATCTTCCGAATACTTAGTCATTATATAAAGAGAAAAGTCGAGGTTATATGGTGTCGCCGTCCACACATATGATTTTTGGCTATCTGTCTCACCTAGGTTCTTTTGAATCTTTTGCTTCGATGGTATCTTTCTCGCTCCATCGTATGTCATATTTGTGATTTCAAAAGACATACGAGGAAGAGAGATAGCAGTCTTACGAGTTAGATCTGGATCCTGCGTGATACGAGCAAGAAACTTTTGAAACGGGCCGTATGCAATTGGAACTACCATACGCTGCACTTCAGCACCATCTAAGCCGTCTCGAGTGATCGAGATCTTATTAAAGATAGTACCGAATAGCGCAACATACTTCCGCGTAGTCGCATTATAGAAGTGATTTACAAAGGCCATGTATTTTCCTTACCAAGTGTCTAGTGACCAAGCAGTTCTTTTCCAGATATTAGTAGAACCATTATAGTTCGCAGTGCAATAATATATGTAAGAAGAACTAAAGGATATGTCGCCAGTCTTATCTCCTAATGCCCCAATACTACTTGATGGAACTGGCACTACCCTTCCGCCAGACCAGGCAGTATTCTGTAAGGTTTCGTCTGGAAAAATTATAGATCCATTCGCACCAAATGTCCAAACATTGTTATTTGCAGCGACTTGTAAATCAGGATTTAATCCGGACTCAACTCTAAAGTAACTGTTATTTCCGCCTATTGTTAAATTCGACTCACTGTCATCTTCAATTCCGCCGGCACGGATACGAATATCATTCGGTCTTATTGCATCTACGATTATAAAATGGTCCTCAGAACCTGAGTCTACTGTCGGAAACAGCCCTATAGCATAGAAAGGTCCGGTGTTTGCAGCGACTGAAACCGTGTTTGCAGGAATAGCAGTGAATAGAATCGAAGAAAAGTCAGTTCTTATACTTCCAGACGTGTCATTGAACTCGTCACCTTTCATAAATATTGTATTTACATAGAGGTCGCTCCAATAGTTTGACAGAGAACCGATGTCGTAAGTTAGATCTTCTGCCGGGATTATGTCTTCCAACTCAGTGAATGAAGCTGCTCCTGTTAAATACCCAGCTAGAGCATGATCACCCCAAGAATAAGCTGTGTTCCAGTTAGACACATTTGTACTGGTTATAGAACCAGCCGCAGTTCTTGGGAAATCATACCCTGCATAGCTGTAAGAAACGGTGTACTCTCTATCTTCAACCCAGTTCCCTGTTACAGATAGGCCGCCAACTTCTACTTTATAACCGATTACTCCTTCAAGCTCTCCATGCGTCTTTTCTATGTCGCCTTCGGATCCAAGTGTACCTGAGAAGTATACACTCGTTATGTCTGCATCTTTTGCAACCATAGAAAAGATAGAGTCTTTATATAGAGTTACATAGCTACTTGCCGATCCAAACGGTGTGGCTGCAGTTCCAGCAGATGGTACTCTGTTGCCATCATTATAATCTATGCCCGTTGATCGGTTCGTGTTTATAATATTTCCGGAAGTATCGTACTGGCCAGATCCACCACCTGAAATTTCAGTAGCAGGCCATATATTCACGGCCGTTCCTGAAACTGTGTATGAGGTAATAACACCGTTTTCATCAGCACCCGAGATTAGAATACTTACATTATTGTTACTAGTTCCACCTAAGTTAGTTCCCAATATCGTTAGAGTGTCGCCGACTTCATAACCAGTCCCGCCATTAAGTAAGCTATTGTCTCTCCAAGACTCGCCTTCATATCTACCAAAAAGCAGACCGAATGCGGCGCCAGTTCCAGACCCGCCCGTAACTATGCTCGAATTGGCAGTTATTTCGCTACCTTCGTAGAACCAAAAATCTGGATAAAGAACTGGAACTTTTGACTTAAGAGACTCAATATGTTGATAGAACCTAGTCTTTATAGTCGCAGTGCTATTCTGAGTATCTCCTGTGTATAGAACTAGATCAACGTACTCTTTAAAGAATTCCCACAGCTGTCCTCTTCCGATCGGATCTTCAGAACCTCTAAAGATTGATATAACAGCAACCGTTGCGGAACCACTTATATTCGAAACTGCGAAATCGTCGTCCTCAGTTTGTGTAACACTTGTATTTGGGTTTACGGCTTCTGATGTAATTACGATTTGATTTATACTTGGTATACCGGTGTTATATATTGTAGAGAACGACGCGCTAAACCCTCTATAGTTGTTTGTGTCGGTTGGTATATATGACACCGCCTTTGTAAAGAATACGTCATCGTTACCTTGGTGATCTGTAATGAACAGTTCAAAAGCTTGCTTATTAAATACCGCGCTTTCAAAAAGAGTAGAGAAAGAAGCGCCGTCCTCAGACTCTGTGCTAAAGTTTAGAACACGAGTGTCCTCAGTGTTACCTATATAGTTTTCGCTTAAGTCTTGTGGTATAAGCTCACCATTTTCAATTGCGGTCGCTGCCTTATCTTTAATAACATAGTTCTGTTTTATGATACTATATTTTCTTTCAATGATATTGGAAGTATCCGTCAAGTCTGACACGTCAGATACAATTAAATTATTCGCATCTGTAAGATCAGAAATGTCAGTTGGTATCGTTGGTTTGTTATCCAAGTCATCATAGTCACCAGAAAAAGCGGTACTTACTAACTGATACAAGTTTAAGTTTGGCTTATTCGACAGATCGTTATAGTTTCCAGAAAAATCTGCAGCGTCATCGTTATAGAGTTCAGTAAAGTTCTGGTTAATCTTCGTGAATGCCGTTCTTAACGGATCACCGGTTCTATCGTTCGCTGTTGTACCGATATTGATGGTTTGCTTTGCCATGTCTTCCTCTTATACGGTGTCTGCTGTGATCTCAGTAGTGTCAGCAGTTATATTGTTACTGTCGGCGGTGATTGAATAATTCGTTGGTCTAGTAATAATCTCACTAAACGGATCTATCTCTGTAAAGTCGATGATATCTTCACCTTCTTCTTCAAAGAATATGTTCTTAGCTATCGGATCCTTGCTTAGAAGTTTATCAAGAGAATATACATGCGGATCTTCTGTATTTATGCTATCGAAGTAAGTGTCTATCTCTTGGATTCCGGTATTGAACATTTCGTTCGAGTATTCGAATAGTTCACACTTAAGATCAAAAACTTGCAGTGATCCACTCTGATAGAATACACTCTCGTGTTCAACAAACATTATCTTAAAGAACTTATCGTTCAACGGCAGGTAGACTAGGTCGCCTTCTTTAGGACGTATTAATGTAGTGTTCAGTCTTGTCGCATATCTTTCAAACGTTCTCATAGCAACTGTGAAAGTAACTTGATCACGTATCTGAAGACCAAACTTACTAAGAAAGTCGCCTTCACCTTGGAACCCGTCAACACTCTTTACATAAACTTCCATCGAGTAAGCAGCATTAAAGATAGACAGATCGTCTTCGTTAAGTATGTGATCCGTTGCTTCTAACTTTCTAGTTAAGTAGTAAGTATCAACGCCATAGATCTGAATTGCTTCAATGACCAAGTCGTCAATGAGTTGTTGCTCATTGAAGTATCCATAGTTTTGAAAAAAGACGTTAGTCGCCATTTATCATCCAACGAAATTGTAAACGAGTGGTTGAAGTGAAGTCTTCGCGTTTTCTTCCATCTCTTTGCGGTCTGCCTTTGCTTCCGATAGGATCTGTTCACCGTTGAACTGAACACCACCGATAAGCTGCATGTTTGTGAACTTTGTTAGGTTTACACCCCACTGCTCACGTATTAGGATAGACGCATAGTTCTGAAGAAAGCGATCGCTCCATACATCGGAATATGTGTTGCCATCAATAATGTCGTATCCTTCTATAATGATAAACGACCCAGGATTTAAGATGTTCTTATTTACATCGAGATACAAACGATTTATGTGGCGGTTATATCTTATAAGAGGTTTACCCACGAGAATTTCCTGAAGAAATTGTAGGTGCGATAGAGCCATGTAGTAATGCTGAATGTTATAACCGGTTATGTCTTCGAGATTATTCAAAACGAACTGATACTGAACGTTGAAGAAGCCAGTTCCGGTCGAGATCGATGAACTAAGATCAAAGATACGAGTAATGCCAAGCATGCTCTCAGGTACTTCTACATATCCCTGATCTATCTCTTCTTGAGTTAGCGCGTGTTTAAGATATATCATCTGGCTACCATCGTAGTGATAGTCTCTCCAGAATGCTATTGCCTCGTCAATACGATCTTCTATCTGTTCGTCAGAAACGTTGATCTGAATGACTGGTGCACCGATCTTTCTAAGAACATAATCTTTGAATTCGCTTCTTGTTGAAGGACGTGCCATGTTTGATCACCTTACTTTTTGATCTATTTATAAAAAGTAAGGCGATCTATTCGACAGCCTTACTTTATCAAAATGCAATAGATCCACTTTGTAATTAAGCTTGAGATTCAGACCAACCTATTCTACCAGCAACCACGAATGGATTTGCTGCGGTAACATTACTAGGATCTTCTAAAAGCTTAACAACAAGAGTTAGAACATCTGGGCCATCTGGGAATGTTCCGTCTCCACCGAGGATAGAGTTTCCAAGTGTCGCGATTTCATCGAGAGAAACTATGATATTGTTTTGTGAACGAGCGGTTGTGCCCGATGTACCCTGCGCTCTGAACGTATACACCGTAGTTCCTTCGGTGATTCTATCCGACGAATCGTGATAGATAAGTTGACTCAAGCTCGGGTTCGCAACTCTCTTCCAGTCATAGTTATTCAACTTGCCGTTCAATTTCAGAAGAACCTCGCAGCTGTGAGTCGTCAGAATACCAACGCTATCTAAGATCAGTTGCATACGATTTATGATCTCTCTTTCTCCAAGATTTCCTGGCGTTCCGTTGTCAACGCTAGGAGCTAGACGAATGCTAATAAGAGGTTGTTCGTACACAACGGAAGTAGTTGCAGCAGAAAGAGTTACAGTGTAGTTGTTCGCTGCTGCAGTTGCTGTTGGAGGACCGTTCAATAGAATAAGGTTTCTTGTAGCAGTAGAAGCGACGTTTCCTGGAAATTGTATTCTTGAAGAAACGCTTGGAAGGTACGCTTGGAATGGAGTAGTTCTAGTGTCCAGTGGGTTTGCGGTTAGTCTTCCAGTAATTCCGTTACCAGTTATAGACACGCCAGCAGGAATCGCGTTTAATGCTGTGCTTGGAGTCACAACTTCAATAGCATAGTTTGCTGTTCTAAATTGGCCTTGTGATAGAACATAGTATAATGAAGTATTTGCAATTGCACCGTTAGCTACGATACTCGCGGTTCCTGAAATACTTAGTGTATTCGAGCTTGCAGCAAACACGTATGCACGGTCGTTGTCATATCTTCCATCCATGATCACAGAAGTACCCCAGTGAGCTAGCGCCGGAACATATGTTGGAGCTCCAACGTTCTCAATCTCATATCTTCCTGGTATATTACCAGATCTCATATAAGCTTCGTTTTGTTTATTATTGTGTATAAATTCATGAACGTATACGACTTTACCTTTTTGATCTTTAAAACCAAATCTCACTTTACCGGCACCATACCAGCTGTAATCCATATAGGCCATCTGTATCTTATTAGTATTAAGATAGAAACCAGTCGAGCCGGTTCCATCGCAGGTGTCAATATTCCACTGAGACTGTGGTATTTTAGTGTCAATCGTTTTTGTAATGATTACATTCGTAGCATCCGTTCCTCTATAACTAGGAAGTATGTAAAGAAGAGTGTTACTTGCTATCTCTGATATGACATAAGTTTGGCCTTTGATGACTATTCGACCGCCTGCGTTTAATTGAGAAAGAAACTTCGTGTTTGTTCCAACAACGTTACCCTGCTTAAACTGAACAGATACAGTACCGCTTATCTGAAGGGTACTGCTTCTTCGACAGCAATATAGTTCCGAACCGTCATATTCAAAATATAGTCCGTTTTGATCATCAAAGAGGCCGCATTTTAGAAGACTGTTAGACCACGTGTTGACATAGTACTCAGGAATACCAAGCGCAAAAGTATCGGCAGGTTGGCCGCCGATGTTGACTCTAAACGAATATGGGTCTATGATGCTATCCACCGTAAAGGACCCATTCCAATAATTTTGTCCGGCAGTAACTGTAGCTCCACTTACTGTTATACTCAAATCTTCTGTCACTCTACTTGGAAAACGAGTCGTTATTATTGCCGTGTTTCCAGTGTCATACACCATCGAGTCAATAGTAGTGGTTGGACTAAAGTTAACAGCAAAGCTAACTTGAATACCCTTACCAGACTGATAACGGAAATATTTACGTGTCTGGCGTATCATAGTACTGTCTGGATTTGTGCTCGGAATAAGTTCAACTCCGCCATCGTATGGTCTATGAAGAGCGAAGCCATCTGCACGAAGCAAGAGAGATGTACCAACAGCATACTCAGAGCTCGTAAGAGTGGTGTTTGCGACACTCTCTCGTGCAATAATTTCAGTTGTACTGTTTATGCTTTCTATAGTTGCGTTGTACGTCGCACCAATACCTATAATTTCATTTAGTATAACACTAGTTCCGCTTGATGTTATATCGATTTTATTTGTGTTTGCGGTCGCTGTGGCTGGAGTTGGGTGTAGTTGAAGAGTTGTGCTACTTAAGACATTTACGTAATAAATCCCATCTTCTGTTATTCCACCCGGCGTCGAATCAGATGACACAAATACTGCATCTTCTGTAATATATCCATGTGAAGCAGAGGTTGTAATAACGTCTGTAGTTGTGTTTATACTGCTTACTGTTACGTTCGCTCCTATAGTTTGGCTTTCATAAACAAAGAACTCGTTTCCTCGAGTAAACAATGAAGGAAAGTTTGTGTCCGTTCCAGTGATTGTAGTCTCGCCAGCAGTAATAGTTACTGTTCCAGGTCCTAGCACTTCACCGGATACTGTAGAAGTTGTTATGGTGTGATCTGTACCGGTACCTTTCGAAGTTAAAGTAATTGACACACCATCAATCGCATTTTGCTCAGAAGACGCCAGTCTAAACCAGTTTTTACTCACTCTTATCACATAATAAGTAGTAGAATCTGTAAGACCGCCTATTGCAGTTCCAGTTGTGTTATATTCTACGGCAGTGCCGGTTCTGAGTCCGTGTGTTAACGAATAGAAAGCACTCTTACTTAAATCTAAAAACAGATTAGGATTTATACTAATAATTCTCAAAGGCACGCTAACGTTAGCTGTAGACACCGTAAACGTGTTAGAAGTTATATTATCCACTAACGTATACACCCCATCTGCTGCACCGGGCGTCGTAGCCGAGAAGGTATGTGTGGCTGTACCGGAGGCCGCTATATCCACCAAGTCTGCTGCGCGCAAAGATCCTGATCCACTAAGAGGGCCGCCTATATCAACACGATCTGTATTTGCATTTGCGCCGGCTTTTGTCCAGTGAAGAGTAAGCGTTGTTGTAGTCCCAATTCTTGCCCAATACCATGCGCCGCTTCTAAGGCCAGATATCGGCGTTGAGCTTAAGTATTGTACGGCGTCGCCGTTTGTAAAACCGTGAGCAACAGCCGTAGTGATCACGTCAGTCGAAACGTTAACAGCAGAGGATTGTGTAAATGTTCGCTCAACGGTCTTAAATCCAGCAGTAGTGGTCGCAAGTTTAAAATTGTTCTGTGATTTTTGAAAAACATAGTAAAAGTCACCACTAGTAAGACCACTGATATTAGAATTTCCATTATTGTTGTACAATACTGAAGAACCGTCTATAAGTGTATTACTAGGAGCAAATATACTATCATTGTTTAAAATAGAATAATTTCCAGATATGCGATACTGGCCAGCTGCGCTTCCAAACGAAGTAAGGTTAATTTGTGCGCCGTTTGAAACTGACGTAAATCTAACTCTGTTGACATTAACTTTTTCAATTCTGTAAGCCGTAGAAGATGTAATACCGCCGATGGCAGTGCCAGATTGAACAGTATATGTTGCTATGTCTCCGGTTTCAAAACCGTGATTTGAAAACCATATCGTATCAAAATCTGGAAGAAGTGACGCAGCAATCATCACAGCACCATTCGTGGTCGTTGTCATATTTAGAGTTGCGCCCGTAGGTGTAGTTCTAATCGTCATTGTTGTTGCACCACTGACAACCGAAACATAATATGGAGTGTAAGAAGATAGAAGGTCGGTTGATACGGAAACGTTGCCTGCTCCACCTGGGCCAAAGAATAAAAGTGGAACGTTATTATCAGAGTTAGTAAGATTGTGCGGTTCAACGAACGTAACAATTTCTGTTGCAGTGGCCACGCCACTAACTCTTGTGCCTCTTATGAAAGCGCTTCTCATAACTCCACCGTCAGTTCCTGCTCCTGACAAGTTTACTCTTGTTGTGCTTCCGCTTGTAGTGGTAAGATATATAGTTGTAGGATTTACCACTCTTACGTAGTACCAGTTAAAGGTAGTAAGACCGCCGATTACGGTATTTCCTTCACCAGCTACATACACGTATGGAAAGTTATCCGACAATCCATGAGCAGTTGGAAACGTAATCGTCTCAACTCCAGCTCCAGCATCAATTGTGACTGCCGAATTTCTAAAGTATAGTACAGGTGAACCTTTTGATGAGTCTCCACTGTAGTTATATGGCTGAACTGCACCAAGAGCAAACGAACCTGTTTCTCCAGTTGCAGTATTGTTTGTGCTTGTTACCGTGCTAGTAACAAAATTATTTGCTTCTACTAGAGACGCATCAATGTCTAAGTCTACAACACCTTTACTGTTTGTTAAAAAGAAGCTGGTTCCAGGTGTAAAATTTGTCGGGTATGCCGTCGTAACAGTTAGGGCAGTATTTCCAGATCCGCTCGTTGTGATTGCGGAAATTCCAGAAATATCAAATTCGGTTCCTTGATAAAGTGATCCAGCAAAGATCTGAGTGAATGTATCAAGTATACTTCCTGTAAAGTTTTGTATTGACTTTGATTTGTATTGGAACGAAGTTGTACTTATAATATTAGTTACAACAAATCCGCCATCGCAAGAAATACTTCTAGAACCAGAAACGATCACTGGGCTTCCGCTAATAAAGTTGTGAACTTCTCCAAGTTCAACAGTGACAAGATCGCTTCCATTAATTGTAGACATAGAAGTAATACTAAAAGAAGTGTCACCAGTTCTTGAATAGAAAGTAGGAATATTCTTAACGAGTTCAAGAGTCTCCCATTTAGTTGACTGAAGACCGTATTCGAAGTCAGTATCGATTAGGTTTTCTGGTTGACTTATTCTTAATTTTGAAACAGGATCAACAAACGTTTCACTAGGCTCAAATGATTGATTGTCTTTTTCAACGAAGATCTGAAGCTTATCAGATGCACTCATAGCACTGCAGTCGTATGTTAAGACGAGAGTTGTGGTTTCTGCAGTCGTGTTAATGGTGTAGTTACTTATTCCCTTTGCTGAATCAGCGAACGAAAAAATGATTTGATTATCCGTAACATTCGTGATAAGCAGGAATCTCTCTAAACGATATATTCCATCAATGACAATTGTATCCGTTGATGGTGTAAACGTATAAGATGGGATAAGTACTTTAGCCATTTATTGCTTCCTAGCTTAATGATAAGATTGTTTCTTCTATTTATAAAAGAAGACGAACCGCATTTTTCTATTGACATATGTGAAATTACTGATATAATTAGATTTAATATCTATCAGGCCGGTAGTATATACTCACTCGATGCGTTCGATATCTTCTTCATAGCAGTTCTCTCCATACTGGATCTCAACAATCTTGAGTTCTTCAGACGAGTCGTTAATGAGTTGATGCCAGTCGGTTACGACAATGGTGACGAAGTCACCTTTCTTCAAAGGTTTTCTTATTCCATTGTGTAGGATTGCACCTGTACCATTCGTCACGTACCAAAGTTCGCTTCGATACTTATGTCTCTGAAGACTCAGTGACTTACCTGGTTCGACGACGAGCTCCTTTACCTTCGTAGAAGGACCGTCTGAGTGAAGAACACGATAGTATCCCCACTTTCTTTCAGTCTTTGGAGTCTTCCACTCAGTGAGGATCTTGCTACTCGAATTCATCTTATGAGTTCCACCGACGCCAAATACAAATGATAGTCTTTCATCCTTAATACTCATTTCCGGAATATTAATATTCGTTCTATCCCCGCCATTTGCAAAGATGATTTCATCATTAGGAAACTTTCCTAGGCACAACTTAATTGCTTCTGATGCCCCGCCATCACTATCGTCAAAGATCATGACACTATCGACCATATGAAGGCTCTCAACGATTGCAACTCTTTCTGATAGACTCATGAATGGCTGGCCCTTTTTACGAGTTAACCATTCGTCACTATTGACTCCAACTATTAGAATATCGCCGAGCTCTTTTGCTTCGTTAAAATATGCGATGTGACCGCTGTGAATTGGATCAAAACCGCCGGTTACAAGTACTATCTTCATTTCTTACTCCGCATCAAAAAAGAACATTTGCCATAGACGTGAATTTTCTAAAGCATATCCAAAGTATTCAGACGCTGCGTGTATCAACCCAGCATCAAATATAACTAGTCTATTATAAACGTTTCCAACCACATCAACTGGCTCGTATGGAGTTCTATCCAGAGTAGTATGACCAGAGAATGTGCTCATAATTTCTGGATGCGAGTTATGACGTATACGTGTTGCTTTATGTGCAAACATAGATGTACCTGTCTGATATGGCGCGTCTGGTGTTAGAAACAACATTCCTGCATACTTCTGTTCGTCGCAGTGATACACGAGAGGTTCGCCTGCGTAGCAGTACTGGAATCTACCGTTCATTCCATACTGTTCCCACTTAGTAACCTTCATTCCCATGATCTTTTCGAACTCGTCTTTTAATCCGTTAAAGAGGTACTGTTTGTGAGTTCTTCTTCCAATGTATCCTCTTCCTATGCCACCCTCGTCAAATTCTCTAGTCATAGCATACTTCCTTACTTCATCCGGATTTTGATAAAAGTCATCTACGACCCACAGTCTCTTCTTATAAGGATTTATAATCGAAGAGGGGTTTAATACTGATTTTTCGAATACATCCAAGTCTTTGTAATCAAAGTTTGGTAAGAAAAAGTTTTTAAGATGCTCTCTTTCAAGTATCATTTTTGGCAACTCGCTTATTGGATACTTTTTCAAAACATGATCATTATTTCCAGAAGGTGGAACAGAACCTTCAGTAAGAGGAGTTTTGTTGAGAAAATCAATAAACGAGTCATCGCTAAATTTGATAGAACTGTTATCTTCTTTACGCATCCATTCAAACGAATCGTTGTAATGGGCAAAGACTTTTGCTTTTAAAACTCTATTTTCAACTCCGCCCATCCATGACAAGTGCCATCCAAGATCTTTAACGGGTTGTCCATTTTCTGTTATATAATGAACAGGAAATGGGTTACCGATATTTGATCTTATATTCGAAGGATTTATTTTTTTTAGTTGACTCTTCGTAGCAAGAAACATTCCGCCAGACCAATCTACTGGATACCCATTACTATAACAAACACGAAGGTCTGCTCTTCCTTCTAAGTATATCAACGGAACTTTAATAATAATATTTTGATTTTGCTTGCATACGTTAGAAAGATATTGAATAACTTCAGGCTTTATAATTTCGTCAGCGTCACTATGTATGAACACGGTATCATCATCAAACTTATCTAGCGCAATTAAAAGAGCATCTTTCTGTAGGCGCTCTCTTACCTTTGCTCTCTTTGATTCAATTTCGTTACGACTATCGTTTTTCATATCCGCGGTGTCGATAGGAAGAATCACTAGATCTTCGTCTTCTGGAATATCGTGCTCTATATATACGATCTTATCTTCTGGTAAATTTAGTTTTTTTGCAATCTCACTAAATTTTCTCTCGACGTTCTGTCCGCTATGTGTTTTATTCGACTCTGCAATCACAAAATAGTCTACATAATCTTTAAGAAGATTTACTCTCAGCTCTAGTGTTTGCTCGCCATACGGAGCAAAAAATGGAAAAAAATCTACTATCATATTATAACCTTTCTAAAACAGTTAAACCGTTGTTGTTTGTTAAGAATTTTTTGAATCTCCAGTGAGGGTTAACCATGAGAAACTCTATTATAGCTGGAAGAAGACCTTGAGAAGTACTGTATGCTTGGCCTCCCTCGTTCTTTAGACCAAAAGTATTTGTATCGTGGAACACCATGTATTTTCTAGACTTATTTCCATGAAGTGAAAGCTCTTGTTTTAACTGCTCGTATGTATGCCAAGTATCAATGAAGAGCAGGTCTGTTTCTTCGATATCAATCTTAAGAACGTCTGCTTCGATGAATGTAGCATCCTTTCCAGCTTTCTTTGCCTCGTTGATTAGATCTACTACTTTTTGATCTGTTACGATGTCATATGAAATTAGTCTCGCATCAACTCTTAAGAATGCTCGTGTACTTATTCCGGTTCTTACACCCATCTCTATTATATGATTACAATCTTTAGCTAGTTCATATAGAACTGGAAGGTGTTCGTGAATGTCACTAGGAGACGAAGCCGCGATCGCGAACTCTTTCTCTATCATGTGTTTGAAATTTTTTTGCGGCTGGTCTTCCGAATGTCTAATAGTACCAACCGAAGGAATATACTTTTTCATTATGTCGTTCAAATTTACCATATCATATATCTCACTCTTAGTGTTCTTTTCTTTTGCTTTAAGAAAGAACGGATGTATGTTCATAAAATCATCTTCTTTTCCAATATATTTATATATTAGCAGTAACATATAAAACGCATCTATTCTTGACGAGTCAACGTTCAATGCATTCTTTAAAATTTTCTCTGCCATCGCAAAACTATCGCCATGTTCTATCAATGACTTTGCAGCTGACACTAGAGAATTATAGATAAGTTCTACGTCATCTGTCCTATCTGCCGCTCTTAGAAAGTATCCACAGGCAGAAGAATACTGCTGAAGGATTTCATACTCTTTTCCAAGATCGTAGTTGTACTGAGCGTTTCCTGGATCACTTATATAAGTGTTAATCTTTTCTTTAAGCATGTTACCCTCTCAAAATAAAATCATCAAACACGTCTCTAGGTATTCTTAGTATGTAAGAAGCATTATCTTCATAGCCATAGGATATAAGTACGTCATTCTTATGGTAAGCAATACCAGATACAAACTCAATAGTACCACCCATCATAGTAAAGTCACGAGTAGAGCATACGATGTTCCAGTTTCTATCCCAGACTACGATTCGCTGAAAGTATCTTCTTCCGCTATCCTTGCCGCTATATAAGCACTCGTGAGTAACACCTATGTAGTAATCGTCATTCCAAGGAAGAATATGAGAACCGCCTCTTAAGTCTCGAGGAAACCGATAAGTCTTAGACTCTTCCAAGTGAACGGTCTCGGTCTTTAGAGTTTTAGTATCAAATGAAACTATCTGAGTTGGGTTAGACCACTTCACCCATTGGAACGGTTTATCTAGAACAGGCATCCAGTTCTTTTCACAATAGGTATCGTCGTTTCCTGGCGCAGGAATTGAAAAACGTTCTACTTCGACTACGCCATTCTCGGTTATCTCGATCTGTGAAAGATCCATACGACCCTTACCTTCTAGTATGTGGTCCCTTCTTACTCCACATAGATACTTCTTTCCATCCCACTCTACAAACCTAGCATCTTCCAATCCAATGTAGAACCAGTTAGGATTCTCATTGAGTCTCATGTCAACGCGATCTGCAGTTATAACATTAAGTCGATCGTCTAATCTGCACACGACGTTTTCGGATCTGATATTAATGTCGTTGTCGGAATATAGATATTTGAGAGGACCGTCTTTTTCTGGAAACTTATTACTGTAGTAGAGTGTGTAGTTTGTTTCTCTTAAGTTTACAAAGACTCTCTCTTTATCATCAACAAACACGGAAGCATTTGTAGTCGCAACTCCTTTAGAAACAGAATGAGGAACTACGATAGAATGCACGGATCCTCCCTTTTCCAAAACATATTTGGAAAGACTAGAACTATATACATCCTTTAAATCTGAAGAGTTGTGATAGTAGTTAGCTCTTTCGTTTTCTTTTTTGATCTGCATAAGATTCTTTAACGCATCTCTTTTTATGTGGTTCGGAACGTCCTTGATCTTTGTTAACGATAGTAATATCTCTCTTGCTTCTTCAATGAAACCGCTGTTAAAACCAGCATGCGCTTTTTGCAAAAGAAGTGAATACTTTCCTTCAAAAATAGTTTTAAATCTCAAGGGTTTTAAATTATCTATGTCTTTAATAGATAATGCGGTGCACACTAGAGAGTACGCGGTGAACCACTTCTCATCGTTCGTTTCGTTATTTTCTATGAACTTACTTAGAATTAAATATGCTTCGGGTCTATCAGGCATATGCGATATCGCAAAGTTTAGCATACCCTTTGTTGAATATCTACGTCTTCCTAGTGAAGCAGTACATGCTGCAAACCTTATTAGGCTCTCATATGACAGAAGACGGTTCTCTGTTCTTTCTGCTGTTCTTAAGTAATAAGAACCAGCCGAAGAATACTGCCCCAGATCCTCATAGTAAGATCCTAGAGTAAAACTTACTTCTGGATCACTAGGGTTAAGAGCAAACATCGTGATCAATTGTTTCATTTCTTCAAGCATATTAACCCTTTGCATAATTTAAAAACTTTTCTACGGTTGCATATGGAGTTTCTAATACGTATGCAACGTTGTCTTGAAAACCAAACGTGATGAGGATCTTTCCTTTATGGTGACACATTCCGCACGTAAACTCAGTATGTCCTCCCATAATGGTAAAGTCATCAGAGAAACCTACTATGTCCCAGTTCCTATCCCATACTATAAAGCGATGCCGATATACTCCGTCCTTTACTCGCTTCTCTCCTTTAAACAGATCCACCTCGTGAGTAAGAGCAATATAGTGATCACCGAACGGAATGACTTGCGATCCTCCACGAGGTTCTGTAAGACCCTTAGGATTTCCATTAAACAGACGCTTCTCGCTAAGAAAGGCTGTTTCTGCTTTAGATTTTTCTATATCTACAAGAACTACTTCTGTTGGGTTGCACCACTTTATGTACGTATAGTTTTGATCTAGAACTGGCATCCAATTCTTTTCGCAATAAGACTTGTCTTCACCAGGTGCACCGATACGAGTTCTTGACACTTCTATGACTTCGTTTTCCAGAACTTCTATCTCTGACAGTTCCATACGACCCTGTCCGTTTGTAGTCGTATCTCTACGAACTCCAGTCATATAGAGCTTTCCGCCCCATTCCACGAGTCTTGCGTCTTCAAGTCCTACGAAGTCCCAGATTGGTTCTTTGTCCAATCTTGAAGTATCTACGTGATTGAATCTAGTAATGTTATAGTTATCATCAAGTTCGCAGTAGTAGTTTTCAGTGCGAAGCTTCATATCGTCTTCGGGGTGAAGATATGTTAGAGGCCCCCAAGGATGGACGAATTTCTTTTTCTCTGAATGATAGAATAGATAGTTGGTGCATCTTACATTAACAATCAATTTATCATTATGAACCAAGATGGATGGGTTCATGAGACCAGTTCCACCGGTGAGTTCGACTGGAACGATAAGCGGATGAATGCTGCCGCCGTCCGTTAATGCTTGTTGTGCTAGAGTGATAGAAGTTTCATATCTGTATGTTTGCTCTACTTGATATGAATCTTTTATGTGTTCAAAAAATGACATAGTGTAATAAGTCTCCGCATAATATAGTTATCTCAACTACATTTATTTATCTGCCACGATAGCGTTGATTATTTAACCCAATGCGATTGCGTATGCAACTGCGTCTGCCGTCGTTACAGGTGTATCCCAAAAGACACTGTTTGCAGAAGAGTGTAATACTTGTCCAAAAGATCCAGGTGAATTTGTGCTGTCATATATGGCTCCAGTTATTCTAACATTGCCTTCCACGTGCAGTTTTTGAGATGGGATTAACGTCCCAATGCCTATATTTCCTGCGCCATCAGCGGTTATTCCGCCAATACTAACATTAACTCCTACTAACGTCCTTAACGATACTGGCATTAGTTATCTCTCTTTATGTTTTCGATATCGGCTTTTAGTCTCTTAACTGCTTCTATTAAGATCGCAATAAGTGGAGTATATGCAACCGTCTTCCAACCGTTTCCGTTTGTTTTCACGAGTTCTGGCATTATCTTTTCAAGTTCCTGCGCAATCACACCGTAACTCTTAGTTTTGTTATCTTTCCAATCGAAACTATATGTATTTATTCTTTCTAGAATATCAAAGCTGTTATCAATAGACATAAAGTTTTCTTTAAACGTTTCGTCTGAAAGCGAGTTGAAGTTAGTCGCCGAGAGATCACCGGTCGAAGGATTGAAATACAGTTTAGTTGTAGAAACTTCTGCCGTTTGATTCGATCCAGCCGCTGCTACGAATACTGGGTAATGAGTCGCATTAGTGGTGGTATCGTCAGACGCGTTAATCGTAGTAGACGGTCCTGATGTACCTTGGATACCTTGAACACCCTGTGAACCTGTTCCGCCAATACCTTGAGAGCCAACCCCTTGAATACCTTGAATGCCTTGAGTACCCTGAGTACCCTGAGTACCCTGAAGACCTTGTGTACCCCGAGTACCCTGAAGACCCTGTGTCCCTTGAGTTCCCTGAAGACCTTGAGTACCCTGAGTACCCTGAAGACCTTGTGTACCCTGAGTACCCTGAAGACCCTGCGTTCCTTGAGTTCCTTGAGTTCCCTGAAGACCTTGAGATCCAGTCGTACCTTGGGTTCCTTGAGTACCTTGAATACCTTGAATACCTTGGAAACCTTGAGTTCCAGTTGTACCTTGTGTTCCCTGAGTTCCTTGAATACCTTGGAAACCTTGTCTACCTTGTAGGCCTTGAGATCCAGTCGTACCTTGGGTTCCTTGAGTACCTTGAATACCTTGAATACCTTGGAGACCTTGGGATCCAGTTGTACCCTGAGTTCCTTGGGTACCTTGAATACCTTGGAAACCTTGTCTACCTTGTAGGCCTTGAGTACCCTGCGTGCCCTGAGTCCCTTGTGTACCTTGTGTTCCCTGAGTTCCTTGAATACCTTGGAAACCTTGAGTTCCAGTTGTACCTTGAATACCTTGAATACCCTGCGGGCCATATGCATACAATGCAGCTGTAAAATATGTGCCGTTTGCACTGCTATTAATGTTCTGAGAAGTTGTATTTCCAGTAAATGCAGTAACTTCGACATAATCTGTTGTACCGTTAAAATATGCAATAGTGGAAAATGTCATTGCATAACCAGAACCAGTCATGATTTGATCTTGACTAATTGCTAGCTGCGTAGTTCCATTTTTTCTAAGTTGGATATTGTTTTGATTATTAGTTACTGCGCCAGCATCCCACCAAACCTGAGCAGTAATATTGTAATAACCGGCAACAGTTGGTTGGAACCTATTTGAAGCGAACCAATTCTGTGGATCAAAATCATCTGAAAATGTAACAACTGTATCGGCGCCGTTGGTGACAGTTTGTGCTATGTCTTTAACTGCACGAACTACATAACTACCGGGTGTAAGCAAACCGCCATCAAATCCTTGTACACCCTGTCTACCCTGTAGACCTTGAGTTCCCTGAGGACCCTGTAGACCTTGAGTTCCCTGAGTACCCTGTAGACCTTGAGTACCTTGAGTTCCCTGCGTTCCTTGTGTTCCTTGAAGACCTTGAGTACCTTGAGTTCCCTGAAGACCTTGAGTGCCTTGAGTTCCCTGCGTTCCTTGTGTTCCTTGAAGACCTTGAGTGCCTTGAGTTCCCTGAAGACCTTGAGTGCCTTGAGTTCCCTGAAGACCTTGAGTACCTTGTCTACCTTGGAGTCCTTGAGGACCCTGTACACCTTGAGTGCCTTGAGTTCCCTGAAGACCTTGAGTACCTTGTCTACCTTGGAGTCCTTGAGGACCCTGTACACCTTGAATACCTTGAACACCAATTGCAGTAAATATTTCCCAAGTAGAGCCATCATAAGCAAATTCTACAGAGAAACCTTTCACATCCATTGCAACGTCGTCTGAAACTCCTTCGATTGTGCTTCCGTTTCTTCCAACCGTAAGGTTGGTGGCCGCCCAGTCGGCTGGATCTGCAATAATTACAAAATCGCCTGTAGAAGGAGCAGCCGGAAGATTAATTGTGAATGTTCCCCCAGAAGTGTCTGCTAGAATTCTGTCTCCGGAAACTGCGGTGTATGTAGTTGTTTTTACTAACCAATTATTAAAACCACCATCCAGACCTTGTAATCCTTGAACACCAGTTCCTTGAAGACCCTGTGTCCCTTGAGTGCCCTGAGTTCCTTGAAGACCCTGTGTCCCTTGAGTGCCCTGAGTTCCTTGAAGACCTTGGGTTCCTTGAGTACCCTGAGTACCCTGAAGACCTTGGGTTCCTTGTGTTCCTTGAGTACCCTGAGTACCCTGAAGACCTTGGGTTCCTTGTGTTCCTTGAGTTCCTTGAGTACCCTGAAGCCCTTGGGTTCCCTGAGTTCCTTGCGTACCTTGAGTTCCCTGAGTTCCTTGCGTACCTTGTGTGCCCTGAAGACCTTGAGTGCCCTGAGTTCCTTGTATACCTTGAGTTCCTTGAGTTCCTTGAGTACCCTGAAGACCCTGTGTTCCCTGAGTTCCCTGAGTTCCTTGAGTACCTTGAGTTCCTTGAGTACCTTGAGTTCCTTGAGTACCCTGAAGACCCTGCTCGCCTTGAAGACCTTGAGTGCCTTGTGTACCCTGAGTACCCTGAGTACCTTGAGTACCCTGAAGACCCTGAGTACCTTGAGTACCTTGAGTACCTTGAGTACCCTGAAGACCCTGTGTTCCCTGAGTTCCCTGAGTACCCTGAAGACCCTGTGTTCCCTGAAGACCCTGTGTTCCCTGAGTACCTTGAGTACCCTGAGTACCTTGAGTACCCTGAAGACCCTGTGTTCCCTGAGTACCTTGAGTACCCTGAAGACCCTGTGTTCCCTGAAGACCCTGTGTTCCCTGAGTACCTTGAGTACCCTGAGTACCTTGAGTACCCTGAAGACCCTGTGTTCCCTGAAGACCCTGTGTTCCCTGAGTACCTTGAGTACCCTGAGTACCTTGAGTACCCTGAAGACCCTGAGTACCCTGAAGACCCTGAGTACCCTGCGGGCCTTGTAGGTTTGTTGGAGATCCAACCCATTCACCGCTCGAATTAATTACTGGCCCAACACTTTGGATAGTGACTCCGCTTACTACGATGTTAGCGGTGTTGTCTATAGAGAATTCTACACCATTAAGTTCTAATCCAGCCCCTGCTTTATAAATCTGAGAAGAACTTATCTGAGAGAAGTTTATACCCGTGCTTCCAAAAACGATAGTGCCTTCAGTCGTCATCACGTAAAGTTGACCAGCCCCAGTGTCACCTTCAAGAACATAGAATGCGTCACCTTTTCCTAGGTTACCAGGACTGCTTGGACTATAAGAATCCGCATCCGTTGAACGAATAAGAACCCAAGCAGTGTTCGCAGATCCAGTGTCTGAAACTGTATATACGCCGTTATGTGCAGTATTTGCTTGTTGATATAATAAGACACGATCATCAATATCTAAAGTAATGCCATCTATGATAAGAGTTGCTTGTGTTCCGACATTCGTAAGAGTTGCACCTACACCAGAAGTACCATTATCATATGCAGCATTAAGATTTATCGGTGATTCAACTCTGACTGGATCGTGATAGTGTATAGCTGCAGATACAAGAGTATCTACATACTGTTTTGTGACAGCTTGTAGATTTCCCGTTGGATCTTGAGCGAGAGTTAAGAAACCGCTAGTCATTGCGGTACTAACGTCCGATCTTAGGAATTGTAGACTGTCTAATCCATCGAGAGTAGCAGCATCACCTGCGGTAGAACCTTGAATACCTTGCAAGCCTTGATCACCTTGAAGCCCTTGCATGCCCTGTGGGCCTTGTGTTCCTTGGATACCTTGCTCGCCCTGAACACCCTGAAGTCCTTGTGAACCCTGGGTTCCCTGCGTACCTTGTGTTCCTTGAAGACCTTGCTCACCTTGTACCCCTTGAGTTCCCTGTGTTCCTTGAGTTCCTTGCGTACCTTGGATACCTTGCTCGCCCTGAACACCCTGAAGTCCTTGTGAACCCTGGGTTCCCTGCGTACCTTGTGTTCCTTGTGTTCCTTGTAGACCTTGTGTCCCCTGTGTACCTTGTGTTCCTTGAAGACCCTGGGTCCCTTGTGTTCCTTGAAGACCCTGAGTTCCTTGTAGAACAAACAGTTCCCATTCAGCAGTATTAACCGCAGGGTCCTGGTAAACCGATGTGATGACTTGCTTTGATACATAAGTGTTACCATCAACTGGGCTTACAGCAACAGTATCTTTTACATAGCTAGCTTCTGTCCATAATCCAATGTAATTTAATACGAGCTCTATGCCTTGGAGTCCCTGTAGACCCTGTGTTCCTTGCTCACCCTGAAGACCTTGAGTACCTTGGGTTCCTTGTTCACCTTGAAGACCCTGAGTACCTTGGGTTCCTTGTTCACCTTGAAGACCTTGCGTTCCTTGAGTACCCTGTGTCCCTTGAGTTCCTTGAGTTCCCTGAAGACCCTGCTCGCCTTGAAGACCTTGAGTGCCTTGGGTTCCTTGAGTTCCCTGAAGACCTTGGGTTCCTTGTGTACCCTGTGTCCCTTGAGTTCCTTGAGTTCCTTGAGTTCCCTGAAGACCCTGCTCGCCTTGAAGACCTTGAGTGCCTTGTGTACCCTGTGTCCCTTGAGTTCCTTGAGTTCCCTGAAGACCCTGCTCGCCTTGAAGACCTTGAGTGCCTTGGGTTCCTTGAAGACCTTGAGTGCCTTGGGTTCCTTGAGTACCTTGGGTTCCCTGAAGACCCTGCTCGCCTTGAAGACCTTGAGTGCCTTGGGTTCCTTGAAGACCTTGAGTGCCTTGGGTTCCTTGAGTACCTTGGGTTCCTTGTTCACCTTGAAGACCTTGCGTTCCTTGAGTACCCTGAAGACCTTGCGTTCCTTGCGTACCCTGAAGACCTTGCGTTCCTTGCGTACCCTGAAGACCCTGTGTCCCTTGAGTTCCCTGAATACCTTGAGTTCCTTGTGTACCCGTACCCTGCGTCCCTTGAAGACCCTGCATGCCCTGGGCGCCTTCATCCCCATCTACTGCTGCAGTACCTTGTGTACCCTGAGAACCCTGAAGACCTTGTAAGCCCTGTGGGCTCTGTGTACCTTGAGTTCCCTGCTCTCCTTGTAGACCCTGAAGACCTTGAGTACCTTGTGTTCCTTGAGTACCCTGAAGACCTTGTTCGCCTTGGAGACCTTGGGTTCCCTGAGTTCCCTGAGTTCCTTGTGTACCCTGCGTCCCTTGAGTTCCTTGCTCGCCTTGAAGACCTTGGGTGCCTTGGGTTCCCTGAGTTCCTTGCGTCCCTTGAGTTCCTTGGGTGCCTTGGGTGCCTTGCGTCCCTTGAGTTCCTTGCTCGCCTTGAAGACCTTGGGTGCCTTGCGTCCCTTGCGTCCCTTGAGTTCCCTGAAGACCTTGCGTTCCCTGCGTCCCTTGTTCGCCTTGAAGACCTTGCGTTCCCTGAGTTCCCTGAGTTCCTTGCGTTCCTTGAGTACCTTGGGTTCCCTGAAGACCCTGTGTCCCTTGAGTTCCCTGAATACCTTGAGTTCCTTGCGTACCCTGAACACCCTGAAGACCAGTGTCACCGATGTCACCTGTACGAGCAAACGTGATGATAACATCTTCATTATTATTGAATGAAGAAACAGAACCGGATACATAAGATCCGTCCACTGTGAAGTAACCAGTTTCTTCTGTTATTGAAGATATCGTGAATAACACGAAACGAGAAGAATTAGTGCGGTTTGATACTCTAAAGTGACCCTTAATAGTAGATGTAGAGTCGTCTATCGTTCTTAAGAAACTTTGTATGTCTGTACTGTTATCATCCGCGTCATCGATGTACATACTAAGAGCGGTAGTGATATCGGTGTTGCTAAATTTAAGTTTTCCAACTCCAGGATCGGTTGCATCTACAGAATTGCTAAAGGTGTAATCAAATGAAGCGCCGCCAAAGTTTCCGTCAATACCCTGAGTACCCTGTGAACCCTGAGTACCTTGAGAACCCTGTGCACCTTGAATACCTTGAAAACCTAGAGAACCCTGCAGACCTTGAGTTCCTTGAGAACCCTGTGTTCCTTGAAAACCCTGTAGACCTTGACGCCCTTGGAGACCTTGTGTACCTTGGATCCCTTGAACTACGCTAGTATCAAGCCAAAAACGATTACCCTCTTCGTCTGAAGCAAGCACATAGTTATTTCCGGCTGGAACTCCAAGATCTGGTTCCGCATCAGAAAGTTTCAGATACCTGTATCTATCTGGAGACGCTTGAGTCGATGGCGTCTTTTTTACTTTACCTGATAAAAATTCTGTCATCTATCTTACACCACACCACTGTGTTCGCTCGACAGTCTTTCTTCGGCTGCCGACCAAACATCAAATATTCCATTTATTTCGCTTCTAACTTGTAACGTATCTCCAGTTGCATTGTTAGCAACTCTTTTAAACAAACTTCTACCTTGAATAGGAATAAAAGCAGTATCACCAGCAGGAACCTCAAGTTTTCCAAGCTCTATCGTATCATTATCTTCGGTTACAAGGATGATTTCTATCCATCTATCGTTCGATGTGTCTTTATTTTTTGCAGCTAGCGGCGTAAGAAAAAAGATCTCTCCTGGTCTTATAGCACGAGCCTCGTCCGTAGGATCCCTTTCGGCAAACTTAATAGATGCGTCTGGAACAGAAAAGTCTGGAGCTTCTGCAATTACTTCAAACGTGTTTGACACACTTTCTTTTGCTATTCTTAATGGCTTACCCGTTGACGGTGTTCTGCATGTAATACGTGCCATGATTAAAAACTCCTTGCGATTGCAGCTCTAGTAGCAATTCTATTAACTGATTGTTCAAACGGAGGACCAGTAAGTTCTCCAGTATCGGCATCGATCTTCATACCGCCAATGAAGAGCGCCGAACCCTGATCATCCTGGCCAGATGCAATAACCACTCCGTTGTTTAATTCGAGTATACTTTCTTCGATCGTCGAAAAATTTCTTGCTGGTGGTATTTTAGTAAGAGCGACTCCGGCCATAAGAGCGGTCCAAGTATGACTGATGGCAGTGATCGTAGACGGTTCCGTAACTGTTTCTGTATTTTGAATTGTATTCAATAATGCAGTGATTAGATTTGTAACTATCGTGTCAGACGCAGAGTTGACATTAGGAAGCGCAATAATAGTGTCTCTTATAAATTGAAACATATATATAAGAGCGGCTTCTCTCGAAGGATCGTAGACTTTTTCCGATATAGTGTTAAATAAGCCCTTAGCAAAATCTAGCATCGGCTTTTCGTTCGCCGTTTGTAAAACCCATATTATGGACTGTATTAGAGTCGTAGCTTCTCTTCTAAAATATATTTCATCTTGAGAGTTCCAACCGGTTGTGTAATCTTCTGCAACAAGATCGTCCCATGCGTCTTCTACGATAGAAGCCTTTATGGAGTTTACTGCAGTCGACGCCGTTGTTTGAACGGAAAGAGAACCCTCGGCTACTTCTGTTGGAACCACAATCTGCCTAGATCCATCTGCGACCATAGTAAAGTCGCCAAATTGCGTTGAACACGAAGACAGAATGATTTGACCGCCGTCAAGAGCAAGAAAGTGTTTATGAGACCACATACTAATCGCATTTACGGCGTTAATAAGACCACCGTTCTTTGCGACGTATCCAATACCATTGTGCGAAACAGGAGTTGCACCCCACGCCATGATGTTTGGATATATGCTATATTTAGAACAGACGGCGCCGTCTGCGAGTATAACTCCAGCGCCACGACCAATAAGAGGGTTCTGATTCTCTCTATCGAGAGGAGGCGCAACCGTGTCCCAGAACGGAGTAGTTCTCACAACAACCTTATGAATATAAGGAGCTCTTCTTATTACCGCGTCTTGTCTAAAGCAGAAAGCAAAACCTTCCGTTGGATCATCTAGACTGTCAAGTCTCCAATTGTCAAACATTAGACCTTCTACGAAGCATCCTGATCCAAGACGAAAAACATTTCTTTCTTCAAAACCAGTTTCCGGTCTTATGATAGCACTTCTATGCGCCGAACGTATGATTACATCGTCTGGTACATCTATATGACCTTCCGTTGTGTACTCACCCGGCCCTATCTCAATAAGAGTAATCTCGCCTACACGATCCCAGGCTGCATCTACAGCTTGTTCTATCGTTGCGAACGCGCTATCCCATGATGTTCCGCTATTTGAGTCGTTACCATTCTTTTGAACGTATACAACATTTCTAACAGGATTATTAGCAAGAAACGTTATAATCGCTTCGTCATTACCCTGCTTTCTCTTAAGAAAGAGATTACCATCAAAGGTGTTAATCGCAAGTTCGCCTAGCTCAAGATCGGATACTGTTGGTACTCTATCCGATACAGAGCTTCTCTTATGTTTTATTGTAGTGGCCATTCTATTCTTCGACTCTTTTCGTTTGGTCGTTTTCTTTATTTATTTACTTAGTATGTGCCGCCGTCAATGACTTGCGCGTTAAGTATATTTGTTGCGATAAACGTCTGTGATGAGGAGTTGTAAACAAGAATTGCGCCGTTTACATTATTGTTTAGATTTACGTCCGCAAGATCCTCAAGTCTTCTTATTACGAGGTTCGATTGGTTTGTAAATATCTTTGGGCGTTCTGTTCCAACTGGAACTGTCGCTTGACCAACGATCACAGGCCCAGATTGGCTTGCGAATACTTTAACATTCTCGCGGCCAATTGGTATAGATGCTTGACCAACTGTTACGTTAATTCTTTCTCTTGCCATCTATTATAACCTCGTGACAGTTGGAAGAATAAACATAAGACCCTCTAAAACTTTTGTCCTAGACCCACTTAGATCCACCATGAGTATATCATATGTATATTTTCCAGGATCAAGATCTTCTGTGGTTTCTGGAGGAATGTATAACTCTATCATACTCGTATTTGCGTTGACGTGAGTCGTGATCTCTGCGTTTGCTACCGCAGATGAAGCGTACAACTTCTTAATATTACAGTAGAAAGACTTATTCGAAACGCTGTAATCCGCGCCTTCGTTAGTCGTTAGATATAGGTCGATTGAATAATCAACACCTTGGTCTACATACAAGTTTGCGCGAGTTGCCATGTATTCTATCTCCACTTTTGTTTCTATTTATAAAAAGAGGGACTATTCGTCCCTCTCAATTCTAAATCACAATGTAGAAGTGGAAGAAACTTTAGTCTTCTTCGTCTGGCTCGACTGGTATGAATGATATGCATATTCTCTGATAGACGTCCAGCATTTCTACCTTTGGCTTTGTCATCATAACAATGCTACTTTTATTAAGTTCAACGATTGCTTCTGCAGACAGAATCTGCCAAGGCACGTATCTAAAAACTGGCATGCTTTCTGCATTAAACTTGTATTCAACAGACATAGGATTGATTAGTTCTATCGTCTTGCTGGTCTCAGATTTTACTTCTGCTATATAAGTCTTATCATTTTGTAAAAAAATAAGTTTGTAGTCACCTTTCATCTTCACTCTCCTCATATTAAAGTTGTTTCCAGAACTCATAGTCTTTTTTATAAAAGTTCAGGACGTTTTCTTTGAGCTCTTCAGATAATGAAAAATCTTTTATCTTATCATCGTAAAAAGCTCTATCGTATATGTCTTTTACGTTTATATTTATATCCAAACCGACATCTTTTGTTAGAAACTCTACGAACTCGTCGTTGAACCCGTTTTCAAATTTCCAAACGTAAAAGTCTTCATTAAAAAAATCTACTTGCGGTTTGAACCAATTGTTAAACATATTGGTAAGACCTTTAAAAATAAAGTATTTTCCCTTAGTTCTTAACGAATACGGTTTTTCTTTCATAACATACTTAAAGTATATAGGGTCGTTCATTAGATGAAAATTTTCATACCCACCAAAAAACAATTTCATTGACCACTCAGAATTAACTGTAGATAAGAAACGATCTAGAGGATTTCTAAATATGATGATCTTTTTAGAGTTTTTTAATTCTCCGTGGATATCTTTGAGTTCTTCGTATGTTATATGCATGTACTCACTATCTTTATAAAAGTGAGTATAAAAAATTTCTTTACACTTTTTGTTTTGTATGTAAGAATTCTTCTTGAGTAGACTGATAAAGTGTCGCCCACCATTTCTGGGTATATGCACAAAGCATACGCTCTGGTCGTTCTTTTCAAATATCAATTCTATCTACTCATTCCAAGTTCATTTCTTTTTTGAACTTATTTAAAACTGCGTCGCTTTCGTGTATCCAAGTCACGATTGCTTCGCGTGTTCCAGATTCTACGATCCTAGCTTCATGGTAAAACACGGCTGGAAATATTATGAAGCTTCCGATTTCTTTTGAAAGCTTTGCTATTTCGTTATTATTGTTATCAAACACGACTAACTCACCACCACCATAATCATTTTCTTCTGATAGATTAATCGAGCACGTGAGAATTCTTTTTATGTTAGTATCATACAAGGTGTCTTTGTGTTTTTTAAAGAAGTTACCTTTTTCGTATCTTGCATACTGTATCTCAGCAATATTTGTTAAGTCTATGTAAGAGCATATCGAAGAGTACTCGCTTATTATCGCGGATTGAAGTATGCTAAATGTGTTAGGATACTTATCGGCTTTTGGAAAGAAGATCGTAGAATTGCGAATACTTGTATCTAGTCTACCCTTGCCAGAACTGGAAAGCTGTGCATTAAAGCGATCTTCTTTATAAATATTTGCGTCCTTTGACAGTTTTCTTACTTCGTTTCGCGTAAGTTTACCGCTTGCAATATATTTAGAAAAGTTATCCATGAAGATCTCCCTAGGGACTACTTATTACAACAATCCCGAAAACATAGTAAATTTTATTGATCACCATCTGGAACACGTTGACGAATTAGTCATTGTAGACGATGGATCCTCTGATATTTATCACATATTGAATTATGTTCAACCGTCAGAAAAACTAAAATTGTATCGTGTCAAAAAGGACTATGGGTTTAATTCTCACGGGTGCAGAAATCTTATAATGAAAGAGTCATCAAACGAGTTTGTGATACTCTTGGATTCTGATCGAAAGTTAGAAGACCCAGCATATTCTATAGAACAGATAAAAAGAAAAACACTAAAAGGGAATCGTCTGTATAGATTTGTGGCGCATTCTTTCAACATAGGAAAGAATGTGCACGAGTCTGTTAACGATTATTTAATAAGTAAGACTCACTTCTTTAGTGCCGGTGGATACGATGAGGAATGGATAGGTTATAGAAACGGAGATCGTCAATTCTTTGAGCAACTGAAGTTTTTTGGCGATGAGAAACTTCTACACGACATTAATATATTACTCTTAAGATCTGCATCCTTAAGATTGGACAATAAAGAGATACGTTCTGAAAATGATTTAACGAATCCAAGTAAAAAAGACTACGATGTCGTAATGCAAAGAATGAAAAAGCCGGATCCAAATAAAAAGATAATTACATTTGAATGGGAAAGACTTACTTAAAGTCTCCAAGGTCGAACTTTGTCCCTTTCATCTTATTAATGTCTACTAGGTCGTTGTTCTTCCACACAAGTACTTCGTTATCCTCATACAAGAAATCACAGTCCTTGCAAAAAGAAACCTCGTCGAATCTTTTTTCGGTATGCATCTGTCGCAACCACTTATATCTATCACCATTCCATACTTCTTCGACAGACTTATTCTCTAACGATCCTAAATCTGCTTCTGCATCTCTTCCAAGCACTTGACAGCACGGTGCTACAGATAACTTGGTACCGTTGCTTCCACCAGCACGTATAGTGATATCGGGTGAGAATGGACGCCCACAGGTTCTCTTCTCTCCCTTTCTCTTATATGTTGGATCGTATACTCCCGACCAGTTATGCATCTTCCATATCTCTGCGTGCGATCCTACTACGTCAATAAAGTTCTTTCTGTATTCAGAGACTTCGTATTCTTCCTGATCGTTATCGAGTATAAGGTGATAGGATGCTACGATGCAATTAGAATTCCTTTCCTTGATGTAGTTCTTCATGTCAATTGCGTTTTGCTTAACCGTATCAAAAGCGTATCGATTCATCCACTTTCTATACATCGCTTGATTGTAGCCAATGATCGAGAACCTGGCAAGATCTAACCCAGCATCGACACATTCCTTCATGAAGTCGCCTCGAAGGTTATAACCGTTTGTGTATATGAAAGCTTTCGCTCCGTACTTTTTTACGATAGCAATGTATTCCGGAAGATTACGATTTAGAGTCGGCTCGCCAGATCCTTCAAGGTTCACAACATTAAGACCTGCTTCTGCACACTCGGCAACTGCTCTCTCAAAATCTTCGAGAGACATCTTCTTGAGCCAGTCCTTACCTCGTCCACCATGCGTACCGTCAGCATTCGTCTGAGGACACATCTGACAGGTATAGTTGCAGCCCCCGTTGATCTCTATGACGGCTCTGTCTATATTGAGCGGTATTGAATAATCATTCATTCTATCAACCTTATGGTATCATTACAAAATTATGTTTCTTATATTCGTCTTTGTCGTTTGAATAGTGATCTATCGTTCCGCCATACTTCATTGACATTACCTGGTCTGAAGCTGGAATAAAGAGATCATGTTTAACATTGACTAACTCTTTCATTCTATTATTTTGAAAGGCAAACTTTTCTATATGAGAGTACGGTCCATTACTTATCTCTACTCCATACATATGCTCTATTAGATCCTTTGCGAACCAGGGCTGAATGATATAGCTACCCATTGCAGCGCGATCGTAGAATGTAATTCCGTAAAGATTGTTACACCAAAGTTTTGAAGGATCTTGTAATATGCAGTCGTGTTCGAGTATTAGAATAGGTTTGTTCGTAAAGACTGATTCTTGCCAGAGACGAAAATGACTGTAGAAGCATGCACGTTCTGTTTCGGTTATCTCAACCTTCAATCCTCTTACTACATACTTAGGAGAAGTAGAGTATTTTGCGAACTTTAGGTCTTTCTGTCTGTGTAACGTCTTTGGTGTTATCGCGTTAAAGCGATTGACTGTGATCCCTACACTTTCCCAACTCGGCTTGCAATAATCGTGATAGTACTCAGACCTTTCGTCGTTCTCTATCACTATCATAAAACATGATATGTTTTTAAATATATCCATTTGATTTAAGATCTTTAAGTGGTCCTTGAGATTCTATAGCATGCTTATCGTAATCGCTATCTGTAATGTACTCCACCATATTAACCCACATGTCTCTATTGTGTATAACAAAGGCGATCGACAATCTGGCTTTCTTAGTTGAAGCTGCATGCCAGTACACTCTATTCGGTTCCTTGACTTCTGAAGGATAGTATCCGCACTTAACGTTCCAACCTGGCTTGTCATACATATACACTACTTCGTCTTTTTCTTTATCGTAGTACTTAAAGTGCCCATCGCCGTCCTGGCTATATGAGAACAATACATTATATCCTGGAGCGTTACCGTTATGATGCCACCCGATGTAACCGTCGTCAGGATACAACATACATAGCGCGTTTTGTGCAGACCCAACGGTGTTCTGAAGACGCATTAACTTTTTTGCCACTAATTCGTGAAAGAAACTACTTTTATCAATGTCAGTACTTATGGTTCCTATACCTAACGCAGCTCTAGGATACGCAAAATCTTTTAATGGGTACTTTAATGCTTTTCTAAAATATGCATCGTCTACAGAATGTAAATCTGTAATTAGATTATCTTTTTTTTCTTTACGTCTAGCTTCTTCAGATAGTCTTTTTATATTTTCTTCTTTAAAGACATCTTCAGTTATACCAGATAGAATTTTCGTCAGTCTTTGACTTTTTAGGCAAACTTCTTTCATCATTCAATCCCTTCTGTAGTCTTTCATAAAAATGTGTCATATCCTTAGATCTCATGGATACCTTATCTATCTGATATACGATCGGACGTTTTCCATCGTATAGATCCTTTCCATCGTGTATCGTAGCGTTGTACACCTTTGGGCCTATCTTTATATTTAAGTTGTTAAATCGTTCAAACTCTTTCCATCTGCCGGAAGTTAGTCTCCAAAGAGTAAACATATCAAATATTTTCCAATCGGGCCAAGCGAAGTCGTATGTCCACGGTTCGGTTCTTTGTTTTAGATATTCATCGAACCACGTCTGCATAAAATCTATCGTTAGGTCTGTCTTTCTGTAACCGCAGACCGCACCATGATACTTTACTGGTATCTTTTGTTCCTTATCAAAGAAAGACCACTTATAGTTACCGGTTGTATACCAGTAACTCTCTGTGAAGAACATGTCGCAGTCTTTAATCTCGTCGAATACGTTCTTTATCTTACTGCTTACGATCTGCGAGTCTACGTCGTTGTAGAATGTATTCTCGTATGGAGTCCTTGCCATACACCACATCTTTGCTCGCTCGTGAACCGGAATGCCGGTGATCACGTTATTAAAAATCTCTCTTGCTCTATCGTCAACCCAAGCTTCGTGAGTAAAGAGAGTTATGTGAGCGTTTCTATGCATTGTTCGAAGAGACTCTCCGGACAGCATGGCGAGTTCATAGAATAGTTTTTCTTTTGAAGCAACGTATATGAAACCATTTTCACTTTTTTCTACATCATTCATAAATCAATCTCATTTCAAGTTGTTTCGGCTTCTTCCTCGAGATCATCTAGGTAGTCTAGATAATCGTTGTAGTCCATACCCTGATTTTCCATAAACTTTCTCGTGATATCTGTAACAATAAAGTCTAATACAGCTTTCGTTGGCGCTCTTCGTATTGCAGATTTTATATCTGTTCCTGCGTCACGAATAAATGGAAGTTCTAGGACTTTTGTTTTTTCGTTGAAAAGAGTCTTAAGCTCTATGACTTTCTCTTGAGTCCTTCTCTTTTCGTCGGCGTGCTTTTTATGATTTCTCTGTTCCGCTTCGATGCGGTTTCTTTTCTGACGCATTTCTTCGATATCAAATTCATCAACGATTCGATCCCAATACTTATTCACGCCTTTTCTTTTATTATTCGGAACAGTAAGTTCAGCAACGCTTTCGATTCCATCTTCACGTATTATCTTAAATCTTACTCTCGTCTTTTCCAAGTCTACATATTCAGGGTTTAGTATTTTTTCAACCATAATTTAAAGAATCCTTCTCCAAAGAGTTTTCGTAGAGATTACTGAGCTATTATTATTTATTATCGATCCTGCATATGTACTCTGATAGTCTACAGCTCCAGCATAATCGTTTGGTACTGTAGAGTCATAATTTACCGTATCCGGGACGGCTGCAATGTATGTTGTAGTATATGCAGGACCATCATAAGAGCTAGTATAGCTGGATGGTAAAGGACTAGAGAAGACCCCACCTGTGACTCCTATGTAATCGGTAATATATGACAGGGTCCCAACATAAAACACTGGAGCAAATCCTACAAATTGTCCTAGATATGTAGTTTCACTTATATACGACACCGGTCCAATACCAACGTAGTCTCCTAGATAAGCAACTGTGTTGTCATAGTTTGCCGCCGTCACTCCTAAGTAATCTATATCGTATGTTAACACTCCAACGTAGCTTGCGGGAGTCACACCGGCGTATTCACTCTCGTATGTAACAGATAATATATAACTGCCAGCATCTGGAGTTAATCCAGCGTAGTTGCCAAGATAGGCTATAACCGTATCATAAACCGCTCCATCTGGGTTTGTTCCGAGATAATCTGCAGCAATGAGCGCAGTATATAATACTTCCGGTATACCAATATATCCGGCTCCGTCTGGAGTAGTTCCTGGACCGATATATGTAGGGCCGTCAAGAGGGCCCAAGTAACTAACATCAGGCCCGGCACCGAGATAGTTAACTGGTGCACCAGATCCAAGATAATTTATTGCGTTGTCTGACTCGTAGTTTATGGCATCCGGAGTCGCAGGACCTACGTAGTTAATTGATGGTATGGAAGTATAATCTACGAAGTTTAGTTTTTGCGACCCTTGATAATCTTGGTTTCCTGGGCCTAAGTAGTTGGTATCCGCGCCAGGGCCGAGGTAGCTTGTAGCTGCACCAGGGCCGAGGTAGTTTGTAGCATTCGCCGGGCCAGGGCCAACGTATGATAATGTTTTGGTTCTCACGTACGTGATGCCCGGCCCTGGCCCGAGATAGTTTATAGAATTCGCTGCGCCTGGCCCAACATAATTTATAGCATTCGCCGTGCCCGGGCCAAGATAGTTTGTGACGTTAGCAACTAACGAAGTGTAGTTCGCAGCAGGACCTCCTGGGCCAAGGTAGTTAACAGTTGTAATGTCTCCTAGATAGAAAGGTTCTGCGCTAGGACCTAAGTATAGAGGAAATAACGTATAGTTTGTAAAGTTTGCCGGGCCAGGACCAAGATAGTTTACGTTTGGGACTCCGGATTGAGATGCATAAGGAGCACCGTCCGTATCCGTAGATACATATAGAACTCCATCCAAAGGCCCAATATATGTGACTGGCGCAGAGGGTCCTAGATATGAAGCCGGAGTCGTTCCTGCATAGTTAATAGAGTCCGCCAACGGACCAAGATAGTTAACTGTCACGAATCGAGTACTATCATAGGTAACCTCTGCAGGTCCAACGTATGTGACTGGACCAATAAACCCAGTCACATACGTGATAGGAGTGATACCAACGTACGTAGCTGGTCCTACATAATCTGCTACGTAAGTAGCCGGTGTAACGCCGACATAAGAAATAGGACCGATGTAATCGCCGACATAGTTCGTTGGCGCAACTCCATCGTATACAATCCCGCCAAGATAGTCTCCATCGTATGTTGCAAAACCCGGACCTAGATAGTTTATACCACTAGGCCCTTCAAAGGTGGTAGTGTATGCCGCCGGTGCAACACCGTCATAACCAACAATAACAGAAGAAACGTAATCAGTGTCGTATGTTCCTATGTAATCTGTGTCATACGGTACGTCCGAACCGCCAAGATAGCTTATAGGAATAATACCGGTATAATTCACATCAGAAGTATATATCGGGCCTACATAATCTTGCGCAGATATCGTAGGTCTTGTGTCAAGGATAGTACCCATTTCAGCCCAAGTCCCTGGCGTTGGCGCAGCTAGCTGAAATGCATAGTAACCTATCTGTGTTGTTATAATTCTTTCTCTTACTTTTTCGACTAGCTGTTCTATTTCGGCCTGAGTCATGATCTGAATGGTTCCGCCAGATACATGTTTAAGAGGACTGTGTGTAAGAGTGGTAGTACCCGATATCTTTTTAAATAACGTGGTTACAGTAGTATTTGCTGTGTCTTGAACGTTGTTAATGCTTCCGATGGATACCCAAGTACCTCCAGCCGGCGCGGCGCTTGTTAACACGTAACCACCTGGGCCATCTCCAATAACCATATATTGTATAATAGCATCGGCAAGATCGTTGAGCTCTGTATTGTTCGCGATCTTAATATCAGTTCCGTTCCAATGTAATGGTGGATTCGTGACAGATCCGTAGTTACTCGTTCTATCCTGATAAAGAGTGTATGTTGTAGAAAGAAGTGTAACGTCTCCAGTTCCAATAGCTCCCTGATATCGTGTATCAGTGAAATCACCTATTGCTACATAAGCGGTGTTTGCACCTTGTGCGTTGTATATGTTACCGGGCCCGTCAACAGAAGCAAACTTTTCAAGAACAACTTCAGCGATCGCTTCAAACTCAGAGTCGTTTATGATCTGTAATATGCCACTGCCCTTATAGGTAAGGACATTTGGTCTTGCCATATTATACAGAACCCCAGACTACAGTTCCTGCCGCATTAAGGATCTTTAGAGTTCTATTTGAACTGTCCTGCAAATAAGTAATCACGGCAGTGTTTGAGGTTGCCGTGAGTATGTTTGTTATATTTCTGCTATCGTCAATAACGGTTGTTCCAGATATCTTAACAGCCATCTTCGCTCTCCTTTAGAACTATTAGCTGTATCTATTTATCACAACTTATGTCTTTAGCCATCTTTCGTTCTCTAGAGTCCACTTTACTACTTCTGCAATTCTTTCGCGGACTGAAGTGGCTGGTTCCCATCCAAGACTCTTCATCTTGTTTCCGTCTAGGGCATAGCGAAGATCGTGGCCTGGGCGACTCGAGTGAAAGTCGACAAACTCGTAGTTGAGTTCCTTACCTTGCGCGTCTGCGATGATCCTTGCAAGTTCGTAGTTATCGATCTCTTCTGCGCCGACGATGTTAAACTTGGGGCACTTAGCTCCACCCCATTCTTCCTTTAGATCAAAATTCCCATTTAGTAAGAATAAAACTGCATCTGCTACATCTTCTGCGTGGATGTAGTGACGTGATCCCGGGATCGTCTTTGTTCTATCGCTATGGATTGTAATCTTCTCGCCATCACGAGCTTTCTTGATGCACATTGGTATGTACTTCTCCGGGTGTTGTCTCTGACCAAAGACGTTCATAGTATGAGTGATATAGATCGGCAAGCCGTAGGTATTCTCATACGCAACAGCAAGTTCTTCGCCGCCTGCTTTTGATGCGCTATAAGGATTCGTAGAGTTATAGCGATCGTTTTCACCATACTTAATTCCATCCGGCGCAGGACCAAAGACTTCATCGGTACTGAAGTAGATGAACCTCTTAAGATTGCTCTTTTGCGCTCTTGCAAATTCGAGAATGTTACACGTTCCGACAACATTATCAAGAACGAACTCCATCGGATAGTCGATAGAACGATCAACATGTGACCCTGCTGCAAGGTGAGCGATGTAGTCTACGGATCCTACTTCTGAACGAACGAGTGGGTTCATGTCGGCCTTCAGGTCGTGAAATACCACGCTTACTCTCTTACGAGTTTCGGCGTCGAACTCCTGTAGTGAGTCGTGGAGGCGATTCAAGTTTCCACTGTAGTCCAATCTATCTAGAGTAACTACCTCCCAATCCGTCTCTTTGAGCACTTTACATACGAGGTGGTGGGCAATAAAACCGGCTCCGCCAGTGATTAATATTCTTTTCATAATGTATTCCTTTTCATTGTATGAAGAAGCGGGCAATGCCCGCTTCTTTTCTATATGATTACTGCACCTGACTTTGGTAGGCAGACACTTCTTTCTGTATAGCTTCGAGCTGTGCTTCTCTATCGAGTAATGAAAGCTCACGACTATATGTGTTAAACATTTCTTTCCAAGAATCTGAAGAGGTAGAATCGTTTAAAACCTGCTTCATCTCTTCTAGATCAACATTTACTCCAAGGAATGCGAACTTCATACCGGCTGTAGAGAAGACGTCATCACTGTAATTAACTAGCGGTGTAATTTCAGTGCTGTTTGGATCTGTAGTCAGCACGCAGCTCATAATATCGCTTGGCTTGGTCGTATAGACAAAGTCTATCTCGTCTATTTCAAAAGCTGCCATATATTCATTCGCGCTCTTATACGGAATGATCGTAGCATTACTCTGTACTGCTTTTACATTATTTTCTAAAGATAACTTGTATAGAAAATCAATAGCATAACCTATCTTTGCGTTTCCGTTTATAAAGTATTCGAGATCTTTACCGGAATCTTTCTTTGTGCAGATATAGTTATACGAAGAGATGTGAACAGTGATAAAATTATCTTTTGTGAGTGTTTCCTTACATTCTTCACTTGCTGAAAAAGGTTCTGCAATTGGCTGCCATATTACTATGGTTGGGTTAGTCTCAGTTTTAAGAATGCTTGCTGCTGTGGCACAGGACTCTACTTTTTCTACACTTCCAAAAAGAGAAGGGTTTGACTCGTGTAGATAGTTTCCTAGTTTAAAGGCAGCTCCGGTTGGATTGTATGGATTTATGATGCGAACTAATTCGTTTGCGTAGAGCGGTGTAGAAATCATCATAAAGAGCGCTGTGATGTATTTAATCATATTTTACCTCATAAGTATAGAGCGTTGAATGTCATTATGCTGTAGTACAGCATGTCGTGAAGCAGAAATGCAAAGACTATTGGTGTTCTATCGTAACTCTTGAGCAGATAACCAATTGGTATCAAAGCTATAAGAAGTACTACATAGTACACGGACTGACCATACATAGATCCAGTAATATACGCGACGACAAAGAGCATCGCAATAATAAAGATATATATGTATCTAAAGTCTATCCTTGAAAAAACTCTTATCCAATTTACATACTTTCCTGCTATGAATACGCCGATAATCGCGCTAAGCATATAGACAACCATCATATAAGGAAGCATGTGATAGAAGAAGTTTGTTGTTATATGTATTCCTTTACTCTCGACTATACTATATATAAAAGATTGTGTACTAGTAATTGGAAGACCTACGAGAAATAAAGGAATTATTTGTGAAAAAACACCTGCGTTGTTTGCAGTCTCGGCCGCAACAAGACAGTCTATATCACCAACCTGATACTTGTTTTGTTTCTTTTTTATTCTTTTTTCGAGTAGATACGCAAGTGTTGTTCCAAGATGATACGTAACTCCTGGTATAAACCCGGATACATAACCTATCAAGAATCCACGAACTACAACTCCCCAATGTTGTAACATATTCTTAAACGACACAACATAACCTGAAAGTTGCAACTTATTCATCACTATCTTTCTTGAGCCTACTTCAAGTTGATCTAGGATATACGGTATTACGTATATTCCTAAGACGACACTGATTGTAGGAAGCCCGCTTAACAGATAATTGTTACCAAATGTAAGAAATGCGGTGTTTGTATTTTTATCCATCCCGACGTGCGCTAAGATAAAACCCAAGATTATAAATGCGCAACTGATCCAGTACTTATTCTTACTCACTACTATAAATGCTATTAGACACAGAAAAGTAAGCAGCATTTTTATGCGCGTATCAAACATAGAGAACATATAGTAACTATACTGAATAAAGATGTACGACACCATGATAGAGAGAAGAGATCCTATGAAGCTTCCTATCGCTGCATACATTATTGCCCTATCACCATCTCCACGACGAAACAATTCGTGACCTTCGATTAACGAAGGAATGGATGTCATAGAACCAGGGACAGCAAAGATAGTTGCTGACACAGATCCAAAGTATTGGCTCAGGCTTGCAACTACTACATATACTGCTAACGCGTTTGCTGGGTCAATTCCCATTAGAAACGGATACATTAGAGACAGCGTCACAAACACGGACACTCCTGGTATCAATCCGGACAAGACGCCAAAGAAGGTCGCAACAAGAAAAGAAACAACCATTTCTATCATTTCAACTATCTCTTAACTCTAAAGTGGATTTTCTTATGTATATGGACCTAGAAGGAATCGAATTTAATGTTTTATTTTCTTCATCTATGTATCTTGCGTCAACTCTTCTAGATATTTCTTCTTCAAAGAAATGCTGAGTTTCTCGAATAATTCCAATCTTTTCTCTTTTTAAATGAAGATGTTTTAACCATCCGGAATAATCTGGACTCGCTCTCCAATAATTTCCATTCAATACATGACTCAAGGCTTTATATCCCATTGATTCATTTATAAGTGTATAGTAAGAACTAGAAAAGTGTTGAACTTCACTCACAAGTTTTTCTGCTTCGCTCTTACTAATATTTCCACGTGCCTTGACAATACTTTCAATCGCTGATATCTTAAGCCACGCGAGCTTTATCTGTATTTCTGGGACGTCGTCAGTAGAGAAAAAGAAGATTGTATCGTAGTCATTAGATGATGGAGTATCATATTGCCACCACATTCCAGAATTAGTAGCCCAAAACCAATCTCCGTTTACCAAAGTTACACGAGGTTTTTCTAATCCCCATATCATACAAGATCGCGGTTTAGTCTTATTCACTCTCTTGTGTCTTGAGTGATATTGGCCTATAGATTCCGGTAACTTAACCATAGTACGATAATCACCTACGAAATTCTCAAGAGCAAGTCTCCATTCTGCCGGGTCGTTTGGTGCAAGATAATTCGGTTTGTCTAAACCTTCTACCGTGTAGTTGAGTTGCTTTAACTTCTCGCTGTATTTACTCATAAGAGTATCACGAATCTGTCCAAAGAGTTTTATTTTTGGATTAAAATCTTCGAAACCAAACCCGGCTCTATGCCAAAGTTTAACATTTCTTATACCTTCATCTATAAATGCATCGAGTATTGTATGACTATCAGTTCCTCCACTGTAGTGAATCGTAATGTCATCATACTTTTCCGCAAGGATTCTTGCGTGCTTCCTGAAATAGTCTTTAGATTCAAGAAGAGGTTCTACTCTCCATGCCTGCGGATTACGATACACGTCATAGTCAAGAACAAACTCTATCCTAGAGTCTCTTCTCTTACTTGCTTCTGAAAATGCTTCTACGTTATTATAAAACTTAGATCCGTTCGCGAGAAAGTAGAAGTTTGGTTTTGAAGAAGGAATATCGCGAAATAAATTTATCACAATTCAATAAGTCTACTTTTTCTCAACTTCGTCTAGACGAGCAGATAGCTCCTTTACAGCTTCAATAAGAACGGCTGTTATGTTACCATACGCTACTGATTTATATTCACCTATGTCATGAACTACTTCTGGGAGTATCTTTTCAACTTCCTGCGCGATCACACCTACGTTCTGCTTTCCGTCTCTTTCGAAATACACACCTCTCATTAGATCAACTTTTTCAAGAGCGCTATCGATTGTGCGAATATTCGTCTTAAGTCTTTCATCAGAATAAGCTGTTACGTTTCCACCGACGGCTAGGTTTCCGGTTGATGGTTGGAATGAGAACGCTGTGGCTGTAGTTCTTACTCTTGCTGTTTGGTCGCTTCCAGAACCGGCAACAAAGACTGGGTAGTGAACCGTAGAAGACGTCGAGTCTGCTGCATTGATTGTGCTAGATGGTCCGGCCAAGCCTTGTGTACCAGTAGTTCCTTGTCTACCTTGAATGCCTTGCGAACCGTTCAATCCGTTCGATCCTAGAACACCCGCGGTACCTTGTACACCAGTACTACCCGCTGTTCCGGTCAATCCTTGAGAACCGGATCCTGTTGTACCTTGTCTCCCTTGAATACCCTGAAGCCCTTGTCCGCCAGTTGTTCCGGTTAATCCTTGAGAGCCAGACCCTGTTGTACCCTGTGTACCTAGAGTACCTTGAATGCCTTGAGTACCTTGACGACCTTGGAAGCCTTGCGCTACTGCTCCACCGTCTTGACCTTGAATACCTTGGCTTCCTTGGAAGCCTTGAGCAACTGCACCACCATTGAGACCTTGAATACCTTGACTACCAGCTCCGCTAATGCCTTGTGTACCTTGTCTACCTTGGAAACCTTGGACAGTACCGGCAGTACCTTGGAAACCTTGGTTACCTTCTCCAGGTATACCTTGGACGCCCTGTCTTCCCTGGAAACCTTGCGCTGCGGCAGCACCAGTAAGACCTTGGATACCCTGATTACCGGTTCCAGCAATACCTTGAGTACCCTGGTTACCTTGGAAACCTTGGAATGTAGCTGAGCCGCTAAGACCTTGGATACCAAACGTACCTTGAATACCTTGTGAACCAGTTGCACCAGTTGCACCCGATCCAGCAATACCCTGGAACCCTTGCGTACCCTGTCTTCCCTGGAACCCTTGCGTACCTTGAATACCTTGATCGCCGCTAGCACCAGTTGCGCCTGTTCCTACAAGACCCTGTAGTCCTTGGCCACCCGTTGTACCTTGCCTACCCTGGAAACCTTGAGCGGCGACTACACCTGCAATACCTTGATTTCCCTGAGTGCCGGTTCCAGAAATGCCTTGCCCGCCTTGCCTACCTTGAATACCTTGAGCAGCCACAGCTCCTTCAATGCCTTGGTTTCCAAGTCTACCTTGAAGACCTTGCGTGCCTTGAATACCTTGAGCAGCCGCGGCTCCTTCAATGCCTTGGTTTCCAAGTCTACCTTGAAGGCCCTGGAATCCTTGTGTTCCAGTTCGACCTTGGATACCTTGCGCAGCTGCCTGTCCGGCAAGACCTTGATTACCAAAAGTTCCTTGCAAACCTTGAAGACCTTGAGAAGCAGCAGCGCCAGTCGCACCTTGAATGCTAATTCCTTGAGCGCCTTGGATACCAAGCGTACCTTGAATACCTTGATTGGCGGCTGCGCCGGCCTGTCCTTGTAAACCTTGGGTTCCAATTCCCTGTATACCTTGTATACCTTGTCTACCTTGGCTTCCCTGTATACCTTGAAGACCTTGGATACCTTGAGTACCTTGTCTTCCTTGTGTTCCCTGTATACCCTGAAGACCTTGAGTTCCTTGAGTTCCCTGTGTCCCTTGACGACCTTGCGTACCCTGAGGACCTTTGATCTGGCCTCCGTTTGTCCACGTAGTTCCGTTATACGCCCAAACATCTCCTTCCAACTCGTCTATAACTGCATCTCCGGCAGTTGCGCTTGGAAATGCTGCGTTTAGAGTAGTCTGTGGATTGTTAGGCGGAGCTACGTTTACGTCTGCAACAGAACCGATAAGATTAATGGATGGACCGATAAGACCTTGTATACCTTGACGTCCCTGTGTTCCCTGCAGTCCTTGTATACCCTGAGTACCTTGAATACCCTGAAGACCTTGAGTTCCTTGTGTACCCTGAAGACCTTGAGTTCCTTGAGTTCCTTGACGACCCTGTGTACCCTGAAGACCTTGAATACCCTGTGATCCCTGGGTGCCTTGTGTCCCTTGCGGTCCTTGAATACCCTGATTGCCTAAAGAACCCTGAATACCTTGAACACCTTGTGAGCCAGCAGCACCAGTTGCACCTACACCCTGAATACCCTGCAGACCTTGCGATCCTTGAGTACCCTGCCGACCTTGAGTACCTTGGGTTCCTTGTCTACCTTGAGTACCCTGAGTTCCAGTTTCGCCTTGTAAACCTTGCCCGCCTTGTCTACCTTGAGTACCCTGTGTACCTTGGTTACCCTGACGACCTTGGTTACCTTGGTTACCCTGAACTCCTTGCGGTCCCTGCGGTCCCTGAATACCCTGTGTACCTCTAAACGGGCCGAGGTTTAACCAATCGTCATTTCCGATATAAGCCCATAGTTCATCTAATGCCTGGTCAACAACCGTATCGCCAACTAGCGCTGATGGAAAGAAAGCTGAAAGAAGGCCGTCTGGGTTGGTGTTAGCATTTACATCTGCGACCTCACCGATGATTTTAATCGCAGGGCCAAAGTTACCTTGTACACCTTGTACTCCTTGTGGACCTTGTGGACCTTGAAGACCCTGGACTGATATCCCGATTTCTATCCAATCAGAACCATCAGAATAGTACATAATACTAGTGTTTGAAGAATCTGTGTTTGCATAAACAATCGAGCCTTCGTATACACCAGGATCTAGAGCGATAGGGTAGGACTGCCTAATACCGGGTCCTATTATAGGTGTTCTTCCTCTTACTGTCTTAAGCGACATCATCCTGCTCCGCTTGTCCTATTGTGTAGGATATTGTTACATTTACTGACCCATTTATAGATGCTTTTACATCAACCGTGTCTCCAGTGTATATGAACTGACCGTTTAATGGAAGTGGAAGAACATCAAACGCAGGAACTGGTAGTTCGTTAGCTATTATGAATGACGTGTTAGAACTTGCTCTGTATATTCTTACGCTTACATCTACAGTCTGAACATCAATATTAGTGATAATCATTGGACTGATAATTTCTGCCACCCCGGGAACGACGACGGTGTCGCCGCCGAATACTAATTCGGGTACTTCAAAACTAGGAACTTCAATAATAGTCTCCCAGTCGTCAGTTAAGGTTACGCTTAGACCAATTGGCTTTGCGTCAGGCGCTTGGCTTGTTGTAACTATGCTATATGTCATATTGATGCCCTACTTTGCGAAGCTCTACGAGCTAGTTTTCTAACAGATGATGTGAATGGCCTTCCTTCAATTCTTCCGGTACGACCGTTAATTTTAAGACCTCTAGCGAAGTACTGGTTATTTAGTTCGTCGGCTCCAGACCAACGTACTCTTCCACCATCTTCTTGAAGAACAGATGCAGCGGCTGATATAGGCTGGCCAAGTCTTCTGAAGTTAAGTGGAAGCGCGTTAACGTTAACGCCTGCACTTGCGAGGTTAAACTGGTGTGAGAGACTCTCTACGAGGCTACCGAAACGAAGAATGCGAGGATTTCTTAAGCTTGCTATGAGGACGTCATCTACAAGACCGTCAACCATATTTTCTTCTGTGGCGGTTAGTGTAAAGTTTATCTTAATATAGTCACCCATATGAGTAAACGAATCTGTAAAGGCGTTAAGAAGAGTTATATCATTTGGCCCGTCGTTAGTCCACGCAGATCCATCCCAGTAGTAGACGTCTCCGTCATAGATATTTGATACACTGGTATATACAACATACGCATCATTTACTTCTACCGTAACTCCACTAGGTAGAGCTCCAACAGTAGCTACGCTTCCTATGTATCTTAAGCCATCGGTGTTTGGATTAAACACCGAGAATACATGTCTTCCTTCATAATTAAAGAGGCCAGCTGTAAATATACGAGTTCCTGTTTGTGTACCTTCACGAAAATCGTTTGTGATAGAACGTATAAAGTTTAGAGCATCTCTACGAGTAAGTTCTTCGTTTACAGTGTTTGCAGAATACCCTTCAGTGATCGTTAGATAGTCCCACATGTCGTCTATGATTGTGTTTGCGCCTGCGAGTATTTCATCTGCAAGACCGTCGTTCTCTACAAGAGTAGCGGTCGTTAATCTAGGGTTTTGGACCGGAGTAGATCCCTTCGCGCGCATAGATATGTCGCCGAACTGAGTACCAGAGTTGTTTAGAGTAATCTGACCGCCGTTTAGAGAATAGAACGCACAGCGCGAGAAGATGGAAAGAGAGCTGATGCCATTAATACCTGCGCCATTCTTCGCAACATAACCCAAACCATTCTGAGTTCTAGGTGTAACACCAAAGCAAAGTATGTATGGGAAGATTGAGTCTTGGTCGACTAATGCTCGGTCTGCGAGTACAGTCCCCCCACCTCTTCCTACTTCTTTGTTAGGATAGTCTTCTTCTAGAACTGCATCAATGATAGCCGTTCCGCCGGATGAAGATGTAATGAGTGACCCAACTTCAAGATCATCGCTATTGTTTCTGATGTATATCGTTCCAGATCCAATCTCGGTGACTCTTGACACATATCCTGTTACGCCGTTGTTAGCCGTAACTAGGTCGTCAACTTCCCAAGTTCCGGTAACTCCGGTAACTTCTACCTCGTATCCTAGATCCTCAATTGTACCACGGCTGTTGAATGGATTTAATAGAGGAGGGATCTCTCTTCCAAAGTAGTTCGCTATCTGACTGCAGTCTCTTAAATATGGCGAACGAATGATTTTAGCACCAGGGCGGAACGAAAAAGCGAACCCTTTAGACGGATAGTCAAAGTTATCAACAATATTATTAAAGAAAGAAAAACCTTGAACATAGCAGCCAGATCCTATGAGTATGACGTTTTCTCTTTCGTATCCAGGGTTCTGAATGATACGAGTTGCATACTGTCCGTTTGTCGACACCATCGTGCAACGATCCGGAAGAGAAAGGTTTCCGTTTGTGTAATAGTCGCCAGGAAAAACGGTAATCGCCGTTGGGATGCCTGGGCTGTTATCTCCAGGATAACCAGAAGGTATACCACCGGCCGCAGCTTCTTGTGCAAGTTCGAATGCCCGCGCGAGAGTTGCAACTGGCTTTAGATAACTTCCTGGGTTCGTATCATCTCCATCAACACCGACGTATACTTTGTTTGCTTTCTTTGCGGTTTTAGATATCTCTTTGTATAGATCCTCGTAAGAGATCGCGACAGTTCTGCCTAAAGAAACGTCCTTAAGATAGAAGTAATCCGTATTTGATATGTCAGGAGCAAATGCTTCATCAACGTTAATGTTCGGGTCGTTTATTGTTGAGTCATTTATGATCCCGTCGTTTATAGTGGAATCATTTATAATTGCGTCGTTTATAGTTGAATCGTCTATGATAACGTCTGTTAGTATCGATGCGTTAATAAACGACGCATTCATAGTTGAAATGTTAATGACGGATGATTCCATCGTAGAGTTCGTGATATCGGATTCGTCTATGTCAGAGTTATTAATATCCGAGTTATTCAACACCGACGTATTGATAGTCGAGTTGTTCATCGTAGAAGTGTTGATGACCGAGCCCGTAATCGTTACGTTTGTAAGCGGGATGTTTTGAATATAATCGCCGCCATTAATCTTTATATTAGTAAAAACTTCTTGCTGAATAGCTTTTACTAGTTCGGCACGAGTAATATTCTTCGTGCCGTCGTCGCCCTGATCGAGGCTGACAGTTACAAACAAGTCTCTGGATTTTGTATTACCGCCGGTAATTTTACCAAGTTCGGATATTTTAGACATGGTTGTCGAGATCCCTTTTTCTTTTATTTATATCGAAGAAATACCAACATGATATTTAGAGAACAAAGAGTTTTAACTACCATTCTTCAAAGTTTTTATTTCTTCGTGAAGTTCTTTAATCGCTTCGATTAATAGCGGTACTAATTTTTCATAACGAACAGCCATGTATCCGTTTTCTCGAGTTGTTACGACTTCCGGTAATACTTGGTTTACTTCTTGAGCGATGACACCAACTTCTTTAACACTAGTATCTTTACTCTCAACTTCTTTAGCTAAGTCATTCCAATTAAAAGTAACACCATTCAGTTTTTCAATCTTTGATAGAGCGTCTGTAATATTTTCTACATTTGTTTTCAATTCTCTATCAGAAGTAGCAAAAGCCGTGATCTCGCCACCTGCGTTAATAGCTCCGCTTACACCTAGACCGCCCGTGATGACGACAGAACCAGTCGTCCTACTAGTACTCGGTGTGTTATTAGTAAATGTCTTAATGCCAGCAATTGATTGGTTGCCAATCGTGTATACACCGTTTGTGACTGTGGCTGCGTTTCCAGTTATATTTCCAGTCACTGCACCAGAAATATTTCCAGTTATCGTTCCAGTTACAGTAAGGTTATTATCAACAACAAGATTGTTTCCAACATTCATATTTCCTGCAATAGTAAGATCGCCAGATGGAGATACAGAAAGTTTTCTAGTTCCCGATCCAGTGTCAACTATAAAACTGGTGTTTGCGTTTGACTCAAAGCCAACTTGCCATATCACGGAAGCATTTGAATAATTCACTCTAGGTGCGTTCGTGCTTATAAGAGTTTGAATCGTTTGTGTTGGTGTATTAATTGTTACAGGTGACGTAACTTCTATTGCTGACGATCCTACTTTAGGAGATAAGGTATTAGCGCGCAAAGTATTAAATGCAATCACAGTATTTGCAGTGAACGATCCAATCAGAGTCGAATTACCAGTTGTGGTATCGCCTAATGCTGAGGCCGTCATAGCATCGGAACTCACTATATCTACTAAGTCGTTGGTCCTATCCAACCATTGTTGAAACGTGTCCGAAGTAGTGACCTGACTTATACCGGTTTTTGCCATGTTTATGTGCTCTCTATCTTGTCTAATCTTTCACATAAGGAAGAAAGAACTCTTCTTATCTCTGGTAACTCTTTATAGATTTGTTCTATCTTTCTCACTCGATCCCTGTCTACTTTGTATTTATTTAGAGCAGCCAGGTCATCGTTGATAAGTGCTCTCGATCTTTCGTCTCTTATCATGTTAGTGATATTCCTCTGTAGTCTAGAAGTCTTGGCGCTTTAAAGATATCTTCGGAGAGTAACTCTATCTTTATTGCAAATCTGCGATAACCTTCAAAGGTTCCAATACCATTCGTATATGTAATCACACCTAAGTTTTTATTGGTGTTAGATACTTGATACACATACTCTTTAAAGTCATTAACATTGCTTACAGATGAATATAGATTAACTCCACCAGTAAGTTCTAACTCTATCCAATCGTTCGTTTCGAACACAGTTGGGTCATCTGCTGATTGCACTTTGATGTATACTGCGATATCTGTACCACGTGGTCTGTATCCTGTTACATAGATACGGAAATCTTCTGCATCTAGGTTTTCAGCCAATTCTACGGTTTTAGATATGTACTTAGAAGTAGTTGTCGAATCGTTGGTGATCTTCCACTGATAAGCAAGAATGGACGCAGTCTCGATGTCAATGAAAGGAGACGAAGTGACATTCGAGTTGTTAGACATAGACACCGTAAGGTCTAGAGTCTTTTCTCTTGCGATGTCATTAGACTTACTATACACAACCATGCCGGTCTTACTAAACAACGCCTTGTCATTGAATTGCATCGGCAAGCTATATGTGTTTGACGGGTTGGCTGGATCGACGAGTGTTCCAGATAGAGTCGTTGCGGTTACGCTATCGTTCGTTCTATGAATCATTGGCTGAATGTAGCTGAACTCAACGTTATCAACCGTGGTTATCGTCGCAGCTGCAGCGCTATCAAATCCGTACACTGTGTTACCGGCAGCAAACTTTCGTGTAGAAGTTGCAGAAGATTCTTCGAGAATGATAAAATCCGGATATCTAAAGTCATAGTGACGAAGTATACCCATTGTAATCGGTAAACCACTTGTACTATCCGTGAAATATGATGGTCTATCCGCAACTATCACTGTAGAGTTTGCGCTAACAACTTTAAAGATCTGTCTGTTTGTAGTACCGTTGCTTATCAGAACAAAGTCGCCGGCAGAATATGTGGCTGAAAGATTCGTTCCGCTGATCTGATTATTTCCGGAAACGGTGCTTAAGTTAGCTCCAGTAGTCCCGTCTTTAGACTCAAGCTTGTATACGGTCTCTCCAACTTTAAATGTTCCGATGTTGTTCTCTGTTGAGATAAACTCGTGGTCATCATTTGTAAGTGTGATAGTGCCAGCACTTGCATTGAAGTTATGGCGATACAGTACAAACTTAATGTCCTCGTCTTGATATGACTTCCACGCGCGATTGTTTGTAGATGTGAATAGAACACCATCACCCCAGTCTTGGACGATTGGAAGTCCTTGATTCGCGCCTGGTGTTAGATCAACTCCACCAACCTTTGATGTAAAGATTAGATAGTCAGGATCGGCTGCATCTGGTATTACGACTACTGCATATTCTTTTTCAACATCAAGACGAACTGGGGCATTAAAAGTTACCGTTGTTTCGACAGAAGCATCATCTGAAGTAAGTACTTCTGATGGAGTTAGGTGTACTTTAGAGAACGGTATCACGTCATATGAAGGATAACCATTTATAACTTCTCTTAATTCAACATTTACGCCGTTTATATTACTTCTTCTCTTGAAGAACAGATCTATTTTAGAGACAAATACAGTGTCAGATCCAAGACCCATGCCAGATTTTATGAAGAAGGTCTGAGCAATTGGATCTGGCGACGGGTCTCGCCCGCGATCACCTTCAGTTGGTCTTCTTGTAACATTTCTATCCGTGGTTGTTGTTGCAGTAGAAGCTGCACGGCGAGTTGAGACTGTTAAAGATGCTTTTTCTACAGAGAAGTTATATGCTCTATAGGTTACAAAACCATACGATGTGCTGGCGCTATCAATCGCAGCGTGCGTGTCAACGTCAACTACTTCTAGTTTTCTGTCTCCAACATAGAACCTTGATGATGGTAGACTAAACACCGCCCTCAAGACGCCGTTCGCATCTGTTTCGACCGCCGCGTTAGCAACACCGCGTCTTCTTATTTCACTCGGGGAGTTAACATTGCTTCCTGGGAACACAAATTGGTTCACATCTTCTTCATCAAAGAAGAAATAGTGGCGAGTGTTAGGGCGAAGACCAGACATGTATATATTAATGTCACGGCCTCTCATGAATGGATTAAATGTAAAGTTCGTAACAAAATCGCCAACGCGGCGTTGGTTCGTGTTATTTGTGTTGGCTTGAATAGCGGTTGACGTTAACGGATTAAGCTCTTGTGTAGCGGCAGTCGACACAGTTAAGCGTCTTCTATTCAAACCTATATTAACTGGGTTAGTGACAGTATCATAGACTGCGTCGTATTCCGGTTCTATTTCGCCAATGCCACGATATGAATAGAAGTTACTTACGCAGTTTCTAAATTCTGTGGCGTAGGGTTGCGATATGATGGATACGTCGGTGTTTCTCTGAAGTGTTCCGACCTTTGCATTTGACGTGGTTGGGAACAGCGTCGCAGAAGATGCAGACTTATACTTAAGGTTTAACGGGAATGTTTTTACAGATGGCATAAGCGATTGTTCTGTAAAGTCCAGCGCAGCATTAAATTCCACATTCTCTAGGTTGGCTATACTAAGATCGTTAAAGGGATCAACTATGATGCCGTTCTTAAAACGATCTAGACCGTTTTCATCAACAATGTTTAGATTTTTTGTATCGGCTTCTAGGGTGTTCAGCAGAACATAATACTCTAAGCTGTCGATCTTCTTTTCTAAGTTTTCGATATCTTTCATACGATAAGATTTTGTACCTTTAGGAACGATCTGCACAGCATACTGAGGTCTATCCTGTTCGTCAGCTTCTTCTGGTGTAAGTGCTGGCGCTCCTGGTACGAATATTTCCGCGATCTTAACCTGATCGCCAGATATGATTGGCGGAATAGAATTCTCTACTTCCGTTCCTCTTAACAATGATATTCTGCCATAAGAGTCAAGAATTACCGCATCGGTTCTGTTTAGGTAGAACTCGTAGTCTATCTCTCCAAACTGATCGTGAGATGGTGTAAGTATCGTATATGAACCGGAGAAGCTCGGCGCAACGTTAACACCTGTTGATCCATTGCTTACAGTTGGCGCTGTACCAAGAACAGCCGCATTTATATATGTGGCCGGCGATAGCGGTTGTACGTATGGTCTAAAGTCAAGACAGTCTCTGAGATTATAGACCTTTCCTGAAGATGAAACGAACGGCTGTATCTTATTCTTGGCGACAGCACCAGGGTAACTATCTACAGTAAAGAAGTAGCTTCCTGTTGTGTCGTTTAGTTTAAATGCTTTAAAACGAACTGTCATTAAACCGGCCGCGGGTACTGGTCTTCCAGGAATATATTCTATATAAGAATGATCGTAGAAGTTATCTCTTTGGTTGGTTTTAAGCTTAAAGCTAGAAGTAACAGTTTTGCTTTCTGAGTCTGTAATAGAGACGATCTCATACACATCTGGAAAACCTAGATTATATCTAGTTGTGGATGATACGATGTCGTTATTTGCGAAGGTGCACTTAACATATAGTTCAGCGCTAACTTTCGTAAACGGGCTTGCACTAGTAATTCTCTTATTGTAATAGATCGTAGAAGGAGTCGATGGTGTAGAACCAAGGGTGACTTGGAGGTCAGCACCAGATAGAACAGCACTAGTCACATCTCTTCTAGTACTTGTGTTATCTACAAAGAGTATATCATCATTCTCTAGATTAAAATCTTCGCCAGCGTCAGGCGTGATGTTAAAAGTAGTAGCAGTTCCAGTAATAGTTTTTCTTGCTCTTACTGGAATTGACAGGTTGCTAGTAGATTTAAGACTCAGCATTCCCGTGTCAAATACCATTGATGAAGAACTTGTTTCTTTTATAACAGAATTGTTTGCAACTGGTATGTACCCGGAAGTTCCAACAACTCTTTCCACTTGCGATATCTGATTAGCACCCGACAATCTAACATCAAACAGGAAGATTTTGGTATCAGTGATGTTACGAACTCTCGCAGTTCCTAGGACAGAGTTTCCACCGTCTCTGAGAGAAACGGTTGCAAATGTTCCTAATGGGACTACGCCTCCTACGCTAGTATCGAGTATGTCAAGGTACCCGCCATAGTTAAAAGATACGCCCTGATTTGCTCTATCATCAACCGAAGCTTCCGATATGTCATCTATATCGAGGAAAATCTCTCTAAGATTTTCTACTCTATGACCCTTAACATACGCGACTCCACTTCCGATAGAAGCTTTTAGATTACCATCTCTTCTTACGACTGTAGTTTGAAAGTCATTGACAATGTAGTCACCAGATTCTTCATACGTGCGACGAGCCATCTCTTCGCCTAAAATGTTATACTGTGATACGTCTCTAAGAAGAACTGCATTACCGTTTACATAGCGTGTAAGAGTAAAGAATGTAGTGTCAGCATCAGCTTCAGAAGTTGGAAGAGCTGTAAGTATTGGAATAAGTTTTAGTCTATCTGCGCCAGGAGCATTTTGGTTAAAAGATCCGTTTGCATTGTCATATAGAGACGAGTCTTGGAACGCATTAATTACTCTTTCCTGAACTGTGTAACCTATCGACACACTGTTCGGTACATTCGTATACTTTGAAACAATTACAAGCTGCTCTTCAGCGTATAGGAAGTGACCCTTTTGGAATATGATACCTGGCGCAGATTTAAGTCCGAAAGAGTTGCCAACTGCCCCAGCGAACGTAGTAACGTTGATAGTCTTATCAGTCAGAACTTCTGTTTCGTCTCTATTGATGCTCGTTCCTTGTTCGTACACACTTACTTTGTATATTCTAAGTCTTTCGCCAGCCTGAAAGACTTTATTTCCAGAAGATGTTGTTTTGTAGTTAATAAAGAACGTGTTAAGATCTGGGTTTCTTGTTTCAAAACCACGCGTCGCAGCTAAGACGGTCGCTCGGACTCCTGTCACAACTCCTTCGAGTTCGTATGTGTTATCTCTTACGTAATCAACACCGCTTATAGTGACCGTATCTGTAAATCCAACATATTGAGTTGGGTCAAATCCAGTAACATCCGTAAGCTTAACGTAGTTTAAGTCTGATAACTCTGTAAAGTTGCATCCCTTTATGATAGATCCTTCTTTAAATATATTATCACCAAACTGCTCGATCTGATTCTGAAGAATCGTTTGCATCTGAGTCAATTCTCTAGCTTGAACCGCGTAAGACGGTTTAAAAAGCACGCGATGGAACTGATTCGTTATATCAAAATCATCAAAGTACGGCGCAACATTCAGGTCTTTATTAATTGGCATTTATTTTTCCTTAAAATTCAAGAAGTATCTTAAATCGTTCCCTTGACTCTTCAGTTCTCGTAATTGGAAAGAAGCTATTCATATAGTAAACTTCTCCAGTTCTCTGAACATATGGTGATATTGAAAACCCTGGGTAATCTATGTCATATTCTAGTGGATACTCTGGATCGTTATCTGTATTTATATTAAGTATTTGATTGTCTGCAGATCTTATCGGCAGATTTATGTTAAGCGAGATGTCGCTAAAATCAGTGTTTGCAAATGAAGAGGAATTTGGATACGGCCCCATGTACTCACATATATACACAAAGTTATTTGAAACTTGATGAACTTTACCGCTAAATATTACCTCGTTATAGAATGAACTATTAACATCCGTTTCTATCTGTGTAACTATTTCATTTACAGAAAGAGAGTGACTGTCAAGAGCTAGTTCTATACGGTTATCAAATATGTCATTGTTTCCTGCATTTTTAAACTCAGGGTTCTTAACAATACCAATGCTCGTGAAGTCGTTTGTAGCTGGAACTGTAAAGTTGTCTGTCTCCGTAAGAGTCGTGTACGCAAGAATGTGCCTGCACATAAGTTCATCGATTAAGTTCGAAGCATGATCACCAGCCGAAGAAAGAATTGGTCTTAGTATAGCTCTTTCATTAAGAGAGTTTAGCGAATTTGGGTCGAAAGAAAACGGGTCTGGAACAAACGCGGTTGCATTCTTATAACCAGAACCTTTGGACAGCATTGTGACACCTATTATAGAACCATTTGCCGACACATCGGCTAGCCCAACTGCTCCAGTTCCATCGCCCTTTATTTCAATGCGAGGTAATAGTTTGTAAGAAGCGGAGTCAGTAAGAACGGTATAATCCGGTGCTTCGGTTAACGTAATGACTGCTCTTTTTGAAGCAGGATCGTAAGTATAAGTATCTACTACGTAAGACCTCGAGTCATTACCAAATACGCTTGTTACGTAGAATGTATATCCTGAGTAATAGTTTTCAATCGCATTAAGAGTTCCACTACTTGCCGTTATAACTATCTCGCCAGTTCCAGTTGCTGTTTGAAAAACAAATCCTTCAGACTTTTCATATCCTCTATTTGTTGAATTTGTTATGACAATCTGACTTATAGAACTTGTTTGAACTGCCGTGTTACCACTCTCAGTCGACATAATAGGTATGTATCCGCGAGTATTGTAATCATCAAATTCTAACTCACTAATATTAAACAGATACTTCCAAACATACCCATCTGCCAAAGCATAAATCTGATCCTGTTGAGATACACTGTAATTAGGCGGTGTTAAAGATTTTGCTCCGCCGTTATTGAATAGACACTTATAGACTCTATAGTCACCAACCTCGTTATTCACTGGATAGACAACTGTGTAGAACTTCTTGTTTGACATATCTAAATTATCGTCGTACTGGTCGTATACTGCATCTATTTCCCAAGGATAATTCTTAATCATATAGAAAACTTCTTGTGCACCTATCTTCTTTCCAAAGATAGTTTTTTCAAGAAATTCCGTTTTTGATTTTTCTGAATTAATCACGGTTGTGTTTGCTGTGCTTGACACAAACATATAGTAATCGTTGAATGTTACATCATCAACGAAGCGTCGTGCAGTATCAGATCTATATTTACTTGTGATGACAGACATTTTCCTAAACCTATTTTGCTCTATTTATTCCGCGTCAATAATAATTCTAGAAGATATCGGTGTTGACATAACGTCTTCTAGGTTAAATCTACCAAAGACTTTTGTTCCAGCAACGTGCACGATTTCTCTTAAAGACTCTTCGTATTCCGGAAGATTTACTGTAGAAAGAATCTCATATGAAAATTCTTGATAGTAATTACTATCCTGAACTCTCTTACCGGAGTCATAGTATGTTAGACTCGCACCGTCTAAAACATATCCGTTTATATGCGAGTCCAATGAAGCCCAATATCCTTCTGTAGATCCTGGGCCTAAAGCTGAGATCGTTCCTTTTGATGCCAATTCTCCATCCGCGTCTATGATATCGGCAATCGTATTATGAGTATAACCGTAACCAGAATCGATTACAGATACGTTGGTTATCTTTCCTACTCCGAAAGATGTTACTGCATTTATAGTAGCATTAAATCCGGCAATTGGCGAATTAAAGTCTGTCGACACACCAACAATGCCATAGTTAACACCTTTGAATATAAGACCTGATGTATTATTAAATCCGGCGTAAGTGTATGGCGTAATCGTAAGAGTATTATTATTTATAGAGACTACTTTTCCATTCGTACTTTCCTGTGTTACCAAACTTCCAACACTTATCGTTGCTGGCATATTAGAAAGAGTAACTAGCTGATTTCTCTTTTTGAAAAGTGATATTCGTGTATCATATGCTATAGCAAATACATCGTTTTCATAATCAGTACCTGGGTTTATATTATCAAACCTAACAATTCTTCCTATATCGATAGGCGTTAAATCGAACGCCTCGTTAAGAGGTGTACTGATTGTAATTGGATCGGTGTCAGGAAAACCACTCATAGGCTGTTCTGCCGGCGGGTCGTTGTAGTTTGCAGCATTAAGAGCAACGTTTGCGTAATCACCAATTAGATCAAAGATAAGAGACACGCTCTCCTCGTTATCAATCTCTGCGAGAATAACGTCGTCAGTATCTAACGTTTCTGGATAGAGAGGACCTGGTGAGCTATCATTCTTCTCCAAAATTCGTATTGGAGTCAATGGCGATAGTGTTGTAATATTAACATTTATGTCTCTATCCATTGTCGTAATGATAGACGTGTTCGTAAATTCATCTCCAACATCCATCTTTAAACCAATTGCAGTATTACTCTGCCCGATCACGATGCCTCTATTTCCAGAATCATCTTCTAAAGCTTCTAGCAGTTGAAACTTTCCGCCCTCGTTATCAAGGAATATCGTTTGGTTAGAAACAAGAAGCTTTGTTGTATCTACAGAGTAACCCCAGCCCCCGTCCTCAATATCGTATCTAACGAAACCCGAAAAATTCTCAGTAACTGCGGTGACGAGCCCTTTTGCGCCAAACCCATTGTCGGTTCTAAATGTTACTATGTCACCTATTTCGTTTCCTATCGATCCACCAAAATTATCATCCACTGCTATTGATGTTAGAGATCCATTGATAACACCAAAGCTTATAGGTATACCACTGAATTCACTTATTATGTTTTCTTTACCAATAAAACTTCCAGTCTCATCATTAATGAAAAGTATTGGAGTAATAGTATTACCGACGATGACGAAGTTTATCTTATCAACTGTAGCCTTTACTCTTGAAGATGCACCAATGATTTGTTTACCGATTAGGTCTTTATATGTATATGTCTGAGTTGTTTTTGTTGAAGTGAATAGCCCATTGTTAGGCATCATCTGAAGATAGGTGCCTTTCTTCCACTCAGAATCGGAAGGTCTAAACATATCTTTGGCTGGGTAGTATACTTTGATGCTTTCGTTATAAAAAATATTGAAGAAGAGCTCGAGCCCGCCTTGAGTTCCTTTTCTACGATACAGACCTAATATGTTCTTTACAACAATTCTTACGGTGTCACCATCGAACGGAAGATCTGCGAGATACTTTTTCTTAAAGAATATCAGCATACTTTCAAGAGTAGTATCTATATCTTTATACTCAAAGAGTCTTCTTCCGTTATATAAACTCTGTTCGGTGTTTGTTTCTAAAAACTTATAGTATTCTTTTACCAATTGAATAAGTTCTTGACCATCTTCACGATAGATGGCCGGGAACTGTCGTTCTATATGAAACGATATTAGCTTTTCTACTGGCATCAGTTTGTCTCTATGAAGTTGACTAATACATCTTCGTCGCGAACTGTAAGAATTCTGCTTTTTGGCGCTGTTATATCAACAGATGTTGTTGCCGCATAGATCTTAATACCATTTCCTGTGAAAGACTCTACTATAAAGTTTATGAGCCTTACTTCGCCTGTTGTGTAATCCACGGTGCCAGCATTTGGTTTAAGTATTTCAGTATTAACTGCGCCAGCACTGATAATTTGCATATTTCCAGCGCCATCATCCTGTATCTTTGATAGAATTCCGCGATAAGTAAATGGTGTACTTACGATGGCTGGTTTAAAGTCAGCGAAACCATTTACTGATTTGTAAGGATAAGGTTTTACGAGTTGACTTTCAAACTTAAACTTAGGATTGAGCGCAAGGTTTAGAACCGGCTTATATTCAATAATAGGGTTCACGCAGAGCGAGTTACTCAGAATTCCATCGTCCAAGTCATCTATGATTGAAGATAGTCTCGATGATCTAAGAATTTCACCGAAATCATCTAGGTTCGTTTGATTAAAGTTAAGTATGGCCGATCTTATAAGAGTTTCGAGCTGAGCTGTTGACTTGGTCGTAAGCTTACGAGAAAATGATATGTCCACGATAGCTTCTATGTATAGGAATTCTGGATCAACGAATATCGGTTCTATAGAAAGAGGACTCTTGTCTGAAAGAAAAGCAACATAGGAATTCTTATTCGTGTTTGAAAGAATTCTTTCTCCCTGTAGATTTACCGATATCGCGACTCTTCCATACTGCGGAGGATCCAACTCGTCTCCACCATAGACTGACACTGACTGAATGTCTGGAAATCTTTGACGAAGAAGAACTTCGTAGTCTCTTGCGGTTATAGCTCTTTCTTGGATCTGCAGTGACTTTGGAGCAAAGTACTTTATGCTATCAATCGTCTCACGCTCAGCTCCACCACTCGCAGCTTCTACTGTCGTGACCGTTGCGTTTGGAATAAAACTAGTACCAAAGCGAGCTGCGCCGTTTGGTTCTGAACCGCTACAAATTCTATACTGTACCTTAACATCAATGTCTACGCCTGGTTGCTCACCGTAGATGTTTCTTCCGAAGTAGATCGAGTATCTATCATCAAAGTATGGATCTAAATAAAACACCTTACTCGTTGGTGTGACACCGAAGATATCTGGCGTGTATAGGAATTGATTTTGATTTTCAGTAGCGACTTCATCTACATACACTTCGATTGTACTAGTGTCTATGTTATCGTTCGTAAGATTACATCTCAAGAAATTCTGGTCATCCAGGAAGAAGCCGTCTTTCTCAAAGTTCGTAAGTATCTCTCCTTCAAATATTTCTACGTTGGCCGCAACGAACGTGCTTCCTGATGTTCTACGCGCAGCATACACTTCATTCGTTATGAATGTAAAAGTAGATCCTTGGTAAGTAGATGTGAATTCGGTGAAACGAGGTATAGTAATCGTCTGTGAAGTCTCTGTCGGTGCAGAGATGGACAGGTTAACTATAGCCTTCGCAGAAGTTCTAGATCTTGGAAGATAGTTTAATTCCTTTGCGTGCGATACGACCGAGTTCTTAAGAACCGCAGAGTCAAGAAACATCTCGCCAATTGCCATGTTCGTATAAAAGTTATTCATATACGTGTTGTATGATAGAACATCCAAAAGAACGTTCATATTTGAACCAGCAAAATTGTAATCCTTAAACTGAGTCTGGCCCTTAAGGAATGTAATGAACTGATCTTTTAATGCTGCGAAATCTAGTTCGTTAATTGGTTTCGTAGCCATTTATCTTGTCCTCTCTAGGAACACCGTTAAGGTGATCGGCTGTTCAATGTTATTTATGTAGAAATAGATCGCGACTTCTACAGTAGATTCATCTAATGAAGATTGAACTATAACATCCAAGAGTGTTGCTCTCGGTTCGTAAAAGTTAATCGTTTCTTTGATTGATTCTTGAATGATCTTTATGGTCGATGGCGTGTTATTCTCGAAAAGCATGGCGCGAATGTTTCCGCCGACGAGTGGTTGCATTAGTCTCTCGCCACGATCCGTAAGAATGAGGTTCTTAATGGCTTCCTTTACAGCTTCTTCGTCTCTCTTCACTGCCAAGTCTTCGGTAATAGGATTCTGCGTGAGATCCTTGTGAAAGTCTGAGAACAGACTAACTCTCTTACGAACTGGTGTTACGATCTGTACTACCACTTATTATGCCTCCCTAGGCAAGGATTGTGTTCTTACTAGCCGGACCACGATCTTTCTGGTCCTACGTCTATATGAATGAAGCTGTTGTATCTTCCTATTCCTCTGAATCCACGCGTTCTCGCCAATCTTATAAACTCTTCTTTAGTTTCATTGTTTAGACCAGACCAAGATATATCTAAAGCCTTTCCTTGCATATGATACGAGTTCTTAGCGGCCCCGTCTAATTTTGCATTATATTCAGGCGATCTGTATCCACTATTTACAAACAGAGGTCGGCCAAAGTCTTTCTGAACCTTCATTAACATTGCTCTTACTCCAATGTCAACTTTCTCCCAACCATCTCTGCCTAAAGCAGCAACCCACCTACCGTTAAACGTTACTCTAGAGTCACCCTTGCCTTCGTTCCAAGGAGTTACTGCTTGAAAATCTTCCGGGCCCATTGGCGGAATATCTCCAGCTGCTGTATAAATTTCTCTACTTGTATTTATTCCAGTACCACGAGCAGGAAGATCGTAACGAATTCCACCAGCAGTGACGGATCGCGCGCTATTTGCGGCTGAGTTTGATGTTAGAATGCTTATCGTATCTTTATATGAATTCACAAAGGTGTCGAGGGGGTTTTTAATTGCATTGATGCCGTTCTCTACTTGTGAAACGAATTGGCAGAATCTATATAGAAGAAACTGGATATCTTCAAGAGTCGGGTTTTTAAACACGCCGACCGCATAGTCTATGATTGCTTGTATCTTATTCTTAAAGTTCTTTAAGTTTTCAGGATCAAAGAACTTCATCGCAGCTTCTTTTATCTTTTGAAACTGACCACCTATCTTTTCTACTATAAATGTCTTTACTTCAGAAATAACATCTGCGATTGAAAAGTTTTCGATAATGTTCTTCACTTTATCAATTACTTTATCCAATACTTTTGTTATATTATCTTTAAGCTGATTCAACAGACCTGCTAGAGAAAAGTTAAGTGCGAAGTTCTTTAGCTTATTGACTAAATCTGCAATTCCGTCAAGGGCCGTAAAGAATGCTCCTATAGCACCAAATATGCTAGGAACGAGAGCGCAGAAACTGCCGATAGTACTCTGAGTAAAGTTCTTTGTGTAGAACGCTTCGAATTCATTAATTAACTTGATAGATACGATGGAGCTAGATACAGATAGAGTAATCGGGGTATAGCCATACTCACGTATAAAATCTGCTATCTCTACAGGAGTGAAGACAACACCGGTGTTTACTCTCTCATCTAACAGGGGGTGTCTATCCGGATTAATGAGGTTTCTAACGTCGGGTCTCGTAAAGTATTGGTTAACCGCCGCAACGGAAGAATAGAAAGGATCCGTTCCATACTGTCTTGTAATCACGGTGATAGGATCGTTATCTCCAGGAGAAGAGACAACACCGCTCTGGTATAAGTCGTTGAGTGATGCGGCACTAAACTCTCCGATATCAAGAGCCTGAGGAATCTCAAGCTCTATGATCTCGCCAGAATCACCAACTCTAGTTACGCAATTTCTTCTACTGCACAGACCACTCGTGGTCATAGGTTATCCTCCGAATACTTAAACAAGTGTACCGCTGCTAGTACCAGCGAGACCGTTTAAAAACTTTTGTCTTTCAATAGTTCTTCTCTGAACAAGAGCGCTCAAAGTAACGCCGCCAGCTTTTGAATACTCTAACATCTTGGCCGCGATCGTGGCATTATCTCTTGTACCATTGGCCGTAAGTTCATTTATACTGCCAATGTTATAAGCAAAGCAAGTAAGAGCGTCTTTCGACTCTTGCGTCCAATTATAGTTACCCTTCTGATTTATCGTCTCAACGTTAACAATAAACTTCTGCAGGTTCTCGCTTAGAAGGCGTGTCGCCTCTTGCTCGGATATAGGTCCGGGTATCTTAGGCGGTTGACTTGAAGGACCAACACCACTGCCGTAACCAATCGACCATTGTCCGTAATCCTCGTACGGGTACTCACTAAATCCTTCGAAAGATTTTACAAGCGTAAGAAGATCCATACTTGCGTTTGCCGATCCGGTATACTCTACCGCAGGATCTGCACCGCTAGCGCTAGAAGAAGAACCTCCACCACCTTCATCCTGGGATGCGTATCCAGCGGATCCAAGCGATGAACTGTTTCTATATTGAGTCGTGCTTGCACTCTTTGATGCAGGTTCTGGAAGCTCTGTACCCTCTGCAGCTACCGCAGTTGTTGCTACTGACGGGCTTACTGCAGATCCGTTAGCCATACTAACGTTGTCGTCTATATAAACATTAGAAGCATTAATGTCAACCCGAGACTGTCCGCCTATTCTAACAGTCTGAGCTCGAAGATGTCCTATGTCTTCTGCATTTAAGAATAGATTTGTTCCAGACTTAATATCAAGTCGGTCTGTTGATTGTATAGCTATAGCCTCACCAGACTTGACACTGATTGACTTTCCGCTCTCAATGTTGATTGCTCTGCTCGATTTTAAATTGATGTTCTCAACGTTAGCTTCAAAACGAAGCTTGGCGGCTCGCATCTGAACTTCTTCGCTTCCGTTTAAGTTCATCTGACCGGCAACAGATAACAGATGGTTACCGTGAACGATCTGCATAAAGTCGCCTTCAACTTCTTCTACCTTATTTCCTTTTACGAGAACTCGGCTATCTCCCATGATAGTCACTTGACTCTTACCACCAACATATACGTGTTGATGTGTATCGTTGACCTCGTACTTATCAGAGATTGACTTATGAACCGATGTGCCGTTCGAGTCAATAGATACGTATGAACCTGATCTATGGAATATCGTAATTCTCTCTGCACCTGGAGTGTCATCAAGTTCTATCGAGTGGCTTGCCGTTTCAATAACTCTATTGTATGGATACTGTGCGTTGTATGCTGGAGCTGGTTCTTCGAATGCAGGCGACGGATCATCGCTGTTCATCTTTGCGGTAGGCACGTCCTTTACACGGTTCAATTCTTGCAGAAGAACATATGTCTGATCTAGGTTCTCTCCTCTTTCGAGTCTCGAGTTTGACGGCTGGCCGTAATCGTCAGGAGTAGATCCTTTTGCGATTATACTTGAGTCACGACCAGGAACTGCGCCCCACCCGGTGACCGAAGGATTAATCACTTCGGTTAACTGTGTAGGTATAAGACCAAGGATCATAGGTTGCTGTGCATCACGGCCATCAACAAAGAAGCCGAATACAAATGAGTTTATAGGAGGTAGAGGGGAGTTTGGATCGTAGCTACCGTATATAAGAGTAGCCCACGGCAGACTCTCGGTTGGTACCTGATCCACAGTTCCATGCACTCCGAAGGCACGGACCTGTACTCTCTTTTCAAGTCTCTCATCAACGTTGTTTTCTACAACTCCGATAAAGAAGAGCGGCTCGTATAACCCAACACCAGTCTCTCTCATTCTGTTGTACTCCAATCATACTTAACAAGTTTCATATCAGTCTGATGTATGTCTTTATTAAAGACATGCGTTAGATCATTTATCATATAGTAGCCGGATAGCTGTCTATTCTGCTGCGGGTTAGGCGACATCTTAAACTCAGGAATCTTAATGTTAACGATATCACCAACACTGAAATCAAGGCGGCCATGCGCCTTCGCGTACACGATAGTGTGATTTAAGTGATGGCGATATGCAAGACGGTTAGATACTATCTCAGGAATGAACTGATCACCTCTCAGTTGCTGAGTGCCCGAGTCGTCATAGTCCCGTATGACGATATATCTTCTTTCATTCTCAGGAGTAAAGTATCCGTTTATGAATTCGTCCGTATGAGAGTCTTCACCCTCTCCCTTTCCTGACACGGACATGTACTTCTTCTTGGCATCCTGATAGTTATACTCATACTTATTTGACTTGCCAGGGAGTGTAACTTGTCTCTTTATGAGGTCGATCTCAATTACGTTGCTACGATAGGAACCGGACGCGAGATCCATCGCGGTGTTGACTCTATCTGAGTTTCTTATCTCAACGAGGTTCTTCATCTGAGCGAGAAACGCTGTACCAGACTTGTCTACTGCATCACTAAATGTAAACTCTTTAATCTCTTCTTTATTCTCAAGGAAGCGATTGATAAGATACTCGTCAGATACGAAGTAGTAGTTATCAGATGTTTCAAAAAAACGGAAAGAGCACGACGGACTCTTTCGACTGTATGCTCTGTTTGCAAGAAAGTTCATAGTTTGCATAGGAGTATAGTTTGGAACGATGCAACGGAATAATCCAATCGTATCTTCGAGAATGAGCTGTTTAGGTCCTACATAGTAGTTTTGAAACACGTTTTCTACTATATTAGAAATCGTATCGTTAAACGGTTCGATAATTCTTCGAAACATTGCTTCAAACGAATACTTAGACATAAAGTGTATTTTATAAGTAAGACCATCGTTCGTCTTTTTAATATTCACATCTGTGATTTTGTATATCGCAAACTCATGCGTTACTTTATTCTTTAGCGAGTCTTCGATTTGAATCGTAAGGAGTTCTTCTCCTCTTAAAGGAAGATCTTCTAACAGACCGATATTGTCATACACAGATGCAGTTCCACGTATGCTATCCTTATCAAGAGACTCTTCTATCGTAAACTCTGGAATTAAGCTAAGTATCTCTATGCCGTCGCCGTTCAGCGGCGTGACTACCGCTGAGATAAGCTTATAGTAACCAGGTAAAACAAATCCACTCATCTTATCTTGTCTTCAATCTCTTTTTCGATCTGCGATAGGTATACACGATCAACGAGTTGTATATTTCTCTTATTATCGTTTAATGCCTGTTCGTATTCGTAAACGCGATAAGGAACCCATTCAGCAGGAATGATACGCTTAATTACGATACGTCTTCCAGCTTCTGTTCTTAGGATTACACGATCTTCTTTACGAAGAAAGATAGTTCGAAAACTATCTGGTGCAAGTCTAATAAAATCAACTGCCATGTTTATACCTCTTTATAGTAATAGACTATATTGTCGCCAAATGCATCCGTAGTATCACGCGCCCAGTCTATCACTTCGTATCCTGTTTTTCCTGATTTCTCAGCATACTTATCGATTAGATAATTATGGAACGTATCTTCATCCATAGGCCAATCGTGATACGGGTCAATGATATTATTTGATAGATACACGAGCCATGCATAGTTCGGATCGCCGTAGTAATGATAGGCGATGTCTTCTGCGCGATCGCCTTCTTCTATCGTATAGGGAAGAAACGCGTACGGGTTTTCTATCGACTGTTTAAGAAAGTTAACTCGTCTTGTGATATCTCTCACAAGAACGTTGTTATATCTTACCTCTGGTAGTTTTTGAAAATATTCGCCGCTCATTTTTATCTTTCATCTATGCTAGTTTGTACAACAGACGGTGAAAATGTTGAAGCACCACCATAATCTTCTGCGGTATGGATGTCAGCTTCAACGAGATTCATGCTCAAACTAACCATTGCTGGCTTTCCACCCTTTACGATAGCTAGGCCGTGTGGAGTATAGCTCACGTTAAATCCCTGTATCATGGATGTCTTAAAGTACATATAGTACTGCTGGTCTACGCCCAGTAGGAATATATCTACGGTGCTTGGATAGTTTAAGAGAGCTTGTGAAAATCCAACGGCGGTGCCGTATGTCGGTAGCATGTTTCGCTTAATCGTATTCGTTATATCACGTATTACATCGGATTCCCGAGCGTCTTGTGGAGCTAGGTTCCAATCAAACGTTAGTTGCTTTAAGTTAACACCATCAAAGTAGAGTGATGTCTTTGGGTTAATAGTGTTTCCTAGTCCAGTGTCAACAGCTCTTCCTAGATTAGAAGGAAGGCTTCTTCTTCCGAGAAACGCAACGTTTCTAGATATATCACCCATGTTAGGAGATAGTATAGAGTTTGCATCCAATCCAGAACCACTAAGCACACCGCCGAGCGCAGTAGCGATGTTTCCTGAGCTCAAGTCTCCAGCGCCTGCAAATTGAGATGCTGCTCCGGCAACTAGAGCACCACTGAGTTCTGCGTCGTATCCTTGAACACGAACGTTGTATGAATCTTGAAGATTTACCGGCAGCGGTAGTTCTATTGTGGTCTTTCCAGCAGGAGTTGGACCGGTGACGTTACCTCTTCCGGTACTTCCTAGTTTGTTCAATCCTCTTTGACCCGGAGCTACATACTTATACTGATTGAAAACCATCAGCATTCTATGAGCACCCTGATTATGAATAGGGAACCTTAAGCTCTGTATTGTTGCAGAAGCTTTACTTGTTCTGATGGCTGGCTGCGGAAAGTCGTTTATATTTCCCAACACGCGTTTCCTTTATAAATAGGATATGAGATTGATTCTATTTATATTGAAAACGGAAAGACATGTCCTACAAAGGCCGATTTAGACCAAAACACCCAGAGAAGTACAACGGCGATCCGACTAAAATTACATATCGTTCGTTATGGGAATTTAAATTCTTTCGTCACCTTGATGAACATCCTGACGTATTATGGTGGGCTTCTGAAGAATACATTGTTCCATACGTGTCGCCGGTAGATGGAAGAATGCATCGTTATTTTCCAGACGTCGTTTTAAGGAAAAAGAACGCAAGCGGAACTACCGAGACATTAATGATAGAGATAAAACCCAAGGCTCAAACAAAGCCACCGGATATAAGGAAAAAGAATGCGACGCCATCCGGCAGAGTTTCAAGAAGGTACATCAACGAAGTGAAGACCTACGGTGTAAACGAAGCAAAATGGATAGCAGCAAGAAAGTTCTGCGCCGAAAAGGGTTGGCAGTTTCAAATCATAACCGAAGATCATTTAGGAATTAAGTAAGATGGCAGCAAAGGTTTTTGACGATCTTCTCCTAAAGGGAATTCGTTCCGGCCAAGTTCCTGCGAGAACAAAGGCTGCTCGTGATTGGTATCGCGACCAAGCAAACGGCATTGCAAGATCTGAGTTTAGAGATAAAGAATTAAAATTCGTACGTGAAATGGGAACTGACCGATACGAAAACAGATTTCGCATCGGTCATATGTACATGTTTGTGTATGATCCAAAGCACAAAGAAACACTTCCTTATTACGATAGGTTTCCTCTTATATTCCCGATAAATAAAGCAAAGGGCGGGTTCCTTGGCATTAACTTTCACTACTTGCCGCTGCCACAAAGAGCTAAATTAATGGATGCGTTATATAATGTCACATCAAATGATAACTTTGACGAAACAACTAAACTAAGGGCTTCATATAGTTTATTGAATGGTGCTTCTCAATACAAAGAGTTCAGGCCGACCGTGAAACACTACCTAGCGTCACAAGTAAGAACGAGACTTGTGTACATCAATCCAGCTGAGTGGGACATGGCACTTTTCTTGCCGACAGAAAACTTCGTTGGAGCAAGTAAGACTAAAGTCTGGGAAGACTCAAGAAAGATCATAAGAGGCGGAAGATAAATGCCATTCAATATAAACGAGTTTAAGAGCACAATGAATAAGTACGGTGGACCAGCCCGTAAGAATTTGTTTGTTGTTGAGATTATGAACGTGCCGCCATTTAATAACGGAATGTCTCTGCGTGATTTAAGATTCTTTTGTCAAACTGCGCAGGCGCCTGGAGTAAACGTTGCGGTCACTGATAACTTTCCAAACGGGTTCGGCGTAAGACAATCCATCCCAACACAGATGACGCACTCGCCATTTAATGCAGTCTTTATGTTGGACTCGGATCATCAAGTATTGCGCTTTTTTCACCAATGGTTACAAAGTGTTATAAACTTTGACTATACTAGAGGTGGGTATAATTCAGTTAACGATCAGCTTCCGTATGAAGTTGGGTACGTAAAGGACATATCGACTCGTATTGTAATACGAAGCTATAGCACAGACTCAAACGGTTACTATGAGTATGTTCTCGAGGACGCGTTTCCAACAGAGATATCTGGAGAAACTCTATCTTGGTCAGACACCGATTCATACGCAACAGCTACAGTCAACTTTGCATACTCGCATCTAAGTGTATCTGGTTTTAAACCAGGTACTTACTCTGAAAGAAATAATAGAGGAAACGGCTTCTTAGAACTAATCAACAGAATTGGCACAACAGGTCAACTTATAAACCAAGGTAACCTGCCGACTTCTGTTCAAGATGCAATTAACTCATTCACTAATTTTAACACAAAGCTCATAAATGTGAACAATTCATTGTCTCAGATAAAAACCGGTCTGAGCAATATTGGAAATATTTTTAGATAATAAGGAGACTATGATATGGCGCTACCTAAGATTACCCTACCTATATACGAACTTAAACTTCCGTCGAACGATAAGAAAGTTAAGTTTAGACCCTTCACTGTAAAGGAAGAAAAGATACTTCTCATCGCTCAAGAGACTCAAGATCCGGCACAGATTATAAACTCAGTGAAACAAGTCGTGAATAACTGTTTAATTGATTACGACATCGAAGATCTTGCGTTGTTTGATCTAGAGTATCTTCTTATTAATATAAGAGCGAAGTCGATCGATAACATCGTAAAGTTTAAGATCGAAGATCCGGATACAAAAGACGAGGTGCAGCTCGAATTGGATCTAAATAACGTTAAGGTAGAAAGAGACGATAAACATACGAATAGAATAAAACTTAATGACACATATACTCTATTCTTAAAGTATCCTAGCATAGATGTATTCTTTGACTTCTTAACGCAAGAGAAACCAAGCGCTGAAAAGAACTTAGAAATAATGCTATCTTGCATGGATAGATTAGTATCAGAAGAAGAAGTGTATAACTTTAAAGACTTTACGAAAAAAGAAGTAGACACTTTTGTTGAGAGTCTTCACGCAGATTCCGTTAAGAAGCTTAAAGAATTCTTTGATACAATTCCTAAGATAAGACACGAGATACCGTATAGAAATAGAGCAGGCGAAGATAAGACTTTCGTAATACAAGGAACCCAAACTTTTTTTATCTAATGTTGAGTCATACAAACCTGTCCATATATTATAATAAGATGTTTGGTATGGTTCAACACCACAAATACAGTATGTTTGATATTGAAAGTTCTATGCCTTTTGAAAGAGATCTATACTACGATCTTTTAGTGGACTACATTAAGAAAGAAGAAGAAAAGAGAAAGTAGGCCAAGACATGGCAACATTAGACGACCTAAAAATAGTCCTAGAATCTATTAACACGAACATCTCTGGTCAGAGCTCCGTGTTGTCAAACATACTTGTTTTACAGCAAGGTATGTCTGCATCGCAACAAAGGGCATCACAGCTTGGGAGCGCAAATAGAAGCTCTTTAGGTGGAGCTTTATCTGGGATTGGCAGTATAGGAACTGGTATAGGCAGCGCAGTATCTAGTGTTGGTAATGTAGCATCGGGGATTGGAAGCGGAATAGGAAGCGCTGCGTCTGGCATCGGCATGGGTGTTGGGGCAGCTGGTCTTGGTATCGGTGCATTGCTAGCTGGTGGGGGTTATTTTTTACAAGCGCTTGAAGATTTTGATGGTGCAAAAGTAAAAGAAAACGTATTAGAGCTTTTCTCTATTTCTGAATCCTTCTCGGCTGGAATGTTACAGTTCTTTGCAGAAGGTGGCTTATTTGCAGCTGCAATGACAGGTATCGGTATAGGTTTAGCATCGTTCGGAGTTGGTAGTGCAGCGGCCGGATTGGCTGACGCCTTAAATAATTACTTAGGTGTAGATAACTGGGCTCAGAGTGTAAAAGATAATGTATTAACTCTACTATCAATTTCTGACGCCGCTGGAGGCAATATAGATTTTCTTCTTACAGGCGGAACGTTTGGTTTGGCGATGACTGGGCTGGCTCTCGGTCTTGCAGCATTCGGCATTGGCAGTGGAATTGCTGGCATTGGCGAAGTGCTTGCGCGGTTCGGCGGTGGAGAAGAGTGGGCGCAAAATACCAAGAATAACGTCCTAACATTACTATCTATTTCTGATTCTCTTGGTGGTAAACTAGAATCATTCGGTGAAACCGGTACTTTCCTGGCAGTCATGAGTGGTATCGCAGCAGGTCTTGCATTGTTTGGGGCAGGTTCGGCTGGCGTAGGTATAGCAGAATTAATAAACAACACAGACTGGGCGCAAAAGATCAAAGACGACGTTGGAATATTAATGTCGATAGAAGATTCTCTTGGCGGCACAACTGAAGCATTCGGTGAAACTGGTACGTTCCTAGCAGCCATGACTGGCATAGGAACAGGTCTTGCAGTCTTTAGTGCAGGTAGTGCGATTTCAGGCCTGTCTGCCTTAATGAATGATGAAGATTGGGCACTTAAGATCAAGAGTGACGTGCTTGCGCTTCTTTCTATTGGCGACTCACTTCCTGGAGATGATACTTTTATTGGAGAAAGCAGCAAGTTTTTCTTATCGATGGTTGGTATTGGCGCTGGTCTTACAGCATTTGCCGCAGGTAACTTTGTAGGAACGATGGCCAACGCGGTCACGGCTGTCCTTTCATTCTTCGGTGTTGATAGCCCATTTGAACAGCTCATGAAATTGGCGGATAATGCCGATGAGCTTACTCAAGGAGCAGACGCATTAGATAGATTGACCGTATCTCTAGATAAGATCGGCCAACTTCAGTTTGATGGGAAAAAACTTAGAATAAGAGAGTTTGCTGAAGATCTTAAGGAAGCAGTTCCTATTATAGAAGCCGCGATCATGGGAGAAGAAGGCGGATATATCTTTGGCGCCGCGATCAAAGGGCTAGCTTCTCCGGATGTTGATTACGATACTGCTATTAAGAATATCGTAATGTTAAGACAAGCTCTCTCGGGTGTTGTCTCAGAAGATACCGTAAGTGGTATAGCAACTGTGAATGGCGCTGGAGCAGGCGGCGGTGCTCAGCAAGTTAATGTCAATGTAGACAATAGCGATAACAGTGTAACCAGTTCAAGCATTAACGGTGGAAGCCCTGCAACAACCGTGAATGTGATTGGGTCTAGCAGATCCGATCTAGACTTTCTATCACGCCCATCCGGCGCGCAATAAAAAAGGGAGCTTTCGCTCCCTTTTTCATTCACTCTAAAAGAAGTTCTTTATTACTTGCAATTGGAATTTTCTTTGGTTTCTTTTCCTCAGGTATCACGTTGAGCAATTGAACTCTGAGCATACCGTTCTCAAGAGATACACTGCTTACTTCAATCGTGTCCGCTAGAGTAAACTTACGAATAAAGCTTCTTGCTGCGATCCCTTTATGAAGGTAGTTCGTGACTGTTTCGTTTTCGGCGACTTCAGCACGAATAGTAAGAATACTGTTATGCAGTTCTACGTCAAAGTCTTTCTCGTTAAAACCTGCGACAGCAAGTTCAATTAGAAATGTATCTTCGCCCGTTTTAATTAAATTGTATGGTGGATAGTTTGATGCATTGGATTTATTAATTTGATCGAACTTATCTAAGAACGAGTCAAAACCAATGAAGAATGGATCATTTAATAGATCTAGGTTTATTCTACGAGTATTCATATCTTTCTCCTTATTAAAGCGAGTTGTGTTTAACCGTCATCTGACCGGTTTATAAAAGCGGAGACCCGATTGGCATCTCCGCATTTATTTATATCACATGCATAGGTCTTCATACTTTGTTGTATGAATTCTGTGCGTGCTCATATCTTTATGAATATTACTTGTGATTAAGTTCATCAGCCATTTCATGATTTCTATCCCTGTGACCTGCTTCATCTTCTCTTACTACGAGAACAACGTCACGTAGAGTTGCGTCTTCTGGCAGCTTCCAATAATCAATTGCGATCCTTGGAGCCGGAACGTTCTGTATCTTTCCGCTGTCTATCTCAGAAAGAAACTCTGTATAGGATCGAACGGCTTCTTCTTCAAAGTAACCAATGATGCGATGTGCAGTCTTTGGAAAAAAGAAATATACGATTGCATAGAAACCAACAAAGATTGCCTGTGCGATTAAGATGATGATACGCTCAAACATATTTGGTTTTGCGAGTTCAACGAATGTCATAAGATGCATACGTTCGTTATCTGCTTCATCTAAAAGTTCTTTAATCCAACCTCGATCGTCTTTCATTGTGCGCAAAGATTTAAGATGCAATCCTGCGCCCGCGACCATTCCTGGTACTGCCGCCACGGTCTCTAGAACCACAGCTCGATGACCGTATCTCTTTTTAAAGAAGGTATCCGCAATAAAGCGAAGGGCCTTTGTAAAGCCCAACGCGATCCTATCAGAAACATCCTTTGGTGCGTGATGTTTCTCTGTCATATATTAGTCCTTCTTAGAAACAAAGGTGTACATTTCCTGAGCCTTCTTCATAAGGTCGTCAGTAGAATACATTTTTGCGGCTTCTTGATATTCTTCGAAGGTCTTTCTACCTTCTTCCATGGACTTTTGCATGAAATTCAAATTCATATGATAGCTTTGATCCATATAATCCTTGGCAAGCTGAAGGATCTCTGCGCGGATCTCGAATGGGTTCTTAGTGGTCATCTTGTTCTCCTGTGTGTTGCGTGTTAAGAGATCCCGGTGCTTCCGAAACCTCCGTTTCTTTCCGTCTTCTGAGACGGTCTCTCTTCTACTTCTTCGATGGTATACACCAAAGTCTTCTCAAGCATTGCCTGCGCAATGCGTTCGCCATCCTCGATGATGACTACTGCATCCGATGTATTCTGTAGAATCACATATGTTTCTTCTACATAATCGGAATCTATAATACCGGTTCCATTCGCAAGAACTAGACTCTTTTTTAGCGACGAACCGGATCTCGGATATATCTTTAGGACGTGACCTTCTGGAATATCAAAGATAAGACCAGTTGGTATTAACATTTTCTGCATTGGATACAACTGCACGCATACTTTATTATTGATAACACGCGCATGTGATACAGATTCTTTATTTAGAGCATTGTAGTACGTGATCTTGCTGTTATTATCAAAACATGCTTTAATATCAAAGCAAGCAGAACCGGTCGTAGAAAACTTTGGTAGTTCTGCTTTTTTATTTAAACGAAACGCCTTCATAATATAATTCCTTAAATTACTTCTTTTTTCCGATATTATACTTTGGTTCTAATATCCATTCATCTTTTTCTTTATGCGATAGTATCTTTATCTGGCTAAGTGGAGCAACCGGATCTTCAGACTTGGATGGGTCGACTATCTTAAGTAGATCCCATTCTTCTAGGAGGTTTATTACAGTGTTTCTTCTAGATCTATCTTCGTCAGCAAAAGTATTCTCTTTACCGTCAAGTATAAACAGTTCTTTAAAGTGAAGAATCGCATAGCGCCCTTGCTTGTGTAGAATATGGCAGGACTGATATAGTTTCTTTTCTTTTTTCGAGGATATACCAATACGAGTTAACGTTTCTTTTATCTTAAGAAAGTTATCAGGATTCGGAAGTGTTATCTCTACGCCAACCCCTCGGAATAAGTCTTTCTCCATGATGAGTTCACCTTTATAGTTATTATTATTGCGATGATGCTCATAAAGACCATCCGAGTATTTATAATTTAGCTTCTCCACCTTTGTTGAATCTCTTATGAAGCTTAACCAGGTCTTCCTTAGACATAACTTTCAGATACATCTTTGCGACGGTTCTGTTCACCGAGTAGTGTTCCTGAATTGCATCAAGGTCTGGGTTCTTCTCTTCCTTGAGCCATTTTGAAAAACGATTGCGTGGACGCAGGGCACCGAGATAATACCGGTACTGCGCGTCTTTGAATAGATGATGATTGATATTCATCGTGTTAGCATGTAGTATACTATCTTCAAAGGCAGCGAATGCTCGGTTTACAATAAACGGAACATACTGCTTCTCAGCTTGTTCTGGATAGTCTGCCTCACGGATAAGATCCTTCTTATTATGAGATGCAGACTTTACAAAATCAAAAGGAGTCAAATCTTGAGGCATGCGCTTCATCCTTTATATCTGCAAAATCGTCAAAAGTTTTTGCGCATTCACTGCACATCTTTGCACTGTGAAGTCCTTCTGTAGATGAGTACTGCAGAGTGAACGCGCTGCTTTCTTTCAGATCTGTTTTACAAAAGAAACAGACTTTTGGTTTTTTAGAAAAGAAAGAAAGCCAACTCATTTATAGCTGGCCTCGAACATTACCTCCGTCAAGAAGGCAACCATATTGACTTCGTGGTCGGCAACGAAGCTAGACTTATACATATAATCAGCAAGAGTAACGATAAACCCTGGAAGACTCTTAAGTTCTACACGGTCTGTTGCGGCGTCATAGATGGTACGAAACATTTCATTCGCGTCTTGGTCACTGTTATTCGAACACCACTTGCGCATCTCAACGAAGTTCTTTTCTTTCAACATCAAAAAGAGTTGTTCGATCGACTCCTGCTTGATGTTTGTGAAGATACCCTCATCGATCCTACCTGATGCTGCATAAGATTGAAGTTCGGTAAGTACACGCCGAAAATCTGGGAAATGCCTTTCGATAATCTTTGCGACGACATCCTTATCGTGTTCTACGTTTTCTGCGTTTAGAATTGCGAGAACACGTTTATAGAACTGAGCAGCCATCTTTGGACGATCTGACTTCTCAATCGTAAAGTCAACTTCAGAAAGACGAGAACGAAGTGGCTCGATAACACGGTTCTTAAAGTTACACGTAAAGATAAAGCCACAGTTCTTTGAATATTCTTCGATAAAGTTACGAAGAGCAGGCTGAACGTTAGCTGCATTGAGATAGTCGGCTTCATCAAGGATAACGTATTTACGACCACCACTGAATGAAACGGAAGATGCAAAGGTCGAGATCTCGTAACGAAGAGTATCGAGGTTAACATTCAACGAACCGTTCTTTACGATGTAATCGCAACCGAGCTCGTTCAGCATTGCTTTCGCAATTGTGGTCTTACCCATACCTGGGCCACCAGTCAGTAGCAGGTTAGGAATGGATTTATCTGCAACGAATCTTTTGAAGACATCTTTAGTCTTCTGAGGAAGAATTGTATCCTCAATGACTCTGGGTCGATAACGTTCAACCCAGAGTACTTCTTCAGTATTTGTATCAAGTGCCATAATATAATCTCCGGTGTGGTGTGTAAGGTTGGAGCTCAGTTTTCAGTTTTTACCGGTTCCTTTGTTTCCTTTGGCTTATTCTGCTCAATGAATAGAGCAAACTTATCACGGATAGTACCAACAGTAGTAAGCTCAGAACCTTCGATAGCTCCGCGCTTAACACAGATATCGATAATAGAAAGGACTGTGTAGATATCTTGAAGAGAGATGTTAACTTGTTCAGACATATTACTCTCCTTTCTTGTACGTTGACTTAGAGTCAACACCAACGTAATAGGATACATCAGCACCCTTGAAGAGCGATACACCCTTTGCGCAGAGAGTCACTTCGTAATCCTGAGGAAGCAACTTAAAGTTGTCAGTCTTAAGGATGAGAGTAAACGTGTCGTTGGTGGTACCAATCTCTACACCAAATGCGTCTGACGATTTGTTATTACTGTCGATTGCTCGAAGGAAGCACTTGCCATCTTCGCCGACGAATGCGATTTCGCTAAACTGCAAAACACCAGCAGCCTTGATCACAGACTGAAGATCGGACCATTTCACGCTAACCGAAACGTCGGAAGAAGGAATGGCGATTTCTTTTTCTGGAGCTGCATGGACCATCGAGATGTCTGCATAGACATATTTCATCTTAAGCTTGCCTTCAGAGATGATGAAATGATTTTCAAGGAATTCCACATCTGGGTCTTGATAAAGGCTCAGCATCGAAAGAAAACGTGAGAGATCATAGATAACAGCAGTGGTTGGGAACTGATCTTCAATGTTTGCGATGGCGATGAAGTTTTTTTCCGGAGTAATCGTACGCAAGACCTGGCCAGGCTTCAGTACGATTGATTTGTTGATTGTAGCAAAACTCTTGAGAATTGTAAGAGTGCGGTCAGAAAATTTCATAGTATAGTCTCCTATTCATTATTAAGTAGTTTATCTATATCACATTTTTTATGATATGTCAACTGTTTCACGGTCTAAATGCTTGTTTCTTCTTTTCTTTATATGTCTTTTCGTTTGATCTCTTTCCTGCGGTTGGCGTTTCACCGATAGAAGCGATCGCGCCCATCGATCCCTTAAAGATATACGAACCGACGTGCTGCAGTTCCATCCAAGGACACAGGTGCAACTTAATTCCCACTTCTCTTGCTTTGCGACAGAAGAAGTAATCTTCAGACAGGTACCGCTTTGAAATAGGATCGATAATGCAATCAAAGAAAGCGGTGATCTCACGCGAACCATCGAAGTTCTTCGTGCGAGCGTGGTCAGGAATATACTTGAGTTCTGGGTATGCGTCTCTGTATTTTTCCAACACGGCTCGAGGTATAAGCATAAATCCGGTACCAGCCTCGCTCACTTCGATAGGTTGGTCAATACGGAAAGACGTGGTTCCCTTTGCTGGGTTGAACACGTAGTCGGCTGTATAGAAGTCCAAGTCGAAAGGATTCTCCGCCTTTCCCATCTCTACCGCCTTCTTTACCTTTTCCCAAGCAATCGTTTTCTTTGGATACGGACCAGTCATGATATCATACTGATCCGGGTGCATGGTCTGAATACCGAGCATCGACAGTACATCATTAGGTCTGAAACCAATATCAGCATCGATAAACATAAGATGTGTGCAGTCTGACCTCATGAATTCATCTACTACATAGTTCCTTGCCCTTTGAACTAAGCTTTCATTAAATAGATAATAGAACTTAAGATCGATGTTGTATTTGGCACAGAGAGATGCTAGGTCGTTCGTAGATTTACAGAACATTCCTGCGCACTGCCCACCATACATCGGCGTTCCAACAAAGATAGAATATTTTCGTAGGTGTTCTGCTGTAATCTGTAGTTGCATCATTTTTACTCCTTATGATAGTTCAAGATCGTTCTCTGCGCGATAGATCTGCTGAAGACGAAGAACGTCAGCGAGAATATCCCAGGAACTATCGTGTTTCTTAAATACTTTATTCCACTTGTCAGAATCAACGAGCGGAGAAAACGAGTTTTCTTTTGGAAAGTTAAGTTTAGCATCAATAAACGTACGCGTATCACGAACACGCCAATACTTAAGATACTCATCAAGATGCAGAAGCTTTCCTTCGGCTGCAAAGAGTCGTGATAGGATGATTGGATCGAAAGTATTCGAACGACTCCACCAGTAATCTACCTTTGGAGACTCAATAAGGAATTCGTGAAACTGCTTTACAAATTCCTTCACAGTCAGGTCAGATTTCTTTGGAGCAATGTTTGCACGAACTTCAGGACTCTGTTCTTCCCAGAACTGAAGAGTACTCTTATCAATCTCGAAACCATAGTTCTTTACCTGATCCGTCACGGATAGTTTAAAACGTTTCGCGTAGGAGATACTCTCGATCGTATAAGGATTTGTTAGAAAACGATCGAAGTCAAAGACCATGACTGAACAGTCGATAACGGCGCACTTTCCTGCGTCCTTACCCATTGTCTCAAAGTCAATAATTAGGTGAGTCATACAAAGAATCCTTCAAGTGTTGCGTTTTGACTTCCCGAACCTAGCGGGTCGTACTCGTTCTTTTCGTAGTGATTGTTCTGACGAAGATAGTTTGTTCCGGATAGAGGAAGCTCTCCGCGAATGAACTTGGCGATTTCAGAATGAATATCGCGCGACGTAGGAACCGGAACGTTCTGAGCGATGTGGTTCATCTTTGCGAGTCCACCGACCAATTCAAAATCGTGAGGGAAACCCATCATATGCAGAGCTTCACGAATCGTAAGCGAACGATCGTGAATAGGATGGATCGTATCAGCAAGGTTACGACCAATCACAGCGTTCATGCATTCGTCAAAGACGTGTGTTGAGCTATCCCAGATACCCTTGTTGTCCGCAAACTTTTTAATAGCGTGTTCCGATACTTTAATTCCGCGTTCGTGGCCAACCTGATGCATCCACTTATTTGCTTCTTCAAGCAGACCAGCACGATTGATATAGTTGAAAGCTGTAATGTTACCGCTCTTAATAATAACATCCCTCGGATTGTCGTTCGTTCTTGATTTAATAAACGCGTAATACGGTTCATCATCCAACTTGGAATTGATAACCAAGTCTTGCTGAAGCGTGTTCTGTTGCAACTCGGACAAGTACTCTTTAAAGTTTTTACGATCGCGTTTAAACCAAGACATGATCGGAGCCTTCTCTGATTTCCAGCCGATAGCAAAGGTTCGATCGCGAGCTTGCGGAATGCCGTGATACATCGTTGATGTTTTGTACAGAGTTAAACTATACCCTCTTTTATTACAAATGTCAAACAAATTGTTTGCGACTGCACGACCTTTATTCGTATAGAGAGCAGGCGCGTTCTCGACTACTACAGCCTTTGCTTCAAACAGATCAATCGCGTCCTCGAAGACTTTATACATCCATTCGTTCTTTGCACAAGCAGCACCTTTTGATTCAACTGTCTGACCTGTGTTTAGCTGCGATAGAGCTGCACAAGGAGGAGTACCAGAGACAACATCTACCTTATGAATAGGTGGGCCGTTATCCAAGAGTCGATACTCGAGTCCTCTGCCCTTTACGTTATTCTGATAGTTTACGTAGTGACTATCGTTTGCTTGAAATCCATCGTATGAATAGATAGCAAGAGGTGGAACGCCAAAAGCTTTTTCGGCTCCTAGCATCTGTCCACCGATAAGTGGGATATGAGGTACCCAAGTAATATCACTCATTATTCTTTATCCTTTATACGAAAAAATCTGCAAGTGTTGTTATAGTCTTTTTTTCAAATGCTTGAACATCAGGACGAGTGTAGTTCGTGTCGAAAGCATTCATAATCTTATCATTAATAAAAGTACCATCGTAGTACTCAGGCTTAAGCACTGCCTTGCGTAGTTCCTTAAGAAGGTTCTGATGCGCTTCATGTGTATCTACCATCTCCATACGGCGAAAGAACTCTTCTGGAGTCTTTGGACGTAGAAACTCTGGAATTGGTAGATGACCTTGCATATCATAGGTCGGATGCAGGAATGGAATAACACCAGCATGGATCATCTCAATATACTTAGATGTAACCCAGCCTTCCTTAATCGGAATGATGAAAGTAAACTTTACGTCCTGAAGTTTCTTCTGCAGCTCGTTGATGTGCAACGATCCTTTAAACCGAGAGTCAACAGTTGCTGCACCATGTTCCCACTTGCCATAGACTTCAACGTTATCGAACTTGTTGAGAACCCATTCCTTCAGAAGGTCGTAGCGAGACGGCTTGCCTTCGTTAAGAACGACCATAAAGTTTGTGTTACGATTTACGTTGACTTCTTCAGTGTATTCGTAGTCTCCGCAGAAGGCCGTCTCCATACCTGCATATTCCGAATGAACTACGCGAGTGATGCGTTCCTGATCAACATAGTCGCGAATCGCAAACGTTTCATAATCATAATCATACTGACCAAGAGAACGCATTGGCATGTGAAACAGATCGCGAGGTTGCTTAATCGTATAGCGAGGATCATTAACGATTTCAATATACGGAACCTGCTCTTGGTTCAGCCAAGTAACGATTGGAGTCGTATACCACTTGGTCATATCGAGAGTCGCAGCAGGCTTTCCATCGTTACCTTCACGAACCTTCTGAATGCGATCCGGAATCGTAACGTTGCTGAGCTGACCAACCATCATAATGGTAAAGTCGAGAGTAACTTTCTTTTCTTTAAAGTAATTGACGACGTGATCAAAGTACTTCTGAGAAATCTCAAGACCAACACCTTCCCATACATCAATCACGTTATCGTATGGAAAGAGATCTGCTTTCTCAGATTCTGTAAGAGTACCGAAGTCAGAGCGACCAACGATATAGAACTTCTTATCAGGATTGTTGTTCGCAACTGCTCGTAGTGTGCAAGAAGCTTCGTTGTCTCCGCCGATAGGCGAGTACTTATTCGTCTTAAACTTTACAGATTTACCAATCTTGCAAAAACCAATGTTCTTCATAGTGTATCCCATTCTATAAATTTCACAAATTCATCTGGCCTTAGAGCCTTATCATCAACGTAGTAGACCGCATTCGGTTTACCAAACATTAGTTCATCGTATGGAACGTTGTTTTCTTTAAGCCAATTAACCGTAAGATCGCCAACATCCTCTATGACTTTATTTATATCACCATTATGAGTGGCCATTCGCCTCGCAGTAAACAGAACGATACGAAAGCCCTTTTCTTTTGCTTTACGAATGCTTTCGATCATTTCGAGTTTTGGTGTCGCCTTGCCATACTTTTCGAACGTATCCTTCTCGCCATCGTTAGGCGTACAGATCGTATGATCAATATCAATGACTAGAGTTTGCGTACTCAATTACATATTCCTTCATTTGTTCCTGTCGAATAGAGCTGTCATAGTGAAGAGGAATGGCTGTCGCGATAAGCAATGCGCCACCATCGATGATCTCACGATACTCTTTTGAATAATACTTTCGAATAATCTTTGAGAAACTTTCACGAACATACTTAGGATACGCCTTGCTCTGAAACAGCGAGTTGTATCCATGATAGAGATCGTGAGAGAGTTTACACAGGTCGTATAGATGATCGCCGCCGCAACCAACATGATTGCCGTATTCTCCACGAGGATCCAAGAGAGTAATGCTATCGTTATATGGATTATACAATATATTTCCAAAATGTAAATCGCCATGCATAGCCAGAACAGGCTCAGCTCGGTTCATACATCTTTCAGCGATCCGCCCGTAATATCCTTGCTCAGAAGAACTTAGGCCAGACTTATTGAGTCTTTCAGTTGTCTTTTGGATCCACATGGCATTTGCGTTACTGCTAAAGTCTTTTAGAAACTCAAGACTAGGTCTCTGATGAAAGTTGTTTCGAACAGAAAGTACAACCTTTTCAATTAGATAGTCGATAGTACTCTTAGAAATGTCCTCGTGGATGAATAGATCCGAGAGCAGAGTACCGGACTCATAAGACAGAGATAGGCCGTAGTCATCATCTAGCACCTTTGGAACGAACATTCGCTGCTTTGAATTGAGAGCTTTGTACCAAGACTTTTCGTTCATGACAGTACGAACAGCGAACTCATTCGTATAGTTTGGTACCTTCGTAACTACGTTGAGTTCTGGGTCGTACTGAAACGAATTGAATGCACGAGCTTTAAAAGTAAGGAACTCTGCGCATGTACGATGATACGAAGCAATGTCACCAATGTCGTACCAGTTGCTCGTATTAATACGGTTAAAAGATCTTGAAGTTGAACGCGCATACTTCTCAAGGGCAAACGAGATGTCGTACTCAGTCGCTGAGGAGAACGCATAGTCAGCGCCTACACCATCTGCGAAACTATACAGGCCAACGAGTGCAGCAGCATTTGGAACCGTCTCCGTTGGTTTATTGAAGAATTCCTTACCATCCCACATACACCACGCAAAGTGGTCTTCAACTTCTTTCGTAAGAAGAAAGTCGGTGCCTAGTGGAAGATCATTATCAAGAATGATTGCGTCTCCAAGCCATACGACGAGCGGCATATCTTTATTCGACAGCTCTGCAATACCAACACGAATAGCATCACGGGGACCGTTCAACGATCCCTGCTTTACGCAACGAATATCATCGCTATAGGCACTCTTTGTAGCCCATTCACGAATATCATCATGCTTGCCGTCAACGATTACGATCTCTCCGATATCTGGAGTATTCTTATAGATCGACTCGATGATGTACTCGATTGTTGGTTTACCATGTACGCGAACCATTGCTTTGGAACAGTTCGATGTTAGCGGCCGAAGACGAGTAGCCTCACCCGCCGCTGGAATTACTACGTTGATCATAATGTGTTCTCCATTCGTCATATTCATCTTCTAATAAAGCCCAGTGCAGCTTTGTTGAACGATCGAAGTTGCTCGACCTTCTGTCCCAGACGATCCACATATATGCGATCATGCCGCCAAGCTGATGTGTCTTATTTATGGGCTCTACTAAGCCCGAACCAAAATTAATTCTATCACTTAGAAATATAATATCACTTGGAGGGTATTTTGTAAACAAGTTTTTTCGCTTCTTTCCTTCAAGAAACGTAAGACGAACAAACATTGCTACGTATGGATATTCCGATAGAGCTTTCTCTGTAATCTTTCGAGGAAGATCCTTATGATACGGAGGGTTCGTAATCAAACCTTCGTATCCGGTTGGTCGTTCGAGCTCAAGAACATCAATGCTAGTTTCGATGTCTACGAGACTATTATCATATTCGTTAAGATCGAACGATTTTACATTATGACCGTTTCTTTGGAGTTCGATCGAAATATTACCTCGGCCCGCGCAGGGTTCAACCACATTCTTTGGTGGACGAACATACTTACACAGAATGTAAGTTGCGAGTGGCGGTGTTGGATAGAAGTCGTTTTCTTTACGATCTGGGTCGTCCTTCTTTACACCAACGTATATATCAGTTAAGTTCTTAGCCACTCTTTACATTCCTTTAGACAATTGTTTTCATATTCTCTATCGTTTAGCTTTCGGTTCAATGGAGACGGGTGCGGAAGGGTATAGTGTTCCACTCCTGCTCGCTTAAGTGCCTGCGAGGCAAAACCACCGAGAGCAATTACCTTCCTATATCCATTCACAAAGGATCGAACAAAGTTTAGATCAACATCCTTCATCTTGTACTCGCCTTCGTATGGAATTACATTCGAAAAAGAATAGTGATGGAAACCGAGAGCTTCCATCCATACATTCATCTTATCTAACGAACAGTTCTTACGAAAAGGTTTTCCTGAAGGGTTGATACCAACGAGAATTACTTCACTCATTCAAAGTTCCAATGACGCTCGTTGATATAAGTAATCGAGACACCAGCCTCTTCATACATCGGCCGAGACATTCCATTCCACTGGTTCTGCCACTTCTCAGGAGAATGTTCAGGGTACGTGATCACGACTCGTTTAATGCCGGATTGAATGACCGACTTAGTGCACTCAGCACAGATTGGCAGACCCCATACGTAGATCGTTGCGTCTTTGACGGATACGCCACTATAGAGTGCATTCATCAGAGCATTCATCTCGCCGTGAACGATACGTGGATACTTTTGTTCACGATCATTAAGACGCTCCTCGGTATCTTCAATACCACGAGGAAACCCGTTATATCCGGTCGCAAGGATACGACGTTCATCATTAACGATTACAGCGCCAATCTTGCTCGAAGGATCCTTACTCCAAGTTGAAATCTCGCGCGCGAGTTTCATAAAGCGGTTGTCCCATTTACTATCAATCATTTATCTTACTCCATTTAATTCCAAAGAAGAGTCTCTGCATAAAGCGATGAAAAGCGTTTGGTTGCTTGCCTTCTTCTAAGTTCCAATATACGCCGTTTATTAGTTGGCACTTCCAAGCAGGTTCGGGTGGTGCGGAGATAGTATAAGTTACACCTATATCACGCATCCATCAACTCCTCGATGAACTTGAAGTGGCGTTCGTATACATGCAGGTTCGTTGCAGTCCAGATGAGATCACCGACTCCAACTCTAAGGTCCGCAGCAAGTTTCTTTTGAACATGCATTGCCCAGTGAACATCGTTGTCATAACCGAACACTGCGTCGTTCGAACGCATCAGATAGTGGCTGATGAGTTTACCGTCACGGATCATAAAAGTGTTTGCATAGGTGCAGATGAAATCTGACATATCGTCTTCGTAATAGTCAGTATGCATGGAAGGACGATTGTAGATCATGACAGCACGGCGGCTGTTAGGGTTATTCAAAAGTTCAGTAAGAACGTTCATATACTGAAAACCGTTCTTTTCAGACCAAATGAGATGACCATAGTTTGAATTGATACGACCATGTTTTGAAGCAACATTTTTCCAGATCGCAGGAGTCTCACCAGGAATATCTTCAACATACAGAGACTGCGACTCGTACCATTCGAGTTCACGTTCGATGTATTCGTAGTTTGGTTTACGAATGATCCAATCCTCATCAGCGATAAAGGATTGTCCGATAAGCTCGATGGTTTTAACACCGGTCTTATCAGTCACAAAGTCTTGATCACGATACTTTTGAATGAGTTGATTGCGAATATTAAAAACTCTTTGCATATTCCATTACTCCATGTCTCATATATTTTTGAACGATGCTCATATCAGTAATTGTACCAATAAGAGTCATTTTGTCAATAGGAAAGTGAGCAACGTATCGCTTATCACGAGTATTTTGTCTGATTACAAAATTTCTTTTACCGAGAGGAGGGGCACTGTAAATCCTAAGGACTGGATCATCAGGCTCTGGGCGTTGACAAAAGATAAGAATGTCGACATTCATACACTTGCTTAGCTGATTGCTATGGATGCCACTCGCTTTTTCATTTGATGAGATCGGAACTGTAAAACTATTGAACATATGAAAACGCGTTTCCAACTTATTCTCTAGAGAATGGTCTTCACCGTTCACGGTAAGAATCAAATCTTTATCAGCGTCGAACGGATCTTTAGAAAGTTTAGCCGTGATGCCTCGCTTAGAGAAAAATTCTACGATAAGATGCTCGATGTCAACGCCGAGTTGTCTATCTGCTTGAGTACCCATTATTTAAATCCTTTCAAAAATTGCTCAACAGAAGGAACGGTGTTTGCAAATCCGCCATTGATGCTGATGTTGATATGAAGCTTGTGCATGCAGGAAGAAACGGTGTATGCTTCGATAAAAGCAGACATCGTTTCATTGTATTCATGTAGAGATTTCTCAAGACTATCGCCGTCGTCACGAGCAGCGATAGCTTCAGGATCATCAGTCAGAAGAATGAGAGCTGCTTCTGGATAATTACGAAGATACCGATAGTCCAACTCATAGATATCAGCTGGGTTTGCACCACGATACTTCTCGCCATAGACAGCCGCGCCAAGGTGAAAGCGGTCGAAGATCACATCATAGAAGTAGTCGTCAACGAGCATCTGACTCGATTGAAACAACGACTCGTAGTGTTTAATTTCCCATGCATTTGGGTCCTCTACCTTAGGAGGAGAAGACGAGTGATGCACGAGAATGTTTGGCGATGTAAAGTGTCGCTTACGTAGATGTTCAACGAGCGTTGACTTACCACAGCGATCCATACCTTCAACGATGAGTAGCATTATACCTCCTATTTTAGTTGTTTTGAGAAAGGAAGATTGTGTAGTTCACTTTCACTAAGATATCGACTAGTAAGATTTTGTTCTATAGTGCGATTTACTTCTACTTCACCGTTAATAATATCACCAGTCAAAGGACATGTCAATGATATTGGCATCTTAGGAGCAGCAACAGCATAAATGTCAATCTTAGACTCTCCAAGTTCCTTCATCACTCTAAGAATACGTCTATTTGTTGCATCACCACGTTTACTCGCGCCACCTTTATACTTATCAACACGACCGTACCACCCACGAGAACCACCGGCAATGCCGATCTTCATTAAGCGACCTTTTACATACATAAAGTAAACGATGTTGCCCATGTCACGAAAGTTAGACCACGTCTTATCAGTAACATAATCTATCTCTGTTTCCGTGACATTGAAATGCCCGATATATTCAGCCGTTTTCGCGAGTTCAGAAATTGACTTCATTTGGTTTTCCTATGTTTTACGAAGTTTTTATACACGATTGGTTCTGGATGTACTTTGATACCAACTGCACTATAACGATCACCATTTTCCGGCATCATTCTTTGATAGCCAGCTTCGTTTAGCATCTTATCTTCTTCTTTAGTTACGAAGACGATGCGATTATGCTTACTTAAGAAATCATAGATCGATTTCTCGTCAGTGCACTCCTCTACCATCTTTTGAATGAGTATGTTTAGAGGAACGACGTGTTCATGAATACCAAACTTCTTTAAAGCATCGCCACCAGCTGGCTTGCCAAGAGACTCCCACTTCTCTTTAAATCTTTCGGACATATAGGCGAAGTCAGGACTATCAATGCCTTTATCGATCCCGAGTCTTTCGTGAGTAGCTGCATTGTAAACATTGCAGAAAATGTATCTCATGGATCGAGTATCGTTAGAATTGTATTTTGCTCCTGAACGTATGTCGTTCAGGAGCAACTTGATCATTGTAAGATTTGTTTCTAAAGTCATTATCGGTATCGAGTGTATACATAGACGTCAGCAGACGTGGCGTAAGGAAGAGGAAGCGAGTCATTGTAGCGACGAACTCCGCGACGATGACCGCGACCCTGCAGCTTGACATACTGAGTGGTACCGAAAGCAGTGTTACCAAGCTTGACGACGGTACGCAGACCGTCAACAGCGGCTTGGTCCTCAGGAGCAACTTGGCCGTTAACCATACGAACAGTGAAGCGATAAGCAGAAGTGCGAGTCATAGGATGGTTCCTTTCCTTTTCCTATTGTCAATCTATACTGATTCTAAACGAATGTCAATAGTTAAGAAGCGAAGTTGCGGTCCTGAAGACCAACTTTTTTCGCACCCTTTGCCCAGGCGCCCGACTTACCGCGCCAGGTCTTAAACCGCTTGCGAGACGGCGAGAGAACTTTTACCTCACCGCCGTTAGCGGCGAAATTTGCGACGAGCTTTGCGATGTCAGTTTTAGTCATAGTTGTTCTCCTCTCGTTATAGATATAGAATATCTGATTCGGGAGGAGATGTCAACCATTAAATGAGAACATTTGGAAGGTGGCCATGATTTCCTTCATGAGATGGAGCTTGCCAACCCTCAGGCTTGAGCAGATCCGGCAATCCAAAAGGATTCGGGCGCCCAGGCTTGACACCAGGAGACTTAGACATGTTTGCTTCGTATACTTTATCCCAAGCAGCCTTTGCATCAACACCAAACACGTCGAGAGTACCGAGTGCAAAGACAACGAGATCGATGAGACCGTCGACTACCTCTTCAGAATCTTTTGCGGCGTATGCAGCGACCGTTTCGTCAAGTTCTTCCTTGCACATAGAGAGACGGAACTCAAGATACTTGTCCATCAGATCTTTGTCGTGCTTGTTCTTTTCGAACCACTCGTGCACTCCAAACTTGTTGTGCATCATATACATGTCATGGATAAGGTCAGCTGACATATTTAACTCCTTCAGATTTCAAACAGGCTTCGATAGAAGTGATCTCATCTTTAATTGATAGCTTAATTCGCTTTTGAGTGTTGATCATTTCTTCAGGAGCTTTCTCTCCTTCCAATGCTTCAACCAAGTTATGTACTGCAGTATGCTTTTCTTTTAGAGACGCTAGTCTTTCTAGTCTGGTCTTTGGATCCATTCTAATCTCCCCCTTGTTAGTTGATAATTCTTTATACCATAATATTTCAAAATGTCAATCACATAAAAAACGATTCGAGACTCGCAACCTTCTTGGATCTCCAACCGATCGCTTCAAGAATGCTTTCGATAGGTCCCAAGAAAACTTTTTCAAACTGAGTGTTATAGTCAATGTACTTGTCCACGTTGAGTTCCTTTGGAAGAACGTTAGGAAACGAGATTACATTTTCTTTAATCGGGTTTGGTATATTGAGATACACGATCTTAATCTTGTCACCACCACGGATCAGCTGATACCTATTCTCTAGCTTGTTTTCCTTCAAAGCTTTGTTGTATAGGATCGAACCACGAACGTGCATTGGGCAACCTCTTTTGTAGTCATTGCCTACCATGTACTTTTCAATATCGTCGGTACCAGAGATCTTTGCGATGTCTTCAGCCGGAAGATTAAAGAACTCTTCTCGGAAATCTTCGATGAAGATTTGCACGTCGGACTCTGAGCCGTTCATAATCACCTCGAACGACTTTTTCATCTTCTCACGGCAAACTTCAGGAGTCGACGAACGAACCGACTCGATACCGGTAACACTGATCTTTGGCTTTGCGTAGTGAACACCTTCAGAGTTGAGAACGTTCATAATGTATCGCTTTTTGGCGACGAACACAGACTTATCTGTAATCTTTTCGCGTTTCATAACCATCGCGTTACGGCAAGCACCCATCTTTTTTGCGAGGTTCTCGTATCCGAGAGCGATGACCGCCTCGAGCTTTTCCTTACATACGTTGTCAAGGAATTCTTCACCGGTCTTTCGATCGATGTCTGTTGTTCCGAACACTGCCTGGATAAGAGGACCAAAGTTCACGTAGATGGAGTCGGTATCGATATAGACGATGTAGTCTACATCGGTCGTCTTTAGTACTTTATTGAGATATTTGTTGACAGATTTTTCGGCATAACGAATTGACAGTTGACCTGAAGTGGTAATCGCTTCTGCCATCTCGCCGATATAGTAAAGGAAGTAGACGTTTGCGGTCGCACCATATAGAGAGTTCATAGCAATCTTAATCGCCATCTGAGAGTTATGCAGCTGAGTCATCTGCTTCTTCAGATCCTTCTTTTTGTCCGGATCCTTCTCGTTTTCCATGGCTTGTTCAACAGCAAGCATTTCTTTCTTGATCTTTGAACGATTGCCATAGTACTCGTCAATGATCTCAGGAATTACACCTTTTACTTTATTGGTAAAGCAGACGCCATTTGCGCATGCAGAATATTCGGTGTCTGTGTTTTCAAACTGATCGTTAAGAACCATGTCTTGTGTAACATAGACTCTCTTATCTTGCATATGAGTCTCAGGCGACATATTATACTGAAGCATCAGATGCGGATACAGAGAGTTAAGGTCGAACGATACGATCCACTTATGCATACCGACCTTTGGATCCTTCACGTAACCACCGACGAGATCCTTTCCACGATCACCAGGACCACCCTTGATCTGCGGAACACGATTGTCTCGAATAAGTCGACGATACAGAGTGGTTTCCCAGATACCAACGGTGCCGAAGGCATCGCTGAAGTTAACGCCGCCGCCATATGCGACAGTCATAACGAGAGCGAGAAGAGCCGTTTCGTCTTCGAACTGTTGAATGAGCCATGTATCCTTGAGGTTATAGTCGAGATACAGTTGCGGGTTTTGATCGTATAGAGCCGTAAGGTTACCATACTCGGAATAATCCAGCTTCTTTTCGCCAAGGATAACGTGAGCGATATGATCGAGTTTGTAGGACTCTTGAGGACCATACTTATAACCGAACTTCTTAAACGCGTCCATATAGTCAATCACGGTCATACCAGAGATTGCATATGTTGACTGTGGCTTGCCAAAGATCTCTCGAGTATTCTTACGAATGGATCCCCACGGCGACAGCTTCTTTGCAGTATCCTCGCCAAACAGACGAATGATACGAGTTACGATGTACATAATGTCAAAGTACTCAACGTTCCAACCGGTTACAACATCGGGATAGTCGTTCTGCCAGATCTGCATGAACCTACGAAGCAGAGCCTGCTCAGTGTCAAACTTCATGAACTGAATGTTTTCTGGATCGATCTTAAGAAGAGTCTTGCTCTTATCATAATCTTTACGACCGAGCAGATGATACGTATCAGACTTAGACGATTTAATCGCGATCGAGGTAATCTCTTTATCGGCTTCATCGATGTTGGCATAACCGTCTCGAATATCAACTTCGATGTCGAACGAAAAGATGTTAATCTTTTTCATATCGAACTGAATGTTGTCAGGATATTGTTCTTGAATAAACTGAGTTACGTAGTTTGTGTTGCCGTGGATCTCAAGGCCACGAACGTCTTTGTGGCGTTCAATAAACTCTTTTGCTTCAGCCATCGAGTCACAGACTCGCGGACCAAGTGGCCGATCACCAATCAGCGACTTATATGCGCCGTCCTTGGATGGAAGAAAGAGCGTTGGACGATACTGATGGCGTCGCATGAACTGCTTTCCATCTTCATATCCACGCCAGAGAATTGTATTGCCGTATCGTTCAACGTTCGTATAGAAATTCATAGTATACCTTTCAAGTATTCAACAACAAAGTGTTCTGTCGGTTGGTCAGATCTTTGTATCATTTTTCCATCATACACCATAACTTGATATTTGTCAACCAACTTAACTACAGTTATGCGAGAGTCGCTTCGAAAAAAATCCATGGCATCACCAGTTTCTTTGCGAAAATGAGAGTCATATGCGTATCCTTTCTCTCCGAGGAATGCGTTTACTTCTTTCAATCTTTACTCCTATGCTGCGATCTGGCTGAAGTTCTTTACCTTTTCAAATTTAATATGCGAGTCGAACTTTTCTCCAAACTGATCTGACCGGTGAGAGATCACAAAGATGTTATCGTTGTTGTTCAGATTGTGCAGAGTGTCAATTAGATTTTCAACACCGGCGCCATCCATCGCACCATCCAACGTTTCATCAAGTATCAGCAGGTTCGTTGAGACTGAGTTGCGAAGTTTTGCTACGGCTCGCCACGACAACATGATGGACAAAGAAATTCTCAGCTTTTCGCCTTCCGAGAACGAAGCATACGAAAAGGCGTCACGAAAGCGAGACTTAATTACCTCGTTAAAGTTTTCATCAAGATGAAAGTCAACAAAGAGTTCAAACGCAGACAGATATTTGTTGATGAGTTTGTTCATAACTGGAATGTACTGGCGAATGATACGAGTCTTAATACCGCCGTCCTTTAGCATTGCTGCAGCTACACCAAGAGTTTCTCTTTCATCAAACAGTTTTGTCTGATCCGCCTGAAGATCCTTCAGACCTTTATTATATTCTTCGAGCTTGCTTGTGTCAACTTCTTCGACTTCTTTCTCTGCGGCATCGAGGTCATCCTTAAACGATTTAAGAGCATTCATAGACATCTTAATATGAGCTCGGTGTTCGCCGATCTTTAGGTTGTGCGTTTGAATTGTATCCTCGACCTTTGAGATCTCCTCGACACGAGCTTCGATCTCAGCAATCTTTGCTTCGATCTCTGTAAGACCAGTTTCGGCTTCGTTCTTCTTTTGGTTACGGTCAGTGACGATCGTTTCCTTAAAGTCGTGATCGATTCCTTGCTTACACGTCGGGCAGTTGTCATTATCGTGATAGAAGTTTAGATCCTTGAGATAACCACGAAGAACGCCGTCCAGTTCCTGTCGAATGCTCTTTGTTCTATCGAGTTTCTTCTTCACCGCTGGTTTGTCCTCGATCGAGGCAATCAAACCACTAATGATCGTTTCGATACCTTCGATATGAATCTTTTCTTCTTCAATACGATCGATATGTTCCTGCATACGTTCACGTATCTTGCTAACTTCGCTTTCACGGATCTTACGGATTGAGTCGTTATGTTCGACTGCGGACTCGATCTTTGATTTGATTAGATCAATCTGATAGTTATTGTCTGTGATCGATTCCTTATTCAGACTTACACGATCCTTTAGAAGAAGGTTCATTGTACTGAACACCTGAATGTCTAGCAGATCCTCAATAATCTCTCTTCGCTGATAAGCCGGCAGTTCCATAAACGGAACATATGTTGCACTACCAAGGACAACGATCTGATTGAACGACTTGTAGTTTAGACCAAGGATGTTCTGCTCGAGGTATGCCTGATAGTCACGAGCTGCAGCATCCTGGTTGACGAGTTCACCGTTTCGATAGATCTCAAAGATGTTTGGTTTCATACCACGACGAATTCGATAATCGTTGCCGGATACAGTAAAGTCCACTTCAACGACGAGATCTTTTACGTTGATCGTATTAATCAACTGCGGCTTATTGATCTTACGAAACGGTTTTCCGTATAGAGCAAAGGTAATCGCATCGAGGATAGTACTCTTTCCGCTACCATTCGTTCCGCTCACCAACGTGGTTCTACTCTTATTAAGTTGTATCTCAGTGAAAACATTCCCGGTCGACAGAATGTTCTTATATCGTATCTTATTAAATTGGATATTCATTGTATACTCATTGCCTCAATGTAAAGATCGTCGATAACTTTCTTAATCTTCTTTTTATCAGTCGTGGTTTCGATTGAATCAATATAGTTATGAAGAATATCCTTCGTGTCTTGCGTTTCGTCAAGTATGTCAGAGACTCCAGCCGACTCAAGGTTCAGAGAGTCATCGACCGACTTGACATCGGCTGCGCCAGACTCAGACAGCTTGTTGAGAAACATATCGTACAGGTATGAATTGGTTCGATACTTGACGATCACCTTCACGTATGTATTCTTAAGAACGTCTGTATTGATATTCGCAACATCATCGATAGTCATATCACGATCATCATAGTCTATCTTATGAAAGATGCGGTTTGGATTTTCAACAAGCGTGATGTCTCGAGTGTTTGCGTCGAACACATGAAAACCACGACGGCCTGCATAATCCGACCAAGTCATTTCATACTGTGCGCCAAGGTACTTGATGTTACCATATTCAGACGGATGATGAAAGTGACCGGAGTAGACAGCTTGAAACCGCGTAAACACATCCTTTTTCAGACCATGATCGCACACCGATCCCTTTAACATCTCGAAACCTTCGATTGCGAAATGGCCGAGTAGTACTTGAGCATTCGTCTTTTCGATAGCTTCGAGACAGATGTCCTCATTATCCTTCGTGATCCATGGAACCATCATAAACTGAGTTGAGCCAAATGTCAACTCCTTTGGTTCTTTCTCGTATATATGAAATTTATCGTACTCTCGAAGCAGCAGATCCATCGAGTTGACTTCATTTGTATTCGTAAAGTATACACTGTGGTTTCCAACGATCGCATGATACTCGATACCTCGAGCCCAAAGCTGATTAAAGAAGAACTCCTTGACTCTCTTGAGAGTAACATAATTGATGTACTTTCTACGATCAAACGTGTCACCAAGGTCAAACACGATACGAATGCCATGTTCGTCAAGATATGGAAAGAATACTTCACGAAAGAATTTCTCTTGATGGTCTAAAAATACTTGACTATCACCTCTCACACCAAAGTGTGTATCATTAATAATTGCAATCTTCATTTACGATTTCTTCCCATTCACTTGTCAACGCCGTTAGCTTTTTCTTTACTCTTTGTCAACTTATTTTCAAAATCTTCAATGAAAGAATTCATATAGTCAGCACTGGTATTGAGATGCAGCTTTACTTCATCAGACTCATATGTTTCACCGTTCATCATCATGTTATGGGACGATTTAAAACGAATGTACATCTGCTTCTTTTCTTTTTGAATTCTTCGAAGAAACGCATACCAGATCACCTGAGTAAAGTATGCGAATGGATTTGAAGACTTCATATGATCGAAATTGTTGATATACAGCAGACAGTTCTCAATACCGTCCATGATCATATCTTCTTTATATGAATACCCTGAAAAGTTTGGTTTGGTCGCCAATCTCGTTGCAATCTGATATATGCACTCACCGATGTAGTTTGGAACCTTCGGTATCTCGTCGCCTTGATCTTCAGCCTCTTTGCACTTGTTCTTGTAGTTGATAAGAGCTTCGAGTAAGTCTTTGTTGTTAACGTAGTTTCTTTTAATTCTTTTTTGTGTCATAAGGAGCCCTTCTTATACTAACGTATTGTTATAATATAAACCAAAATAGAAAAATGTCAACTACTTAGTGACCGATAACTTATTTCGTTATAGATGCATTTTTTGGTTGACATTTCCTGTAGAGCTTGTATAATCAGAATTAATATTCTGGCAGTTGTGGAATCTACTCCAATGGAATCGTGTAGATCTTAAACTCAAACTGTTCCGATGAGTAGATCTCGATACGACGTCTGAAGTGGTTCAGAGTATAGTTCGTAAACTCTCCGATAGAGAGATCGTCTGCGATGTCGTAGAGAGTTGCTTTGTCGGATCCGTTTCCTTTTCGCAAGGATCTTCCGATAGACTGAAGTACTTTGATCTCTGACTTTGATCCAGATGCAAAGATAACATTGTCCAAACGTTTAATGTTGACACCTGTTGAAAACACTCCGTAGGAGGCAAGGATGTCATGCTTTTTTTCTGGATCATTCTCGACCAAGTGACGTATAGCTTCACGGTCTTCCCCATCGACTCCACCATATATAAAATGGAGTTCACGATCGCCTCTGCGAAGCAGAGGCTCGAGGACCTTACCATGTTTTTCGACCAAGTCAAATAGAATAAGATTGTTCTGACCCTTGAGAGACCAGACAAGGTTTCGAATGAAAAGATTTCTTTTTTCGTTGGTTATCAGATATTCTCTTTCAGCAGGCCACTTTTTCTGTTTCACCTTTATGGTGTTGAGTGCCTTACGAAACTCTTTCTTCTTATCCTCTGGGTACTGAAGAACGAGAGCGTTTACCTTAAACTCTGCGACGGTTCCATCGTCTATCAGATCCTTCGTTTTCACGTATCGCTTTATGCTACCGAAGCAGCCTTCGAGAACAAGGTGGTGAGCTTTACTCTCTGAAGAGATCGTGCCTGTGAACCCGTGACGATATGGAGCATTCGTTAGCTTTTCCATGATCGTTGTGAGAGATTTTGCTTGGAACAAATGAGCTTCGTCTCCAAGTACTACACGGAACTGATCAAACCATTCCTTCGGCTGCTTGATGAGCGACTGCCAAGTACTGATTACGATTGGCGCTACTGTTTCCTTATCAACACCGCCCTGTATCTTGTACACTAACTTAGGATCGCATCCATAGTCAACAAAGTCTCCAGCCATCTGATGAACGAGAGAAATCGTTGGAACGATAATCAGAGTCCTGTGACCAAAGCACTGATAGTAGTGTTGCTGTATTAAATATATGATGAGTGACTTACCAGAAGAAGTCGGCGATAACGAAAGCGATCTACGAGATCTGAGAGCATTCACTATGTAGTCGTTCTGATAGTCACGAGGAGAAAACTTTGAGTTGATCTCCTTGGCGATTTCGTAACCATAATCATCCGGAATATCTTCCGGCTTGATCATATCATCTGGAGCATCCAGAGTATAGTTACGATCATCGCAAAATTTTTTGAGGTAGTTGAGTAGTCCCGTGTATAGAACCGGTCTGAGTGGCTGATATAATCTGACGTAGCCGTCCCAGACTCTTGCTTTGAACGCCGGTGAGAATTGATAGCCTTCTGGGCGAAATGAAAAGTAGTTCATTATCTCCTGACGTATAGCAGGATCTGCGAGCACTTTCATATGCACATCATTAAGACTCTCTACTCTAACTACGTCACCCATTATCCACCGCCAGCTTGAAACTTTGACCAATCTATCATATTCTTAATGATATAATTTCTATTATTTATCTGTCTCACGATGTTTTCTAGATACTTGGCGTTTTCCTCGTAGAACGAGATCTTAAGACTCAGTTCAATAACTTCTTTGTCGCTCTGAACATATCTCTCCATGTCGTTCTTAAGAACCTTAAGTGCAAAAGGTTTCCACCCTCTTTCCTTGAGTTCGAGCTCATCCATACTTCCGCTATAGTATTCGGTCTTCGCCTTCTCGAGTTCGATGAGATCGGCCTTGAGCTTCTTTATCTTAAGAGCTTCTTTATAGAATAGATTATAGTACTTATTATGAAGCTCAGGAATGCGTGCTGACTCGCGAAATAAATTCGTTTCGTCAATCTTGCAGTCCTGAGCCCACATCTGATTAATTTTTTCAATGTCCATCACAGAACTCCATCATACAAATAATTATAACTATATTATAATATTAGGAAAATGTCAATCGCTTTCTGATTTCAAAAGCTTTTCATAAGCTTCTGAATCAACGACGCCTTCCTTCAGAAGTCTCTCACGATTTACTCTATGCATATCCTGAACGTTATCCTTTGAGTCTCCAAAGTATGGAACAGCATGGCCTTCTTCAATAAGCATTGAACACGCAGTCTTGTCACCTAGAACGAAGTCACCAAGTATTCTTCCAAATTTCTCGTCACTCTTTCCTGGCTTCTGAGTTCTCAGGATAGCAGTTTCACCGAGTATCTCGCCAAGTCTTTTCTTTGCGGCAAGACCAAAGATCTTTTCGACTTCGTCAGAAGTTCTGCTCTCTGGAGTATCAATACCCATGATGCGAACTCTTTCGTTTCTTAGCCATACACCAAATCCTAGGTCAATGTCAACATCAACCGTATCCCCGTCGACAACACGGAGAATAGCGCATCTATATTCGTACATTTAAAATTTCCTTATAGTTTAGTTATTGTGAAGTTTTTGAAGGCAAACGTCACCGTAGCTTGTGGATACACAACATCACTCTGAGTTGTGTCAAGCGTAACATCAGATAAACTCACTGGGAAACAGTCTTGAAATTGAATTTCGATATTCGGATTTTTATGACTGTTCATTATCACGATAGAGATATCAGTAAGTAATCCGTACTCACTATTCTTTAGGTTTTTGAATTGATCATAGTTTTCTGGAAAGGTTATGCCCTTCATCCAATTGAAAACTTCGATATAGTTGTTCATAGACTCGTCTATGATAAATGCAATGGGTAGATCGCCGAACGTTAGTCTATCTCCAGTAATCGGAATAGGCTTAAACGGGTTTGGCTGTTCTATAACTTGTAGAGACAAGGAAGGTATGTTTACTGTCTGTGTAAAGAACTGAACATTCGGTAGTCTCTTAACTGAGACCACGAACTCAAGTGGAGACATATAATTTGGTATCATACCATTTTCCTGTTTACATTCTTATAGAATTGGTGTACTATCTATTTATAAAGAAGTATAAATATAAGGTATTAAACGTTAAAGGAATGCGGCATGGTTTACGTAAACAAGTCGTATTTGGCATTTATGTTTGATGATCCCTGCGATAACTGTACACATTGGTGTGGATTTGTTTAATGAAAAAGTACGTATTTGATGTTGATGGAACTCTTACACCGAGCAGATGTAAGATTGACGAAGAATTCCTCAAGTGGTTCAAAGATTTTTGTATTCGCAATGAAGTGTACTTAGTCACTGGTTCCGATTATGAAAAGACTCAAGAACAGCTAGGAGATGACCTCCTCAGGTGGCCTATCTTTGTCTATAACTGTTCAGGCAATGATGTATGGGCAAAAGGTAAGAGAATAAGATCTGACGCTTGGAAAGCACCAGAAGAATTGGTGTCGACTCTTGAGATGTTCTTGGAAAATAGTCGTTTTAAATTAAGAACGGGGAGACATATAGAACATCGTCCTGGTGCGCTTAACTTTAGTATCGTAGGTCGTAACGCGAGTATGCAAGATCGTCATTCATACGTAGAGTGGGATCAAAAGACCAAAGAGCGCGAAATTCTTGCAAAAAAGATCAACACTTTATTTCCAAACTTAACTGCGAGTGTAGGTGGCGAAACTGGTCTTGACATCTATCCAAAAGGAAAGGATAAGTCTCAGATACTGAAAGACTTCGACGAAGAAGATATTATATACTTCTTTGGAGACAGAATGGAACCAACCGGAAACGATTATCCTCTTGGATCGAAACTTAAGAGTCCAAGTAAAGCATTTCACGTAAAAGATTGGCAGCATACTTTTGAACTTCTAAAGGAGATTGGCGATTGACAATTGGTATCGTAGCTTCTTCGTTTGATCTATTACACGCCGGCCACATAATGATGCTCCGTGAAGCAAAATCAAAGTGTGATCATCTTATCGCAGCAATACAGACGGATCCTACAGTTGATCGGCCAGAAAAGAATACGCCGGTTCAGACCATCGTAGAGAGATACATACAGTTATCAGCAGTCAAGTATGTTGACGAGATCATCGTGTATACTACTGAGCAGGACCTCGAAGATATTCTTGAGATGTATCCTATCGACATTCGAGTTCTTGGAGAAGAGTATCGTGACAAAGACTTTACTGGTCGCGAGATCTGTAAGAGACGTGGTATCCAACTCTACTTCAACAAGAGAGATCATCGCTTTAGCTCAAGTGATCTACGAAAAAGAGTTACGAACAAAGAAAAAGACGGTTGACATTCTTTTAGAATCAGTATAATCTAGAATATATCAAAAGGAGGACTGTGATGGAACCCCGCTTTGTTATCTTTGTAGAAACTGTGACTGGTGAAATTGTTCGAGCCTTTACGTGGTGTCGAGACGAAGCTTCAGGCTTGGCTCGTGCTCGGAAGGACTGTATTGAATTTGGATATGGCTCACCGACTCGCGTCTGGGCTGAAAAGATTGAGGTTTCAAACAAGTGATTCAAATTCAAGGCCCTCTTAATCGAGAGGTCTACGTTGCGTGTTCGGGTGGAGTCGACTCAATGGCTGTCGTAGATCTCTTGATGAAGAATCATAAAGTCAACATGTTATTCTTTAATCACGACACAGAAACGTCTCGTAGTGCAATAAGTTTTCTTGAAGAAAAATACTATGCAAGCATTTCCTTTGCTGGAACAAAACTCGAAGTAGGTTCTATCAGAGGTAAGAAAGAACGTTCTGAGTCTTGGGAAGAGTATTGGCGAAATCAAAGATACTCGTGGTTTCATTCTTTCGATGTTCCAGTGATTACAGCTCATCATTTGGACGATTGCGTAGAGACTTGGATCTGGTCATCGATGCACGGAGAAGGAAAGATCATTCCTTATTCGAACAAGAATGTGATTCGTCCGTTTCGACTGAATCGCAAGTCTGAGTTTACGAACTGGTGCCGCAACAAAAATGTATCTTGGATCGAAGACTCTTCAAACTCTGATACAAAGTACATGCGAAACTTTATTCGTCAAGAGATTGTTCCAAAGGCGATGATTGTGAACCCTGGACTGCATAAAGTAATTCGTAAAAAGATTTTGGCAGACACTTCTTTATAAATAGTTGTGAACCACTCATCAACTAGAAAGAATATTCGCCGTGCCAGTTAAACCAAGCGGAACTCCTCTAACTACGACAGAGATACAGACAGAATTTGGCGATCCGGCGCCGATTAGCTTTTCTGAGTACTATGGTTTAGCAAGTGGAATACCATCATCTGGCGCGATACCTATGTCTACCTTTTATGGTAAAACTTTTCTAATAATTGATAGGATCACATCTTCTGGAACATGGTCTCCAAGACCAAACTTAGCAAGATTCATACACATATTTGTTGTTGGTGCTGGTGGTTCCGGCGGAATGGCTTGGCCTGCAAGAAACGTAGGTTTTTTTGGTAATACTGACGGTGTCGCAGGTGGAAGCGGCGGCGGAGCCGGTGGAGTTGCGTATAGTCGCATAACAGGGACAACTACTGGTTCTGCTACTGTTACTGTTGGAACCGGTGGTACTGGAGTTGGCGTTACTGGTGAAAGAAGTGCCGTAAACGGAAATGCCGGCACGGCATCCAGTTTTATAGGACTAGGTTTAAATATGTCCGCGGGCGGTGGAGGTGGTGGACCGGGCGGACAGAACACAGACGGCGGGAATACTAGCCTGACTCGTGTAGGCGGAACCGGCGGATCTGCATCCGGCGGTAATCAATCAAACCTCACAGGTGGCTCTGGCGGTGGATTTAGCGTAAGTGGAAGCAACCCACGTACATCTGCGGCTGGTGGTGGTGCACCGAGATTTTTAACTGCTAATAACGGCACGGCTACAAATTCCACAACAGACGCTACAACGCCGGGCATTAGCGTTTCGTCATACGGCGCATACCCAGCAGTCGCAGCTTATGCAGCCGGTAGATCGCAACCATTCTTAGGATCATCTATCACAGATTTTAATGCATCAGCTGGAGTTAGAGGTGCTGGTTCGGCAGCTGTAACATATGGCGCTGGAAGCGGTGGCGTGGCAGCAGAAGCTGCAGTTAGGTCTGGCCGCGGTGGCAATGGGGTTATCATAATCGTGTATGAGGTATAATAGGAACCAATCATGAACATCGAACATTTTTACGAAATAAATGAAAGTTTGATCGGTTTAAGCGATCAAGTAAAAAATAGTGTTATTGAACTCGGGTTTTCTATTCGCGAAACCGGAGAAAGTGTTGCTTTAGTATTGAATTCGTTTGATGCTTTTTCAATGCTTATTGGAAATGTTCCCGAAAAAATACGTAATGATTACTTAGACGGAAAATCTACTAAATTTTACGTAGAACTTGAAAGCTTAAATACTGATAAAGTTAGAATATATACTAACTATATTGGCGAAGGCATTGAACTGATGGGCTATTATGCAGAAAATGGAGTTATATACGAGACAAAAGTTTATCGCTTTACAGACTTAACTACGTCAAGTATAGAGAGATACGATTCTAATATGAATTTGATCGACAATAGCGACTTTGACACCGTAGTAGATCTAGATCAATGGACTGGCTCTAGAAGAATAATTGATATATCAATAGAAAACAATTATAGAGTTACATGTATAAAAAAGACTCCTAAGAACCAAGTATATCTGTTAGTACGTAACAATGGTGTATCACAATGACGATTAAATCAAGCGGAAGTCCTCTAAATCTATTGGAGATACAAACCGAATTTGGTGGCGCAACTCCAATTTCTTTGAATGAATATTATGGTTTAGCAAGTGGGATCCCTGCAAGCGGTCAGATATCTATCAATGACTTTTATGGTAAAACTTTTCTAGTATATGACAGGATCACTAGTAATAGGACTTGGACTCCTAGAAAGAATCTAGCAAGATTCATACACATATTCGTCGTCGGCGCTGGTGGTTCCGGCGGAATGGGTTGGCCTGCAAGAAACGTTGGTACTTATGGTAACACGGACGGTGTTGCTGGCGGTGGAGGTGGAGGCGCAGGAGGTATGTCATATAGTATCATAGCAGGAACAACTACTGGCTCTGCTACTGTTACTGTTGGAACCGGTGGAGCTGGAGTTGGGGTGACGGCTGAGCAAAGAGCTATAAGCGGAAACGCTGGTACTGCATCTAGTTTTGTAGGATTTAGTTTAAATATGTCTGCTGCTGGTGGTGGAGGTGGTCAAGGTGCTCAGAGTACAAACGGTGGGAGTACTGCAGTGACTGGAGTAGGCGGGGCCGGGGGCTCTGCTTCTGGCGGAAATCAATCAAATCTTACTGGTGGCGCTGGTGGAGGATTTAGCGTAAGTGGAAGCAACCCACGTACATCTGCGGCTGGTGGTGGTGCACCAAGATTTTTAAGTGCTCACAGTGGAACTGCGGCGAGTTCTACTACAGACTCTATAACTGCTGGCATAAAAGTTTCGTTGTATGGCTCTTATCCTGCGGTTGCAACTTACGCTAACAATAGGTCTCAATCATTTTTAGGATCGTCAGTTACAGATTTTAATGCATCAGATGGAGTTAGGGGTGCTGGTTCGGCAGCTGTAACATACGGTGGTGGAAGCGGTGGTGCATGTGCTGAATCTGCTATTACATCTGGCCGCGGTGGCAATGGTGTTGTCTATATAGTTTATGAAGTATAAATAGTTTTTTGAAATGGAGACATTTAAATGATAATAGAATCTATATTGTCAAGTGGCGGAACACATTCCTGCGAAAAATTCGAAGGTATCTATCATATAGAAGAAAACTACTACCTTCTTAAATCATACTTTATTAGCGACAGAAAAGAATCAAAGTGCCAGTGGCACATTGCGAAGACTGTAGACGAAGGACAGACGTTTGTCATTGTTCATCGCCTTGGCTCTTCTGAAATCTACGACGAAGACACGTCTCTTCCATCTTTCAAGTCTTCTGCTCTAGGTTTCTACAAAAAAATCTAAAACTACATCATATTTCTATTTACATCTGTAGAGAATCAGTTTATACTGTATTTACGATGTGAACGAAGCAATATAGGATCGTTACAGCATCTTAAAGCTCATTAGAGCATTTGACTTGTAATCAAAAGGAAAGCCGCAAGGCGCGATCCTGACTATTAAACTATGAAACCATAGGTTGGTTTCAGCAAAAAATAAAACCGGGAATGGTTCCCAATTTGTCTTATAAACAAACTTAACGGTTCTAATCCGTAAATCCAACCTGAAAGGAATACACTATGTCATTCGTTAATGCAGTTCAGAAATCCAAGAACAAAGCAGTCGCTCGTACCGCGAATGGTATGAAGGCTCGTGCTACTTCACAGTCGCCAGTTCTGGATCTATTCGGTCTTATCGGTTCCGCTCGTGGTACTGATATCACCAAGCAATTCACCGCTTCTCTCGTAGAGAATGCCGATCTTACTCTGCGTATGCTGCAGTGGGCTCGTGACATTCGTGAGGGCGCAGGCGAACGTGCTACCTTCCGTAATCTACTCTCTGCGCTAGAGGCTACCGACCCAACTCTTGCCGGAAAGCTGATGCACAAAATCCCAGCACTTGGTCGTTGGGATGACCTCTTTGCCTACAAGAACCCGATCAACCGCAATCAGGCTTTCGCTCTGATTGCAGAGGCTCTTGAAGCAAAGAATGGTCTGGCAGCAAAGTGGATGCCACGTAAAGGTCCGGTCGCAGTCGAACTGACTCGATACCTCGGTCTGTCTCCTAAGGCATACCGTAAGCTCATTGTCGGTTTGACCAATGTCGTTGAGACTCAGATGTGTGCTAAGGAATGGGAAGCTATCAACTTCTCGCACGTTCCTTCTGTCGCGTCTGCTCGTTATCAGAAAGCTTTCGGTCGTAATGCAAAAGAGTCCTACTCTGCTTACATTGCGGAACTGAAGAAGCCTGTTGCTGAGCGTTCAGATCCTAAAGTCAAGATCAACGCTTCTGCGGTTTATCCGTATGATGTTGTGAAGTCTGTCGTGAAGGGTAATGCGGCTGTTGCTGATGAACAGTGGAAGGCTATGCCTAACTACATCGGCGATGCAAAGGTTCTGCCTATGGTCGACGTCTCCGGCTCGATGGGTTCGCTGTGGTACACCTACAGCCAACTGCAGCCAATCGACATTGCTGTTTCTCTTGGCCTTTATTGCGCTAGCAAGAACACCGGAGACTTCAAGGATCTGTTCCTGACCTTCTCTGGTAAGCCTAAGATGGAACACCTGAAAGGTACTCTGTCTCAGAAGATGACTCAGATGACAAAAGCTCACTGGGAAATGAACACCAACCTGCACGCAGCATTCGATGAGATCCTCAAGATCGCTGTTAAGGGCAATGTGTCTCAGGAAGATATGCCTGACATGCTGCTCATCCTTTCGGACATGCAGTTCGATGCTTGCACTCGCTACGATGACTCTGCAATGCAGATGATCAAGCGTAAGTACAAGGAAGCAGGCTACGATGTTCCAAAGATCGTCTTTTGGAACCTGTCCATGTACGGTAAGGAAAACGGTAACACTCCAGTTAAGTTCGACAAGAACGGTACTGCGCATGTTTCTGGTTTCTCTCCTTCCATCATGAAGCATGTTCTCGCAAACGACCTCGAGGAGTTTACTCCATACAATGTTATGTTGAAGACTCTGATGAGCGATCGTTATGCCTACTAATCGGTTAGGCCTTCGGGCCTAACTTCCTCAATTTGGATCGTTGCAGCAAAAAATTAGCTAGTGCAACGGTAGCACACTTTCCTTCTAAGAAAGAGTTCCGGGTTCGATTCCTGGGCAAAATAAAAAGCGATCCTGTAAAATAATTTGAAATAACTCAACTTTTTTGTTGACATTCGTAGAATACAATGTATAAATATATCTAACAGAACTAAAGGAACTCGCACTAAATGATTCGCCAACCGCAACCTCAAATGAATAATAAGCGCCAGGTATTTACCTGCGAATATATTCGTATGTGCGAGGGTTCTATATAAGGATATTAAATATCATACCTTATCAAAGAACCCTCCAGATGAAAGTCTAGGAGGGTTTTTTAATATGGTGTGTGGCCCGGATGGTAAGGGGATGGATTGCAAATCCATAGCACGAAAGTAGTCAGTTCGATTCTGACACACACCTCCAGAATACGGTGACACGTTGCGGTAACGACTTGGGTCTCATAAGCCCGAAGAGATGGTTCGAGTCCATCTGGCACCACCAAGAAAAAAGTTGTTGACATTCATCTAGAATCAGTTTAGATATGAGTTGACGGCGGAAGAAAGACAAAATCAATCTTCCAGTTCTTTGAAAATTTAAACTTTGTCCTAGCGTAAGCGATGATGGACTGGAAACAGATTTACTCTGTTTTCAACTAGGGTTCGCGGTTCGATTCCGTGCTGGGCTTCGCGGGCCCGGGTTGCTGCAGCAGATAGTCATGGATGACGACCCTAGTTGAAAACAGAGTTTTGGGAAGTAGTTCAGCGGCAGAATAACTGACTTTGAATCAGCAGGCCGGTGGTTCGAATCCACCCTTCCCAACCAATAATCATCTGGGTGTAGCTCAGTCTGCGTAGAGTGCTTGCCTTGGAAGCAAGAAGTCGCTGGTTCGAATCCAGTCATCCAGACCAAAAATACCTGTTGACATTCATTTAGAATCAGTATATTCTGATAATACGAAAAGGAAAAAGAAATGAAACGAAAACATAAGGACCTACCGAAGGCACGAAACCCATTCGTCCTTCATCTTTCCAAACGTCTTTCGGGCGCACACGGAAAGACTAAAAAAGCGGAACGCCGTAGTGATAAGATGGCGTTGAAGCAGGAATGGACGGTTAGCTGAGTTGGTTTAGCGGCGGGCTTTTAATCCGCGTCAACCAGGGTTCGAATCCCTGACCGTTCACCATTACTTTGATGATGCACCGAGGGCGATTGGTACCAGCCCTTTCCTTGGTGGAAGCCTGCCGTTGAGGTGGGTGGGAGAGTTTCGATACCTCCACGGTGTATCTTCTAAGTAATAGGAGTAAAGATGTTAGAGTGTTTAATCATTGGTGATAGTATTGCAGTAGGAATAGGGCAATATAGACTGGATTGTGTAGTAGAAGCTAAGGTAGGTATTAACAGTCGTAACTATGTTAAGACTTATGCATTGCCTGAGTCGAAGTTAACAGTGATTAGCCTTGGTAGTAACGATCTAGGTATGAGCAATCAATATACTGTGTTGTATAACTTACGTAGCGAAATTAAAGGCACTGTGCTTTGGATATTGCCAGCTAACAATGACGAAGCGAGAAGCAATATACTAACTATTGCAAGTATTCATAACGATAAAGTTGCTGATATTAGACAACTGCCGTTAAGCAAAGATGGTGTTCACCCTACTACAAAAAGCTATGAAGCACTAGCAAAGGTATTTAAATGACTGTAGAAGAAAGATTGGCAAAACTAGAAGCAATTATTGAAATTCTTATGGAAGACCCTGCGTTTCGACATAAAATCGAAGTTGCTCGTTTGATGTCAGGTAGTAACAAAAATCCAATCCACTTTGAAATCAAAGCCAATTATCAATAATGCACCGGTAGCTGAGAGGCTTAGCGGCGGGCTCTTAATCCGCGACAACATGGGTTCGATTCCCATCCGGTACACCAAAACGTGCCCTTTGACGTTGAAACAAACTAGGGTGATGGCGAATGATTCTTTCCTATCCTGCAGGATCAATGGGAAACGTCTAAATAACCATCCGCTGCCGAACTGCGATAGTGCTCGGTGCAATTTTGTCCTAGAGTCGTCCAGGTGACGGCACCTGGCTGTTAACCAGGATGGAGAGAGGTTCGAGTCCTCTTAGGACAGCCAATATGCGGATGTAGCTCAGTTGGTAGAGCAGAGGACTGAAAATCCTCGTGTCAGGAGTTCGATTCTCTTCATCCGCACCAAGTTTGTGACAGATCCGGCTGCACATTAAAAGAATTTCCGGCTGAAATTTTGTGGTGTAGCTCAGTGGTAGAGCAATCCCCTGATAAGGGATAGGTCGGTGGTTCAATCCCACCCACTACAACCAATATTGGGAGTGCCGCCTCAAGGTGAGGCAGCGGACTGTAACTCCGTCGAGGAAACTCATGTTGGGTTCGATTCCCTTCACTCCCACCAATATAACGTCCCTATAGATTACGTTGGCTAGATCATCGCCCTTTCAAGGCGAAGAAGCGGGATCGACACCCGCTGGGGATACCAATCACACTCCTGTAGCATAATGGCAGTGCGCTGTCCTGACTCGACAGATGAGAAGGCTCGATTCCTTCCAGGAGTACCAACAACGCTGCTATAGTATAAAGGTATTATGCATCTTTGGTAAGGATGAGACGGAGGATCGTTACCTCCTAGCAGCACCATTTAGAGGTTGACATGTGGAACAGTTTAGACTATGATGGTGTAAAGGAGACAGCTATGAACATCTCAATCGACTATGATGATACTTACACCAAAGATCCTCTTCTGTGGAATTGGTTCGCACAAGAAGCGTTGAACCGTGGACATAAGGTCTACTGTGTATCTGCTCGTGGAACCCAACACATGGATGATCCAAAGATGACAATCGGTCGAGTGATCGGTGCAGAGAATTGCTTTGGTACTGGTCTTCGTCCTAAACGTCACTTTATGCATCATGTTCATAAGATTGACATCGATGTATGGATCGACGATATGCCTGAGATGATTGTTGATCAGGAAATCGAAGGTTTGTATATGCCTTAATGCTTCTGCCGGCGGAACCGGTGGCGGGTCTACGAAGCCTGCTTACGAATGTTCAACTCATTCCAGGAGCGCCAATAACGCCTCTATAGCTCAGCGGAAGAGTACTGGTCTTCGAAACCAAGGGTCGGGAGTTCGAATCTCTCTAGGGGCACCAAACTACTCGTCAAAGACTAATCTTTATAAATACATATATCTAAATTATGAATTTGCACGGATTAGAAAAGGAGTAATTTCATGGAAGAAGTGTATACAATCCTAGACTTTGATGTAGTTCAAAAGTTACACGGTAACTATGTAATTACTAGAAGAATAGATGAGTCTGATCAAGTTACATCAAAATACGAGTATCACGTAGGAAAGATTAACGCAGATACTCAGGCAATAGAACTTCTAGAAAGAATAGGATCTACTGCCAGAAATGTTGTTTCTATACCAGAAAATCAGATTAATCTCGCTAAGACTGTTCTACTATCATACCTACCATAAAAAGATCGAGTTTGCGAACCTAACTATATGATGACTATAACTGGTCTTACACATAGGAGGCGCGTATGCCTGTTAAGATCAAAAAAGAATTAGAAGAAAGTAGTTGTCATGTTGATGACGCTGAAATAAAAAATACTGAGACGATGATTGAACTGCAAGACCGCAAACTTCGTATTGAGAACGAAGATAAGAAACAAGATGCTCAACGTAGCATGGCATGGTTCGCTCTGTTCGGAATGTTATTGTATCCATTCACGGTCGTCTTGGCCGATGCGCTAGGATTGTATCAGGCAGCGACTATCATTGGTAATATGGCAAGCATATACTTCGTATCAGTTGCTGCTATTGTATCTGCGTTCTACGGAACACAGGCATACGTATCAAAAGGCAAGTAATATCTAAAACATTCAAGGGCTGCATCATGCAGCCCTTTTTTTGTTTACATTTGAATAGAATCAGTATATATTGATATTGACCACCGTAAGGAGTACACTATGTCAAAAGAACAGTTTAAGATTCTCACTCCACGTGAACACGTGCGAGAAAGAATCGGTATGTACATGGGGTCGGCTGCTCGAGAAGAGGTCGATCGTTTTGTGCTCGGTAAATGGAAAACCACCGTCTATATCCCTGCTTTGTCGAAGATGATCGATGAGATCCTCGACAACTCGATTGACGAAGCTATTCGTACCAACTTTAGGTTTGCAAATAAGATCGACGTATCAGTAGACGGCGACTGTGTGATTGTCTCTGATAACGGCCGTGGTATTCCACAGGACGAGATCTTCGATTCCGTAACTCAAGAAAACATTCTTCGTCCTGTTGCTGCATGGACTCGAGTGAATGCAGGTACTTCGTTTGATAATGAACGTGTTACGATTGGTACGAACGGCGTTGGATCATCGGCGACCAACTTTCTTTCGACTGAGTTCATTGGACGCACTTGGCAGAACGGCAATCTCCTTGAGGTTACCTGTACAGAGGGTGGTCTCAAGACGAAAGTAAAACAGAAGACTCGAGCCGGATCTGGTACTGAAGTGTCGTTCAAACCAGACTTCAGTTTGTTCGAAGTAAACTCGATCCAAGAACTCGATACGATTCAGTTGGTCGAGGATCGTCTTGTAAGTCTTCAGATGGCATTTCCCGAGATTTCATTCTCATTCAATAAGAAGCGTACTCAGACAGCAAACATCAAGAAGTATTCTTCTATGTTCGTTCCTGAGAACGCATCGGTGATCTCTGAAATTTCTTGTGACCTTACGTTCTTCTTTTCTTCGTCCGAGGACGGATTTAGGTCGAACAGTTTCGTGAACGGTGTTAACACTCGTCAGGGTGGTTCGTATGTGGACTACATCGTGAATGGAGTTGTCGACGAACTCGTGACTCTGATTAAACGTCGACATAAGATCGAAGTCGCAAAGAGCACAATCAAAGGTGGTCTTACCTTTGTCATGTTCGCTCGTAACTTTACAAACCCCAAGTTCGATAGTCAGACGAAAGAACGTCTTACGAACCCAGTCAGTAACGTAAAGGAACACTACGACGGAGCAAACATCAAAGACTTCTTGTATCTTGCCAAGAAGATCTTTGCTTCCAATGACATCATCGACCCTATCATCGAAGCTCAGATCGCAAAGAAGCAGGCTGCCGACAGACGAGATGCCGCTCTTGCTCAGAAGAAGCTCAAGAAGGTCAAGGTCGCAAAACATATCGCCGCCAACAAAGATGGCGCCGTCCTGAAGATCGTCGAAGGTGACTCGGCAATGGGCTTCCTTCTCAAGGTTAGAGATCCAGATAAAGTCGGTGCTTATCCTCTGCGTGGTGTTATCATGAACACGTGGGATATGAAACCATCTGAAGTTCTCAAGAACAAAGAACTTGGCGAACTGATTGCAGTCCTTGGTCTCGACATCAACGATCCGAACAGTGTCGACAATATGACCTATGGTCAGATCGCTTCGCTGACAGACGCAGACCACGACGGCATCGGTCATATCTCTCCGTTGCTGATTGCTTTCTTCTACAAGTTCTGGCCTCGACTCCTGAAAGAGAAGCGAGTGTACATTACTCGTACTCCAATCATGATCTCGACGAACGGAAAAGAAACGAAGTGGTTCTATACATACGAAGAGGCAGCCAACTTCAAAACGAAAGAGACCGGGTGGAAACACCGCTACATCAAGGGTCTTGGTAGTTTGACAGAAGAAGAGTACGATGTAATCATCAATAATCCTACCTATGATGTCGTGACTGTCGACGATGCCTCGTATTTCCAGATGATGTTTGGCGACGACTCTACGCCTCGTAAGGAGTTTATGTTTCAATGACACAGTTGACAGATTTCATGGTTGATGATATAATCAAAAAGAATGCAGAAAAGGAATCACCTGTGAGTAAGAAAGACTATCCTATCTCAGCCGTTGCAAAAAACGAATGGAAATCATTCGCTATGTATACGGTCGAAGCTCGAGCCATTCCTAACATGATTGACGGTCTTAAACCCGTTCAGCGTTACTACCTCTACTCGTCAATCGTAAACTCGAAGACCGACTTTAAGAAGGTCAGTGCCATCTCAGGTATCATCTCTGACTATGGCTATAACCACGGTGAGGCTAGCGCTGCTGGTTCCGGTCAGCTGATGGCTGCTACCTGGAACAACAACATCTGTCTTATTGAAGGTCGAGGTTCGTTTGGAACTCGACTTGTGCAGGAAGCTGGTGCTCCTCGATACGTGTACACTCGCCTTCATAAGAACTTTAACAAGTATATCAAGGATCTTGAGCTGTCACCGCAGCACTCAGATCCTGAACACGAGCCGCCTGCCTTCTATCTTCCGGTCATTCCTTTGGTTCTGACGAATGGGTCGAAGGGAATTGCTACTGGTTTCGCGACGAATATTCTACCTCGTGATCCGGACTCACTTTCTAGTGCTTGTCGTGATTACCTTATGTATGGTAATATAACGAAGAAGGTTCTGGTGAAGTTTCCAGATTTTTCTGGCACCGTCGAGTACAACGAAGAAGAGAATCGTTACTACTGCAACGGAGTCTATGAGAAGAAAGGCAAAACCGTTCTGCTCATCACCGAAGTGCCGTATGGATACGATCGTGAAAGCTATGTAAAGGTCCTCGACGATCTGGAAGAGAAGGACGAGATCGTTGGCTATGACGACCTCTGTGATAAGACTGGTTTTAAATTCGAAGTCAAGCTGAAGCAAAACACTTCTGCCAATTGGACTGACGAGAAGATCGTCAAACAGTTTAAACTCAGCAAGCCGTTCACAGAGAACCTAACCGTTATCGACTATGACGGTAAACTTCGTGAATACACCGACGAGCGTACGCTCATCAAGGACTTCTGTAAGTATCGCGTTGGTATTCTTACCAAGCGTATTAACCTACGTAAGAGCGAGATCTCTGAACTCATGCGTTGGCTGAACGTAAAGATGCAGTTCATCCAGGCTGTTCTCGACAATAAGATCGAGTTCAAAAACAAAAAGAAAGACGACGTCGCAAAGCAAATCACTGCTCACACCGACGTCATCTCTGAAGAAGATATCAATAAGCTGCTTCGTATCAATATGCTCAGCCTTACTGACGAGATGGTGAAACAACTCGAGCAGGAAATCAAAGACGCAAAGAAAGAACATAAGTATTGGTCGACCACGACTGCAGAGCAGCAGTTCATCAATGATCTTGATGAGATCAAGTAATGTACTACGTTACATATGATAAGCCAAAGTCGATCTCTGATGAACTCATCGATTCTGCAGTTCAGTTTGCGGCTGAGTTTTTAAATCTCGATGGTTCAATTGAGATCGACTTTGGTGACAAGTTTGAAAAAGATAAGTGCGGATACTGCGACTACGATGAAGAAGGAGCCACGATCTTCATCAATCCAAAGATGAAACTGAGCAAGATCATTGTGACTCTGTTTCATGAGATGGTCCATGCTCGACAATTCATGAGAGGATGGCTCGAGATACCGGACAAAAGTAGTCTTCCTGCCAGGTGGTTCGGAAAGGAGTACGATGTACCATACTTCGAGTCACCTTGGGAGATCGAGGCATATGAACTCGAGCTCGTTATGTGGGATATCTTTAACGAAAGAAACAGTTGACATTCGTTTAGAATCAGTGTATATTCATAATATACCGAGAAGGAAACTGTCGTGAATATGCACAAAGCAAAACAGGAGTTTGAAACTCATGCGAAGGAAACTCTCAATGTTGAATACATGGGTGGCGCACTCTACGCGTTCGGCTCAGAGCTCGCTTGCCTACGTTTGGTCAGAGCATATCGCCACTGCGGCCACCGTGCTGATTGCGGTTTTTCTGAAAACATGAAGACTTGGTACTTCTATCTCGAACCTCTAGGATCATAATCGATGATCCTGAAAACGCAGCTTCATGATTCGTACGATCATCTCGTAAATCCATTTGTGAAGTTCCTATGCAATGAACTCTCAGTTCTTCCTCGTGAAGTCACTATCGTGAGCGAAGACGTAGAAGGTGGAGTCGGTCTCTGTATCGATGTCGATCCCGACTCATTTCTTATTCTCGTGAAAGAGAGTGGTCGTAGTGTTGGTCAAGTACTTACTACGATTGCTCACGAGATGATCCATGTTAAACAATACATGACACAGGAACTTGGTAGACTTCTAGATGAACAGAGTCACGTTCCATACGAAGATCGTTGGTGGGAAAAAGAAGCTTATGAAAATGCAGTTCCTTTAGTAGAAAAATTTGTAAAAATTATAAATACCTCGTAAAGAGGAGATTTATACATGCAGTCTTTTAAAAATTTTTTGTTAGAACAATCTAAGTGGGTGAAGCCGCATCATACTGATGAACACGACGAAGTTCACGTCCAGTCTGAAGTTCCTCATGGCGAATATCCAGACCACGTTCATAAAATGTTGCAACATTTGAAAGATAAAGACAACTACCACTCTGCAATGAAGAGTGGGAAACACATGGTTGTGACTCCTTCGTCTGCTAAAAAGATCTCTAACACAGACGCTGGATACAAACCAACGCGTGACACGTTTAGACAAGACAAAAGAGAACGTGTCACAAAACAGATGAAGAGTGGAAAGCCAATGACTAAGCCGATAGTTCTTCATGATACTCATACCGGCCATACGCATCTTTTAGCTGGAAACACTCGACTCACAATGAACACCCATCACGGATCAAAAACAACACCAGTTCATGCTATCACGTATGATTCGAGTAAAATGAAAAAATAATTGTAAAAAATGTCTGCGACCATTGACATCTCATACAAATGATATAAATACTATTGTATAACCAACAGAGAAGAAACATGCTTTCTACACATTCGAGCATATCAAGACAGGCGATAAATCTCCCAGGCGTATGGACTGATGGAGACGGGCTACTTTGACATAGATACAAGATCAAATCTATCTCAAAGTAGCCCAGGATGAAAATCCTGGGTTTCTTCATTTAATGGTTGACAAAACGTTAGAATCAGATTATACTAACAATATAAGAAGAAACTAACTAGCTCTTTGACAATTTAGAAAAGGAAACAGAAGAAATTCTGTTTTCACATATGACTGTAAATGGGAGTACTATGGTTCGAATCCATAGGTGGTCTGGCTGACCGTGATTTACAATGCCAAAAGGGCCAGCGTGCCCCTGAGCGCTCGAAAGTTCGAAGCTTTCACAGTCATAGTTGAAAACAGAAGTTTTGCGGGGTAGACTGGAGGTGGTTCCAGCACGGTCTCATAAGCCGAAGACGTAGGTTCGATTCCTACCCACCGCAACCAAGTTTAGACTGTAGAATTAATCACCTCTTGTGAAGGTGTCCCTGATCCGTCATCGCCGGCAGGTCAAAGCTGCAAACAGCCCAGTCTAAAACAAATCGGGGGATTAGCTCAATTGGTTAGAGTTGCCCGCTATGAAATATCTTTTTGTATAAATAGACAAAAGGAGATTATAATGCTTTACACAATATACCAAATAACTAATGAGCTTAACGGAAAAATATACATAGGAAAGCATCAAACTACCAATCTCAATGATAGATATTATGGCTCTGGAAAGTTCATAAGGTCTGCCATGAAGAAATATGGTAAAGAGAACTTTACTAAAGAGATACTATTTGTCTTCGATACTGAAGAAGAAATGAATACAAAAGAGAAAGAGTTGATAACAGAAGAGTTTGTATCCAGAAAAGATACTTACAACGCCGGAATTGGCGGAGAAGGAGGACCTCATTTCAAAGGGAAAAAGCACGGCTCTTACATGAAAGAAATAAGTAGCTCTGTAGATCATCGTAAAAAAATAAGTGAAGGTCTTAAAGAACACTATAAAGATAACGCTGCTTGGAACAAAGGTCAAACAATATCATCAAATCAAAAAGATAAAATATCAAAAACAATGAGTGGAAGAAAACTTTCAGAAGAAACAAAAAATAAGATAAAAGAAGCGCGGGCAAGACAAACATTTTCAGAAGAAACAAAAAAGAAAATGACTGAAAGCGCAAGAAATAGAAAGAAATAATTTTAGTGGGCTTGTCGACTAATTGGTTAAGTCACAATCCTCATAAGATTGCTGATCGCGGTTCGAGTCCGTGCGGGCCTACCAAAATTATTTCTTGGTCTTATTATAATCGGTACTGCTGGGATAGGGCAGCTAAGTCGGCACGAGGAGGTGCTAGAGCCAAAAACATTGCTTCCGTAGCTCAGTGGATAGAGCAACCGCCTTCTAAGCGGTCGGTCGAGGGTTCGAATCCTTCCGGGAGCGCCATACTTTCTATTGAAAGGTTTCCTATGTTAACTCATATTCAAAATATGCAATGGGTTGGCGCTCTTAGTCTTGAAGACGCAGACGTACTAGCTCAGAAGTCAAAGACTGCTCTAAAGATATTAGAATTTGGCCCTGGTGGCTCGACAATGATATTTCTTCAGAGTATTGATTCTAACGCATCAGTTACTTGCGTTGAGACTCGACAGCAATGGATTGAAGAACTACAGAATAGATTAGATCTTATTGAACATAAGTCTAATAATTATGAGTTCTATCGGTATAAAGATTTCATGAATAAAGAAATTAGAGAAGAAAGCTTTGATCTCATATTTGTTGATGGTGAGAAAACATTTAGAGAAGACTTTGCGCGTAAGACATGGTATCTGTTAAAGAACGGCGGAGAGATGATGTTTCACGACACAAAGAGAATATCATATATTGATAGTATGATGAACGTAATTCGCAATAAACTTTTTCAAATCGAAAGCGTTCAATTTAATATTAAAGCATCAAACGGAGAGAATTCAAACATTTCTTCGATTAAGAAAACAGCTAGAATTGAACCACCAAACAACTTACAGAGTATCGAACAAGAAAGAGAACTGTGGACTTTTGGTGGTATCAGACAACATAACTATACGATAGACAAAGGTCTGTTTGTATATAGAAATACAGAAGCGCAAAAATAAAGGAAGCGTGGGCGAGAGGTTTATGCCTGCAGTCTTGAAAACTGCCGAACGGAAACGTTCCGTGAGTTCGAATCTCACCGCTTCCGCCATGATTTAGGATCGGTTCAGCAAACCAAAACGCTAAAATGTTATGATAGTCTTAGCGGACAAAACGATCCTGTTTAATTTGGGCTCTTAGCTCAGCTGGGAGAGCGCCTGCCTTGCAAGCAGGAGGTCAGGAGTTCGATCCTCCTAGGGTCCACCAATATAACGGAGAACATCTAATGGCTGCATTTCTTATCTTTATGGCAGTGGTTATAGTTGCAATTCTCTGGATTTCAGATGGACCAGGATCAAATCGCTGGTAATAGAATTGGCCTATTCGTATATGGGTATTACATTCGGCTGTCCACCGGATAAAGAGGGTTCAAGTCCCTCATAGGTCGCCAACTTACGATGGTTGTGTTAGAGTCTTGGTTGTCTTAACACATAAACTAGAAAGAGGTACGGGTCGCTACCGTCGCTCACTATTCCATCGTATTCAATAATGCGGAATTAGCTCAGTGGTAGAGCCCCTCGTTTACACCGAGGTTGTCGGGAGTTCGACCCTCTCATTCCGCACCAACTACATGCCCATGTAGGCCAATTGGTAGAGTCGGCGCGCTTAGAACGCGTATGTTGGGGGTTCGAGTCCCTCCATGGGCACCAAAATTTAGAATGTTTACAGCAACAAAACAAAACTACTGGTTCGATTCCAGTACTCCCCACCATGGATACACTGTCAGCACTGTGAGAAGCGCAGATCGACAAGACTAGAACAAGGTTTGAATCCAAACAGTGTATCTTTGATGGGGAGTATGGCAAGGTGCCGCTAAGAGCAATCTTAGCTTTCCCCAAACATTCTGTTATATAGTATAGGAGAGCACAATGCGCGATAGAGCTTTTCGACGATTTCAAGAACTTAAGAAGAAGCAGTGGGTTCGAAAGTTTTTCTCAAAACATCGAGCTCGTGATCTAACCGATGCTGATGTTGGAGTCTATTCTCATACACCGCATCTGTGTTCCTGCTACTTATGTGGTAATCCACGCAAGTGGTGGGATCAAAAGACTCTTCAAGAAAAGAAGATGGAAGACTTTTATAAAGCAACTGATGAAGACTAATGGATCGTGGGCAGGACGGTAATGCAGCAGATTGCTAATCTGTAGAACGAGCAATCGTTCACTGGGTTCGACTCCCAGACGGTCCGCCAATACGGGTGGTAATCCTAGTTGGGACTAGGGCTCGCCTGGAAAGCGATGCGCAGGCGCAAGTCTGTCAGATTCGATTTCTGTGCCACCCGCCAAAAAAATAATGGTTGACATTCACATAGAATCAGTTTATATTGATAATGTAAGTAACGAAAGGAAACAACGTTATGCTTTACATTCGTGATATCATGGAGCTTCTTCAAGTTGATAAAGAAGTCGCGACTAAAGTGTTTGCTTGGATGGATCTTGACCTGAGCGAATGCACTAGGGAAGATTTCGATGCTGATGCACGTTATGTGTATGCCCAAATTAAAAATGGTACATACAAATAACTATTGACATTCATGTCGAATCAGTGTATTCTAATAATGTAAGGAACGAAAGGAAACCTTGATGAATATCGCTAGCTCCAAACTTGCTGAGATTGCCTACGGTATGTCCGAGATGGCTCGCACTCACAAGAACGACGTGATTGCAAACAACCTCGCTCGCGTTTCGGAAAAGGTCGCCGTCCAAGGTGCAAACTGGGCAGGTAAACCGCTCGATGAAACTGATATGATGTTGGTTCGTTACTACCTCGCTAACAAATAATAGTTGACATTTCTGTCGAATCAGTGTAGATTGAGAATATACAGAAGAGGAACTGATCATGTATACCTTCGATGAAACGATCGTCTCCGACCTCCACAAGGATGCTTACGGCTATCGCCCAGATGCATACTTCTGGGAAGAGTGGACTCAGTGCGGCGACGACACTCGTCAAGCCATGTGGGATAACCTGCTTGTAGAACTTGAGCAAGCGCGTGAGCGGGAAGCTCAAGAACAGATCGCTGCGATCAATGCTTTCGAGCTTGAGATTGCAAACGCTCTTGATGTTGGTGCTCGTTCGCGTGAAGACGCAGTTCGTTGGATCGTCCAAGGTTTGGAGCTTAGCGATATCGACATGATGTACGGTGGCAGCTACATCTGCTTCCTTAAGGGTCTGCCTTATCGCATGGCAGCAATGTTTGACAACGCGATCAACTTCTTTCGTGCTGAAGTTGTATAAATAGTATTGTAACGAGTGCTCTGTTTCCCGCTATATCCCGTAAATGAGGGTCGGCCACCCAAACTTTACTGAAACACGCAATGCGCTGGGGTATAGCGGAAAACAGAGATAGTTTCCTGATAGCTCAGTTGGTAGAGCGTCTGACTGTTAATCAGAATGTCCCAGGTTCGAGCCCTGGTCAGGGAGCCAAAATTTATATCGGTGTAGCTCAATGGTAGAGCGGAGGTCTCCAAAACCTCGCGCAGTGGGTTCGATTCCTACCACCGGTGCCAATATATCCGAGTATAGCTCAGTTTGGTAGAGCGCTTGCTTTGGGAGCAAGATGTCGTGGGTTCAAATCCTGCTACTCGGACCAAAATTTAGGATCGGTTCAGCAAACAAAAACGCTAAATCGTATTGGATGTCTTAGCGGACAAAACGATCCTGTTAAATATGGTCCTATAGCTCAGCTTGGTTAGAGCGCGAGTCTCTAAAACTCACGGCCGCGGGTTCAAATCCCGCTTGGACCACCACGAATCCGACTTTGTAAGAAATGGCATAAGAGTAACCGAGACAACTTATGTACCGCTTACATTAACTAGCGCTGTATATGCTGGCAAAGCCGATAAAAACCTTCTCAGGTCGTGCATATGTTAGAGCCGGATAACTATATTAAGGAAAGTGTAAATAAATGTCGTATCTAAATCACAACCTACCAGATTGGCCTTGCTACATTCGCAATGAGTTTTTGTACAATCACACAAAAGGACATGGCGAAGTTTCCAAATGTAATGTTCACTCAGTCGCAAGCATGGAGAAAAGAACGCCATTATTTGAATGCTTTTTAGAAAATGGTGTAAACTGGACTCGTAGACCTCTGCACGCGCTTTGTTGGGATCCGGAAGCAGAAATAGAACCACTAAATCAAATCATGTATTGGGATTGTTTTTCCACGTACATTGACGTTCAACGTAGACATCGCTTGGCTGGGTTAAGCGCTGAACTAATTCGTCCTGATAATACAAAAGTACGTGGTGATTACATGTTCACTCTTGATTGGGGCTTTGAAAACAAAGCAATGGCCGATTTTAACTTTGCAGAAACACCTGAGCATAAGTGTGCTCATCTGTTCAAAGTAGAAACTGGAAATTACTACGCTTATCCAAATAATAGAATTATATGGTATGATAGCGCATTTACATCTAATCGTATCTCAGCCAATCCCGGGTATGAAATTGATATGACTTGTTATTCAGTAGAGAATAAGAGAACTTTTGAGACCTCTGACCATTACATTTACAACATTACAGAAAGTTAATAAAGGAGAAATACAAATGAAGAGATATCACTTGTAGATTACTAGACCGCCCTAAATTGGGGCATACATCATGAAGTAAAAATGAAACCCAATTTAGGAGAACTAACAATGTCTATAGAACTTAAAATTAAATCTAAACACCTTTCAGAAGAAGCTCGTATCATTCGTTTTGAAGAACGTAAGTTACTCAAACAGTATCAGTGGTCTCTAAACAAATACAGAGAAGCTGGACACAACGACATCTATCCACGTTGGCATGATAAAGCATTTAACGAATACAAATCTATCAGCCAACACCGCAAATGGGAAGTGCGTAACGAGAACCGTGCTACCTTCCTTGCTCGTGCTTATCTCACTGGCAAACCATATAAGTCTGTTGAGAATAAGTGCAATGATACATCTGTGCTTCGTACTCGCATCCTTCCTCGTGTTTGTGAGATGGTTAATAAGTATGGCCCAGTTGCTGATAAGCTGAGTAAGAAGTGGAACAGAGAGCGTATGCGTTATGAGTATGATGCAGAACCTTGGAAAGCTCACTGTGATAAAGTAAAGGCTTGGACTGAAAGTTGATATAAATACTATTTGGATGGATACTGCAACCAATCTGCGGGGTAACAACCGCTATCATATGGTTAGATAGTATCGACGAGGTCCACAGACCATCCAGTTTTTAATTTGTGGATAGTAAGCGATAACGAAGCTAACCCATCGAAATGTAAGATGAAGGCCTGGCGTATTAGCCGGCGAAACATGACAGCTCGGAGAGACGAGTACTTAATTAAAAGGTATATTAATGAGTGAAGAGTATTTAGATAATTCAAAAAAGTTTTTCGATGAAACTTCAATAGAAGTTTGGAAAAATATATTATCTAAAGAAACACAAATGCATTATGCGTTTGGCGAGTCAATATTAAATAATAGAAAAATTTTTGAAAATGTAGCTACGGTTCTAGATGTTGGCTGTGGGTGGGGTGGCTCGCTACATCGTATTAAGTCAATATCTCCAAATGCTCACATAACAGGTTTAACCGAATCAAAACAGCAGGCAGAATACATTGGAGACGAATTCAATGTTATTCTTGCAAACGCTAATGAATACACTACAAATTCTAAATACGAAATCGTATCATTCATTCAAAGTATTACACATATGAAAGATACGGCGTTTTCAAACTTGGCAAAAACTACTGATAGAATTTTCATAAATGATTTTGTACAAACAAATAAAAGTGACTTTTATTTAAATGAAAACTGGGTTATGAAAATTAGAACAATAGATAATTGGAAAAATATGTTCAATGAAAATGGATTTGAAATTAAATCATTTAACATTTTGCCGTTACAAGAATACAAAAAGAATTCTGCATTTTGGTTAGATAATATAGTAAAGCATAACTATAGTAATATTACATGGCAGATATCAGTTTTAGAAAAACTTTGTAGAGCTTTTTTGAATAAAGAAATAACGAATACAGAACATTTACATCCGTATGAATCTGATGTATTTTTAGTAGATATCTATGCAGAAAGAAATAACGGATAAATAATTTAATGCGGGTGAGGCTAAGGTAGCCAACTAGCCTTCCAAGCTATAGGAGACCGGTTCGATTCCGGCCACCCGCTCCAAGAATTTGCCCTTTTAGCTCAGTGGTAGAGCAATCGCCTTGTAAGCGATAGGTCGTCAGTTCAATTCTAGACATGGGGCACCATTTTATTATAGGAGAAAATGAATGGCTTATTGGGGTTACCACGCAATGTTTGATTGCGCATCTTGTGATATTGATAAGATTACTAGTAAAGAAAACGTACACAATTTCATTAAAGAATTAGTACCTGCTATCGAAATGATTGCGTTTGGCGAACCTATGATTGAGCATTTTGCTACTCATGCACCCGACAAAGCAGGCATTAGTTTTCTTCAAATGATCGAGACGAGCAACATTTCCGGTCACTTGGTCGATTCAAATGGGGATGCTTACATCGACATCTTCTCTTGTAAGACTGTTGACGTAAAGATCGCAGAAGAATTGATCGTTAAGTACTTCAATCCGAAAAAGATCCGTCTTAACTTCATTACTCGTTCTGCTGGGTAAATGACACCAGCCGAACGCAAGGAAGCCAATCGGTATTATTGGATTGTCAAAGGTCACTTAATACCAGAGACCTGGCAAGACAAAGATGTTCGTTCAGTTCTTGATGGTTACTTCGTTAGACTATGGGGTAACCACGAGAACGTAGTTCATGAGGATGGTTTTGAGGAAGCGTGGCAGAAGCGCATAGGGAATCTCGAACGTAAAGTTAGCAACCCGGAGTAAGACTAATTTACGTTCGAGATATCTTTATTACTCTTCTTCGTTCTTCTTGCTCTTACTTGATCCAGATCCGCTGAGCATTATACCTGATAGTGTACCAGTTAAAAATGTAGCGATTGGTTGAATGAGTTCAAAAAACTTTTGATCGTTAGGTGACACGAACATAGGTTGTGTCACGTGTATTAGGCTATACAATACAGCAAAGATTGTACCGGTTAACGTAAATGCAAGGCATACGCCAACAATAAATCTTAGTTTTGCGTTTAGTTCTTCAATTTTATCTTGACTATTACTCATTTGCGTTGGTCTCTTCTATTGTTTGGTTGATACCGTCGACTATATTTGGACTTTCTTCAAGTTCAAACACGCTGCTATTTTCATCTATCATCTCTTCAGTACTTGCTTCTTCAGTTTGAATAATCTCGTCAACTTTTCCGGTATATTCTTCAGACGCAGCTGCTTCTTCCGATGGAGTTTCTTCTGCTGGCAGACTCATAAATTTGTTGACTTGTTCCTCGTATCTGTTCGAGTAGTTTCCGTCTAGCGATATTAGATCAGATGTACATGTTCCAGTAGCTAGACAGATAGGTGGGTTACATTCAGGTGCGCTCCAAAAGTCTGGATTTTGGCACTCGTAACGATACTTATCTTCTGCAAAGAAGACAATGTAACTACCTACTAGTAAAGCGAGTATTGGAAGATACATGTAGATTTCGAAAAATTTCTTGATTTGCATGACCTTTTCCTCTCTTCGTTGATAATAATGTAGTTCACCTATTGACATTAATGTAATTCGTGTTAATATATATCCATACAAGAGATTCTGCGGGCGTGACGTAACAGGTAACCGTATCAGACTTAAAATCTGAGTTTTGTGGGTTCGATTCCCACCGCCCGTACCACTATAACATATGGAGAGAGTGAAATATGATTCTTGACGATACAGAATGGTTCCAGACACAGCGACGCGTTCAAGCCGAGAATGCTCCACTCGTAGATGAATGGAAAAAGCTCTATGCAACTCCAGTGAAATCTGAGTTTGAGTCTGCGATTGAACGAGAGATTACTAAGTTTGTTGAACGTGTTGGCCTGTATGAACACCCAACATCTACTCGCCCTCGTTGGAAAACTGACAAAGAAATGTATCAAGCATTTTGGAACGAAAGGCTGAACTAATATGGCTAAAACGAGTCTTGAATACGCTGAACTGACCGGTCTTAGAATCTTTATCGAAAACTACAAAACTGCATATGAGATTCAGTATGGTAAACATAAAGACTACGACGTAAATAAACCAGTAGGACCTCAAGCTATTATGAGTTGTATTCAAGATAGAATTCTAGAACTCGAAAAGAAATAAGATAATGCCGTGACAAGTGTAAGTGGAAGCATATCTCACTGTGACTGAGATGGAATGGGATCGAAGCCCATGCACGGTACCAATAATGCGGAGGTAGCTCAGTGGTAGAGCTTCTGCTTGCCAAGCAGATGGCCGTGGGTTCGAGTCCCATTCTCCGCTCCAAATATGTCCCTGTAGGCCAACTGGTAGAGTCACTAGCTTGAGGTGCTAGGTGTTGGAGGTTCGAGTCCTCTCAGGGACACCATTGCCCGTTCGTCTAACGGTAGGACGCTAGGCTCTGACCCTAGTAATCGCGGTTCGAATCCTCGACGGGCATCCAACATATAAATACTATAATGAATAATACTTTGAACATGGAGTTTAGATCGCAAGAAGGATACGGTGACTTTATCACCGGCCTTTGCTATGCACATTCATCTGTGTTAAAGTATCAGAGACCAGTCCACATAAAGTTTCATTGGCCAAATGCAAAGGATTACTTGCTCAGTGAAAAGGACCAAGAGTCAATCCTCTATCGTTTTAATTACATTAAAGATTACTTAAGGCCGGTAGATGGTCTAACGATATCACATGAATATTCGTCTAATCCAAAGTTTAGATTCGTCAACGAGCTTGAAGAATTCAATCACCTGCATGGTCTCTGGTATCTAAAAGAAGAACCAAAGATAAAGCCTGGACTCGTCGCGTTTTGGTCTTCGAAACATAACCTTACGTTTCCTGGTTATCATAAAGACCCATTATACGATCATTGGGATACCGTTGTAAATAACCTTAAGATGGAAGGATACGAAGTAGTTGAGTTAACTTATAGAACTCCTATTCGTGAAGTCATGGACGTAATCACGACATGTGAGTTTGGAGTCGGCTACGAGGGTATGGTACATCAGCTGTTTAAGTTTACATGGCGGCCTATCGTGATTGCATCGAAGAGAGTAGAACTCGCGACTCTTCTTGCTCCTCAAGGCGCAATCATAACTTCACCAGATCAACTCCTACACAATCATATTTCCAAATACGTGAAACAGAGTAAAAAGAATATCCAAAGACTTCTGATTGCTCATCAAGAATATATGAACGACGTACAGGATCCAACGAAACACAAGTTATACGGTATGGAAACATGAAAGAAACTGATAACCAACATACGTTTATTCAAAGACGTCAAGACATAGAAACGAAATACTTCGAGACTCTTGACTCTCAGAACATTCTGAAATCAATTTCGTCTGTTGATATCACTACGATTGATTTATGCAATCGTTCCTGCGTGTTCTGTCCTCGACACGATCCTCGAGTCTATCCAAATCGAAATCTTCGAATGACGACGAGTGGCGCAGAGATCATAGCCAAGAGATTGGCTGATATACAATACACCGGAACAATCGCCATCTCTGGCTTCGGTGAAAACCTTCTAAACCCTGACATTGTAAATATCATTAGAGCCTTAAGAACGCACAATAGTAAAGCGTACATTGAGTGCAATACAAATGGAGATCCTCTTAACACGACTCTTATCAAGGATCTGATTGAAGCTGGTCTTGATGTACTTAATATCAATATGTACGACGGCCCAGAACAGATTCAATACTTTGACGAGATCCTCGAGGGTATACCAGAAAAGAACTATAAGTATAGAGTTCATTGGGATCCAAAGGATCATGGGATCATATTCAATAATCGTTCCGGTCTTATCAAATGGATGGATGATACTGATACTCTTGAGAACGTGAAGAACAATAAGTGCTTCTATCCCTTCTATAAACTATACGTTGATTGGAATGGTGACGTTCTGTTCTGCGCAAACGATTGGGGTAGAGAACGAGTCGTTGGTAACCTAATGCAGCAACCTATCTCCGAAGTTTGGATGAGTAAGGAAATGCAGAAGGTAAGAATGAGACTCTCGAGAGCAAATAGAAACTTTAGTCCCTGTAATAAGTGCAGCGTCATAGGTACACTCGTAGGAGAAAAGAGCTATGATATTTTAATGGAGCATTATAATGAGAATCGCAGTCACTGGAAGCAGTAAACTCGCTGGTGCCATCATAGATAGGTTTGGCGCAGACTCTTATCGAGTTGAAGATAGGATAGAGAAATCAGACTATGATGTCTTCATTAATAATGCTCACGTTGGATTTCAGCAAACACTCTTACTCGAAGAATGGTGCCATGCTTGGTACGAAGATAGTAGTAAGCTCATCATCAACATATCGTCGAGAGCAGGTCTACCAAATCTTTCAAAGGGTTACATGTATGCGGCTCAAAAAGCGTCTCTCGATCACATTGCGGATAACATTACTTATAACAGCCATAAGAAATGTAGGATCACTACGATCAATCTTGGAATGCTAGAAGACTCCCTTCCTTCTGTAACTTACTCAGAAGTCTGTGATTTAATACAATATGTTCTTTCTTTGCCGAAACATCTAGAGATACCAAGGATATTTCTACAGAACGCTGCAAACTATAAAGAAGTTCAAAAACTTAAGAGCTCTAGATATTAACAGATAAATAAGATAGTACTGAATTCACAGGATAGGTATTATATGTTTACCAACGAAATTGAATTTGACGAAACTATCACAACAATCTTAGATGACTGCGGTCAATATGAAGATGTTCAATTCTTCATCGATGATAACGAAGTATACATAAGACAGTGGAACGAAACAAGAGGACAGTGCGAACTCATAGCGATGTCTCATAGAATGTTTGAAGAGTTTCTTCAAGCTTTAAAGAAACCGGAAGGTTCTTACATATTACGATAACGTGAACAACATACAGGAGTGATAATTATGTTTACGCAAAAACAGATCGAAGAACTCGTAGATCTTCTTTGCGATCTTAATGAATCTACGAAGATCTACATAGGAACGGACTCAGTTCGTTTTAGAGAAAACGATAGATGGTACGCTAAGTATGCGACGGTCTGCGTCGTTCACATGAATGGTCAGAACGGCTGCAGAGTGTTTCGACACAAGACGGTTGAAACTGACTACGATCTAAAAAAGAATCGTCCGTCAATGCGTCTTATGAATGAAGTCATGAAGTCTTGCGAACTGTACACTCAGCTCGCTCCGTTCATCGACGATTTCGACGTTGAGATTCACTGCGACGTCAACATCGATCCAAAGCACGGTTCAAACTGTGTCGCATCTCAGGCTGCTGGTTATGTTCTTGGTGTAACTGGTCTTGCTGAAAATCACGTGAAGCTCAAGCCTCACGCCTTTGCAGCTAGCTTCGGCGCAGATCACTACGCAAATAATTTTAGTTGACATTCACAACGTTATGAATTATATTGTAGTTAGAAACGGAGAATCAAAATGAACAAGACACTTCTAGCAATTGCAGTATCACTTGTGCCGGCCGTTGTTTCAGCGGACGGCCTTTCTAATGCTCAGTACGCAGTGATTACTGCGGTCCATCCGGTCTACACGGATCGATATGTAGATACCTACGAGAACGTATGCTATGATGTACAGGTGCCTGTTTACGGTCGTGTTCATGGTGGCTCAGATGCCGATGTTCTTGTCGGAGCGTTGATTGGCGGAGCGATTGGCAATCAATTTGGTGGTGGAAGCGGCAAGGACGCAATGACCGTTCTTGGCGCAATCGTTGGTGCCAATAAGGGTGCTAATGCTTCTCGTGATGCAGTCGTTGGATATCGTTACGAACCTCAGTGCGAAAGCGTAAGAACGACTGTTAACGATCCGATCGTATCACACTATCGTATCTCTTATACCTATAATGGGTATGAGTACTCTCAAGAAACTGTACATAAGTATACGCTTGGTCAACGCGTGAGCGTTCAGCCCGCGTTGAAGTAAATTAATAAAGGATTGGATATGGGTATTAAAGCAGGAAAGATCTGGGGAGGCACAGAGCTCATTCACGCGAATGGCGTATTTGAGTTTCATCGAATTGAATTCAATGCAGGATTTAAGTGTTCGGAGCATCTTCATCGATTTAAATGGAACGGCTTCTTTGTTGAATCCGGTAAGATGTTGATCCGTGTATGGCAGACTGCAGATCAAGAAGGTATTGTTGACGAGACTGTGTTGTCTGCTGGTCAATTCACTCAAGTCAGGCCAGGACTCGTTCATCAGTTCGAAGGTCTCGAAGATGGCGTTGCGTTTGAACTCTACTGGGCAGAGTTTAATCACGATGATATTGTTCGTAAGACTGTTGGAAAAAAGGCATGAGGATCATTGCTGGCCCATGTCAACACGAGAGTCTAGAGCAATCTCTTGAAATCGCAAAGCATTGCGAACTGGTATGTAAGAAGTATGGAGTTGAATACTTCTTTAAAGCTAGTTTTGATAAAGCAAATCGAACAAGCTCACTAGGAAAACGCGGTCTTGGCATTGAAAAGACTATGCATGACTTTGACGTTCTTCGTAGTCATATGTTGGAACTGAACATCGTAACCGACGTTCACGAAACTTGGCAGGTAGAGTTCGTAAAGGATTATGTAGATGTTATTCAAATCCCTGCTTTTCTTTGCCGCCAAACGGATCTTATCCGAGCTGCCGTAGAGACTGGCAAAATCGTCAATATTAAAAAAGGACAGTTTCTTGCGCCGTGGGATGTCAAAGGTATTCTCTCGAAAACCGAAGGAGCAAAAGAAGTCTGGCTAACTGAAAGGGGAACGAGCTTTGGGTATAACACTCTTGTGGTCGATTACACTGGTATCCAGTACATTATGGATAATTACGATGTTCCGTTTGTATTTGATGCAACACACTCTGTTCAAAAGCCTGGCGGCATGGGGTCGAGTAGTGGCGGTAATAGGAATTATGTTCCTGGTTTATGTCGTGCAGCTAGTGCTCTTGGTGTATCTAATTTCTTTTTAGAAGTTCATCCGGATCCGGATAGTTCTCCGTCTGATAGCGCGAATATGCTATATCTGAATGACTTTGAAGAAGTCGTTGAACAAATTGTCAACTTTCATTATGTTAGGAAATAAAATGGTAGACATGAGCGTCGTTATCGGTAACCTATTGTTCTGGCCCGCTTGGTTCTTAGTATCGAGCATTCCGTATCTGTTGAACCAATATGCAATCAACAACTACGAAAAGATCCAAGATTTCAATAGTAACAAAAATGCAACAGATAAACCGAACTAAATTTTAATAGTTGACATTTTCTCAAATTGGTTTATATATAACTAGTAATCGTTGAAGCAGACGATAGACATTCTGGACCGGGGTTCAAATCCCCGCAGCTCCACCAAAAGTAAATTAAACGATGTTTGCGAAACAAAGGAGGAATCTATGTTTGCAGATAAAGAAGTTTTTAAGCAGTATAAGAAAGACAAGGGTCTGGAAAGGCGCGCGTTTCTAAATGAGTATAAAATAAGCAGAGGATGCGAAATTTGTGGTTTTAATAAACATCCACAAGCATTAGCATTTGATCATTTGGATCCTAGCACAAAGCATCCAAAATATTCTGCTAAACAACTTACTCGTTGGGGTATGGAAATGTTGATGGAAGAAATCAGTAAGTGTAGAATTTTATGTCATAACTGTCATGCAATTCACACATATGACAACGACCATCACAATCTTCATAACCTTTAATTTACTTTTGGCGGGGCTGACTAGGGATCGACAGGTGTTGAAAGCAAGTGGAGATTACCGTGTTGGCCTACGTTATTCAGCCAAAATTACAACTGCAAACACAAACGCAGCTCCTGTAGCTTACGCTCTCGCAGCATAATCTACTTGGGTGGGTCACCGACCTCGAAACAGAACTGGTGACACTCACACCAACCAACTCAAAGGAATACAAAATGAAAAAGTTTCTTCTTGCAACTGCAGCTGTTCTCTCGATGACTTCTGTAGCTTCCGCCATGGATTTCGGCAATGGTCTCGCTCTTGACACTGAACTTGTTACTGAATATAACACCGACACCACCGTCTTCACTTCTGTTCTAACTCCACGTCTTGCTTATGCACCTATCGAAGGTCTTGGCATCTGGGCTGAAACCGATCTTGCTATCTATGATGGCGACGACTTCATTCAGTTCAATAGCTCCGCATTTGAAGGTGCAGTTCTTGGTGCAACCTACGTCCCAAGCATTAACCTTGGTAAAGTAAGCGCAGAAGCATACCTCGAGAATAACTTCGATGGCAGCTTCGAGTACATTGACAGCGTCGTCGGCGTTTCTCTTAGCTTCTAATCCAAAAGAATTATAGCAAAAAGTAAAAAGGAGGGTTTCGCGCCCTCCTTTTTTTATAAATACTGACGAGGAGGATCCCTAATTGGATTTTTTAAGTTTAGTATCAGACGTAGGGTTTCCAATTGCAGCTTCTTTAGCAGGAGGCTTCTTTGTGTTCCTCACGCTACGATTTATACTTGCTGGAGTTCTAGATAGTATAAAGACACAACGCGGGTTTGTTATGGCTTTGGACAATAGAGTAAAGACCATGAACAATGAACTCGTTCGTATCGATGTTCAAATGTGTAATGCCTTTGGTGTAAAGCCAGATTTAGACAGAATTGCAAGAGCCGACGGGCAAAAAGACGCAAGAAAAGACTAAAGAGAGCGGATTAGAATTTGGATATCGCAGCAGCAATAAGTCAGTATGGTTTTCCCATCATAGCCGCCTTCGGCTTAGGCTATTTCATTTATTATATTTGGACGTGGGTGACCGAAGAGGTAGATCCAGTTGTCGGTGAATCCCATATGACTCTCATCGCTCTTATTGATAGAATAAGAATGTTAGACAATGATCTGATAAGATTGAGAACGAAGCTTGACATGATTCTTGAGAGACAAGAAGAACTCAGAATTTCCAAAGATACGATAGAAGTTCTACCTGAAAAAGAAACTCCTAAGTTAGAAAAGAAATAACAACCATCGACTCTTTATAATGCCATTCTTGATTTTGTTATGATAACAGAGGAAAGAAAGCATGATAAAGAGACTGCTTATAACATCTTTATGTTTAAGTACGCCTGCATACGCTGAAGTTTTTGAATTCAATAGCCCAGCGTTTAGCGGAAACGGATATAGTACACACGTACTTACAATTCATCAGTTAGAGCAACAAAGAAAAGACAAGATAATCGCTGATGAACTCGCTGCTATCGAGCGCGCTGAGCGCGAGTATCGCAATAGCAACGTCTACAAATTTCAAAACAACCTTGAATCAAGAATATACGCACAGCTCTCGCGTCAGATAGCGGATAACCTATTTGGCGAAGGCGGTGGTGCTGTCGTTGGAGAATGGACAGAAGTCGAGACACCATTTGGTGACAGAATAAAGTGGATGCGTGGAACAGACGATAGAATATACATAGAAGTCTACGACTCAAACGGAGACTTAGCATCCAGCTTTGATGTACCAGTAGGGGAGTTTGCATTCTAATGAAAAAGATAGTATTATCACTCTTATTCGCAGGTCTCGTTGCTGGCTGCTCTACCACAGTGAATCGAATACCAATTGAATCACCAAAGGCCGTCGTGACAGAGAAAGATTTCATTAATCTTCCGCCACCAGCACAGGGTGCGATGGTCGTTGCGGTGTATTCGTTCGAAGATAAGACAGGTCAGAGACTACCGAGCGAAAAACTTGCTAACATCTCGACTGCAGTTACACAGGGTGCAGAACAATACGTGATCAAAGCATTGCGTGATGCTGGAAACGGAACTTGGTTCCGAGTTGTAGAACGTGTAGGGTTAGAGAACCTAGCACGCGAACGTCAGATTATACGTCAGACGAGAGAAGAAGTTGGTGACGAAACTCCTTTATCACCTATGCTATTCGCAGGAGTAATCGTTGAGGGAGCAATCGTTGGCTACGATTCAAATACATTAACCGGTGGCGCAGGTGCAAGATACCTTGGCATAGGACCTAGCACTCGTTACACTGAAGATGTGATCACTGTCTCAATGCGAGCTGTTTCTGTAAAATCTGGTGAAGTTTTAACAAGTACAGCAGTATCAAAAACCGTATTAAGTACAAGTACAAATTTAGGTGTTTTCAAGTTTATAGAGGCAGGTACTGAGAACGTCGAACTTGAAATTGGTAATTCACAGAACGAACCTGTGAACCATGCAGTAAGACTCGCGATTCAGGCCGCAGTTGTTGAAATGATCAAAGAAGGTGCCGAGAACGGCTACTGGGCTTTCAAACAATAACAAAAGGAAATAACTCAAATGAAAAACCTATTATTAACTTCTGCTCTTATGATAGGAATCGCGGTTCCATCATTCGCAAGCGAAGTTTATATCGACCAGGCTGGAAATAGTACTAACGTAAACGTACTTCAGCAAAATGGAAACAACAGAATCAACACCGATGCGGCTCCTATGATCGTGAACGGTAACGACATCAACGTCGAGATTGTTCAAGATGGTGACGGAAACATTGCTGACATCTTTATTCAAGTAAGTGCTAACGACACGAACTATGAATATCGTGTTGAAGGTGATCTAAACGAAGTGCTTTCAAATATCAGTGGCGGAGTCGACAATAATTTCGTCGCAGCCGTCATAGGTAACGATAACGTGATCACTCTATGTAAAGATTACATTAACGGTAACTGCAGCGGTATTCAAGTCAACCTCACAGATACTACACTCAATCTTACTGGTAATAATAACGAAATCAACTTTGCATTGAATGCTCCTGATGCAACCAACGTGTTCAACGTCGGCCAGACAACACCAAGTGATTTCAACGTGATTAATCTTACTCAGACTACATCTACAGGACATATCGTAAATGTTGACATAGATGGAGATACTAACACCGTGGATATCGTTCAGCACTAATATGTGGAGAATCTTATTCATCGTAATGATGATCATTCCCAACTTCGCGATTGCCGAAGTTGGGACCGTGACTGATTTCAAAGGAAATGCAGCTGAAGCCAGAAGAGACAGTGATAAACTCACTGTTGAGATGGGCTTTGGTGTTGAAATGTTAGATCAATTAATTACTGCTAATACTCGGCTCGGCCTAACATTTGAAGATGGCACGCGAGTTGAAATTACAGAGCAGAGTGAGCTAGTGATTGATGATTTTGTGTACGATCCAAACACGAGCGCTGGTAAGATGTCGATGGAGGTTGCTCTTGGAACAGTTCAGATGACATCTGGTCTGCTAGCCAAAACTAGCAGAGAGAACGTCGACATCCGCACGCCAACGGCAAGCATTACGGTCAGAGGAACAGACTTCTCTATGACGGTTGACGAGCTTGGTCGCAGTCTAATCATTCTCCTACCTAGCTGCCCAGACGAAACTCTCAATGAAGACGAATGCCCAGTCGGATCCATCTCAGTGAGTACTGATGGCGGAACCGTGATGCTAAATGAATCTTATCAAGCAACTATGGTGTCTCACAGCGGGCTATCTCCGGCGGATCCTCGTAAACTTCTTTTAGATCAATCAAACATCAATAACAATCTTATCATAGTTCCTCCATCAGAATTTCCAGGCGGATTTTCTAACGATGAAGAAGAGGAAGAGATACGAACCGAACTTGATGTTGATCTCTTAGAGAATGAAGAACTCTCTGAAGACTTGCTTGCTGAAGATGAAGAATTAACGACCAACTCGCTTGACGTAAACAGAGTGAATAACACTTATTTGGATAATCTTCTAGAAATCAACGTGGCATCTCTTGAGAGTATGCTAGAAGAGGAAGAAAGCGAAGTACTACCTAACATTAAGAACTTTCCATGGATACGCGCAGTCGTGAATGAAGAGTTCATGTTATTAGATTCTGATCGTTCACCGCATATATCAATGCTGACAACAAGTTTAGATACGAACGGAACGTATAACGTAACTCAGGATGGAGTATTTGCGGTTGTACAAATAAACGATGGAGGAACGAATGTTTCTATCACTACTATCCAGACTCAGTAGCGCGATACTCGTTTACCTTATGTTCGTTAGTATTGCCGCTGCGGCTATCACTGACTTAAAGCTCAGCACTGCGCAGATATTCGACGTGCAGTGGTATATTTCCGGCGGAACACTGCATGCGAGCGGATTTAACTATATCTTTGCGAGCGTGAACTATGCTACTCAGACTAATTCGGCTGCTAGATGGACAGCTGCACAAACTGCAGACGCAAACAGTAATGGCAGATACATTGGGTTCTTTAATAGTACAACCAATCCTGGCACCTACGGTATGGCCGTGTTCAATAGCGACGGCACAAGATACAAAATAATTAACAACACAGGCTCGTTTCGAGCATTAGCCAACGGAGCGATCTTCTATAACGGCAACGGTATGTGGGGAACTCTCATCACTACCGGTCAAGGATATAGTCTTGGTCAAAGCGGTTCGTGGTCTGTCACTCAAGATAACCCAACGAATAGTCAACTTCAAGCGTATGTTCCACCAAGCTCAACGCCGTTGGCTGCGGGACAGACTGCGCCACCACCTGCTGTCGCAACTCCAATCTATAATAACAGCTCGAATGTTAACATAACCAATCACTATCCTACGAGTAATAACAGCCCATCGGGTGAAGGTGCTTCGCAAGCGTTTGATAATAATCCAAACACAAAGTATCTAAACTTTGATAAGAAAAACGCTGGTGTTACTATTAAACTAAACGCTGGGCGAGTGGTAAACGAGTTTACACTTACCACTGCGAATGACTTCTCAGGAAGAGACCCGACGAGTTATAAGCTATACGCAAGTAACGACGGTGTAAACTGGACGTTGATTCAAGAAGGTGCTTTATCACTTAGTAACGATAGATTCTGGACCAGTCCTAAAATTCCAGTCACAAACAGCAATGCGTATGTCTACTATTACATATTCTTTCCCACGACTAAATCCGGAGACGGCTGTGGTTTGAACTGTGACAGTATGCAGATTGCAGAAATTACATTCTACTACAATTCAGGCAACACAACAACATCAACGGCGACTGGTTCAGGATCTGTATCAAACCCAGGATCTGCTCCAACCCCGGTTTACTCGTCAGGTATCAATCCTTCACAGGCGATGAGAAGAGCGGCCAACCTTGCTTTGACGAACGGTCATAATGCAAATGTAAATATTGTTGGAAACGACAATGATGTTCAGATCCAACAGATTGGTGGAAGCCATTATGCTATCTTAAATATCGATGGTGATAACAATAGCACAGATATTTTACAGACAACAACTACATCATCTAGACACTATCTAGAGGCTGACATCATCGGCAATGGAAACAGCCTAATACTACAGCAAAGAGAAACTGGAAAAAACATGTTCTTAAACGTTAACGGAAACAGCAATGATCTGTCCGTGAACCAAAAAGGAACTGGGAACCATTATTTAAATCTAACGTTAATTGGGAACGATCATAATGCTAGCGTAATTCAGGATGGAAGCGGCAGTCATGCTGCGACTGTTCAGTTAGAGAACGGTGGCGGAGCATGGAATTTTATTCTAAACCAGTCCGGATCAACTTCTAAGACATACAGTTTGCCACATAGTATGAGCGATGGAAGTACTGTATCCGGAGTATGTAATGTTTCTGCGGGGTGTAACTTAACAGTGAATCAGTAGCGAGGAAATTAAAATGGATTTAATATACGGAATAGCATTGAGTTTTCATTTAGACTTTGAACAACATTACAATAGCATTCATCCTCATATCCGTTTACAAGACGATAGTTTTATCGCCGGCGCTTATTATAACAGCGAAGATGCTTTAAGCGCGTACGCCGGTGTTCAAATAACACGATCCAAGTGGAACCATGAATTTGGCGTAGTGTCTGGATACGGCAATTACGAAGTGCTTCCTTTTATCAGAACAACATACGATTTTAATGATAATGTAATAGGTTACATCACACCAGGATTTGAAAACAATAATGTTGGCATCGTCTTTGGTATAGAATTACAGAACTCTAAGTAGAATAAGATATATAGATTAATAGTTAGTCAAAAGGTTTACAGATGGATATATCGAAACAAGTAAACGAACTTCGTATGAGAATTGCAGAAGAAAAAAGAAAGTGGGGATTTGATGAAGAGACCCCTTCGATAAAAAGAGAGCCATCTAAGAAAGTTATTAAAGATACGCCAAATGAGTCGGATGATTTAAAGGCAAAGCTGCTTGGATTAAAGAAGCGATAGCGAATGAAATTTTAAGAAAGAAACGAAAATGATGAAGAAGATATTGTTATCACCTATTTGGAGTCTATTAGTACTCGGATTATTGTGTATGCTGTTTGTAAGTAACCCCGGTTTCTTAGAAAGCATAAAGCTTAGATATTTTGACCAATTGATAGTGAATCAAGAACCGGTTCAAAACAATATCTACACTGTGAATATTGATGAAGCTGCGATCGAAGAAAAGGGTCAGTGGCCATGGCCTCGAGGAGAATATGCAGCATTAATCGAAGATCTATATGCTAGGAATGCAGGACTCGTCGTGTTCGGCGTCCTGATGAGCGAGAAGGATCGCTTCGGTGAAGACTATAAGTTGACTGAGACTCTACAAAAGAACCCAGTCGTTCTTAATACAGTCGGCGGTGATCGAACCGTGAACGAACCGATCAATCCTGGTGCAGCAATCATTAACTCTGAGTATCAGGATCTCATTCTTTCGTATCCTGGCGTCATTGCAAACATTCCTGAGCTTGAGAAGTTTGCTATTGGATCCGGTATCGTTAATACACTTCCTGAACCCGATGGTGTCACAAGACGTGTTCCACTCGTTATTGAGTCTGAAGGTGTTTTGTATCCAAACTTAACACTCGAGGTTCTTCGAGTTCTTGCTGGTGATCCAAGCTTTCAGATACGTCTTTCGCCACTTGGAGTTGATAAGTTAAGAGTTCCACAGTTTGGTCCTATCTCAACGGACGAACTTGCGAGAGTATGGATCGACTGGAGTCAAAAGTCAATATCAGTAAGTGCGACAGATCTTCCTGAAGACTTCGGTGGTGCGGTGGTGTTTGTAGCTCCTACGGCTGCAGGTATCAATAACCCGATAGCGACTGCAGCTGGTCAAGTATGGCCGCACGATCTTCAAGCTGCTCTATTGGGAACTGTATTCAACGGTACGAATATTGAGAGACCGGCTTGGGCACCAGGTATGGAACTCATCGCATTCAGTATCGCAGGTTTACTTCTGATAGCATTAGCGAGATGGACCTACGTCGGTCTAGCATTCTTTGCGGTAGTTGTCGTAGCAAGCATTGCATCAAGTATGTATGCGTTCGCTGAATATAAGATGCTTATCGACGGCGTTATAATTCCAGCCGGATTACTGCTCGTTGGTCTAATTCGTTATGCTGTAAAGTTCATAGACGAATTCCTACAGAAGCAAGCGATTAAGAAACAGTTCGGAGGATATGCTTCACCTGAGGTTGTTGAGATCCTACAGAAGAATCCAGATTTAATTAAAAAAGGCGTTAAGAAAGAAGTTAGTATTCTATTCTCTGATCTTCGTGGCTTTACTCCTTTAGGCGAAAGTTTTGGTGATGATGTTGCTGGTCTTACAAAGGTAATGAATGGATACATGGATGCAATTACACAGCCAGTTCTTGACTCTAGTGGTATGATTATTAAGTACATTGGTGACGCGTCAATGCACATACATAACGCTCCTATCGACGATCCGCATCATCCTAAAACCGCTGTCCAGTGTGGATTGGACATGCTTAAGGCCGTAGAAAAATTTAATAAAGATGTTATCATACCTCAAGGTCGCCCACCCGTAGGCATGGGTGCCGGCATTAATACCGGTCTTGGTTATATTGGGGAAATGGGCTCAACTAAACGCCACAGCTATGACGTGTTAGGTGACAGCGTATCAACCGCTGCTCGCATTGAAAGCAAATGTAAAGAATACGGCTGCTTGCTATTAGTTGGTGGTGCAACCGTTGAACATTGTAAAGATGACTTCTTTTTCCTTAAGATAGATGATCTAGCAGTAAAAGGTAAAACTGTAGGTATTTCAATTTACACGGTACTAGATGATGTTCAGCCGAGTTATATTAGCAACAAAAAAATTCACGATGCGATGCATGAACTGTATCTAAGACAAAAGTTTAGCGAAGCTATTGAACTTTGCCAAAGCCTTAGACACTGTTTCGATGGAAAAATGGATAAGTATTATGATATGTGGATCGAGCGTTGCGAATATATGAAAACTCAAAAACTTCCAAAAGATTGGAACGGAGTATTCATAGCAACTTCAAAATGATGATAAATATTATATCACACCACAAAGGATTTCAAAAATGCTAAACGTAAATTACTTTATAGACTTCGTTCAAGAAACAAAGAGACAGTTCGTAAGATCAACTGTCTCTGATGAAAAAATCAAGGCTGGGCTGCTGAATTTTATTGACAAACAGACAGAACTGAGTAAAATAGTAACTAAGAACTTTGAAGAATTCAGTAAGATTGGTATTGATGCAATAACGAGTAAAGGAAATATTTGTAAGCCATGAACAATTTGAGAGAGCTCACGAAAGAAGAGCACAGAAGAGCAGAACGAACTGCTTTTATGAATAGAATGTTAAAGAAAAAACTTACACCTTATCAGTATTACACGTACTTGAAGAATCAGTTACTTATGTACGTTACTCTAGAGTATTATGCGACAGAAGTAGGAATCTTCGGAGAGGATATCTTCGGCATATTAAGGTCGGCTGCTATCCTCGAAGATATTACGATCATGGAGTCAGAGTCCGAGATCTCGTTAAAAACTGCCCCTACTCTACCCGCCGCAACTGCTTATGTAGAATACATTCATAAGATTAAAGAAGATAAAGACAAGCTTCTTGCACATATGTATGTTAGACACATGGGAGACCTTTCCGGTGGCCAGATGATAAAGAAGCTAGTACCAGGACCAACTAACTTCTACGAGTTCGAAAGAGATGTCGATGAATTAAAGACTCTTATTCGAAACAATCTACACGACGGTTTAGAGAAAGAAGCTAAAGTATGCTTTAGCATGGTTCAGAAATTTCTAGAAGAATTGGAGGATTACTTTGGAGGTATGGACCCCGCTGATTCAACTGTCAAAGAAGATTGAAAGTATCTTTGACGATCACTATAGTAGGAACTCTAGCCTAGAACTATTCGATGGATGGAAAGATAATATCTGGAGTTCCAAGTATGTTCGAAAGTGTCACTTAAAGACGATTGACAATAGAGAGTCACAAAAACTCTGGCTTATGCATGTGAATATATTTCCGCACGAGCATTTTAACTTTCCAATCCTTGGTTTCGACATCGTGGCAGGCCCAAGTAAGATCACCGGATCGTTCTTTGACTTCTCTCCAACTACGGACGAAACTCCAGAACACCCATACCTGAGTTATATGAGAGACACGGCGAAGGATCTTTCATGGTCTAAACCTCGTGATCTTCCTGACTGGGCTCAGAGTATCTTCTCAACTTCAATGATCGCGGCAGGTAATTTAAAATCTGAGGAAGAGATCGATCAACTCTCAAAGACCTGCCTTCATCTCGTTGAATACTATGTAACGAATATGAAGAGCAATCTTTACGTCACGAATCCAATAAAGATCACTGAGAGACACAATCAATACTGTAGGAACCAAAAGCTAAATCCGCATCTTCACAGATCAATACTCTCGATGGGTATCTCTGAAAACGATAAAAACAACTACATAGATAGTGTTTTATTCGAGGAGATCTAGCTTGGATGATATAAAAGTAGTTGACATTTATAGAAAAATGGGTTATACTTATATCGAAAGCCGTGACGATGGAGACGGCTTTTTAGATGTTTCGAGAATTGGGTTTTTAGTAAAGTAAGGGATTGCATATGGATAGTAAATTAGTCGAATTAATCATTCGCGAAAATCACGGGATCATGTATTCCGCAAAGATCTATGAAGACTCTGACAACCATCGAGTTGATTACTACAAGAACGATCAGTTGATCGAAACTCGTATCTTCGAGGAAAAGCAAGTAGAAAGAACTCGAGCAGCTGTTTCCAGCTGGTTAGATAATATAAAGGTATTGAAAAGTTAAATGATTGTCACAAGAACAGCAGAAAAGATACATATGGAAATCGCCTCCAAGCTTTCGAACGGCGCTACATATATCGATGCGCTAGTAGAATACGCGAAAGAAAATGACCTTGAGATTGAAACAGTCGCAGAGATCGTTAAGAAATCTTCGATACTCAAGGAAAAAATTCGTGAAGAAGCGGTTGCTGTAAGAATGGTGAAGAAGGAAGAGAATGGTCTCGTTAAATTATGCTAATGAGGAGTCGTTTCGTGTCTATGTCAACTACTTGGCATTGAAGAAACACTTTGAAAGCGATAGCTACGATTATCATAAGTATAATGGTAAAGTGCGCGCGTCCTTTGATAAATTTCAGACACGAAACGACGCGTTTTTCTTTTACAAACTGTCAAAGAGAAACGATCCTACTAAGATTCTACTCGCGAACATTATCCATAATCAAAAGGTATGGATCCGCGATATCGTAGATGAAACAGGTGAGAACATATTCGTCGAATGGGAAAAGAGAGTAGAGTCTCTTACGTATATGTTCAAGAACGACATCAAGAAACTTAAAGAGAACTATCACGACAACTTCGTAGTGAAAGATGGTCAGCATCCATACGTTATGACTCTATACCTACGTAAAGAAATATCGCTCGAGACGTTTTCTATTTTAGCCCGCATATCAAACGTTTATGACCTATGGGAAAAAGAAATAGTTGACAAATTCATCGCGCGCGATATAATAAGGTTATCCAAGAAATATTATCCATTCATGGAAGTGGATCAAAAAAAATTTTCGAAGATTGTGAAAGAACAGTTTTTCGAAGATAAATAGTATTGTGATGGTTGATCCGTCATAAAATTGCAATACATTGTCATACATCGCATACAAGGAGATACACCGATGGTAGATTTTGCTACACTCAAAAATAATCGTTCAAAGTCACTCGACAAATTGAACTCTCAGCTCTCGCAGATTGCACAGAAGAGCTACACCGATCCCAACGAAGGCAAGTTTTGGAAACCATCGCGAGATAAAGCTGGAAACGGCTTTGCGATCATTCGCTTTCTTCCTGCACCAAACGGAGAAGATATGCCATTCGTTCGTTTGTGGGATCATGGTTTCCAAGGTCCGACTGGTCTTTGGTATATCGAAAATTCCTTAACCACAATCAACAAAGACGACCCAGTCTCAGAATTGAATTCTAAGCTGTGGAATTCCGGTGTTGAAGCAGACAAAGAACAGGCTCGCAAACAGAAGCGTCGTCTTCACTACATCGCTAACGTGTACGTGATTAAGGATAGCGCCAATCCCGACAATGATGGAAAGGTTTTCCTTTTCAAGTTCGGCAAAAAGATCTTCGACAAGTTGAACGACTTGATGAACCCGCAATTCGAAGATGAAAAGCCGGTTAACCCGTTCGATCTTTGGGAAGGTGCAAACTTCCGTCTTAAGATCCGTCAGTTCGAAGGTTACGCGAACTATGATAAGTCTGAATTCGACTCGTCTGAGCCTCTGTTCGAAGATGACTCTAAGTTGGAAAACGTTTGGAAATCAGAACATTCTCTGCAAGAAATCGTCGATCCTAAACACTTCAAACCTTACGCAGAGTTGAAGGCAAAGCTTTATCGTGTACTGAACCTTACTGGTGACCAGGTTGACGGTAATCGCAAAGCTGAAGACGAAGTTGATGAAGATCTTGACATGAGTCGTTTCTCAAAGAGCGAATCTCAGCAAGAAATGAAACAGTCTCAGTCGTCAATGGATAGCGTTGACGATGACGATGATGAAGATCTCGCCAAGTTCAGAAGCCTTATTAAGTCATAATAGAGAGGAGCTTCGGCTCCTCTTCCACTTAAAGAGGTGATTCACATGACAAAGAATAAAGAAATCATAGACTTTGATTTTGGATTTAGTTTCATAGACGACGAAATCGAAGAAGTAAAAGAGACTGCGATTAAACTTGAGTCTGCTCACGCAAACGACCAAGCTGCAATCGAGGATCTTCAAGAAAGATTGAACAGACTATACAATTCGATAGTTCCGTTCTTAGATAATCTCTGCAGAAATCCAGAGAAATCAACAATTTATTGGCCGGATCGTGTAAAGAAGATTGAGGCCTATAAAGATAAGCTACTCTCAATTATAGAAGGAAGATAGTATGAGTCTGTTGGATAAACTCGTAAAGAATAGTACCATTAAGTTGACTGCTCCGATCATGGAGTCGAAAGTCTATGGTAAGAAAGACATGGCTCCGACTCCAGTTCCTATGGTTAACGTAGCTCTGTCTGGTCGTATCGATGGTGGTGTAGCACCTGGTCTGCTCGTCCTTGCAGGTCCATCAAAACACTTTAAGTCTGCGTTCGCACTTCTGATGGCTGCAGCTTATCTTGAGAGAAATAAGGACGCAATCCTGTTGTTCTATGACTCGGAATTTGGTACTCCACAATCGTATTTTGAATCCTTTGGTATTGATATGGGTAGGACTGTTCATACTCCTATCACGAACGTGGAAGAACTTAAATTCGATATCTCTCAGCAGCTCGATAAGATCGAAAAGAAAGATAACGTCATTATCATTATCGACTCTGTCGGAAACCTTGCATCGAAGAAAGAAGTCGAAGACGCCCTTGACGGTAAGTCCGTTGCTGATATGTCTCGTGCAAAGGCTCTTAAGTCGTTGTTCCGTATCGTGACTCCACATCTCAATCTGAAGGATATTCCTTTGATTGCGGTTAACCATACGTATAAAGAAATCGGTCTCTTTCCTAAGGACATCGTTTCTGGTGGTACTGGTATCTACTATTCGGCAGATGCTATTTGGATCATTGGTCGTCAACAGGATAAGGTTGGTACTGAGATCCAGGGTTATCACTTTGTTATCAACATTGAGAAATCTCGCCACGTCAAAGAAAAGTCTAAGATTCCGATTAGCGTAAGCTGGGAGGGTGGCATCGCAAAGTGGTCCGGTCTTCTTGAGGTTGCCGAAAAAGGTGGTTTCATTCGCAAGCCTAAGGTCGGTTGGCACGAGGCTGTGAACCCAGACACTGGAGAAATTATCAGCGAAAAGCTTCTTCGAGCAAAAGAAATTGTTGACAGTAAAGAATTTTGGAATAAAATGTTTACAGAGACAAACTTTGGAGAGTACATTAAGAACGCTTACACCGTAGGCGGAAGTATTATTCTAAGGGATGACGATAGTGAAGTTACATACGTTGATGACGACTCAGAAGAAGGTGATGAATGATCGAAAAGGCAATCCTGTCGAATTTGATCTATAACGAAGACTATTGCCGTAAAGTGTTTCCTTATATTAAAGAGGAATACTTCGACGACAATAGTCTTCGTAAGATCTTTTCAACTTATACCGATTATATGAATGAATACAAAGAGCCGCCATCTATTGAGGCTCTTAAGATCTCTATCGATAAACGTAAGGATCTTAACGAGTCTTCATATAAAGAAGTGGTGACTCTTATTGACGAATTGAAAGTTGATAAGGATACGAACGAACACTTTCTTATCAATGAAACGGAAAAGTTCTGTCAGGATAAGGATCTCTATAACTCAATTCGTAGAGCAATCCTTATTCTTGACGGGCAGGATAAAGAACTTGACAAGGGAGCAATTCCAAAGATACTTTCGGACTCCCTTGGCATCGGCTTTGACTCTCATATCGGTCATGACTTCCTTGAAGATGTTGAGTCTCGACACAGCTACTATCATCGTAAAGATGAACGCATCGCGTTTGATATTGAACTTCTGAATAAAGTAACAAAGGGCGGTCTTCCTCGTAAGTCTATGACTGTCCTGCTTGCGACTACCGGTGGTGGTAAGTCTCTCGTTAAGTGTCACATGGCTGCTTCGAGTCTTATGTTCGGAAAGAACGTTCTGTATATTACAATGGAACTTGCCGAAGAAGAAGTTGCGAGAAGGATCGACGCAAACATCATGGACATAACTCTTGATGAAGTTCGAGAGCTTCCTCTCGATGTTTTTGAAAAGAAGATGGCTATCTTTAAACGCAAGACTCCAGGTAAACTTATCATTAAGGAATATCCGACTGGGTCTGCTCACTCCGGTCATTTCCGTCACCTACTGAATGAGTTGCGCCTGAAGAAGAACTTTACACCAGATATTATCTTCTTGGACTATCTGAATATCTGTTCGTCTTCAAGAGTAAAGGGAGCTGCGCAAGCAAACTCCTATACTCTCGTAAAATCTATCGCAGAAGAAGTTCGTGGTCTTGCGATGGAGTTTAATTTAGCTATCGTAACTTCTTCGCAGTTCAATCGCGGAGCGTATGATAGTTCTGACGTTGAACTATCGAATACTTCAGAGTCCATGGGTATTACTCATACTGCAGATGCAATCTTCGGCCTAGTTACATCCGAAGAATTGTCAGACCGTCGCCAGATCATATTCAAACAGCTTAAAAACCGTTGGGGTGATCTTGGTCAGTATCGAAGATTTATCGTTGGGATCGACCGTGCAAAGATGAAACTGTTCGATGCTGAAGAGTCTGCTCAGAAAACTCTGTTTAAAGAACCGCAGGATGACCGAACGAATAAACGTGGTGAGACTAAATTTACGAGTGATGATGAAGACTCCTCTGTCTTTGATAAGGGTGCTTTCAATCAGCAGTGGGATATTAAACCTAAGGGCAAAAAGTCGTTATTTGAAGTAGGAGATCTGAAATGAGCTATAGCGTAAAGAAACAAGAAGACGGTTACGATATTCTTGAAAAAGATACCGGTACATTGATTCATCTTAGCTGCGACGAAACCAAAGCAAGGGATATCTGTCGAAAAATGAACCTTGGGTCTGGGTTCAATGGATGGACTCCGACGTTCTTTACTACGAAAGTAAATGCAGTATATGAAGAGGCGTAAAGCCTCTTCTTTCTTTTATAAATAAAAGAAAACTCAGAGGTTTTCTATGCAATCTTTTAGAAGGTATATTATTGAAGTGGCTCAACAAGGTTTTCAATACGAAAGAAATGCTGTTGAAGCGTTAAAACCATTTGACATCGTACCAAAAAGTTTTGTTCCTGCTGGCGCTGGATCTGATATACCAGATCTTATGATTAAAAGACCTGGGCCTGGCCAGACAGCAACCGGGTGTGAACTTAAGATCACTGCGGCATCTGCAGGTTCGTTAGTCATGAAATGGAACGATGGCAATTGGTCGATAGGTAGTGAGAATGAAACCAATGACGAAAAACTATTTGTCATAGAACTCGCTAAACAAGTTGGGATACTTGACACAATCAAATCTTCTTGGAAGCAAGAACCATATAAGTTTACGAAGAATAGAAACGTTTTGTCTGAGATAGAAGGACTAAACAAAAGAGAAATATATTCAAAAGAGCTTTCTCGTTTTTCAGAAATTAAAGGTGTTATACCTGCAACAAAGATAGAAGAATACTACAATAAGAAAAAGACTTATTATGTAAATGTTGGTACTGATGGGTTCTTTTTATTAGGAAATAACAATCCGCTTGGATTAAAGGGTGTTCCTTCATTTGGTAATGCCGCAAACGCTGGTTATAGGGCAAGAGTGCAGGCAAAAGGTGGCGGAACATATCAATTTACATTTGAAATGAGTTTTTCAATACCAAGAGCACGAAGATCTCCGTTTAACATTGCACCTACGATGGGAAAAACAGTTAACATAGATTTCGATGTGATGGAAAAAACATTAAAAGATCTTTTTGGAGTTTAATGATGCTTTCATTTAAATCTTTCATAACCGAACAGACTCGCGGTAAAGGTCTAACGATCTTTGATATCGATGAGACTCTCTTTCGCACTTCTGCTAAGATACGAGTGATGAAGGACGGCAAGTTAGTTCGTTCACTCGATAATCAAGAATTTAATACTTATAAATTGAAAGATGGCGAGTCCTATAACTTCGGGGAGTTTGAGTCCGCAGAAGTCTTTCAGAAGACTTCAGTCCCCATCATGAAGATGATCGAAAAAGCAAAGGCGATCATTAAGAACGCCACGGCTGCAGGGTCTAGAGTCATTATCGTGACTGCTCGATCCGATTTCGACGATAAGAAAAAGTTCCTTGACACATTCCGTCGTTATGGTATAGATATTGATAACGTATATGTTGAGAGAGCTGGAAATCTAAAACTTGGATCATCTGCAAAGAACAAGAGGTTCGTCTTCCATAAGTATCTTCGTGGCGGTAAGTACGAGAGAGTTCGTTTCTTTGACGATGCCATGTCGAACATTACAATGTTTAAGGCTCTCGCAAAACAGTATCCAGGTATTTCCTTCGAGGCATATCACGTAAAGCACGACGGATCAATAAGGAAAGTATGATGATAACTTTTAGAGAATACCTCGCCGAGGAAAAGAATCTCCATATGGAGCACCTTGAAGATGCCATTCTAAACCTCGGTGTTGATGGAACTCGTTCGTCAATCAACTTCCTCCGCTCGCTTCGAGACATGCTTGCTGGAAGATCTAAAGCTCCTATCAACGTAACCGTTAAGTGGGATGGCGCACCTGCCGTATTCGCTGGAATAGACCCTTCTGACCGTAAGTTCTTCGTCGCTAAGAAGGGTATCTTCAACAAGAATCCAAAGGTCTATAAAACAGACGAAGACATTGATGCCGATACCTCAGGCGATTTGAATACAAAATTGAAACTTGCTCTTGCTGAGCTTCCAAAGCTTGGCATCAAGGGTGTGATACAAGGTGACTTTCTATATGCGAGAGAAGATATCAAAGAAGTTAACATTAATGATGAACCGCATATTACTTTTCATCCTAATACGATTGTTTACGCGGTACCTGAAAACAGCAAGCTTGCTAAGGAAATCCTCAGATCTAAGATCGGAGTGGTATGGCACACTCGATACAGAGGAGACTCTTTTGAAACAATGTCAGCGAGTTTTGGAGAAGAGATCGCAAGCGGCCTTAAGAAAGTAAATTCTGTCTGGTCCGTCGACGCCGTCTATAAAGACGTGTCCGGAACAGCTAACTTTACTTCAAACGAGACCGAAGCCGTCACTGAGATACTATCCAAGGCAGGAAAGCTCTTCAACTCGATTAAGAGGGAGACACTTAACGGCATCTCTGAGAACGAAGAGAGACTTATGAGAGTAAAGACCTTCGTAAACTCCAAGATCCGTCAGGGAGAAAGAGTTCGCAACTCTGCGGTGTTCGTCAACGACCTAATCGTATATCTGAACCGATACTACGACGGCGAGATTGAAAAGAAAAAGACAGACGCTGGCAAGAAGGCTGTGATGGCTAAAAAAGACGAAGTAATGTCTTACTTTGACAAGACTCAGAGATCTCAGATCGTAGCGATGTTTGATCTATACAATCATATCATAGACGCAAAACTATTAATCATACGAAAGCTCGATAGAGCAAAGAGAATTGGTACCTTCCTCAAGACAGCTGACGGGTATAAGGTAACCGAGCAGGAAGGTTTTGTCGCAATCGACCACATGGGTAAGAACGCAGTTAAACTTGTAGACCGACTCGAATTTAGTAAAGCAAACTTCTCCGCGGAATACATAAAGGGATGGCAACGATAATGAGTAATGCAATTAACGAGTTGAAGAAAATGCTTCTTGAAGCAGCAGCTGCACAGAAGAAGTCTCAAGAGCCAAATCTTAAAGAAGAAATTATAATTGCGCCTACGGCCATTGAGGAAGAAGACGTTGTAAAAAAGACGATGCACTATTTAAATAGTCCACGTAAATCCGAACCTATTGTACGTAATGTGGCTGAAAATATAGAAACTCAAAGATGGAACGATCCTCTTCGAAGAGAACCTAGCGAAAAATTTGTAACATTTAAAGAAATGAACGATCATTACGGTTTGTTCTTACAGCGCATTCAACAACAAATGTCGTCAATCGGTGGTGGCGGTGAAGTTAACTTTTCTAGATTAGATGATATTAATTCAGCAACTGTGGGCACAAACAAGTATCTAACTTACGATCAAGCTACCAAAAAATTCATCTTTGATACGATAGAAACTGGCGATGGTCTTTACTTAAATGGCAGTAATGAAGTTTCTCTTTCTGTTGCTTCATCAAGTGATCTTGGCGGGATAAAAATAGGTACTGCATTTACGATAGATGGATCCGATAGACTTCAACTGAACGCGGCAACTAATGATATAATAGGCGGTGTTAGATTAGGACCCGGTGTCACTACCAATAACCAAGGCCAAATTATCATTAGCTCTGAAGGGCTCGATTTTAGTTTCGGTGACTTCCAAGCAACAGTTCCAGCTAATGGTGCTGCTACATTAAGTTCAGTGAATCTTGGTCAAAACATTGATATAGTATCATCAGCCAATGGTGTTATTAATGTTATCGGCAATTTTCATGTGCATACACCAGATACATATGATCCAATCGACCCGGATGCAAATGGCGCCGTTTTTAGAGTAGACGAATCCGGCAAAGTTCGTATACTTGTGCCGAACGCTAATAGTAGTGAAGGCGCTGTTGAAATTATTGGTGGTTCGGGCGGAGTTTTCCAATCGCCAGTTAACACTGGAGTTATGTTACACGTTACAGGTATTGCCGGGTCACCTGGCGTACCTAGTAGAATATACAATGACTCACAAAATGCATTTTCTGCGTTTGTTTCGAGAAGATATAATAATACCGCAGCATCACCATCCGCGGTGTTGGCCGATGAAGAAATTATGCGTCTCAGCGGTACCGCACATAATGGCACGATAATACCAGGAACAGCCAATCAACGTATTGTCTATAAGGCGTTAGGTAACCAAACCTTAACTAATCAAGGCGGTTATATTGAATTGTGGGCTACTCCGATAAACACCACGACATTAGCTAAAATTGCCACTGTGGACAGTACAGGTATTACACTTGAATCAGGTAAGGTATTAACAGGTAATGTGTCAGGCTCTGCCGGTTCAGTTGCTGCTGCAAACGTTACTGGCACAACATTAGCAAGCAATGTAGTTACAAGTAGTTTGACTAGTGTGGGCACATTGGGTAGCTTAACCGTCACAAATCTTGTTACTGCTAGAAACTATCACGGTCAATCTCGTGATGCTGGAACACTAGGTGCGGCAGGCACGCTGACTATTGACTTTGCTACAGATCATAATGTGTTAGTTGAACTTACTACTACTGCGGTCATTGCGTTCTCTAATATTACAGCAGGCAAGACTGTGACCGTATTGGTTAAGAATGATACTGGTAGCAATCGTGCTGTGACAACAGGCGTTAACGCTGGCAATCACACTGGGAATAACACTGCTCCTAACGTCAATGATGGTAGAACTGGTGTGTTTATCTATCGCACATTTGGCACAGCAACCGGTGATGTCTATGTTGAGATCAGCGTTTAATTATGTATAGAAAATATAACAACGTTGTGTACGTCACAGAACACAGACCCAGACGACTCTAAAGGCCGCAACGATCAACCCGTTTAAAAGCAGTTGAAGATAATCTTGCCGAGGTAAGCGAATAGTAGCTATAACATAACCGAATACCGGCTATTCTAAATAGGTAAACCTTTTTTACCTATTTTAGTAAACTATTCCTATAAATAATATCATTAAATCTGTGGTAATTCTACTACGGGCAACAAAATACACACACATTGAAAGAGAGAAAATAATGCTAACGCTAAGACTTTTTGATGGTCTAATAAAAACCGCGCACCGTTCAGAATCTGATAAAGAACTTGCTACTTGGGCTCGCACCGAGTATAAAGCTGATGCCGACTATGCATACTTCCATATGAAGCAGTATGGTGTCGCACCAAGACTAGGGGTGTCAGTATGATATCCCTACTCGTTAAGTGGTATTCTAGAAACAGAACCTATAGAAAAACCTACAAAGAACTCAGTTCTTTAACCATACATCAGCTCAAAGATCTAGGATTACATTATAGTTCTATCGATCAAATCGCGTTTGAAGCTGCGTATGGTAAGGAGGCTCGCGGTGTTTAATTTTAAAAATTTATTTAAAGTAAGAACCGAAAAAGATAATATTGATGAATATCTTGCAGACTCTTCTGATCTTGCTGACCTAGAGAACCGTATTCGAAGAATCGATCGCCAAGAAGCTCCGTGGCAGATCAAATCAAATCAGAATTTAGTAGGGTGGGCATGATGATAGATCCAGATCACACCTTCCACAAAGATAACACCGAAAAGAAAAAGGGCGGAAAGTAAGAGTAAATCTTATTTGTATCGTTTGAATAAATAAAGGAGGATACAGTCCTCCTTTTAAAGGAGGATACAGTCCTCCTTTTTTATTATCTAAAACTGAGTTAACGATGAAAGAATGGTTCGCAGGAAAAACTGTTGCGGTTGTTGGTAATGCGGCTTCGCTCTTACAACAAAAGTACGGTAAAGAAATAGATCGAGCAGAAGTAGTGGTTCGTATCAACCGTGGTGGATATCGCTTCACCGAGTTTCCATCTCAGATGGGATCGCGTCTTGATATCTGGTGTATGCAGAACATTAACCAAAACAAAGCATACTTTAATAAACCTCATACAAGACACGTACGTAAGATGCAGATGGATACTGTAGACGTATCCCCATTGCATATAGAGATGGCAGATCTGGTGTTCTCTGATGAGGATAGAAAGCAGTTAGACGGTAACTTGCCAAAGAAATCTTCGACTGGTCTAAGAGTCTTATACTATATAAAGAAGCAGAACCCACAAAAAGTTTTTGCATATGGCTTCGATTGGAAAGCATCTTATTCCTGGCACGAGAGAAGAAAATGTATCGCTCATGACTTTGGAACAGAACGAAATTACTGTTTGAATAACATATTTAACGATGATACATTTTTACTTAGAGGTTCATCGTGATTACATCTTCTATATTTTACAAAACTCTAAAGTCTGATAGAAAAGATGAAAGATTTGAGGCAATTCAAAAAACATTTCCAAATTGCTCTGTCGTGAAAAACTCGGTTTGGAATAAATGCAATCTTGCTATCATACAGGGATGGCCAAAGCCAGGATCCGATACACCTCATAATATGTTTAGAAGATACGTCATAGAAAAACAGAAAAACCATTGCGGCCACATTTTAACTGTTGATGGGAACATCTTTAATTATCTAAGTAAAAACATTTATTTTAGATACAGCATGAACGGCATATTTGCAAACACTGGTTATTATTTTGATAAAGAGATAGATCCAAACAGATGGACTAATATAAGTAAGGTAACCGAATGCAAACTTAAACCTTGGAGAAAAACCGGAGATCATATTCTCATACTTATGCAAAAGAGTTCCGGTTGGACTATGTGTGGTTTAGACGGATTAAAGTGGTGCACTTCAACGATAAAAAAGATAAGGGAATATTCCGATAGAGATATTGTCATTCGATTACACCCAACCGATAATCATTTAGTAAATGGATACATTAGTAACTTAGAAAAAAGTAGAGTAACCATATCGAGAAATAAAAGCATTTTAGAAGATTTAAAAAACGCATGGTGTTCCATTACATATAACAGTTCTCCTGGAGCCGTTAGCGCGATTGAAGGCGTTCCGGTGTTTATCATGGACCCGGATTGGAAAAAGAGCCCGGTGGCAGATGTTGGAAATTATGACATGTCAATGTTAGAAAGTCCATATATAATAGATAGAGAAACTTGGATCCAAAAGATAGCAATGTCTCATTACAGTATTCAAGATATAAAAGATGGCCTCCTGTGGAAAGAAGTATCAAAATATTTAGACGTAGGTAAGATATGAAAAGAATTAATGCAGTAACTTGTTATAATACAAGCGGGTTCAGAGAGACTGGATCGCTGCTCATCAATGGGTTTATTCGATACTGGCCAAAAGAAGTATCATTAACTGTGTATGTTGACGACCCTATTCCAAAGAACGAACTCATTCGAGACGAGAGAGTTACATATAAGATATTAAATCAGAAAGATCTAATAGCTTTTAAAGAAAGACACGCGAACAACTTGGAAGCAAATGGTCTCGGAAGTAAATCTGAAGCAGGTCAGAAAAATTACAGATACGACGCAGTAAGATTTAGTCATAAAGTGTTTGCTTTGTTCCAATTCCTTGAAGAGAACGATACAGATGTTCTTATATGGTTAGATGGCGATAGCAGAACTCATTCATCTGTCTCTGTAAATGATATTAACAGTTGGTGCCCAAACGAAAAGTTCGCTGGATATCTTGCCCGCCCTTGGATGTACACTGAAACTGGTTTTCATATCTTAAATACGAAACATCCAATATCCAAAGAGTTTCTTAATGCTTGGAAGCAATACTATATTGATGATAGTATCTTTCGCCTTGATATGTGGACGGATTGTCATACTTATGATGCAGCAAAGACAAAGTTTAACGATGATCACTGGTATAACCTTAGCCCACCAATTAAGAATAATCATCCTTTCATTAACGGGCCTCTCGGTATGTTTATGGACCATATGAAGGGTCCTCGTAAAAAGAAAGGGACTAGTAATAAGAGGGATCTAGTCGTAAAGAGAAACACAGAATACTGGAACAAAGTAAAATGATGTGCGCATTTCTTTCAGGAAAAAAAGACCAAGACTCGTATGTTAAATCTTTTGGTTACACAAACGAAGCAAAAATTGTTTATACACGTCATCATGTATACAAACACCAAACTTCACGGCATGCACCACCGCATCTAAGAATTAAAAAGCTATTACCTAGTTATGAATCTGTGGTATTTGCTGGTCTGCTAAGAGGAAACGCTCATATTTTGGATATGGCCGTGAATGATAATATGAATTTCTATTACATAGATCACGCATACTTTAAACCAGGTTATAGATATCCAAACTGGATGAGAGTTGTAAAAAACGGATTTGTTCAGAATACCATATTACCTGATGTTAACAGTGATCGTTTAAAACTATTTGATATTAACTTTTTAGACTATAATTTTAACAAGAAACAAAATATTGTCGTGTTTCCACCGAGCGATACCGTTGCTCGAGTATTCAATCATACAAACTGGGAAGCTGAAACTATAGAAAAAATAAAACAATACACGGATAGGCCGATCGTAGTTAGAAGAAAGACCGGGCCTGTCATGGATAATCTAATGATTAATGTTAAGTACGAAGAAAAACACGATTACGAAGAATCTCTTGACGATGTTCTAAACAATGCTTACTGCGTAGTTGCTTTCAATAGTGCAGTAGCTCTTACGGCATTGGAAAGAGGAATACCTGTGATATGTGAAAGATACTGTGCCGCGTTTCCGTTAACCCATTCATTTGAAGAGATAGAGCATTTAAAAGAAAAAGAAAGGTTTCATCTATTCGCGAGTCTTGCGTGGGGTCAGTTTACGATGGAAGAAATAAAAGACAAGAAAACATTCAAATTCATAAACGGTGCAACACAATGGAAGGGACCTATAAAATGAAATACAAACTTGCGAGTGATACTTGGGGCCAGGAAGAAATAGATGCTATTCATCGAGTAATCGCAAGTGGGCGATATACTATGGGTGAAGAGGTTAAGAAGTTTGAAAAGCAATTCGCTAAGTTCTTCGGTAGTAAATATGCAGTCATGACGAATAGCGGAAGTAGTGCTAACTTAATAGCACTTGCTGCGCTCGCTCTCAATCCTAAGTACAAGAATAAAGGAAACATCGTTGTTCCTGCTGTGAGTTGGAGTACAACGTATTTCCCAGTACATCAGTGGGGATATAAGCTTCGCTTTGTTGATGTTGATCCTAACACGTTCAATATTAATACAAAGAAAGTGATTGCGGCGATCGATGAAGATACGGCAGCCGTATTTGTTGTGAACCTACTAGGTAACCCAGCAGAACTTGAAGAACTTAAGACGATATGCGACGAACGCAGCATTGCTCTTCTTGAGGATAACTGTGAGAGTCTAGGAGCTTGGGAAGGTTCATCATTCTGTGGATCCATTGGTGAGATGGGCACGTTTAGTTTCTTCTTTAGCCATCATATGCAGACTATGGAAGGCGGAATGGTTCTTACGAACGACGACCTAACATACGAGTATCTAAAGAGTCTGAGAGCTCACGGTTGGATACGTGATATGTCTGAAGGTAGTACTCTACATCAGAAAACTGGCGATCCGTTCGAGGATAGCTTTAAGTTTGTTCTTCCTGGTTACTGTGTTCGTCCGCTTGAGATGAGCGGCGCCGTTGGGCAAGAGCAACTCAGGAAGTGGCCAGATATGATGACGAAGCGTAGACAGAACGCGACCGCAGCCAAAGCCGCATTTCGTAACGTCCCTGGTATTAGATTACAATCAGAACATGGTACCAGTAGTTGGTTTGGTTTTGGATTAGTCCTAGAAGGACATCTAAAGGGAAGAAGAAAAGAAGTCATTCAGATCCTCACAGAGAATGAAGTTGAAACTAGACCGATCGTAGCAGGAAACTTTATGAAGAACCCAGTGATCAATCTTTTGAACTGGGATAGTGTTGGAACGTTTGAAGGTGCGGATGATCTTCATGAAAATGGATTCTTTATAGGAAACGACTGTGTTAACTTGGTCGATAATATAAACATGGTCGCAGATATAATAAGGAACATAAAATGAAGACTGCGCTAATTACAGGATTCCCTGGCCAAGATGCATGTTACCTTGCTGATTTCTTGTTAGAAAAAGGTTACGTTGTATACGGAGTCGTTAAGAGATATACAAGTCCAAATTGGAGCAACATAGAGTTTCTAGATTTATTTAGTAAGGGTCTTAAGACAATCGTAGGAGATGTTACTGATCCATGTAGCCTGATGGATGTAATGGAGATAGTGCAACCCGACGAGTTCTACAACCTCGCAGCACAGAGCTTCGTTGGTGGATCTTGGAGACTTGCTTATGTAACTACTCACGTTGATGCGCTCGGTCCTCTTAATTGTCTTGAGGCAATTCGTCGTATCAAACCTGATACTAAGTTCTATCAAGCTGGTACGAGCGAGATGTTTGGAAACAGTAGTATAGACGGAAGGCAGACAGAAAAGACACCTTTCGAACCAGTAAGTCCATACGGCATTGCTAAACTCTATGGATACCACATTACACGAAACTATAGAGAGAGCTACGATGCTTTTGCCTGCACAGGTATTCTATTCAATCACGAGTCTCCTATTCGTGGAATAGAGTTCGTCTCAAGAAAGATAACCGACGGCGTTGCAAGAATCGTAACTGGAAAGGGTGATAAGATTATCCTTGGTAACCTAGATGCAGAACGCGATTGGGGTCATGCAAAGGATTACGTACGTGCTCAGTGGTTAATGTTGCAACAGGACAAACCTGAAGACTTTATCATTGCAACTGGAGTTAAACACAGCGTAAGGGATCTATGCAGGATCGCGTTCTTGGCGGCTGGGATATCAAACTGGGAAGACTATGTAGTATCCGATAATGAATTCCAAAGACCGAATGAGCTTCACAGCCTACACGCAGACTCGGACAAAGCAAAGAGACTACTTGGTTGGGAACCAAAGTATTCGTTTGAGTCTATGATATGCGAGATGGTCGCATGCGATATTGAAAGACACAGTATAACATGAAGGTAGTAGTAACTGGTCATACTAGCGGTCTTGGCAAGACGCTATACGATAGACTATCAGAGAAACATCACACAATAGGTCTCAGTAGGTCAAACGGACACAATCTTTCAAATGGTGTCGAGTCATTTTTAATAGAAAATTTTGATGTCTATATTAATAACGCGTATCATGCTTATGCGCAAGTTGATCTATTATATAAGTTATTTGAACAAAATAAATATAGAAACTGCACAATCATTAACATTGGAAGTGTAAGCGCTGACGGTAATAAAGACACCGTTAATGAATATGCTATTCATAAATCTGCATTGGAAAAAGCTTGTTCTCAGCTTCAGTTAATTGACACCGGCTGCAAAGTCATTCATTTAAAACTTGGAAGAATGAACACTCCAATGACGGATTCCAAAAAAGAATACCCACGCATAGATACGGATTACATCGCAAATGTAGTTGAGTGGATGCTACACCAACCCGAAAAAATGTTCTTTAAGAACTTAACGATAGATATAATGCATAGTAGAAGAAAGGAAGCGTCATGATACCAATTTTTATTGGTTTTGATAAGAGAGAATCAGCAGCTTATCACGTGTGTTCAAACTCAATTATGAGACTGTCCACATCGCCAATTAGTTTAAATCCTCTATCACTCAATCTCTTGAGCGGATACGAAGAAAAGCATACTGATGGCAGCAATCACTTCATATACAGTCGCTTTCTTATTCCGCACCTAATGAACTATAAGGGTTGGGCTTTGTTCCTTGACGGAGATATGATTCTTCGTGACGACATTACAGAGTTGTGGAATATGCGTGACGAGACGAAAGCCGTCATGGTCGTAAAACACGACTATAAGACTCGCATGGAAGAAAAGTATCTTGGTGCAAAGAATGAAAATTATCCTCGCAAAAATTGGTCAAGTGTGATACTATGGAACTGTGGACACGAGGCGAATCGAGTTGTGACTCCCGAGTTTGTGCAGAATGCGACAGGTGCAGTCGTTCATCGTTTCACTTGGCTAGACGATAGTCTAATTGGAGAACTGCCTATCGAATGGAACTGGCTACCTGACGAATTTGGAGAGAACAAGAATGCAAAGCTTCTTCACTATACATTAGGAACTCCGTGCTTCCATGACTTCGCTACAACACCAATGGCTGATGAATGGCATAGAGAAAGAATCTACATGAACTACAGTCTTCAGAGAGGATTATGAGAGAAGTATTTGAAGGTAAGACTGTGTCTATAGTCGGAAACGCAAGAAGTCTTTTTGATAAAACATATGGTAAAGAAATAGACTCTGCACAGGTCGTTTGCAGGATCAAACGTGGCTTCTTTATGTTAAAACCAGAAGATATTAAGTCTCATGGTAAGAGAACAGATGTCTGGTTTTTAAACTGGTTTAAGACTATGAAGCCAAATAGAGTTACGAATAAAACTTGTGATCATATAGTTGAGATACTGCATCATCCTGAGATAGACGTCGAGTGGTTAAGAAACGATCTCGGTCATCATCGCCCATCAACAGGATTGAGGATACTTCATTTGATCTCTCTTTACAATCCAGATCAAGTAAACGTATATGGTTACGACTGGAAAGCGACTTCTTCTTTTCACGATAGAAAACTTCACGACGACCGACATGATTTCGCTCTTGAAAAGCAATACTGCATAAATAAATTTTTCAGCAACAAAAAGTTTGTGTTAAGACAATGAAAGAATGGTTTAAAAGTAAAACGGTTGCCGTGATAGGCAACTCGATGGCACTCTTTGGTAAGAGTTACGGCGAAGAGATTGATGCACACGATGTTGTTGTGCGCATCAATAAAGCAGCGATGTTATACACGCGTCAAGAGGTAAGTAAGAGCCACGGAACGAAAACCAACGTCTGGGTCTTTTGGAATGCTGCTGAGTATAAGTCTTTCTTTAATAAGATACCTAAACATATTAAAAAGATGCATGCTGGCCATCAGGGAAGAACACCAAGTAACATACATGCAGTCGACTTTGTTTATCCGGAAAATCTGTATAAAGAGTTAAAGAAGCATTCTGGTAAATACAGTAACCCAACAACGGGTCTAATTTTTCTAGACTACTTATCAACTTGTAACCCAAAGCACGTAGATGTGTATGGTTTTGATTGGAAAGAGACTGCAACGTTTACAGATCCTGAAATGAAGAGAGAAAAGACGTGCCCTCACGACTATCCAACAGAGAAGGAATACTGCGCAAAGAACTTCTTCTCAAAGGATAATTTTACTTTAAGAGACTGATATTATAAATAGAAAGAACATACTCCTTAGAGGACAAGATGGACGACAATAAAAAGATTGATCCAAAGAAAAAGAAGCAAAAAAGCTTTAAAGAATTTGACCCAACAAAATACATAGAAACAGAGCCAACTATGAACGAAGCTGCAAGAGGTGTGGCTGTCGTTAGTTTTGGTCGTTTTAATCCAATTACAACCGGTCATGAAAAGTTAGTCAACACCGTCATGTCTGAAGCGATTAAGCGTAAGGGCGAACCTGCGATCTATATGTCTCATACACAAGATCCTAAAAAGAACCCGCTATCGTACAATCAGAAGATATCTCTCGGTCAATCTGCATTTGGCAAGATCGTTAAAAAGTCTACATCAAAAACACTCATAGAAGTAGCCAAAGAGCTCTCAGGAAAATATTCGGAACTCGTAATCGTTGTCGGTTCGGATCGAGTCAATGAATTTGAGACTCTTATGAATAAGTATAACGGAAAAGAATACAATTTTGAGAATATATCAGTAGTATCTGCCGGAGAAAGAGATCCGGATTCTGACGATGTTTCTGGTATGTCAGCATCAAAGATGAGATCTCTTGCAGCTAAGAAGGACCTTGAAGCTTTTAAGAACGGTCTTCCAAAAAAGTTAAAATCGTCAGCTAAGAAAGTGTATGACATGGTTAGAAACGGAATGAACATGACAGAAAGCACTGAAGAAGTAGTTTTAGAAGCAGCACCTCTTACTCTTGCTCAAAGACGTAAACGTGGTCTTATAATGAAACGTTATAAGACAAAGATAAAGGCTGCTCGTGAGAGAGCTAAGAGAAAGATGGCGCCAAAAGAAAACCTTCTTAAGAGAGCAAGAAAGCGAGCTTTAGAAGTTATTCGTGATCGCCTTATGAAGAACAAGAAGTATTCGGAAATGTCTCCTGCCGAAAAGATCAATCTAGACGCAAGACTTGCAAAAGTACCTAAGGCAGTCATTGGTCGTATTGCAGCAAAGCTTCTTCCTAAAGTTCGTGCCGCAGAAAAAGAAAGACTAAAGAATGTCCTTGCGCCTAAACAAGAATCTTTAGATACTGCGTTCGAAACTTTCTTAGAATCAAGAACCGTTAAACCGCAGGACAAAGACGTGGCACATATGCCGGGTTCGCAGCCTAAGGGATACTATGCTGGCGTTAAATCAAGTGTAAAGGATGATCGTGCTAGACACTTCGCAAAGTATTCTAAAAAGAGCGACGATGAGCAATCATCATATAAGCCAGCGCCTGGTGATAAAGGTGCTAAGACGAAGCCATCGGTTCACACAACAAAATTTAAACAGATGTTTGGCGAGTCTCTTAACGAAGCTTCACAGGCAGATACTAAGTTTCGTAAGAGACCGCATATGGCACTAGAAAAGAATGGTTCTGTTAAGTTTGATAAAAGATTTAAGATCTTTAAGAAACAGATTAACGAGAGCCACGAAGATTTTTCGTTTGAAATACTCGGTCTCATGGAAGATGTTGATAACTTTGTCATGTCTGAAGAGTACGATGTTCTTATGGAAAATAATCCAGAAGAAGCTCTCAAGAATAAAGCCGAAAAGAGCGGAATATCATACGGAATACTTAAGAAGGTGTTCGATCGTGGTGTAGCTGCTTGGAGAACTGGACACCGTCCAGGTACGACTCCAACTCAGTGGGGTCTCGCAAGAGTTAACTCGTTTGCCACAAAAGGCAAGGGTACTTGGGGTAAGGCAGACTCAGATCTTGCTGCTAAAGTAAGAAGCGAAGCAGTATCGCCAACAGCAGTTCATCCTTTTGTCCACATAAAGGACCCTGATAAAGCAGTTAAGATACCAAAGGCTCTAAAGCACAAGCTAGGTGTTGGTCTAACTCCAAAGCATATGATGATGCATGGAAGTAAAGCAATCGACTTAGATGTTGATGGCGACGTGGATAAGTTTGATAAGACTACACCAGACGAAATCACTGGTACAGAGAAGAAGAACCTTACTCGTCAAATGCAAAAGAAGTATTCTGGAGAAGTCAAAACAGGTAAGATCGGAAACGCTTTTGAATCTGTTGACGAAGGCGTAGAACAAGCAAAGATGAAGATGAAGATCTCTCAAGAAAAGATGGCTGATGCAAGAAGGCACGATCGTATGCTTGATGCTGCAAAGCAAAGAGATAAATCTTCAAGCAAGAATCTATCTCGAGATATTCAAGAAGGTGATCCGAACCCTCATAATCGTGAGGATGGGACCGATAAGCTAGTCAAGACTTATAAGAAAGATACGCCCGGAGAGAAATCCCTTAAAGAGTTTATGCTCGCAGGATCGTTTGGCACATTCAAGAGAGGCGATAGAGTTCGTTTTACGAAACACTCGATGGATATGTTCGACGGTCAACTACGTAAGGGTACTGTAGTAGGCGGAGACATTTCTTGGCTAAGAGTAAGAGACGACGACGGTACACTATATAAAGTTCGCCATTACAACGCAGCTGCCGTCAATAACGACGATCCAGCCAATAAGTTTTAAGAGGATAAAATGAAATCTTTTAAGAAGTTTGTAAAAGAAGCATGCTGGACTGGATACAAGCAGGTTGGCATCAAAGAAAAGAATGGACGTAAAGTTCCTAATTGTGTTCCAGAAGAAGCTGATGTTGACGAAGCATATGTTCATACTGATTTTACTGATAAAACAACCCCAATGGGGAATAGAAAGGCATATGCAGCTGCAAAAGCAAATGATGAAAAGAAACCAGTTTCTTTAAAAAAGGCTCCTTGGGATAAGAAGAACGAAGAAGTTCAACTAGATGAAGTATCCGATAAGAAGCTAGATGTGTATCGTCAGAAGGCATTTGCGGATCAACCATCTGGTGACGATGGTTCTGACAAGTATCGTAAGCGCAAGTTTGGTCGTGACCTAGCATTCGCTAAACAAACTGGTAGAGCTAAAGTTCTTGCTACAAAGGAATCTGTCGAAGAGCTTGATGAGCTTTCACCGAACACGCTTTCTTCTTATGCAAGTAAAGCTAACATAGACGCGTCAAAAGCTAGAAGTCATATGAGAGTTTCCGCTGGTGGAAAAGATTTTGCTACTCATAAGAAAAGATACGATAAGAGAACCGCCGGTGCTGTGAGGGCAGGAGAAAAGTATCGCAAGTTAGTAGCCAGAGAAGAAATCAAACTTGATGAAGCTTCAGATCTTCGCATCACCAAGGTCTACAATAAGTTTCCTAAGAAAGCGACCTATGCAGTTCACTCACCAGATCGCAAGTACTACAAAGAGTTTGACTCAATGGAAAAAGCAAAAGCTCATCACGCAGAAAAGACAGGTAAGTAAAATGAAATCTTTTAAGGAATTCGTAGAACATCCAAACTGCGGAACGCCAGACTGCTGCGGACAATGCAGCACCGTCTCGGAAGCCGAGTCTTGGGAAGCAGGATACAAGCGTCGTGTCGTAAAGACTACGAGTGCTGAGCATAAAGAAAAGGGAATGAACTGGCGCATCAAGGGTAAAGAGCGCCCAGAGATCTCAATCAAGCTCTATAAAGAAAAGCCATCACAGGCAGAGTTCAATAAGCAGATGCGTCGAGTCGCCGGCCACGAGTTTGGTGGATAATGATTCGTTTTAGTCAATACATCTCAGAAGCATATTTTGTTCAATATGTCCGTGATAAAGATATTGACGTATTAAAGTTGCGTGATACCAATCAAAGAGGCTGGGTTGAGGTTCGCGGTAAAAAGAACTATGAAGTTACATATGATAAGAACGATCCTATGCACAAAGCTATCGACGGTTTAGGCAAGGCAGCAAGTATATCAGATCTGATGAATGGTGATGTAGTAAGTATCAATCCTCATCATCCTCATGGTAAAAAAGCAATCGAAAACATCCAAAGGTTAATGAAATGAAGACGTTTAAGCAGTTTCTCGAAGAAAAGGATCCTCGTATCGAGAGAGCAGGAGTTGCCGGTTTCAATAAGCCAAAGGCGACTCCTAGTCATCCAGAAAAGAGTCACATAGTCGTTGCAAAGTCCGGCGATCAAGTAAAGACGATCCGCTTTGGACAGCAAGGAGCCGAGACTGCGGGTGATCCTAAGGAAGGCGAATCCGAAAGAATGAAGATGAAGAGAAAGTCTTTCAAAGCTCGTCACGGTAAGAATATCGCTAAGGGAAAAATGTCGGCTGCTTATTGGGCCGATAAAGTTAAGTGGTAACTACTTTTATAAATAAAGTAAGTAGATCTAGTATCAGCAATTCATGTTAGGCAATCAATTTCTAAGGACAGAATAAATGAAGAGATTCAAATCTTATATTAACGAATCAGTTGAGCTCGATGAGTCAATCACGAAAATGTCTGATGCTCGTCTCAAGTTTCACGTTTTGAAAAATGTACCACATGGTAGCTATACCAAAAAAGAGCTATCGGCAGAACACGATCGTCGTAGAAAGACCCAAGGGCCTGCATATATGGCCGTAAAACCTTCACTCAACGAAGAAAATATTGATGAAGCAGTAAATGCTAAAAAGATTGCTGCAGATCATGACGCTGGTCATTCGATTGACGTTATTGTCCAAAAGCATCTCAATAAAAAGGGTGATAACAAGGATGAGATTCTAAAAGCTATTCAAGCTCACCGCTGGAATAAGCGTATGAAGAAAGAAGAAGCTGAACTTGACGAAGTTTCACAGGAGACGCTCCGTAATTATCACGCGAAGGCTGCTCTCGATTTAAGAAAGAAAAGAGAAAAACTTGATAAGGGTACTCTGACCTCTAAAGATTATAAGCAGGGACAAAACCGCGTAACTGGTTTGAATAGAGCTGCCAATAAAATGGAAGAAGTTGAACTTGATGAAGCTCGTAAGAGCGACTCATATCAATTTACTCACAAACCAGGCGATGCTGAATCTGAAAAAAGATTAGCCGACCTTAAAAAGTCAGTAAAAGGTACTGGTAAGCGTGTTGTACTACAAGGTCGTTTGGGTAAAGACAATCCTAACGCACATAAGTATTCTAAGGATGCACCTAGTGCGAAATACAAAGACGGCAAGCGCGTAAATAGTGACGTTTCAGGAAAATCAGGTGGCCATTCTCATCAGCGCATTCAAAAAGCAGATGCAGCCCATCACGACGTATATGTCTACGACCGTAATGAGTCTGTTGAACTTGATGAAATTTCAAAAGCCACTTTACGTAAAGTGGGAGGCCAAATGCTACGTAAAGGCCTTTCAGACGACCCAAAAGCAGATAAGCACATGAAGTATGCAAATCTAGCGTCTGCAAAACTTTATCCTAACCAATATAAAAATTCTCCTCTAAAAGCGAAAGTTAACGCTACAGAAGAAGTCGAGTCCCTCGACGAACTTTCAAAGAAGACTCTTGGTTCATACGTGAAAAAAGCTGCTGGTGATGCTGTTACTAAAGCTTATAGAGCAGGTGACGTTCGAGATAAAGATAGTGGTAAGAATTACATGAAAGCCCTAGGAAGACAGATTGGTATTTCTACAGCAACTAGTAAACTTGCGAAAGAAGAAGTTGAACTTGATGAAGTTTCGACCGCAACTTTGCAAAGATATAAATCTGCGGCAAGTAAAGCCATGGATCGTGCATCAGACTCAGCAATTGATAAAATGCTAGGCAGTAAGGATTCTCAGTCTGTAGACATTTCAAAAGAAAAAAAGACTATGGACAAGCGTAGCAAGGGAGTATCCCTCGCTTCAAATAAACTAGCTAAAGAAGAATTCGAACAGATCGACGAACTTTCAAAGAAGACCCTTGGTTCATATGTTAAGAAAGCCTCACGCAATCTAGCTGGAAGAGAATATAAGCGTGGAGCCGAAAAAGATACAAGCACGTCAAATCTCCAAAAATCCTATAAAAGAGATATGGGCATCGCTAAAGCAGTTGATAAACTAACTAAAGAAGAAGTTGAAAATCTTGATGAACTCAAGAAATCAACCCTCGGTTCATATGTGAAGAAGGCTGCTGGTAGTATGGCTGGTAAAACTGCTGTTGCTGCTGCACAAGCCTCATCCTCAATGGGAAAATCTTCGCCAGATATAAAGCGTGGTATAGTTAACCGTATGAAGGGTATTACTAGAGCTACTGATAAACTCGCAAAAGAAGAAGCAGATCTCGAAGAAAAACTGGTTGGCGGTCAAAAGAAGTTGGATCACAACAAGAACGGTAAAATCGACTCGCATGATTTTCATCTTATGAGAAAAAAGAAGATGAAGGAAGAAGTTGAAGGTCTTGACGAGATCTCTCGCGACCTAGCTCGTCGTTACATCCGTAAAATTGCTGATAAGACGAACACCGGAGAACTATCCGTCAAGCAAGTTGAGAAGCGTAGACCTGGTCTAAATCTTGCTGGTAAGAAAGCATACCCTTCGATCGCTGGTGAACCAAAGGTTCGTGCTACAGATTAAGTTGAATAGTCAGGTGTTTCGTAGAGTAATAGAAGTACTGAACGGAAAATGGATCGAAGATGTCATAAATAACTTCGATCCATACGGAATAAAAGAACAGACTGATATTGAGTTAAATAAAAAACATCATGAAAAAACAAAACTCAATAATAAGGAGAAAATAAAATGAGTTTATGGGGAAAAACAGATACGCTAGCTTCGGTGCCTAAGTGGCTCAATGCTAACGATCCAAACAAGTCCAACGACCTAGACAACGCATTCTTCGTTGACCTAACAGAAGCAGCAGTTGCTTCAAACATAGCAAAAGGCCTAGGTACTCCTGGCTGGAACCTTTATCATACATACGTCGATGGAACTGGAAATACACGTCACAAAGCTGAACCGCTTATCGTGATGAAGGTAACAGCTGCAGCCGCAGGCGACCTAGGTATTAGCGGTAACACTAATATTGAAGATACTACTGTACCTGACACTATCATTGCGATTACAGTACAACCAGCTAGCGTTTCACGAGTTGCACCTAACACTGCAACATTTACTGTTACCGCAACAGCGACACCTACCGCAACACTTACTTACCAGTGGCAGATTCAGCAATCTAACGAATCTGGAACTACATGGACTAACGTAGGTACGAACGCCGCTAGCTATACCACAGGTGTAACTGCAGTGGCACCAGGATCTGGCGCAACTAACGGCGATAAGTATCGTGTACTTGTTTCAGCACCAAATAATACACCTACTGTTGTAACATCTTCTACCGCAGTACTAACGGTAACTGCATCATAATTTGAAATGAAACTAGGAGAATCAACCTTTCTTCTCTACGCTGCAAAACACTATGATAATCCGCATTGTTCAGACATAGCAGAGTTTGAGGAAGACCTAAAAAGATTTCAGTACTTACGAAAGCTTTTTAGTAGATATAAGCAGACAGGAGATCTTAAGGAAAGGTTGATTCTCAATCATCTTATCATTCTGTATAATTGTTTTGGTGTAGATGCTACGAACATGCTCTTTATGAAGCTAGAAGAGTATCATAAATACTTAAAACCGTTTGTTGAATACTTAAACTTCATGCCCGCTTTCATAGAGTATGAAAATAAAAAGATACACAACAACCATATCGAATCCGATAGAACAATTGAAGAAACTCTTAAAGGCATCTAACAATGGTCGTAGATCTTTTCCTTGTATATAGCTTTATTCGTAGACTTACAACTCCATTTGAAAAATGGGAAGCGTATGCACAAGGCGTAATCGATAAAGATGGAAATATTCTAAAGAAGAAAAAAGAAAGAAACACTAGAGGTGAAAAAGATTCCTTTGGTATATTCGATCTTATGGTGCTAAAGCTTAAGAAGCTTCTTGCAAAGATCCCAGGTGGTTCCACTCGTCTTGCTTCATACACTGCTGCGTTGTGGCTCATAAAAGAGTGGAACCATTTTTCCGAGGATTCTTTACTCACTGAGTCTATCACCGATGAGCAACTCGATGAATCTCTAGATTTATTTTTTAGCAGATATTGCTATTATATCGGTATAGAAGAAGATGTCAAGGAAAAAATGATAGAAGAACCGACAGTAAATGTCGGGTCTGGTAACATAGCTGGTCTCGGTGTTGGACCGCAGGGCGAACCTGGATTAACACCTTCGCAGATGAAGAAGTATAAAAAGAAGAACCCCGGTCCTAAGAGACTTAGAGATATAATAGGAGCAAACACATGATTACATTAGAACAGTTCAGCGCAATGATACCGAAGAATAAAGAAGCTAAAGAATGGTATGATGTAGCTATCGACATGTTTGAAAAGTATGAAATCACAACACCACTTCGCATTGCGGCTTTCATGGCACAGTGTGCTCACGAGTCAGCTGACTTTACAATGCTTGAAGAGAACCTTAACTATCGTGAAGAAACTCTTCTCAAGGTATTCCCACGCTACTTCGGAGCTGGAAAGCGCAATGCAGCTGAGTATGCAAAGAACCCAGAGAAGATTGCGAACTACGTCTATATGGACGAGTTTAGAAGTAAGCAGGGTGCTATGGGAAATACTCAAGCAGGAGATGGTTGGAGATTCCGTGGTCGCGGAGTTAAGCAGTTAACTGGACGTAATAACTACACCGCATTCGCAAAGACTGTTAACATGACCGCAGAACAGGCATCAGCTTATCTTGACACAAAGAAAGGTGCTCTTGAGTCCGCATGCTGGTTCTGGAAAACGAACAACATCGCTAAGTTTGCAGATGCAGACGACATTGTTGGAATGACTAAGAAAATCAATGGTGGAACGATTGGTCTTGAAGATCGTACTACTCGTTATACAAAAGCGAAAGCACTACTTGGCGGTAAGGTTTCTGCACCTCCTGTTACTGAGCAAGCAAAACCAGCGTCGGCAGCAAAACCAGCGGCCGCTGCTCCTAAGGCTGCCCAGAGAACTCTCACGAGAGGGATGAAGGGCGACGATGTTAAAAGAATGCAGCAAGCTCTCGGAATTGCCGCAGACGGTGACTTTGGTTTTGGAACTGCCGGCGCACTCAAGAAGTGGCAGCGAGAGAATGGATTAGAAGCCGACGGTGTCGCTGGGCCAGCGACTCTAGCAAAGCTACTCAAATAATAAATAGTAGGTTAGAAACCTAATAGAAAAGGAGACAAAAATGTCTGTTACTGATATTATAAAGCATTCAGTTGATAAAAATCCTCTAGCGATGAAGGAAGCTCTAGAAGCAGAGCTTGCAGCACGTATTCGTCTTGCTCTCGAAGCAAAGATGTCTGATGACGAAGAAGACGAAGATGAAGAAGAGGAAGATGAAGACGAAGACGAAGACGAAGAAGATGAGGACGAAGACGAAGCCAAAAAATAAATGAAGATCTATATCATCATAGCAATGTTTATGGCGGCTTCTATGGTAAGTGGAGGCGTATACTATTATTACACCTCCACGCAAGCCAAGATAGAGCAGCTTACTCAATATAACGCCACTCTTATGGCGAATGTTGAACAGATGGAACAAGTGAACAAACAGAACATCGCTACGATTAATAATCTTCAGGCTGGTTATCAGCAGGCACAGGAGAACTTTGCTGCGCTTCAGAATAACTTTACGGAAATACGTCGTCAGAATAACGAATTGAGAGACAGACTCGGAAAGCACGAGTTGGATGTCCTCGCAGCTGCAAAACCGGGTTTGGTTGAAAAGATACTAAACAGCGCAGCTGAAAAAGCAATGAGATGTTTTGAACTTGAGTCTGGATCGGTTCTAACAGACAAAGAAAAGGAAGCAAAGAATGCAAGAGCGTTTAACAGCGAGTGTCCTTGGATTTATGATCGTCTTGTCGCTAGCGGCATGCTCACGCCCAGCGCCAGTGGAACCACCACCGAAGATAATAACGGAGACACAAATAGTGAAACCTCCGAAACCGTCGGTTCCAACCCCTGACGAATTGAATCTAAGAGAAGTAAAATTCGCGGTCATTACACCCGAAAACGCAGAAGAAATTTTCTCAAAGGTAAAGGGAGACAAAGTTCTCTTTGCTCTCACAGCGAAGGACTATGAGAACATTTCTCTCAACTTAAGTGACATTCGAGCATACATACAGCAGCAAAAAGAAATCATTGTGATATATGAAAAGCAGTGGGACTAAAATATAAATAGTCTCGATTGGTTTTAGATGGCCCTTCAGGGGCCATTGTTCTTTATAGAATGTGATTTCTTTCAGGAAACAAAATGACTGACACCGAAGTAAACGTTCTAAAGACAGATGTCGCTCTTATCAAAAAAGACATTAAACAGATAGAGAGAGTATTTAATAAAGTCGACCACGCAGTTGGTGACATGGCCGAGCTACATAAGATAGCTGCGGTTCAAGAGAAGATTCTTGAGAACGCTGAAAGAAGAATTGAAAACCTAGAAGATACCTTTATTAAACATGCCGATGATGAGGCTGAGCATCGTAAAGAACTCAGCAAAGTAATCGCCGACATGAGAGAGGACGCTCAGATACAAAGAGAACGTCGTCACAAAGAAGTATTAGAGTCAATACAGAATATGCATACGGTCATAACTGCAAAACTTGAGACTCAGGATGCAAGAATACAAGCCCTTGAAAACTGGAGATGGTGGATCCTCGGTGCAGCCGCGGTCTTGATCTTCCTCTTTGACAGATATGAATCCCTGATGTCACTTTTTGGTTGACATTTGGGATATATGGAATATATTGTAATTCAATATCATGCAACTAATGTGAGGCAACGTGGTAGATTTTGTAGATCTCCAATACGCGACTATGCTTTCGAGCCGATTGGATCGGTTTAAAGTTCGGTCGACGAATCCGTATAAGATAAACTTCAGGTGCCCTGTCTGCGGCGACTCTCAGACGTCAAAGACGAAGGCACGAGGCTGGCTGCTCGAAAAAGATAACAGCTTCCACTTCTACTGCCATAACTGCGGCGCAAGCCAATCGTTCTCGTACTTTCTCAAGAGTATTGACGGTATGGCATATAATGATTACATCGCAGAAAAGTTTGTGAAGGACGCGAAGAAGTCCGATGCGTCCATCTTAGAAAAAACAAAATTTGAAAAGCCTGTGTTCAATGTTGACCCTCTTAAACAACTTAAGAAGGTGAGTCAACTATCCACGGATCATCCTCTTAAAAAGTACGTAATGAAAAGAGGAATTCCACCACAGCACCACTATCGAATGTATTTTGCCCCAAAGTTTAAAACTTGGATCAATAGCATTATTCCAAATAAGTTTGAGAACGTAGGCAAAGACGAACCTCGTCTCGTAATTCCATTCTTTGATGAGAACGGAAAGATGTTTGGTGTGTCGGCTCGTGGTTTTGATCCGAACGGCGTAAGATACATTACCATTATGTTTGAAGAACGTTCTAAGATCTTTGGCCTCGACACTGTAAATTTTGAACAGACATACTTCGTAGTTGAAGGTGCTCTCGACTGTATGTTTCTTTCAAACGCTGTTGCAATGGCAGGTGCTGACGGAAACGTAAGTGGTCTGAAAAGAGCTGACAACGCGATCTTTGTATTCGATGCTGAGCCTCGGAATAAAGAGATCCATAAAAGGATTGAGAGGCTCATCAACGCCGGTTATCGAGTGTGCGTATGGCCCTCTAGCGTGCCTGGCAAGGATATAAATGAAATGGTTCTAAACGGTATATCAAACGTTGAAGAAGTCATTCGAGAAAACACTTATAAGGGTCTTCAAGCGACACTTAAGTTAGCATCATGGAGAAAAGTATGAAGAATGTAAATGCTATTTTAGCTCACGATGCTTTTTGGGGAATTGGAAAGGACGGTGATCTTCCTTGGCCAAAGAATAGCGATGATCTTAAATGGTTTAAAGAAAAGACGCTCGGTGGTGTCGTTGTGATGGGTAGAAAGACTTGGGAGAGTCTACACGTCAAGCCATTACCTAATAGACTCAACTACGTTATCTCGTCTTCGAATAATATTTCGCGTGGCTATCATGGTACGTATGGCGGCAATGATATTGTAGAAGTAATTAAAGATAAGATTGTGAAACGATACTCGGATCATTCTAAAATCTGGATCATCGGTGGTGCGCAGCTCGTTGAGAGTTGTCTTGAAATCATTGATGAACTCTGGTTAAACGATGTCGGCGGTGTTTATGATTGCGATACATTCCTTCCTAAACAAAAGATCACGGAACAGTTTCATATGGGTAGCGTAGAAGTTTTAAGTTTTGGAATTATTACAAAGTGGGTTAAAAGATGAAACAGTATCATAAATTACTCGAAGATATCCTAGAGTACGGAGAGGACGTAAATGACAGGACAGGAACAGGGACAAGATCCATATTCGGTTACCAAATGCGATTTAATTTACAAGACGGATTCCCTGCAGTTACGACAAAAAAGCTCGCATGGAAAGCAGTCGTTGGAGAACTACTCTGGTTCCTCGAAGGTGGAACAGACGAACGGCGTTTGGCGGAACTCACTTTTAACAAACATCGCGTCGACCTTATCGGAAGATCTACAATTTGGACCGCCAATGCCGACACTCAAGGGAAGGCTCTTGGATACATCAACAATGAATTCACCAAAGAGCTTGGCCCAGTCTATGGAGCTCAGTGGCGCAACTTCAACAACATCAAGGGTGGAGACTGGGGAGTCGACCAGATCGTGGATGTTATCCGACAGATACAAACCAACCCTGACTCAAGAAGAATTATCCTTTCAGCATGGAACCCTCTACAGACCTCCGAAATGGCCCTACCGCCCTGTCACGTACTCACGCAGTTTCGGGTCGTTAACGGTAAGTTGAGTTGCCAGATGTATCAGAGAAGCGGCGACGCCGGTCTCGGAATTCCATTTAACATTGCTTCATACTCTCTATTAACTCATATCATAGCAAAAGAATGTAATCTAGGCGTTGGCGATTTTGTTCATACTATCGGAGACGCACATATCTATACGAACCATATCGAACAAGTAAGAGAACAATTGACTCGCGAAGAGTTTCCTCTTCCTACTCTACACATAGACACCGACTTTGATCTCATGGATAGACTTAAGAACGGATTTAGACTCGACGACGTAAATAAGTTTCAACTTATAAACTATTTTCATCATTCAACTATCAAAATGGACATGGCAGTGTGAAGTAAAATATTGTATATAACTTCAAAAAGCTCTTGAGATAAGAATAAATACTACATGTTGACTAAAACAGACTAAAATCCACAATATATGTATTTGATAAACCCTATTCGTAGGGTGTTGATTCATTTTCACTAATAACGATAAGAGGTACTTACGCATGCTGGACGTTTCGAATAACGAAATAAGAAAGACAGTGAGCTATGTTTCGAAAAGAGACGGTTCAACTGAAAACTTCGATAGAAATAAAATTGTTACCGCAGTTTCAAAAGCTATGAGATCAGTTGGAATTAAAAGTAAAACTATACCAGAAGAAGTTTCATTGGAAGTGGCCGATAAACTTAACAGCGATGCTCTCAATGATGTTATCGTAAGCGTCGACGCAATTCATAGAACAGTTGAAAACGTAATCATGGATATGGGTCTGCACGATCTCGCTCGAGAATACATCCTCTATCGTTATAACAATATGCCAAGTATCTTTCGTAAGAGAACAAATCTTAAACCTTACGAATATCCACAACTCATCGAGTACCTTGAAGCAATCCGCCATTCCTATTGGGTTCATACAGAGTTTAACTATTCATCCGACATTCAGGATATGAAGGTTCGTATGACTCCTCAGGAAGCAGATATTGTAAAGAAGGCAATGCTTGCTATCTCTCAGATCGAAGTTCAAGTCAAAACGTTCTGGGCGAAGGTTGGCGATAAGATGCCAAAGCCAGAAGTACAAGCCGTTGGTGTTACCTTTGGTGAGTCTGAAGTTCGTCATGCTGATGCGTATTCAAACCTTCTTGAGATAATGGGTCTTAACTCTGAGTTTGAGAACCTAGTTGAAGTACCAGCGATTAAGAAGCGTATCGCATATCTCGAGCAGTCGCTTCAGACTCCAGTTGATGATAAGGACTACTTCCATAAGATCATTCTCTTTTCTATGTTCGTTGAAAATGTATCGCTATTCTCTCAGTTCCTTATTATGATGGCATTCAATAAACATAAGAACGTCCTTAAGGGTATCTCTAACGCTGTTGAAGCTACCTCAAAAGAAGAAGACATTCACGCTCGTTTTGGTTTCGAACTCGTGAATATCATTAAAGCAGAGAACCCAGACTGGTGGAACAAGGATACCATATCCGAAGTCAACCGTCTCTGCAAAGAAGCATATAAGGCAGAAGCTATGATCGTTGATTGGATCTATGGTGATTCGGATCTTGACTTTCTTCCGAAAGAAACCGTAAAAGAATTCCTCAAGCACCGTTTCAATCAGTCGCTTCAGGCAATCGACCTTAAACCTATCTATGAAACCGATGTCAATGTAGTGAAGAGCACGAACTGGTTTGTTGAAGAAATCCTCAGCACAAAGAACGTTGACTTCTTCGTCAAGCGTAGCACTGCATACTCAAAGAAGACAAAGTCATTCACAGAATCAGATCTATTCTAAGGAGAACATATAATGAGAAAAGAAATCTTAATTGCGCTTCGAGACCACGCGATTGCGCATATCAATAAGCATAAGGTAAACGTTGAAATCTATTTGAATAATCCAGTCGGAGTTGGTGAGCATTCAGATATCATGGACACAATAGAAAAGGAACTCGAGGAGATGGCAAAGTACCACGATCAACTCGAAATTATTAATACATATTTTAAGGAATAATAAATGGAAAAATTCTATTGGCTCAACGATGACTCAAGAAAGTTTTTGTCTCGCGGATATCTAAGCGAAGGTGAAACTCCTGAGGAACGCATTCGTGCGATTGCTGATACTGCAGAAAAGTATTTGACCATGCCAGGATATGCTGACAAGTTCTATGACTACATGGCTCGTGGTTTCTACTCTCTGTCGTCGCCAGTCTGGGCAAACTATGGTAAGGAAAGAGGACTTCCAGTATCCTGCTTTGGTTCTTACATCGACGATAACATGGAATCCATTCTATACGGTGTCGCCGAGAACGGAATGCTTATGAAGAACGGCGGAGGTACTTCCGGTTACTTCGGTGCAGTACGTCATCGTGGTGCTCCTATTCGTGACTCGGGCGAGTCTTCGGGTTCTGTGCACTTTATGCAGCTATATGATTCGTTGGCTTCAGTCGTATCTCAGGGTTCTGTTCGTCGTGGCTTCTTTGCTGCATATCACGACATCGATCACCCAGACGCAGACGAGTTTCTTGACATCGGAACGGAAGGAAATCCAATTCAGGGACTAACGACCGGTGTTGTTGTTTCAAACGAATTCATTCAGGCAATGAAGGATGGAGACGCAGAAAAACGTCGTCTTTGGGCAAAGGTTCTTCAGCGTCGTTCTGAGATTGGTTATCCATATGTTCTCTTCGGAGATAATGTTAACAATAACAAGCCTCAAGTATATAAGGATAAAGACCTCAAGATCCATGCATCGAACATGTGTATTGAGATCGCGCTTCCTTCTTCCGTAGAAGAAACCTTTACTTGCGTTCTATCGTCAATCAACGTTCTTCATTGGGATGAGATCATTAAGACCGATGCGATCGAAGTCATGACTTATTTCCTCGACACAGTATGCGAGGAGTTCATTCGTAAGACTGAAGGCCAAGAATATCTCAAGAGAGCTCGTCAGTTCGCAATCAATCACAGAGCACTTGGTGTAGGAATACTTGGATGGCATTCATATCTTCAGTCAAAGATGATTGCATTTGAGTCAAAAGAAGCCGCTCAAAAGAATCTTGAGATCGCAAAGGTCCTTCGTGAACAGAGCCATAGAGCTTCTAAAGTTCTCGCAGAAATGTTTGGCGAGGCTCCTCTTCTTGTTGGTTACGGAATGCGCAATACGACTACGATGGCTATCGCTCCAACAAAGAGCAGCTCGTTCATCCTTGGTCAAGTAAGTCAATCCATCGAGCCAGAGTTCTCTAACTGCTACGTGAAGGATCTCGCAAAGATGAAGGTTACGATTAAGAACCCTTATCTTCTTCAGCTGCTTCAGGAAAAAGGTATGGACACGGAAGAAGTTTGGGACTCCATTAAGATAGCAGACGGTTCCGTTCAACACCTAAGCTTCTTGTCTCAGGAAGAGAAGGATGTATTCAAGACGTTCGCAGAAATCAATCCATACACGATCATCGATCATGCGGCTGTCCGTCAAGAATATATAGATCAGGGGCAAAGCCTTAACCTCATGTTGGATCCTCACATGTCCGTGAAGGAAATAAACCAACTATACCTATATGCGCATGAAATGGGTGTTAAGAGTCTCTACTACAGCTACTCGATGTCTGCTGCGCAGTCGTTGACTAGAAAAAGAGTGATGGCAAGCAGCTGCGCAGCCTGCGAAGCCTAATTTTCTATTTACATTGTCCCCGAATCGGTATACTGTAGTATTACAGAAACCGATAAGGGATAAATACAATGGAACTTCAATCCGCGATTGAGTTTGCCCGTAAAATGCGTAGTTTGGCTCGTCGGGCAGACTCCTTTGGTTATAGTCGCCAACAAATCCTAGAAGCCATTATTGATGTCGCTCAGAACTACGAAGAAGTTGCTGAACGTGTTGAACTGCAGATGATTATTCAAATGCAAAACGATTGGGTTGAAGCTTCGTAATCGAAACAACGAACAGGAAATCTAATGCGTTTATCAACACTAACATTTACGTTAACCATGCTTTTAAGTTCTTCTTTGGCATATGCTTCGGCTTGTGACACAGAGGATAAAATTCATGCTCTGGCACTCAACATGTATCACGAGGCAAGAGGTGAAGGAAGCGATGCAATGCAGATGGTCGGTGAAGTAACACTTAATCGAGCAGGAAATAACCTCTTTCCAAGTACCATATGCGATGTAGTCTATCAGGCGAAAACCGATTCTAACGGTAATCCACTTCGTGGAAAATGTCAGTTCTCTTGGTACTGCGATGGTAGATCTGATATGCCTCGTGATCGAGAGTTGTGGTCTGAATCAGTAGAGATTGCGACTGGTCTAGTTGATGGTACCGCAGACCTAATTGGTACTAACGCCACACACTATCACACAAAACGTGTAAAGCCTCATTGGGCTAAACACTATACAAAAGTAGGATACTATGGTGGTCATGTCTTTTATCGTGTTGGAAGTAAACTATGATTCGATGGTATGACTATGCGATGGCCTTTCTGGTTGCCGATCTTTTAACAGGATTGATTATAAATGCTGCGATAGCAGAGACTTTTTGGCTGCAGATAGGCATAAGTTTACTTTTTGCTCTTATCTGGGATCTTTGGACTAATATATATTGTCAGGTAAGGCTGCGTATGGAAGAAAAACGTGAGTAAGTATTCAGAAGTAAAGAAATTGTTCTGGTTGATCCTAGGTATCGTGCTGTTAGGCATTGCATACCTAGGTATCATAC